CCCAGGTCTCCATCCTTAACCTTAACGGCCTTCAATACCTTATCGATGATAATAACCTTGTTTACCACTTCCAAAATCATTCCCTCCTTGGCTCCTTTGACCCTATTAATAATGCTATTATCTCTAACTGAGGAAAAAAACCAAATAAAAAGTAGTTTAAATCTAATTTGTATTTGTCAATATTTTAAAAAACCATTTTTTTATTTAATATTTTCTATATTTTTTACTACCGTGTCTCGTAGACTTCTTACGGCGGATTACTTTTTTACTACGTGTAAGATATTTTCTATTACTTCTTGTTTTTTTAATGCTTCTAGATTTCTTGTATTTTCTTTTTCCTCCTTCTTGAGATTCATCAATTTCCATTTCATCCATCTGGCTGTTGTAATCAGCAATTCTCTGAAGATCCTTTTCGCCACTGTTATCTGAAACCACTTTGTATTTTACATATCCCATTTGATTATTGGAAATATATTCAATAGTATCTCCAACTTCAATTTCTTCATTATTTTCTTCTAAATAATCGTAAACGTTTTCGGGTTCACCAACAGACCAATTTCTGGGCATTATAAATTATATTTATATTTTTTTATTAAAGTGGATTTCAAGGTTAATAATATATATTACATAAAAAAATACAACAATATTACACATTTTTATTTTTATTTTTATGATCGTCTTTATCCTATGATCTTCTTAGCGCACCAAGTTCCCAACGTTAGCCACATAGCAGTAATACTATTGCTACCGTTGTTGATGACCCACCTGAAGGCCTGGCAATGGGGAGCTGGAACTACAAACGGCGACAGCAAGAACCCAGCCAAAGTCAGATTGGCACACCAAGACGCGTAAAGGTGAGCTGAAATATAATGCAAAACAATCCAGAAAAGATAGACCCCAAAGAGCTCGAAAAACATTAACCCATAATTACGCGCATTCTCTTTAACAATGTCAAAGGAAAACATGGCTACAATGGGCTCTTCTTCACTAACTTTCTCCTCAGTAACCTCCTCAATATACTCTTGACTACGACGCAGCATAATACTATGACAATTTTAAAATAAAAATATTCTGACATAAACTGTTCAATTTTTTATGTCAAACTTCAACGTTTGTTCTTTGAAAACATTCTAAATTGAATATCCCATTGTTCCAATAATTCTTTAGATATTTCTGGTAAAATAGGATGCGATTCCCAAAAATACCGACAAAATGTCCATTGAAATTTGTATTCGGTTGGGTATAATTCAGGATAATTATTGGACAAAAACTTAGACAAATCTTCAGGAAGGAGTGTTAAGTTGGTACTTGGTAAAACATATGCTAACTGAGTATAAGGAAAAAAGGCATTCATATTACCATCTTTAATAAAACTCATCTCAAAATGAGGAATATATTTCGACAAATCAGAAAAAAGAGGTGGATAATGATAATTGTACTTCCACCGCCAATCGGGGCATGAATCTGTGTAATATTTGTAAACCCATTCTAATCCTTCCAAATAATTATTACAAATATTCTTTACAGTATCATTATTGCGTTTAAAATGAAACAACACCTTGTAATATCTAGATTCCCATTTTGATTCTCTTGGACAAATATATTTTTCATCCGCTCTGTAAATAACAGGAGTATTCAATAATAAATCTTCCTTTTCCAATGGTGTTGTTTCTAAAAATTTACGTTTATCCAATTTATCACGAACAGTATATTCATTTAATAAGAATTCATGTTCTCTCTTAGCAACCTCGTTTACTAATATACCTACATTCTTCCAGAGAATATTTCCATTATTCTTTGAAATTAGGAATCGATCAGCATAATTACCAATGCACAATCTATAAATATCCAATAAGCCCTGAATTCCATGAGTTCTGATATTCATAGCCGGAAAATGTGGTAGAAAATCATTTCCTAGAAAGAAACATAAAAACACATAATCATGAATTCGAATAGGATCTTTGAATTTACAGTTCATTTCGGACAAAATACTGTTCGACAAATGTTTTACATCAATGAAATGAGGTTCTTCCGGTTTATCATTTTTTTCATGAATTGGAATAGAATTCTTCAAAAATTCAGGTGTTTCGCGAAAAATATAAATGTTATTACAATATTTCAAATGGAAAATCGAAAGCATAATAAGATCAGCGTCAAGGCCATAAACTGCAATATTATCATTAAAATAATCACTTTTTCTTATTTTTTCATATAGTTTATGTTCTCCCTCACCTTGTTCATTTGATCCAGAAACGATTATATTTTTAACCTTATATTTAGCCTCTGAATTTTTAAATTCTAGTTCAAGAAATCGTGACAATTTATTCATAAATAGGGTTCCAGGAGTAATGGCCGATGTATTCCAATTTGCTCCTTTCTTTCCAAAATCGCTGTTAATATTCTTCATAAAAAGTGTTTTGTAACGCCGGGTTCTCTGTTGTTCCATCTTTGCGAAAGGAGCTACGCCATCAAATGCGATGAGAACCGAGTTTGTTGGTTGAATCAACTGAATATAAAATTTTATCTTTTCAGAAACAGCATTAATTACTGCCATTTCAAAATCCTCAGGTTCTCCGATCTCTCCATTTTGAATCTTAGACTCCAATCCATATACAGAGTCATAAATAATAGAATTGCAGTCCATATACAAATGATGGAAAAGCAAATTCTTTTTGATGAAATAATTCAAACTGTGGATTATGTTTGAATAATTCTTAATAATGTGTGAAAAATAGCTAGGAATACCCATTAAACTCCGTATATATAATTACAACGCAGTTTGATTTTATATTGATTTAACTATTGTTGTAACTTAGTGTTGTGATTACAGTTTTAACATAAAATTATTTACTGCTAGCATACGCATTATTTATAGCATGTAATTGTATACTATAACAATGAATAATAAAAAGAGAAGTAAGAAAGATTCTCTCAAAATAAACAAGGATTTACCAGAAACAGAATTTTATTTATTCATTACCGAAAAGATCCAGTACATACAAGAAATAATTAGAAACACTATTAGTTCAATAAAAAAAAACATAGATAATGAAATATTTAGTAATAATGACGCAAATTTATCAATATCTGTATTGATCGAATTATACGAGAAGACAACAATGATTCTGAAAACGTTAATAGCATCAAGTAAATCAGACAACGAAATAATTGAGCTTTTACAAAAAGTTATTGATAAATTGTCAATGATAATATGTGGGTTTGGTACAAAAAATATAGAAGATTTGTTGTTTATAAGTTTTGGTTCAGAGTTCAAAAATATGAAAATTGATAACCTAATTTTGAAAGATAAATATGAAATAATTAAAAAATACATTCAACCAATAGGTTACAAAATCGTTCATTGGAAAACACAGAAATCAGAAAATAATGTTACAAATAACGAAATTTGCGTTGATAAAATAACGGAAAATCAAATACAACTTACAGAATCTAATACATTTGAATGCTTCGACAACGAAAAGACCAATAAATCATTTTTTAAAAACATTTACGGTATTCAAGTAGTTATACAGAATGAAAAAACTAGAAAAACTTTAATAATAAGTGGAATAGTTGAGGACATTCAAATAGATTGTTTTACTAACAAATATATCCAAAAAAGAATATTGGATATAAAATCAATTGCTAACGAATATGAAGAAACAATAGAAAATATTTTACTAAGGGTACTTGAAACATTATCATTAAAGGAAATATTAATTTACGGAAATGAGGATATCAAAAAAAGAATGATAGCTGTCTTTACTGAAGTTAAAACCGTGAAACAAAACAAATTAGATATAACCATTAAAAAGTTTTTAGAATTGGACATAAACTCACAAAGAAGCATGCTAGTAAATTTATTAATTTACAATAACGATGACGAAATCCAATACATATGTTACTTATTATATGATTTAATTACCGCAAATAGTAGTAATTCTGAGAATAAAAGAGAACAACAGCAAATATACGAGAGCTTACCTTGGAAAATTAAAAATTATTTCAAAGACGTAGTAAAACATACTCTAAAATACACAAATGACATGATTCAAAAATACGACATCAATAGAATAACGTTAGAACAACAAATCTATTTATTAAAGGGAAATGAAATTGTGAAAGAAAAAGCTATGTCAAAATTAAAGGAAATAAAAGGTAAATCTGATGAAAGTGGTACTAAGGCCAAACAGTATCTTGAGGGATTAATTAAAATACCCTTTGGAATTTTCAAAGAAGAACCTATATTAAAAAAAACAAAAGATTTAAACAAAGATTTTTTAAGATTGGTTAACAACTTAGAGAATTTATTCCCAGAAATAAAAATTAACAAAAAGGAAAAGTATTCTAATATTGACATAATAAATTACATAAACACAGTTAACAAATACATAACTGAGAACGTATTTTTGAAAATAGAAAAAACTATAGAATCTAATACTAATAAACAATTAACGCACATTATTCAACATATTAATATAATAAAAAAGAGCAAAAAACAAAAAAAGTTTTCCATAACAAACACAAGTAAACAATTAAATGTAACTAATATAACCCAATATTTAAAAGAGAATCAGGAGGACGAATCCTTACTTTGCGAAGTTTATGATGAAATAAACGAAAGCAATTCATTATCTTTAATGAAAACCAAAAATGAAATAAAAACTCTTAATTCTAACATTTCACAAATCGAAAATTCAATGAAATTAATCATGGAAACATTGGATGAATCAATATACGGACATTCTCATGCAAAAAACCAAATTATGAAAATAATTGCACAATGGATGAGCGGCGAGCAAACTGGCTATTGTTTTGGGTTTGAAGGTTCTCCAGGAGTTGGTAAAACTTCGCTAGCAAAAAAAGGATTATCAAATTGCTTAAAAGATGAGAATGGCGGTTCAAGACCTTTTTCTTTTATTGCATTGGGTGGATCATGCAGCGGATCATCAATAGAAGGTCACGGATATACTTACTTAAATTCCACATGGGGTAAAATAGCCGACATTTTGATGGATTCAAAATGTATGAACCCAATTATTTACGTGGATGAGTTAGACAAAGTAAGCAAAACAGAGAACGGAAAAGACATTTTTTCCATATTTACGCACCTTATAGATTCAACACAAAACGACACATTCCAAGACAAGTATTTTTCTGGTATTGATCTTGATTTATCAAAAGCTCTTTTTATTTTTTCTTACAATGATCCAGATCAAATAGACCGTATTTTACTAGACAGAATACACAGGATTAAATTCGACAATTTATCGATAGACGACAAGATGGTAATTGTTCGCAAATATATTATGCCAGAAATAAACAAAAAAATGGGATTTGAGAACATAGTTGAAATGTCAGATGATATAATCGAATACATAATAGAAACATACACTATGGAACCCGGTGTAAGAAAATTAAAAGAATTATTGTTTGATCTGTATGGTGAAATAAATTTGAATATATTAAAATCTTCGTCTGAAAACATTTATGAATTACCAATACAAATAACCAAACAGAATTTAGAAAACAAATTTTTAATAAAATACAATAAAATAAATGATAAAAAAATTCACAACAATCCTGAAATAGGAATAATAAATGGTCTATGGGCAAATGCATTAGGAAAAGGTGGGATAATACCCATACAAAGTTTATTTTATCCATCATCAGTATTTTTAGATTTGAAATTGACAGGTCTACAAGGTGATGTTATGAAAGAGAGCATGAATGTTGCAAAAACACTTGCGTGGAATTTAACTGACGATAATACAAAGAAAAAACTCTTAAAGCATTTTGAAGAAACTAAATGCCAAGGTCTACACATACATTGCCCTGAAGGCAGCGTTTCTAAAGATGGACCATCTGCTGGAACAGCAATCACTATAGCAATTTATAGTTTATTAAACAAAAAATTAATTAAAAATGATGTGGCTGTTACTGGGGAAATAAGTTTAAATGGCGAAATAACGTCTATCGGTGGACTAGATATCAAAATACAAGGTGGTATTAAATCAGGAATAACAACGTTTTTATTCCCAAAAGCTAACAACAAAGAATACAATGACTGGCGTATAAAAAACAAAAACAAATATGAAAATATAAAATTCATTGAAGTATCAAAAATTAAAGAAGTATTTGAATATGTTTTCGCATAAAAAAGTATTCTCTTACTATAATATACAAACAGTTTAGAAAAATGGAAATAAATATTGTATCATTCACATATCTATTTTTACGTTTAGCACCATTCATACTTGTATCATTCTTTTCATTATCTTCAATATTTAATCAAGATTTTAAGGGATTAGTATATTTGGTTGGATTATTGTTTGCGTGTTTTATAATTATTTTTGTAGGAAATATATTGCCACCAAATCTTGGTCCTAGCACAAAAGGTGATATTTGCAATATGATAACCATTAATCAAACAGGAGAAATATCAAAATTACCATTAGGCCAAGCTGTTTTTGGGTACACGTTTTTTTATTTATTATATAGTATTCTAGTTAACAAATTTGTGAATCAAAATTATCCTACTCTTATTTTCTTTCCTCTATTAATTTTGTTTGATATGAGATGGAATTCTAATCCACAAAACTCATGTTATTCATTGATACAATTATCCCTCTCTTTAATTCTAGGTGGTTTATTTGGTGCATTGTGGGCCTATATAATAGACAAAACTAACAGCAAAACTTTACAATATTTTCCAGGTCTTAACAACAAAGAAGTATGCAGTGCTCCATCTTCATCTACATTTAAATGCGCTGTTTACAAAAATGGTAAATTGCTTTCTAAAAATTTAGGAACGCCACACGGCGAAAAGTAAGAATTATTTTATCAAATATGGATAATATAATTAAGGGTCAAAATATTGAATTTTATTAGAAAACCAAATTTTTAATAGAGCAATAGTTCTAGTCCTATGCATAGAATTAGAAATAGCAGTCACGTTAAAAGATTTATCCTGAAAAAAAACAAAAAAATTGTTTATTACATTAACAGTTATCGCTTTCGAATACTTTTCATTAAGTTGATCATAAGGAAAAATAGGGTTTCCTTTCATAGAACTAACATCATTGTGAAATTTGAATAAGAAATTTTTAAGATCATCCTTGGTTTTTATTGAATTTATGTTAACTTTTTTTACATACTCTGATGCGTGAGCTTGACATTTTGGGCATGGTAAGTTGTAACATATAGAAAATATGTTACCGATTAGCTCATTTTTTATTTCTAAAAAATACTCATCCTTAACCTTTTGTGCCAATGTATGAAATAAAAACCAGGTTGGTTCACCCCAAAGCATTTTAGATTTTTGAGTTGGCTGAATAACCGGATCAACTACTATGTCTCTCGCTATTTGTCGTTGAACAGAAATTCTGTTAGCAAATTGGTGCTGAATAATGGGTTTAGGGTAATTTTGCTGTATATTGTTTTTATTATTGTTGAAAAAAACCAGGTTCATTTATATTAATGTATATATTTTAACTGTAAAAAATTCTAAATACTAATAAAGAACAAATATAAAAATATATTTTAAATATATATAAAAATGGAAACAAAAGATCAATTAATAAAATCAATAAAAGATTGGGTAAAACTCGAAAATGACATTAAGAAATTACAGAAAGAATTAGTCCTGCGGAAAAATGAAAAAAAGGATATTTCAAAAAATCTAATCGAAGTTATGAAAAAGAATGAAATAGATAATTTCGACATAAACAATGGACAAATATGCTACAATAAAAAAAATGTAAAAAAACCAATCACGAAAAAAATATTGATGGACATACTAGAGAAGTATTACAAAGGAGATACACTTAAAGCAAGTAATTTAAATAATTTTATTCTTGATAATAGAGAGGAAGTAATAAAAGAATCAATAATTCTTAAATCTAATAAACAATCTTCTTAGAAAAGACCTAATTCTGGTATAGTTACCATTTCATTTTGTTTTACACACTTCGCTATAATTGCTGGATTCTGCTTCCCTTCAAGGATATCTTCTGTTTTATAGACATTATTAAACTTGTCGATGTAATAAACGATACCGCAAACTTCTTGTGCAACAACCTCTAGCTTTTGAATGGAATTCTCACAAGTTTCGTCAGTTTGGAAAAACCCATGAGGAGTTCCTTTAACATGCGTTCCACAATAGTCACACTTACTTTTTCTACGACGGGTACATTGTTCGCCATTCGCTCTCTTAGCGTTACATCTGTTATTTACAGGAATTGAATTCTTAATGCGCTTACGCTTAATCAGATCATCTTTTATTAACGAAAGACGCTCATAATCATAAATAAACTCCAATATTTCATTCACCTTATTTTTCTCCTGAAAATCAATTTCAGATAACTTAGTTCGAATACTGTCTTTAAATGACGTAACGTAGGTCTCAATTTTCTTATTCAATCTCTTCTCCATTTTGCCTTTATATAGTAAGTTAAATAATAATATTTATTTCAATTTTTTAAATATTATTTATTAGGGGATATAAAGACGCGATTCATCCCACTCAACTGGGCGAACCTTCTTTTTACCGTCATAAGGGACAGCATATTTATTATCCAACATCCATTTGTTAATATGTAGTTCCTCCAAATAAATATCAGCCAATACTCTTCCATATTTTTCTGTACCTAGATTTTTTAAAACAATTATTTTTCCGAATATTAAATTATGCAGAGCATCCCTTGCCTCTATTGCCAATGACTTTTCTTCTTCTGTAATTCCTTTTATTTCCGGTGAATCAATACTTCGCAAACGAACTGAAAATCGATAAAACGGTAAATTTGAATTAGGTAATTTGGATGCAATTGTAATAGTGTCGCCATCATAAACCTTTACAACTTTACCTTCTTCAATTGGTGGTATAAATCTTTTAATATCAGAATATTCTACATTTTTTAAATATTCATCATTTTTTGTAATGTATTTTGAACTACTTAACAGCCGATTAGTTAGATTTGTTCGATTAGGATTTAACGAATTATAACAAATCACTTTACTCACATTAACAAACAACGCAAAAAATGTAAAAAAAGATATATTCATTCAATATAAAAAATATTGAAGTAAGTATACCCTAAACGTATATTTATTATTTTCCGAACATTTCGTAGAGTTTCTTAAAAACATTACCTGCGTCAATGCAAGCAAAGCGTAAATGCTGAGCAACCATTCGTTTATCTGCATTTTTTAAATAAGCTATCCTGATCACGCTATCATCATTATGAGGATGAAACTTTTTGAACCCACAGTAGGTAAATATTTTCTCATTGAGATAATATTTTTCATACAGAATATATTCAAGAACCTTACCAATTGTATAATCTTCATTTTCCAATACAATATCAAAGCAAAAGTCCATAGTCGTTTCACTATTATTGATAGGAACTCCATCCGAATCAATAAGTTGCATCAAATTAATTAACTTATCGTGCAATATTTTACATGCTTTTTGAATAATTTCTCTGTTTTCAAAAACACCCAATGTTTGAAGAACAAAATCAAAGCTATCAGGAACAAAATGACGCTGGGCATCCAATAAATAAAAGTTTTTCTTTTCAAACTCGATTTCGTCTGCTGATAATTTTTCAGAAGCTAATTTGTTAGATTGTTCTTCCCATACTTCGTCTATTCTTTTCATATCAGGAGTATTTCCGTATGAACATTTTGATACAACATTAAACATACTATTATCTTTTGCGCAGCGAACAGAAAACTCGCATGTTAATTTTATTTGTTCACCAGGAATTGTGTCGGATATCTTGGGACGAATTCTAGCAAAATCAATAAAACTCTGGGTTTTTTGGTTAGCAGGAAATATGCGTCTAGTTTCGTCTTTCGATAGAAAGTTACCGTTTGTTTTGTTGCGAATTCTAAAATGTTCTGTAGTAACTATAATCATATTGTCAGTTTCGTTTTTCATATCTAGATCCAGAATGTAAGACTCTGGTAAAATAGTAAAGTCCTTTTCATGAATAGGAATGCAACTCAATCTGTGTTTTAGTATTTCGTTATGCAATCTAGTAGTATTTACCATAATATTACATTGATTATCGTTGTATGTTTCAGTGTAAAATGCAAGAGTTGGGATATCTGACAATATAGTTCTACGGATTGCGTTGGCTAAACTAACGTTAATATTTTGGATCGTTACTTTGTAAATATCGCCAGTTTCGGAAATGTTAGAAATAGTTGGATTCATGATTATAAATTATAAGGCTATTATTTTATATAATTTATAATATTAATATTGAATCAATTTTTTGTTATATTCTTCAATCATTTCTTTGGTGGATAAATATGTATGTGAGTTCCCTCAAATTCATTCATTTTTACAGGCTTTTTTGTTACAGGAAATGGAACAGGTAAGATTGGGTGTGGTGGGACAGGATGTTTTTGTAATTGAGATGGGTCAATATCTCTGTAATAATCCATATCATCTGACAACAATCCATAATCGTAACCATCATAAAGATTATAAGGGTATCCATATCCGTATCCATAATAAGGATCATAACGAAAGCTCCTTTTCACATCATCTTCATGGTCAATCGGCTTTTCTTTAATATCAATGTCACGATAAAGGTAAGGATAATATGGTGGACGATGAGGGTAAGGATAAGGGTAATAAGGAAACCCCTTTTCCACGTCTGAAATATGCGTTTTAGAAGTCTTAGTGTTAGGATTCAAAACACAAGGTAAATTATTCATTGACAGATCGTCACATGATACAAAATTTCCGGAAGTATCCGTATGAACACAAGATATTATTACGTCACTACTGTCGAAAGTTACTATTTTTACATTACTCATCACATTAAAACTTAAATCATAATGAGAACGTATAAACCTATTTAAGGAAACTATGTTAGATTGCATATCGTTTACCATTTTCGTCAAGTCGTTACATTTGTTGTTCAAAAAATAATTGTCATACGTCAAATTCTGGAATATAGTTTTCCTGGGATTCGGATAACGAGTAATAGGTTGCATTGAAATAGAAATAATCTATTATACTATAAGTAAACATATAATTACTAAATACCAAAGCGTTTATGCTGCTGTAAAGTATAATTGTAATTATAAAAATACATTTATGAATAAAAATTGTTTAAAAGAAATTTATTTATAAACGTTGTTCTCTCTTTTGGTCTTAAAAGCCCCCATAAAAATCTTACTTTTCTCAAAGGATACAATATAACGTTCCTGTGAAATATTAAAAAAACTAAATTGTTTAATTCACTATATCCACAATCTCTCAACATGTATGACCTCTTTAAAAGATTGCCAAATTGTTCACGCATGTTATAACTTGGAACACGCGTTTGATTGCAAAAGCATAATAAATCATATATTAAAACGTCATAGTTCAAATCATACAAATATCCATTATCTACGGTTGAAAAATCATTAGAAAAACTACGAATGTCAACTAATAACTTAGCTGGTTGCGGTCTGTAAGTAAATGGTATTATTTCATTTACAATAACTTCTAATGGTAACAAATCCAATAATTTTTCATTCAACATTTTTACTATAATATTATCAACGAAAAATAATATTATATTATACCTAACATCCAACGTATGGTCTAACGCTCATAGGTAACCAACCGCAATAACTTTTGCCTTCATAAGAAAAATCATCAAACAAAAAAACTAGTATAAAAATAAAAAACAAAACGAAAGGGAACAATACTAAAAACCAGGAAATTCCTTCAGCACCTGATTTGCATATTATATTTAATAACCAAGTCCAAAACAAAATATAGATTACTTTTATAATAAAAACAAGAGTCACGCTATTCACTGTGCAATGGTAAGTTCCTACACAATAAACATCTTCGCTTCCAATATTTTGAAGAACCATAACAATCATAGCGATTCCAGACAACACTAAATAAATAAAAGCCGGAGGGCACAAATTTGTTAAACCAACAAAAGCCATTATATATAATTAAAAAGAAATTATGCTAAAGGAGGAAGATCTTTGCTATATCCTCTCATTGCGGGTTGTTCTATGATAGAAGGATTAGTTGGCATGTTAGCAAAAAAAGTACTAGTATTACTAGAAGCGCCATCCAATGTACCAAAATTTACAACAGGATTTTGAGAATATGCATCTCCTAACATGCTAAACCATCCTCCTCCTTTCATTTTCATTTTTTTCATTTTTCTTTTTTTAGCACCGCCTCTTATATTTGGTAAATTCCTTCCAGAAATTTGAAAACTAGGAGTATTTGGATTCATAGATTCGCTATTCTGGGGATAATAATATTTTCCGTCCAATCCACCATTAAAACTAGCAGGGTTTATATTACCTCCAAAAATTTTACCACAATTACAACCAGCTCCATTCATTTTTTGAGTCGATCTTCTGTTCTTACGCACGTATTTCCTTGTTGATTTTTTATTTCTATTTGCTTTTCTAGTTTTTGCCATTTATATATACTTTTTGTAGATAAAAAAACAGAGTAATTATGAGATATTTCTAATTTTATTCAATATCTACATGCGTCAACATATGTCTTCTACAACAAACGTTGAACAATTCTAAATCATCTAGCACTGCTCCTTCCGGGGTTTTTTCTACTTTAGTTTTTGTCAAATAAATTACTTTTTCTAAACTAACTCCTTTTGCTAATTTTATTTTACGAACTTCATTTTGATAGTATCTAAACTTGTCACCCAACACCATTCCACATGTAAAACACTTTACTGGAATAATCATTTTACTATAATGTTATATACTTGTTTATAGATTTATTTTTATATTATTAATCAATTTTTTGATATACAAAAATATTAACTTATTATAAAGAAAGATGTCTAAACCATTTATTATTTTAAGCATCATTACATTGATAGCATTATCACTTTATTTAGCAACAGAGGTTTATCATTCTTATTACAAAAACGATGAACTCTTTACAGCATCAGGCCCTGACACAGATTCAAAATTAAAGTATAACAAAGATAATTTAGATATAAAATACCATGATGATCCCACTATGTTAGATGAATATGGTACATTATCGCAAAGAGTATACGTATTAGATAATAAAGGAAAAATGCAGGACATTCCGGCATCAGGTTCTGGAACTAGTGTAACATACAACAAACCAGGCGCATTTAAGTACGACCAATCAAAAATTGTTCCAAACTATGAAGACAGTGTTTACTTAAGTAGAACAGCCAATGTTTTTAAAACTTCAAAAAAAAACAGTTACGAAACTGCGTCTGTAAAAGGTGGAATATGCAATTATTACAAAACCAATTTAAGTGATTTGGAAAATGCTTGTAGGTCACTTGATCCAAATGTTTGCGCTGCAACTAACTGTTGTGTCTTATTAGGAGGTTCTAAATGTATAAGCGGAAACCAAAATGGCCCGACGTTTATGTCAAACTATGGTGATCCCTTACTAATAAATAGAGATTTCTATTATTATCAAGGTAAATGCTTTGGTAATTGTTATGCTCACTGAACAACCACCTTATACCCTTTAGTAGTTTTTTTTCTTAAATTGGGAGATGCCTCTTTCTTTTTATGAATTTCATCATGGCAAACTTCACATAAATATTCTAAATTAGCAGGATGATTCTTATGGAATGATCCAATAAACCCATCTTCATTTGCATCCTGTTGCTGCTGTAAATGATGAACTTCTTCTCCTTTATTTTTTCCACATCTCTCACACATAGTGCCTTTTACTTTTCTAGCATTGTAAACCGATTTATTACTAGATAAAATTCCCTGGTTTTCTGGATAGTATTTGTTACGTATTGAATAAGCCAATTCTAAAAATTCATCCTCCAAATAAAGTGATTTACAAACCTCCAGGCCATAGATTCTTGGACCTGATCCATCTCTCAATTTTCTATCGTAAATCAAACAATCTGATTCTCTATCATATCTTACTGCCATATGTTTAGTAGACATATTCTGTAAATTAGATATTTCGTCGAATTTTAATATTTCATGAAAATGCGTAGCAAATATAAAACATGCAGATTTCTTGGATAATTCCATTAATCCGGCAGCAAAAATACTAAGAGCAGATTCAGATTCAGTACCTGAGCACAACTCGTCACCTAATATTAAGCTATTTTCGTCGGCCATCTTTAAAATTATTCTGAGTTCAGACATTTCAACTGCAAATGTGGAAAGACCCTTAAAAATATTATCATTGCCTAATATTCGTGAGTAAATTGCAGTATATGGTTTGTAAATAAATTTAGAACAAGGTACAAATAAACCAGATTGAGCCATAATAATAGCGACCCCTGTTGCTCTAATAATACTTGTTTTTCCAACTGCGTTTGTTCCAAACAATAATGTTCCACGCTTCTCTCCACCTAATTGTAAATCATTTGTTACATATATTTCATTTTGTTGGATATGTTCTATAAGACAATGGCGAAGATCATATGAACTGACATAAGCAGACTCAGCATCAGAATCTATAATTGGACAGCAATAATTGTATTCTTTTGCCAAATAAGCTTTACACTGAAGAACGTCTATTTTAGCAATATATTTAGTTAGCTTTTCTAGGTCATCTAGCCGTTCGTTTTCTAATTTTGATATGATCATCAAATATGCTTCAGAAATCAATGTATTAATAATATCCTTTAATCGAATCATGTTCTTAGATAGTTGAAACAATTGGCTTGATTCAATTTCAACCGTAGTTGAAGAAGTCCCTGAACTTTTAAACTTGATTTCTGATAAATTTATTGACAAATTAATATCCTTATCCAGTTGTATCTTTCCTTCTCCAGTAGTTTTACTTACTATTGTGGAAAGAATTTGTTTTAAAACACCTGATCGTTTGCTAGTTATCTGCAGTGATGATCCTGATTTTTCAGTTTTATGAATATCTACATATTTTGTATCCGGTGATTTTTCAAAATCCTGCATCAATTTATTCAAATAGTTCTTTATTAGATTAAAAGACGTGCATGATAAATCGTACTCATCTATTGCTTTGTCTAATTTATCTGAAACTCCTCTTTGTATAATGTTAGTTTCAAAACTAGTCATTGATGAAATTTTTTCGCAAGATTCAATAATCAGATTTTTATTTAAAAAATCATAAATATCTGCACATTTCTTCTCTACAAAATCATAAGATAAAGTCTGGTCCATAGGAAAATCACTACATAAATAATCGCAAATATCTGGCATTTCGAATAAACATGTATTCATTTGTCTAACATGATCAATAGTTTTGTAAAGATTGGCGATTGACGATGGATAAATTTTTCTCACAACAATCTGACGACAAATCTTTTCAATATCTTTTATCTTTGTCAATATCTTACGAAATGCCTCAACAATAACATAATTTTCTGACATGAGCATTTTTGACGTAATTTGATATTCGTTATTAAGCCATTCTTCATCAAAAGTAGGGTTAGTAAGTTGATATTGGAATTTGCGTTTCCCAATAGACGAACAACATTTATTCAATAACGATAAAACAGATGAAAACTGACCATTATTTTGCCCACTTCCATCATCAATAATATTTAATTGCATTAATGTATGATTTGCCAGAACCATTCTATCCGATGTATTATTAAAAACAGGAATGCTAATTTTGCGAACTAGATCAGGATTGTGTTCTTGAATAAAATTTAATAGATAACAAAATGATTGGGTAGCCATAATATTTTCATTAAATTCACTGCATATTTCGAATGTCTCTTCACTATAAAATGTAGTTAATATTTGTTTAATGTACCGTTGGTTCTCACAATTACTTATAATTTTATTATTTACATCTCTACTATCTATTTTATGAATCGTCATTGACCGTATACCAGAATATTGAATAATCTTTTGCAAATCATTAGTACCAAAAGGCGATATTATTATTACTTCACTGGGATTATAAACTGACACATATCTCTCTAGTTCATCAAAAGTAGTATTATTCATCAAAAAGGTATTTTTACTCTCGAAGATAGAGGATTTACCAGTAAATATATTGACTACTGAAACTCCGTAAATTATTGTATCCTTTGTTTTTGACATATTTATGCTGTTCGAATTTTGCAATGGTTTGGACAAATGCATCCAAATACACATAATATTATTTGTTATCTGCGAAGAACTATCTGTTTCACAAGATAAATAAGTGCCTGGACTATAAACCTTATCTAAAACCCGATTAAACTTGCCGTCACTTCTTTTTTCCTTTTCCTGAATATAAACAACAACCGTATAACCACTATCTAAAAGCTTTGGTAAATATTTTTCTAACAAATAAGTTTGAAAGCCAGCCATCCAAACTTGTCCTAATTTATCAACAACATTTTTCTTTTGACCACAATTCATCTGGCAAACTTCACAAAATTCTACTATTTTATTATTTGTATATTCACCATTAGGCATTAGGATACTATAAACTTCAAAAAACGACCCACACTGCAATAACACTATAGTTTTGTTTCCATACTTCGCTTCATATTCAGCTGTATATTTTAAATAATCAAGATGTAACTTTTCTTCAGTATCAGTTTTAGTAGATTTAGAACTTTTAGACATTACTATATCAACAAGGCAAATTTCTATATGTTTTCATAATTATATTTGTCTGACTCCTTTTACAATGTAAAACGTAAACAAATTAAATATATTTTTATAATATATTTAATCTAAATAATGTTGTATGACGAACTTGATACAAACGATTCAAACAATTACGGTTATTTTATAGACATTGATGATGACGATACAGAATATGATTATTATAAAGATCGTAACCACGATTTTTTCTATGACTTGGAAGAAAGTATTTTTACATACAAAGAAGAATCAAAAAATATTGATCATGATAAAGCAAAATTTTTCTTACAAACAGCTGGTTTTATAAGCGCATCTGTACTTTTCATTAAACTTTGGATATTAGGTAATAAAAATTAAAAAAATAGATTACGAATGTCCTCCATTCATGTAATTATAAAGAAGATTTTCAGAATTATGATTTGTAAGTTCTCCACACATCAATATGGAACTTTCGTACATTTTTCGCAACACGTCATTTGGTGCTATAGTTCCAACTTTAATAAGACCCTGTTTTATTAGATGTTTTTTTACTTCTTCTATCGGCGTTTGTTTTAATAATTGAGATTTAGTTGATATATTGTTTCGTATTGTTTTGTTTGATACTAAAACGGATACTTTTGGTAATACTTTAGATTTTCCTAACTTAAAAGTGCGCCGGATAGTCTTCTTTCTTTTCATTTTCTTAGGTCTCGTGTTTTCTTTTAATTGTTGCAGCTTTACTGCGACATCTTTCATTTCATTTACCCGCTTAATACTTTCGTTCATTTTTCTTTGAATTAATTCATTTCTGGATGCTTCATTTAAAGGTACTGCTGCAGGAACAACGTTAGTCGATCCTCCCAAAACAGGAATATTTGGTAAATCCTTTCTGGTTTTATTCATATAATTACGATAAGTAGGTAATTGACCATTTTTTAGACAACCATAATTAGGAGAAGGCGATAATCTATTGGAAAAGGTAGAATTCAAAGTAATATTCGAATTAGGTAATGAATTTGATACTATTGTATTCGTCACTTCTCTAACAGGAACTACCGGATTTTTTTCATCGAATAGATCAACCATTGGCTTATATAATAGTGAATTTGTTCCGGAATAATTTTTTATTGTTGTGTTCTTTGGAGCAGCAGCATTCGTCTTTTCGCTAATATTTTGCATAAATTTTTGTGCTTCTTCAAAATCCTTATTAAAGGCGCTAACAGGTTCTTCAACTTTTACCTCTTTTTTTTCATTAAATAGGTTATTATAGCGGTCTTGTTGATGCTGACGAATCATTTTTAAAATAGACTTCTTTTTAAGAGAATCCTGCTTTTTTTTAACAGGTGGCTTTTTTATTTTTATTCCGTCAGGATTAGTATCATCTGTTCTTTTTTTACGCGTTTTATTCTTTGACAAATTAAACAAATTCAAATCTATATTAATTTTTTTATCGCTCATTTTGATTTAAATATATATAATATATTTACATCAATCGAAAAGATATTTCCTAAAGAAACAAATTATGTGTAGAGCCCAAAAATTACCTTGTTCTCTTTTTTAACGTTTTTGTTTTTCAAAAATATTTCATACGCCTTATCCATATCTTCGACAGAAATCTTCTTTTTCATTAAACTATCTTTACCATAAATTCTACGTCCATGACAAATCTTTGAATACGTAAACAATAACTCCATGTCACGCCCAAAGCTTTTAAAATGTTCTTTTTTATCAGTAAACCAGCGTTCTTTTATAGCTTCTTCATTATCAAATGACCATTCTTGTTCCACAACCTTCTTTTTAAAAATTTTCATCATTTCAAGAGCAGAATACTCATCCATAGTAAATCGCCAAATAAATCTAGATTGTAGTCCCTTGTTCACACGGAAAAACGTCTCATTCAATTCATCTTCATAACCAGCAATAATAACCATCAAATCGCTCTTATGGTCACTTAGTGATTCACAAAGGGTATCTAAACATTCCTTCGAATAACTATCTTCCCTATCACTATTAGCAAGAGAATATGCTTCATCAATAAACAAAACACCACCAACACATTCTTCGATAACCTTTTTAGTTTTAATAGCGGTTTGCCCCAAATAACCACCAATTAAATCGCTACGAGTTACCTTTTTGAAGATATTGTTTTTAAGAACACCCATTTTTGAATACATTCTACCTATTATTTTCGCTATTTCTGTCTTTCCCGTACCAGGTGGACCATAAACAGCTGTATGTTTAAAATCACCGCAATCCTTTCCAATGTGCAAATTTTGCATAAAATAAAGAAGTTGATCGACAATAGATTGTTTCATGTTCTCCATACCAATCATGTTATTTAATTCTATCAATTCAGGTTTTATATTAGTTAATAATTTCAAATCAATATTGTACTCTGTATCTGCACGATACTTGTTATTCTCGACAATATTTATAATATCCATCAATGAATTTATATTTGCGTCTATAGTTTCATTACGTGTTGGTTTTGGTGATGAATCAATTATCGATTTTAAAACGTTGTCTGAGAAAAAATCTAAACGAGATTCGTGCTGCTTTTGCCATAATGAATATGAACTGTTCAATAATTCAGAATTTTGGTTCATTAATATGGATGATGAAGATGAACTATTACGTAGCAAATCATCGACATCAGGTTTGTAATAATTACCTACAATATTTTTATCATTTATTTTATCATTCAAATAATGATCGTTTATAACTGAAGACAATAAAGAATATTCAATAATGTACATGGGTTTCTTTTTTTCATAAGCATCCAAAAAATCAACAAACTTTTTTGCCATTTCTACTATAATATATCCAGTATATTTATCTACATTTACAACATTATATTTTATGCTGAATATATATTTTTAAACGATTTAAAAAATTGATTTGAAGTATATATTAGTTTATATCTATCAGCGATAGATAAAATGAATTACGAATTAAGATCAAGTGAATGTATGAATGCCTCTGGATATGCGGAATCAAAGCCACCTAGAAAACTTGTAATGAAGCGTGATCCTACGATTACTGACGACATTAAGCAAATAATAAAGGAAGAAGAAATGATTCAACAAAAAATAGAAGAAATTCATTCTAAAATTAGTCAACAGGAGAAGGCAATGCTGGAACACATGGGCGACTTTATTGAAGAACCATATAATATTATTGAATCGTATTTTGATGGTCAGCATCTAGAGCGCCTCGTTCGTCACCAAATCGAATCGTACAATCATTTTATTAACTATCAAATTCAACGCACTATCCAGATGTTTAATCCAGTAGTGATACGGTCTGAAAATGATTATGTGCCAGACAAAGACAAATATTTTCTTGAGGTTCTTATTTCATTCACTAATTTTAAATTGTATCCTCCCCAAATTCATGAGAATAATGGCGCAACTAAAATGATGCTTCCTCAAGAGGCAAAGCTCAGGAATTTTACTTACGCATCTACAATGACGGTGGATATCAACATTCAATATGTGGTCCGCAATACTGAGAACATGGAGAATCCTAAGATTATTGAGAAAATGCTACCTAAGATCAATATTGGAAAGTTGCCTATCATGTTGAAGTCCTCTGTTTGCGTACTTACTCAAAATAAACATATTAATAACCAATTCACTGGAGAATGTTCGATGGATTCTGGAGGATATTTCATTATTAAGGGCTCTGAGAAAACTGTACTCGGACAGGAGCGTGCTGCGGAAAACCGAGTTTATTGTTTCGATGGAAAAAACACAACTAAGTGGAATTGGTTTGCAGAAATCAAATCTGTTCCCGATTTCAAGTGTATTTCACCGAAGCAAATCGAAATGATGATTGCCAGTAAAAACAATGGATTCGGAAACGGCATTTTCGTTACTATTCCTCGTGTAAAACAACCAATTGAGCTTTATGTTTTGTTCAGAGCATTAAATATCATGAGCGACAAAGAAATTACGGAATACATTATTCTTGATGTGGAAGATGAGAAGCAGGCAGACTTGTTGCGTTGTTTGCAAGCATCTATAATTGATGGAAATAAGTACATGACTAATGAAGATGCTCTTCGTCACATCACTGCATCTGTTGCATACACACCAATGAATTTGGACAAGGAAACCGGTATGCGCAAGAAACGCGAATTTGCCATTGAAGTTCTAAACAATGATCTATTCCCTCATTGCAAGACAGTTCAACAAAAGCTTTATTTGCTAGGATATATGGCAAAAAAGCTTCTACAGACAAGCTTAGGATGGCTACCACCTGATGATCGTGATTCTTACATTAATAAGCGTATTGAACTTACCGGAACGCTACTTAATAATCTTTTTAGAAACTATTTCAATAAGTTGGTCAAAGAGATGCAAAAGCAAGTTGTACGTGAAATAAATAATGGTTCATGGAGATCAACTGAAGATTACGAAAATATTATAAACATGACAAATATTTACAAAATTATGAAATCAACTACTATTGAAAATGGTATTAATCGTGCTCTCTCAACCGGTGATTTCAGTATTAAACAATCAAACAGCAGTAAGGTTGGAGTAGCACAAGTTCTTAACAGATTGACCTATGTTGCTAGTTTAAGTCATTTGCGTCGTATTAATACGCCGCTAGAGAAGAGTGGTGAGCTTATCGCGCCTCGTAAACTACATAATACAACCTGGGGATTTCTTTGTCCAGCTGAAACTCCAGAAGGTCAATCAATTGGTGTAGTAAAAAACATTAGTTATTTGGGCCATATTACTATTCCAACCAATAGTTCTTCTCTTTATGAATACGTAAAGCCGTACATTATTCCGGTTGAAAACGTAGCTTCCAAAAATCTTAATAAAAAGGTAAAGGTTTTTGTCAATGGTTGTTGGTTAGGAATTTCGGAAAATCCTATGGAATTGTACAAGGAGATGAAGGAGAAGAAATACAAGGGTATCATTAATATTTATACTTCCATTACTTTTGATTTTAAACTTCTAGAAATTCGTATTTGCAATGATGGTGGACGACTCACTAGACCTGTTCTTCGCGTTCGTGACAATAAAGCCCTAATTGATAAATCTGTCGTAGATAGATTAGTTTCTAACGAAATCTCTTGGAATGATTTGCTCACTAACTGTAAGTTGGACGAATCTGTAATTGAATACATCGATCCAGATGAACAGAATTTTGCAATGATTGCTATGAAGTGCAAGGACACTTATTTACAGGATATTGATAAGAAATTCCAGTATACCCATTGTGAGATTCACCCCAGTACAATCTTTGGAGTATTAGCATCTTGTATTCCATTCCCCGAACACAATCAAGCCCCCAGAAATACTTACCAATGCGCGATGGGCAAACAGGCTATGGGTGTTTATGCTACAAATTATGATCAACGCATGGACAAGACAGCCTATGTTCTTAATTATCCTAGTAGACCCTTAGTTGATACGCGTCTCATGAATTTTATTCAGCTTAATAAAATTCCATCAGGAACACAAATTCATGTAGCTATTATGACACACACAGGTTATAATCAAGAGGATAGTGTGCTTGTAAACAAAGGTTCAATTGATAGGGGTTTGTTTTTGGCAACTATTTATCATACCGAAAAGGATGAAGATAAGAACATTATTCGTGATGAGATTATCCGTTGCAAACCTGATCCACAAAAGACAAAGGGTATCAAATTTGGTAATTACAATAAATTGAACGCAGAAGGTTTTATTCCGGAAAACTCATTGGTGGAGAATCGTGATGTTATTATTGCCAAAACAATTCCCATCAAGGAAAATCGTAATGATCCGACAAAAACCGTGAAATATGAAGATCAAAGCAAGACCTTCAGAACAACTGAAGAAACGTACATTGATAAAAACTACACTGGTCGAAATGGTGACGGATACAATTTTGCCAAGGTCCGCGTTCGCGTCTTGCGTAAGCCTGTTTTTGGAGATAAGTTTTCAAGTCGCCACGGGCAAAAGGGTACTTGTGGTAACATTATTCCCGAATGTGATATGCCATTTACTAAGGACGGATTGAGACCAGATATCATCATTAACCCTCATGCTATTCCATCCCGTATGACTATTGGACAGTTAAAGGAAACTATTCTTGGTAAAGTTCTTTTGGAACTTGGTATGTTCGGCGACGGAACTAGTTTTGGTAATCTAGATGTCAAGACTATTACTAAGGAGCTCCAGAAACTAGGGTACGAAAGCTATGGAAATGAGCTTATGTATAACGGACTTACTGGTGAGCAACTTGAAACCAATATATACATTGGTCCAGTATTTTACCAAAGATTAAAACACATGGTTAATGACAAGCAACACAGCAGATCAATTGGTCCTATGGTCAATCTTACACGTCAACCCGCAGAAGGTAGGAGCAGAGATGGCGGTTTCAGAATTGGTGAGATGGAACGTGATGTGATGATTGCACATGGAATGTCCAGATTTTGTCGTGAAAGATTGTATGATGTTTCTGACAAATATGCAGTACATGTTTGTAAGAAATGTGGTATGGTTGCTTCCTTTAATGATGGAAATAAAAATCGCATGTATGCAAATAATGATTTTACGATTCATTTGTGTAAAACTTGTGATAACAAGACAGATTTTGCCAGAGTTGAAATTCCTTATGCTTACAAGCTAATGTCTCAAGAACTACAGACAATTAATGTTGTTCCACGAATTATTACGGAGTAATTTCTACATTGTCGCAAAACAATCCAAAACGATAGGCGAAAATGCAGATATTAATTGACTTCTTTCTTGTTCTAATTGATAAAGATCTACGTCTTTCAAATAAATAATATCTTGTGAATCCTTATCAAATTCTATGACGTTTTTAAAATTATAGTATTTGTTACTTTGTTTGGAAATAACTAATGTTGTTAGTGTTGAAAATGCAATAGGAACAGAGCCACTCATGCAATTTTCCTCATAATGAGGATCATTAACTGCATCAGTTAACAAATAATTTGTGTTTTTCAATAAATCAATTAAATTATTTGTTGTTATATTTTCATACAAACACACATCAACTTTTAATTTCCACCCTACAAAGTTTTCTCTTTTTATCTTTCTAGAAACAACGTTTATTATTATCGGTTTGTTGGATTCGCATTGTAACCTATTTATAATTTTTTCATCATATCTCTCTCTACAATTCCCAAGAATCATTATATTTATCGTATTGTTCTGCTTTAATGCATCATATTTTTCAACTGAATAATAAATAGGATAACAAGGTAATGCCCACTTTCTATAATTGTTTTTAAACGGTCGTGTTGCTATAAAATTATTTATATTTTCACGTCGAATTTCTCCATAATGGTCTATTCGTATAGTAATACTGTTAATGTACGGATCATTGTCCTTAAAATTCTGATCTATATCTGTCATTAAAAATATGCGTTCAAATCCATATTTTAATTGATCGAACAACCTCATATCCACAACGTTAAAATAGTAACCATGAAAATGTTTTTTGTAAAATTCTATGTAATGATTATAATATTCTGTATGGCAAAATAAAGTTAATTCATGTTTGTGGTGTTTACAAAAGTGAATTATGTATCCAAACATTTCGTCATGAAATAAAAAACCATTAAAGGCCGCTATTTTCATGTTTTATAAAAAAAAATAAATAGGTTTATATTATTTTTTTTGCTTAAAATAAAGTTTTCAAGTTTCTCAACAAATAAATCCTGTTTTTTATTATTTCAAGATCTATTTTCTTTTTGTATTTAGAGGGGTTCTCTACAATATTCTTTAACAATTCCATATCATCATTTACATTTCCAGATAAACGAATCACATTATCGGGAAAATATTCATCAATGTGTCGACAACCTAAATAAATAGGCGTTGTACTGGCCATGAGTGAATTGGTTATTTTCTCTGAGAAATAATGATTTGTTTCAAAGTTCTCTATACAGATGTGAAAATCGTATGATTCGTACGGTTCTAATTCACCAAATTCTCCCTTTATTCTTTCATCTCCCAAATATTCATAATATCGACAACCTCTTCCATAAATATCAATTGGTAAACTGGTTTCTAAAATTTTAGAGATAAGATCGTGTCTATACTTGTGCCCTGATTGAGCATTCTTCTCACTTACCATCATAGATATGGCTTTGTTTTTTACGGGGGTGTGCTTCAATGGAGCATTATGCCACATATGCGAAAACCTCTCTACAAATGGATAAGGAAGATCGGCTTTATCACCAATATAATATTTTCCTATCTGTTTTTGTGCATACCGAACAAATTCCTCAGTTAATCCTAAAAATTGTATCGGTTCAAAAGCAAATCCAATAACATTCTCCTTTGGTATATGGGAAATATAAGGCATTGCCGTATTCAAAATTATAACATGTGTGAAGTCGTCATTATTCGTAATATAAATTTCTTTATTTGGTCCGTAGTTCTCCATCAAATGTGATTCGCATAATCTTTCATAAATATCTTTACAATTCTCCGATTTACCAAATGAGGAGAATATACGAATACGGTACATTATTCATAAATAGATATAAATATATTTATATTTGTTATAATTATAAATATAAACAATAGATGTTAGATGAGAACCTACCCAAAGTAGATAATAACAGTGAAATAAATGATATACGTCCAGGACCCAGTTTTAAATCCATTTCTTTTTCAAAATATAAAAAAACTGAAGTTAGGAAACAGCTCATAGAGAACATGAAAAATGCAAAATTAGAACAGTCAGTATATTGGGCTGCCGAATTAATATGTGCGGGGCATTTTATGGAAGTATGGGAAATTATTCTACATTATACAGGTAAGCATATTCATTTAGGGAATCCCAAAATTGTTATTTATTTACAAATGCGATTTGAAATTTTTAAAAACATTGTAGCACAAGGACAATTCTTAAACGAACTACAACTGCGTAATCATCCTACTATTAGGAAACTATTTGCAGAAATAATTAGTACACTTTCTCTCTCTAATCGAAAACATAGTTTTGAACCCATTAAAATAAATAAGGATGAAGAATTCGATATGACTCAAATGACAGAGAGATTAAAGGCTACATCAATGCATTATGCAGAAGATGTTTTCAAAAAAGATGATCCTAGAGAACTTTTTATTGCAATTAACGAATTTTCTTATAATATTTCTCAAGATGTAAAAAGCACAATTACAGCATGTTACTGGGTGGAATGGATAATAGAATTCGACGCTATTTGTAAGAAAAGAAAACAGCCATGCTTTTGTGAACGTCGTAGTAAAATGGCAGTTGAAAAAAAATTCCAGCGCGATATTATTTGGATCTTGTGGGATTCGCTCTTTGAAAATTGCGAAAAGATGAACAATCCATATATTACAAAGCTTATGACTGCCATACTAGATATTTTTTCTATAAAATACACAACAGCTAGTTCCAAAAAGAGAAGGTATTTGCTCTATTTTGCGGTTGCTTTATTAACTGAAACCGTACCAACAAATATAGAACTCATGTCCAATAAACCAGTTATCCAAAACGTTGTCGATAAAATTAACGAAGTCTATAAGCAAATTAAGAAGCAAGAAGAAAGTCCTAACACTGATTATCTGTTCGCAAACTTACAGCGAGAGAATACGTTTGAAAAATCCATGAAGAAAATGGATTTAGTAAATTCACTAGATATATTTAGTAAATAAAAATTGTAATTAAAATCAATGAAGAGAAATTACAATAAATATTTATAATTGTTTATTAAAGAAAATTTAATAACTAATTCATGAATGTTTACAAAACCGGGGAATTTAATCATAATATAAATAGTAAAATAAATTTTAAAGAATATTGCAACGAAAATTTACAGCTAATAAAAAACATTGCGTTTCCAAAAATTAATTTATACAATGATTACGAAGCAGTATTAGTTTATTTTGAAGATTCATCACATATTGAATTTATAATTAAAAATACCATATTAAAATTAGATAAACTATGGAGCTTTACCATAGTGTGTGGGTATTTTAACTATGAATTCATGATTTCAATATGTAAGAGAATATCTGAAAACATCAAGGTTATTAAAATTGATGAGTACAAAATTTACACTGAAAATGAATTTTGGAATTTGTTTCATGGAGAAAAATTGCTTTTCTACAGCGAAAGTACACTTGTTATTAATGAAAATATACATGACTTTTTACATTGGGATTACATAGGAAGCAAATTAAAAAATGATAGACACACTAACTTTTTTGCTAGATCATTTTGTTTATTGACTAAGAAATTTTCCAAAAACTTATTAAACAATGATTTTACAGAAAATAATTTAAAAATAGCGGATTCTAATAGTTTAACCAAATTTGTTTCTGTCGATAATATTAACCTAGAATGTTTTGCGATTCATAATTGTTATTCCATTAATTTAAATTGGAAAACATTATTAAGTAACTTAAAATATAATCAAGATGATTTGTTTAATCCTACACACTATAAAATATTAAATACTACTTTAAATACATTATCTAAAAAAGAACTAGTAAACCATTTTAAAAACTTTGGCTACCATGAAAAAAAAAAATGTTACATTAAAAATAGATCAGTTCATAAATACATACATGAATACTGCGATTTTGACATTCATTTTTTTTCCAAACATTATAAATATTTCAATCCTGAACTAGTTAATCTTAATCAAATTGAATTGTTAAAACACTATAATACAATAGGAAAATATCAAAATAAAAAATCATACATAGAAACCATTGATCCTGATTTTGAAAAATATTTAGTAAATCAAAATGAAAACTTAGAATTTTGTAATAACTGTATTGTTTTTATTAACGATTCAACAGAAATAAATGACGAAACCATCTTTTTATATGAATACGTTATTTATTTACAACAAAACAATATTTATGAAAACACGATAATTTTTGATGTTGTATTTAATGAAAAACTATTACATTTATATAATAAGTTAAAATCGCCTCCTGTCTATTATTGTAATAATTTGATTTTACTAAGAGAACTTTTGGATTTTCATAATCCCAAATTTATATATTCAAACGCTGACAATCTTTTTTTGTCAAACATACAGAAATTCACGTCAAATATAATTAAGCGAAGTATTTTCCATTTTCATGACAATATTGTTTTTTCAAATTCTTCTATTCAAGATTTAAAAGAAAACATTATTTATTGCGGTAATGAAAAAATAATCGAATATATTAGCAATTCATATGGAATTAAAAATGCACAACTTTTCAGACCATTCATAAATTTGGAATCTTTTGAAATTTTGGAAAAGTATCAACCATTGAATTTATTTAACAACGACGCAATTAGATTCGGTATGTTTGGAATCAAAAATTATGAAAATGGTTATGATATTTTTATAAATATTGTTAAAAAAATGCCTCAATACAATTTTATCTGGATAGGTGGCGAATACGATGAAAAATTTTCACCTGATAATTACATTCAAATATGCAATTACATAAACATTTATAAATACATAGATTACGTTGATTATTTCCTTATTACAAATAGAAACAGCCAACCACGGTTTATATTAAATGCCCTCTACCAAAATTGTCCGTGCATAGTTTTAGAAAATAATATGACTTACAAAATAGACGTACCTAATTTTTTTGTAATAGAAAACTATAATTATGATTTTAATAAAATTATTGAATTCTTAAAAAACAACATTGTCCTTAACAAAAAATGCGACCAGACGTTTCAATCATCTCAATATATTTTGGATAATTATACTAGTCCAATTATTAACTACGAAAGAATACTTACAAATGATAAAGAAGAAATAACAGAATCAATAGAATCTTTACCTGAAACAAAACCTATTTATTTTTCTAGTCCTTATTTTCATTGGAAACATTATTTACTTCTTCATGATGATTTGATACAGAATGGCGTTTCTAATTACAATGATGCGATAAAACATTGGTTAGAAACTGGAAGTCATCATGAGTACAGACAAGGAATAATAAACCTTTTTGAGTTAGAAAAATATCTTAACAAATACAATACTTTAAAGAAGATCATAATAGACAATAACTCATGGGTTGATAATATTATGGAAGACCTAATAAAGATAAAATGTCAGTCGGAAATAAACCTAGATCAATACATATACGAAAACTATTATTATACAGAGTACGATGATAAATTTGTTTCTAAAATAAAAAACGCAGCAGTTCAGTGGTTTTTCTATGACAATTACATTGAAATAGCAGCTTTACCAAGGTTAAATGGTTATATTGATCTATCATCATTTGGCATAGATAAAAATCATTTTGACGTTTCCTATTTCTACGCTATGTACAAAAATTGTTATTTTAAACCGAATAATCACCGACAAGCAATTAATATTTGGAACTTGTTCAGTAAATCCAATAATTACTTGGGATCAGTTTATCATGAATTATTCGAAGATATCAATTTTGATTGGGAATATTATGTTTTTGCAAATCGTTTACAAATAAATTCAAAAAAAGAGGCTTTCCTGCATTGGAATAAATTTGGAAAAAAAAATGCATTGATAACGTCAAAAGTAAACATTAAGAGCGCTTATGAGCAACATTTGCATAATTCATATAACATTACCATTAGTGAAAACATTATCAAATATAAAAATGAGAATGTCTTCAATAATATGTATGAAAGTTGCGTGAATGTTTGTAAAAAAAATAACGATCCCTTTTTTAGTAATTTGAAAAAGATAAATTCTATTGACAATTTTGATTCCTTAATTTTAATAATAGATTTTCCAAACTATGGTGGAGGAACCACCGAATTTATTAATAGAATTGTTTCTTATTACAAAAGCGAACAAACATTTTTAGTTGCAAGAAATTTTAACAATGCAGTATATTTTTACATTGACGATAATATAATTGTTAAAAAATCTTACAACAATATAGAGAGTATAGAATTTTTAAAAAACAACCAATCTAAGTTTACAAAAATATTTATTAATTCTATTATAGGGCATTCTGAAGATTTTGTAAATGAATTGTTCAATTTAAACGTCAAAGTTGACACTATAACGCATGATTATAGTTTATTGTATAGTAAACCTTTATTGTATTATCATGAATTAATGTCTACGAAACCAGATTCTTATTTCCCAATAAACAAATGTAATATTATTATTACTCAAAATATAAAAAATACATGTGTCTATGGAAATTTTGTTGATAAAAAAAAATTTGTAATTGCTGAAATACCTGATTATTGTAATCGATCTACTAGAATAATTACCAGTAACAAACAAATTACGATAGGCGTACTAGGAAATATCAATAATTTAAAAGGGTATTACATTGTCGAAGAGTTGATTTTGTACGCAAAAAAACAAGATAATATCAAGATAATAATATTTGGTAATATACCTTATTCAGACTCTAGTTTTGTTGAACAGTATAATTATTCTGATATTGACCACCTTAATTCATTACTTGTAAAACACAACCCAAATCTTTGGATTGAAACGTCAATTTGGCCCGAAACCTATTCTTACACGCTAACATTATTAATGTTAACTGGATTACCAATTTATTATCAAAAAAAGAACTATCCATCGGTTGTGCAAGATCGATTATTTAATTATAATAATGCTTATGAATATGATAACATTAACTGGCTTATAAAAAATATTGATATTGTTATTGCCAAAAAACAGAATTTCTTTTATACTATTGAACCAAAAATCTTTTATAATCCATTTTGGGATTCTTATTTTGGAAAACCAAATTCTGAAAAAAATGATAGCAATATCATTCATGATATTTTAGCATATTGTGTATATTTTCCGCAATTTCATTCTTTTCCCGAAAACGATAAGAATTTTTATAAAGGATTTACAGACACAAAAAATCTCGGACATTTTATAAAACAAATTGACTCAAATGATTCATTTACTCCTTCAAACAAAGTTTTAAAAATAAAAAACATCAATGATTATGATCTATACAAAAATAAAAAATTAATACAAACCCAATTCAAAATTATAGAAGATTATCCTATTCAAGGATTCGCTATCTATTATTATTGGTTCTCATTAAACACAATTACAAACCAAAATATGATTATGGATAAAGTTATCGACAAATTCTTTGATCCAGGATTGGACACCAAAGGTAAAAAGGTATTTTTTATTTGGGCTAATGAAGATTGGACTAAAAATGTGGCATTTGGTGAAATAAATGATAGAATAGAAAATCATTATACGATGGAAAATATAAAGAAAAATGCAGAGAATCTAATAAAATATTTTAAACATGATAACTATTTAAAAATAGAAAACAAACCTGTCTTATTTGTTCATCATCCATGGTTTATTAAAGAAGAAATCCTTGATATGGTTAAATCAATATTTAATAAATACTGTGTTGAGTGTGGGTTTTTTGGAGTACATTTCATTATCAATTCTATGGTGCGAAACGAACATCTTGGTCATTTACAATATGATTTTCACTTTGATTACAAAAACAACGATATTGGATATATTAGCATCGATGAATCAGGAAAACGCATTATTGATTACAAAAAATATATTGATAATATTAATTACAATTCGCCAAATATAAAATCTTTATGTTTTGATTTTGATAATCGACCAAGATTGTGTTTACCCGATCGTATTAAGCATGCTAGTATTTGTATAAATTCAACGGAAAAAAATCATAGATTTATGTTAAAACAAACAATTGATTCTTACAAAACATCTTATAAAGGCATTAATAAACTTTTGTTAATTAATTCATGGAACGAATGGGGTGAACGTTTAGCAATAGAACCATCTAATGAAAAAGGGTTTTATTACATGGATTTATTAAAAGAATATTTACGATCAAAGAATTAATAAAATAGTAAACGTTTATCGTTTTTAAAATATAAAAAATTTATTATTATATTTTAAAAGATGAATGAATATGATGTTTTTGTTATGTGTGGAGGAAAATGCGGAGGTTCCACATTAGCATGTACATTTCATAGAAACAATTTTAAAACTACTCACATACATGGTGCAAATTATACTGGAGCATTTCAATCTGACATTAATTTAGAATTAGGATTATTTAATATTATAGATTATAGTAGTAAAAACAAAAAGATATACATCATAGATTGTTATAGAACACCTATTGAACGTAAAATTTCTGCTTTTTTTCAACACATTAGTCTGCATTTACCTAATTATAAAGATTTTTCAATAGAAGAACTCATATCGTTTTTTAATGAAAATATATTGGAAAGTATAGAGAATTATCATCCTATTAATGTAGCTTTAGATAAATATAATATACCTTTATTTGATAGTTTTGATTTTGTTAGAAAATACAATAAAGTTGAACATGATAACAAAGTTTTTATAAAACTATTATTTAATGATATCAATATTTGGGATGAAATACTTAGTAATATTTTTGAAACAAGTATTCAAGTTTATCCTCATAATTTAACATCTAATAAAGAAATTTATAAAATTTACAAACTTTTTAAAGAAAAATATAAACTACCACAGACATATATTGATGTTATTTTAAACGACAATGAATTTAAAATTTATAATACCAAACAACAACAAGAAGAATATATTAAAAAGTTTGTAAATGTAAACAAAACATTGATAGGAAAAAATGGTTTTTTGTTTTTACAGAACGATTCAGGAAATGAAATCAAAATACATAATGAAAATCTTTGCCTCGTCCAAGACATTTCTTTGAAAAGATATAATGAATACAAGGACAAATTTTTGTTAACTGTCTTCCCAAACAAATCACTAATTTGTAAGGAATTTTTACCAGATGAATTTGATATGAAATATAGACCAGCGTTTGATATTTACAAAAAAAAATTTGATGATAAAATAATTGACGGTCTTACTGTATTATCCGATTACAAAAATATTTTTTATAAAACAGACACTCATATTAATTTATACGGTGCATATATCATTTATTCTACTTTCGTTGATAATTTTAATGCTTTATTTAAAATGAATGTTATTAAAAAGGAAATTAATATTAAAAGCAAATTAGTGGATTCGTTAAATGAACTTAAATTAGGAATAGGCGATTTAACTTGGAAAGTTAATTTAGGTAATCAAACATTGAACTCTACAGAAGATATATATTTTTACAGTGATGATTTTACCGAGATTTATTTAAAATATGAATTGAAATTGAATGATCCGATTCGCATTCTTCGCTTTGATAAAAATAAATTCATAGATAATACTAACGAATTTATAGGCAAGACAATAGATTGGGAAACGTTATCGCAATATACTCTTTATAAAAAAAACAACATTTTTCCAAAACAAAAATGTCTAATATTTTATGACAGTTTCTTATTATCAACATTAAGTTTGTATTTAGAATTGTTTGACGAAGTATATTTATCAAAAACTGTATTTTCTAATGAAATAATACAAATAATTGATCCTGATTACATTTGTGAATTCAGAATAGAGAGGTTTCTTTTTTAGGGATAAAGTTATCAGATTTAATTCAAATATAAATATATGAATCTGGATTTTGTAACTATTTTGTTTAATAATGATGTGGAGAAAGACCTATTAAAAATACATGCCTATTCTTTTAAATACGTTGACTTAGATATTATTAACAAAATATATGTTTTGTTTAATGACGATGTTGAAAATAAACTAACGTTCAAAAAGTTATTTGAAGAAGATATAATTAACTATTACCCAACTGAAGCAAGAAATAAAATTAATCTTGTTTTTTTAGATGATATAGGATTAGATTTTAAAAAATCTAACTGGTTCACTCAACAAATAGTGAAAATTGTAGTATCAAAAATAATTAAAAGCAAATACTATGTTGTAATAGATGCAAAAAATCATTTTTTAGAAAACATTAAAATAGATTATTTTTTCCGCAACGGTAAGCCCTATTTATATTTTAATCCTAACCCAGATAAACTGCTAGAATACTACAACAATTGTTTAGAATATTTTAATGTTAAAAGCAGATTTAATCATATTAACAATAAATTCAGAGTACAAACTACAACTCCTTTTTTATTTATAACAAATGAATGTTCATCATTGATAAAATTTGTTGAGGATAAAGAAAATATGCCATTTGATACCTTTTTTATATCAAAAAGCATATTCACAGAGTTTTTTTTTTATTACGCATTTTTAATATACTCTAAAAAAGATGATTTTTATGATTATGAATACGATAGAATGCATCCAGTGATTACGATTGGAAATAGTAAAGAATATTACAACACATGGGATTACAAAGTGGATGTATTAAAAAAAAACAAAATCTTTATTTTTGCATTACATAGATTAAGTTTTTTTATTTTAGACCAAGATTACAAAGAAAAATTAATAGAATTTTATAAAACTGCATACAACAACGAAGAATTTATAATGACTCATATTCAGTATTTCTTATCAAAATATATAAAAGTATAATATAGATTATTATTTATTAGTTAATGGATCAAAAAATAGTGAGTAAAAAAACGTTTGACAGAGATTTTAATTTCAATGTATTAGATAAAAACTTTTTAAGAGGCAAACACATTAACTACATTAAAACTGATATATGTATTTCCGAGCATATTAAAAAAGGTTATTATTGGGAACTATGGATGTTAAAATATTTAAAAGATAATTATTTGGTTAATACAAATATGATAGATATAGGAGCTAATATTGGAACTACCACATTATTAATGAATGAAGTATTAACAGATAGTTACAAGATACACTCTATTGAACCTATATATAACAATATATTATTAAAAAATGTAATTGATAACAACCTAGAAAATCGTGTTAATGTTTATTCATGTGGAATAGGCAAAGAGGAACAAATTGTAAGCATTAAAACTATTGATTTAAATTCTGGATTAAATTTTGGCGCAACATCCATCATTAATCGTATATCGGCACCCAATAACAACACTACAAATATAAAAATAGTTCCACTAGACCTATTTTGTTTTGATAATGTAAGTTTAATAAAGATTGATGTTGAAGGCATGGAAATAGAAACTTTAGAAGGAGGCTATAATTTAATATCTCAATGTAAACCAACTATTCTTCTTGAAACATACAAAATTAAAGAATTACAGGAATCTAATATATTCAAAAAATTAGAACAAATCGGTTACAAAATTAATTCAATACCTGAAGGATATAACGATTTTATATTAAAAATATAAATATAACGTCTAATTAATGTTATATTTATCTATATTAAAACATTGAGCCAAATGACCCACCTAAAACACTATTGGCAGCCATAGGTCCACTCAATAATCCAAATTCATTTCCTTGACTTGCCGCACGCTTGGGCATCATGTGATCATACACATCCGCCATTCCTGTTTGTCTCGTTGTCGCTACTGGAGCTGGAGGGAATGCACCTGATTGAGTTGCAGAATTATCTAAATAATCTGCTTGACTAGGACTGTGTCTGGATAAAGGTTGGCTAACTCTCAAGCCATTCTTTACATTCTCCTTTTTCTCACCAGAATTTGAGCCATTCCATAAATCATAGACACGATCTACCAATACATTTACCTTTATACCTAATTTGGTTTGAATGCTCAACACCAAAATTAAAAATGCCAAAATCACATTTGTTAACGTCAAATTCTCATATTTAAATCCACTATAAGAAGGGAAATACGTTATCAATCTGTGAACTACAATAATACCACAAAACATAACCACTAACTGAATAAAAATTTCCGCTAAAAGTTCCAAAGAAGATTTATCAGGATCGGCCTCGGGTATAAATCGTTGAATCAATTTATTTAACATAACAATAGGAATTACGCCCATAATAGAATATTGCACTACATTTAACACCTCTGCTTTTCCTTCTTCTGTCGTAGAAAAAACATGGCTTAAAAATGATTTTTTATTTAATTCTTTTACTTCATTCAAAATTTCCATAATTTATTTAATAGTATAGAGAACCCATAGAAAATAAAAACATTCTAAATAGTTACAAAACGATAGTTTGCTGTATGTTCATTCTTTAAAATCAATAATAAAATACAAAATTTAAATGCTGATATGCTGTAGGCATTAAATATTATTTTTAACAAGAAAAAGGGAGGGGTCGCAGGGGAACCGTAGGTTCCCTGCTATTCTAAATAGTTACAAATTCGCGAATCATTGGAAATATTGAGTCAATAACTTCTGCACATTTTATTGCAACCTCCCGGTGTTCCTTCTGTGTTCCATTACCTGATCTCAATTGTATGTAATGCACCCATGATCTAAGCGTTCCATTCATATACATTCTTGAAACTGTCATTCCTTCTGGTAATACTGCCCTAGCCTGCTCCTTAGCAATCCCGTTTTCGATTGCCCATTTATATGCCGTTTCTGCCGTTTCACTTACTCGTTCTTGAATAGTTTCCCATGTGTCCTTTAATTTATAATCATCTGTCTCATTACTATTTTGACGGTTTTTTGCGTCTTGTAGTCGTGCCTCTTTAAACTCAAATCCCAAATCGGCTACTGCATATCTCTGTGAAAATTCTTGGAATGAAAAAGATCGATGTCTCAGGATTTGTCTTGCAATATCCCGTGTAGTTTCTATTTCTAAACAAATATTCACCATTTCCAATGGCGACCAATGATTATTTTTAGTGAGGTATCGGATGAGTTTCTCATTTGTTTCAGTGTTGTTTTGGTTGGAAGGATTTGAAACACGGGCACAGTATGCCACTAAATCCTGCAAACTTTTATCTTCTGATGGCGGTTTAGAGTAACTAATCAAACTAACTTTCATAATTATTACTAGCTTTGTATTTAGTATTATTGAATTATTTCTATATCAAATTTTTAAGATTTTAGTTTTACGTTTATAATTATTTAGAGATATCACTACTAATACTATATTCGAAAAATGAGTAAAGCGAACGCTTCAGCCAAAAATCGCCGCGCATACGGTGGAAATCCACCTCCTCCTGTTCCTCAACAAAATACCCTTCAGCAAAACCCAAGTCAATCTAATACACCGAATAGTGGTTTCACCCTCCAACAAGTAATTGCTGTTATTGACCACCGTTTAGTCGATCTTGAAACTTTTGTCAAGGAAACCAAGAACCAGACTCCCAAAAAGTTAAAGAGTGAGGATTTGGATAGTGTTGCTCAGCTTCCCACGATCCCTGAATCAATCAATTCTGTACAAGAGGTACTTGACGAATTTAGCAACCGCTTTGATATGATGGCCGAGGAAATCGGTAACTTAAAGGAAATTGTTCTCAAATTACAATCATACACTATGGATGTGAACAGAACCCTTTTAGAGGAGAGAATTCGTGTACTATCTGATTTAGGAGAAAATTCTACAGAGTTGTTTGATTTAAGTTCAACTACTCCTAATCAAGAAGTGGTTGATACTAATACCATTGAGAACATTCAAATTTCTACAGTTGAATAAAGTAATTTACCTAAAGAAATACCATGTATTAAAATAAAATAATTTAAAAAATATAGAATGATAAAGTAAATTATTCTATATTATGGAAAATGAATTTATGAAAAAAATGAACACTCTTACGAATCAATATTACGCAGACAATAAAAAAAATACTTTTTTTAAAACAAGACAAAAAAATGAATGCGCCAATACTGTTTTGCAGAATGTTGGAATAGAAACATTAATACCAAACACTATTTATCATATTCCTAACACAAATCGTATTTTCTTAGATTACAATGTGTTCAAGCTTTACGCTACTCCAGATAATTATGATACAGTTGTCGAATATATTTTGGCTGTATTTAATAAATGTATTACTGAAAATGGTAACTTTGAAGCCCACATTGATTTGAATTCATTTACTCTTTCTGCTGCAGAAAGATACAAAACTATTATTACACTTTTTATTAATAAATGTATGATTACAAATAGTGGTTATTCAAAAAACATTGGTAAAATGTGTATTTATAATACTACCTCTACTTTTCAAGGAATTGCCAAATTTCTTATGCCGCTTATTGATCCAACCGTAAAATCAAAAATATCTATTTATGACAAATCAGTTAGTCCGGAATTTATTTCTCAAATAAAAAATTGAATAAAAACAATATAATAAGTAGAATCTAAAATTACTTATTATCATGAACGTCGTTATCAGTAATCCTGTCAAGGCGGATACCTTTACTTCTATGTTCCAGCATATGAAGGCCTTTACGGAACAAGTGAATATAATGTTTGAGAAAGATCATATGTACCTACAGACTATGGATTCTGCCCACGTTTCAGTTGTTGAATACAATTTGCCAAACACTTGGTTCGATAATTATGAGCATACCAATACCTCTGCTATTCCGATTGGTATAAATTCTACCATGCTTTTCCGTGTTCTAAACACCCGCGAGAAAAACCAACGTATTGTTCTAGAGTTCGATCCAGACTATTCTGACAAATTGACTATTAGTTTTACGTCAGATGATAAGACATTATTCGATAAGCATTTTGAGATTCCGCTTTTGGATCTAGAGTATGAGTTGATGGATATTCCAACCAGTGAATGCGATGCTGAATTTTCAATCCCTTCTATCAAATTTGCAAATATGGTTAATCAGCTTCGTATGTTTGGTGATACTGTCGATATTGTTTGTAGTGAGGATAAAATTGTGATGAATTCGCTGAGTGAAGGATTGGGTAAGATGTCTGTTAATATTGACATTTCAGATTTGGATTCTTATGCGATCAATGAAGGTGAGGTTATGAATATCTCTTTTAGTTTGGCAATGATGACAAATATTTGCGCGTATCATAAAGTAGCGAAAGATATGGAGATTAAGTTAACAAAGAACTTTCCTATGAAAGTTGTTTACTTTTTGGGTTCAGAAGACGCAAAGATGACATTTTATTTGGCACCTAAGATTAATGAAGATTGAAAAAAATTAGGGAACTATGTTTCCTTTTCAACCCTTCCTTTAAATATTTGTTCTTTTAATGTCTTCTTGTTTTTTTATTTCTGCGTCCAGCTTTCTGAGTTCTGGCTTTTCTGTATTTACGGGTACGTTTTCCACCAAATTTGTTCAATGCATTTCTGTCAGCATTTAATAAATCTTTCATAAAATCGTAGGGTGAATTCCAAGCATAAATACCTCCATATTTCCACATTGGTAAATTCTTGTTATTTAATTTGATTACTTTTAAGTTAGTAGATAATTTTCTCAATTTGTTCAATGGTCCACCTTGATTAATTTCAGAAACAGATAATAAAAGTTTTCCTCCAATTGAGTAATCTGAGCCTGATTTAATACTAGATTGTATTTTTACTAATTCAATTTTGAAGGGTTCTGGCATTGTGGATCCAGTACTGTTTAAGAATTCGGTAATAGCAGTATCTACTTTAATTTTTAAATTATCAGCTGAATTAATATCTTTAATTTGCTGATACTGTTGTTTCAAATTTTCCTTTGCTGCTGATGCAACTAATGATGCTTTAGCGGCAAATACCTTAGCGCCCTCTGATGCTTGTTTTAAAGCAATATTTGTTTTTGATTTTTCTGATCTTAATTCACGATACAAAGCTCCATTCCTAGCCGCATTTTCCGATAATGTATACCACCAATTATCTGGGTGATTGTTTTTTATGGATAATTTTGCTTCAGTTTGCAACACTTCGTATTTACTATTGAAAAGTGGTGTTCCTTTAAGACTTTCTATCTCTTGATTTAATTGAGCAGCAGTAGGGAATTCTCCTTTTACATATTGAGAAAGTTTGTCTACTTTGGTCGGATCAAGGGTAATTTTATTTAAAGCGCTAGTGAATCTTGCTACTTCAGCAGTTTTATTGTTACTTAAATATTTTTGTATTTCGCTATTGATAACAGGTACCATGGTAGATTTATTTATTACAGGCTTGACCTCCAACACAGATTCTGAAACTGAATCTTTAGTATTTATCACTGGTTCCAACATTTTTAACACATCACCATATTCATTGGTTTCATCAATAACTAATTTAATACTCATAGTTACAGCCTCTTTAGTTCCTGAAGAAGAAGTAGAGGTAGAAGAAGGAGTAGAAGCAGATGAAGCAGGTGTACCGGTTAACATACCGAATAAGCCAGATGAACTGCCGGCCGGAGCAGAAGCTGAAGCTGAAGCCGTAGGAGTAGACTCAACAACTACTTCTGGTGCCTGGATTACTACTGCTGGTTCTGAACCAGTGTCATGCCATGTTTCTCCAACGTTATCAACCTCTGGGGATGAAACAGGAACAGGGCTTTGTATTCCTAATAAAGCGGATAATTCTGCTTTTTTTGATTGATCTTTCCAAACCCCTTCTTGTAAGCTATATTCTTTAAAACCAGCAATTAAAACCTCTTTTACTTTGCTCTCACTGAATGGTACACCGGGCATCGATACCCAACCAGTTGCCATGTTATAAACTTTTTGAGCATTTAGAATAGGAACAGTTATTTGATTACCCTTGCTATCTGTCTTATCAGTTGGAAATGGTGTGCCAGTATCATAAGCTCCAATTAAACTAAGAATTGCGCTACTTTCCAAATCTTTCCATGCTTCAGGATATACTCCACCAACAATTTTGTTTTCCATAATTTATATATAATAAATCTACAAAATAATATCACTCGTTTGCTAAAAATCTAAAAAGTAAAAAATATAATATATACAAATGATCTTTTACCTAAATATTCTCATATTCCTAATTATACTCTTTTTTTACATTCATATTGTCCATCAATACAAACGTAGTGAAGATTTAGAAATATATGAAATGGATTATTCTAACAATGAACATCTTCAAGAAGTCTGTGAAGTCAAACAACCTGTTCTCTTTGATTACAGGTCAGTAAACCCTGAATTTTTCGAAAAACTAAATTACGATACTATTTCTGAACCGAAATACGGAAACTCTGACATCAAAGTAAAAGATATCAATGATTATTGGGAATCTGACGAAGCTGTTGACTACATTGTTTTACCTTTTCAAACTGGCACTAATTTGATGAGAACAGATCCCAAGTCCAAATACTTCACAGAAAACAACCAAGACTTTTTGGAAGACACCGGATTATTAAAAACTCTACGGGCATGTGATATGGATATTAAATCAAATATGACTGCAGTATCGAAATACGATATTTGTACTGCATCCAAAGATACGGTAACCCCATTGAGATATCATCTATACAATCGCCATTTTATTTGTGTAAACACTGGAAAAATCAGGGTTAAAATGTCGCCTTGGAAAAGTACCAAATATCTTTATCAAAATCGCGATTTCGAGAACTTCGAATTCCGATCTCCCATAAACGTTTGGAAACCGCAAAAGAAATACATGCATGAAATGGATAAGATCAAGTTTTTGGAGTTCGAAGTTGTCGAAGGTCATATGCTTTTCATTCCACCATATTGGTGGTATAGTATCAAATACACATCTGATACAGATTCACTAGTATGTGGGTTTACTTATAGTTCCGTGATGAATTGCGTATCCAATTCACCAGAATTAATGAAATATTATATCCAACAAACCAATATTAAGAAACGTATGACAAAAGTATTGGAGATTCAGGAAACCACTGAAACTAAAAAGGAAGAAGTTCTGGATGAATCCAAAGAAAACACATTGCAGAATACATTAGATAAAAAGGAAGCGCCTACTGTGAAACAGTTACAAGATATTATTTCGTAGATTAATTATTAATATAATTGTAAACATATTTCATTTGTTCGAATTTTTCATCTTTACTAGATGCACAATTTGCGTGATGTAATTTGATGTCTTTATTTAATTCATCTTGTGACCAATTCCAAATTGAGCTTGGAAATAAATTCCATTTTATTTTATGTTTATCATTAAATATAAAATCATTTACTATTTCTTGATCCCATCTATTTGTGGTGGAAACAACCTCGTTAATTTTTTCCCAAAATTCTAATGTATTTTCATTGCATAAAATCGAAATAAATCCTAAATTTAATCCATAATATTTAAACTCCTTTTGAAAACAAATTTCCTGATTTTCCATAGATTCTTTTACACAATCTATAACAGGTTTATAAAAAACAATATCTATATCAGAAACAAGGATTATTTCACCTAGATTTTGTTTTATAGAATTAATTATCATTTCTGTTTTAAATTTCCATATGTCAATTCCGCTTCCTGGTTTACTTCTATCCAAATTTATGTTTTCTAAATAAAAAAAGTTTTTTTCAAATGGGTCTTTGAATGATAATTCAAATTCGTATTTCATATCCATAAAACTTTCATCACAAAAATAAAAAATTTTCATTATTGTTATGATAAATATATAACAATAATATTTATATTTATTCAGTTATTGCATTTTTATCTACGATCACTTCTTTCAAAACATTGCGCATTATTTTATCAAATTGTTTGTTCTCTTCTTCCAAACTATACCCACCTAATGAATTCAGCGATATTTTCATGTATTCATTATTTTCTGGTGTGTTCAAAGTTTTGTAATCAGGATTTTCAGCTTGCCAAGCAGGTAATTGCTGTAAATTTTTACGAGCTATTTTGTTCACTATATTTTTCAGCTTTGTTTTCTCTTGATTATCCTTTTCCCATGAATCCTGATTTTTAATATAAACTGTCTCTCTTTTAAAATCAGTACAATGTAATGGTCTTTCATAAACATCTAATTCCTTTAATTTATTTATAAATATTCTTGATATTCCGAGAACATATCCCAATTTTCCTGTTTCTTCCAAATCTGATACATTTAAGTTAAGTGAATTTACAAAATCCGTTATGCTTATCGCATCCTTGCATTGTTCATTCAAAAACACATTCAGATTAAAATTATTATTAGTTGTATTATTCATTGTATTATTTTGTATAAGTGTTGTGTTTGGTTTTTTCGATATCTCTATAATGGCTTTTGATTGTTCTATCAAAACATCTTTTAATTCTTTGTTTTCCTTTATTAATTTTGTTACCAAATCGAATGTAATCTTTAAATCACTACTAGGCTCAACATTGATAATAGTGTTCACAATATTTTGATTTTCAGGTCGAACATCGCAACCTTTTTTATGTCTCCACAAAGTTACTCTGTTTTTAAATTGTTTGTTACACAAACTGCAGTTAAAAAATTCTACACTCGGGATTTGTAATATTGAATCGGGATTTGTAACAGCGTTCATATGTTTTTTGGTCGTTGTATGTTTACTATAATCTTTGTTGCTATTCGTAAAGTAATTGCATAATGCACAGTGAAATTTTTTATCCATGATAAAAATATACATTTACCTTTTATATTAATTTCGGGATAATGTAACGGGATTTCTAAACATGTTTAATTATCCCACTTTGTAACTATTCTGTAGTAAAAGTATTTAAATTCTTATGCAGCCAAAATAAAACGGAAAATACTGTTTTTACTGCACGGCAGAGTAAAATGAGATTATTAAGTAAATTTCTTTTTCATAAAAGTAAAATTGGACAAAAATAAATGTCCAAAAAAAAATTCGCCTCCGATTTCTTTGTTTTACTTTCTATCGATTATTAAATAATTTTATAAAAACTATTCAATCCGAGGTATAATAAACATTTCGTAAGCCATATTTCTCTATACATTTATTTAAAAAGCTCTCGCACTTAGCGCAGGGTTTGGAATTTATAAAACAATCCTGTTTTTCTCCGCGACCAAACCTCATAACATACATATCAGAATCTTTCAATTTACTTTTATCTCCCAGAACCCTTACTACGTTTTCCTCAGCATGTATATTCCTAGGTTCTCTAATATATGTATTATAATAAGTTTTATTTCGTATACTACGATATCCTATTCTATTCGTTGCTTCCGCAATGACTTTCCCCCTGTTCACCAAAACAGCAACATGCACCAAATTATTCACGTTTCTTAGCTTGGTGGTTTTAGGATCATCCATAAAACGATCCAAGATTTCCGCTATTTGTGAATTAGGCATTGTAATATTGTATTTAGTATTGTACCATTTTGTATCAATTTTTTATTTAAATATTACATATGCAAGATTTACAATCTAAAGAAATAAATGAAAAGGAATACAATTCATGTTTCTTTTCTAGTTTTCTTTTTTTAACGAATACATTTGTTGCTTATCAATATAAATATTTTACATACTCACTGTTTTTTTTTCTATTATTTGTAACGTCCATTATTGTCCATTCGACAACCAATGTTTACACCATAATGATAGATAAAGTAAGTATTTTGTTAGTCGTGTTATATGGGGCATACGTTTTTTACAATAAAATGTTTACTATTACCACATTAATTCAATATGTACTTTCATTTGTAATAATTGTATGTTTTTTATTGACAATATGTTTGTATTATTATGGGTATATGAATAATTGTTTTTGTTTTTGTGAAGACGAAGAGTTTGGTAATGCGTATCAATCACTAGTACATTTTTTATCATGCATTGGTCATAATTTTATAATAGTATTATAAATATATAGAATGACAAAACTGATTCGACAAATATTGGTTTCAGGACTAACCATGTTGGTTCTCGATGGTGTCTATATTTCTATGATTAAAAAGGATTTCACAGATCAGATTATTAATATTCAACGTGTTGCAATGACAATAAGATGGGCAGGTGTATTTGTATGTTATTTTTTCTTAATCTTTGGATTAAACTATTTTATTATTGGTAAGAGTCGTTCAATCATGGAAGCATTTTATTTTGGTTTAGTAATTTATGCAGTATACGAAAGTACAAATTATGCCACATTAAAAAATTGGACTGCTAAAATAGCTATTATTGATACTTTATGGGGTGGTACATTAATGGCATTAACGACATACATTACTTACCGTTTAGTTTAATTGTGTTTTTCAGAATTTTTATAATCCCACCATATTTCTCACAAAAATCATCGATTGATAACTGTACTGCAGTAGAGTTACCAATGCATCGTTCAATAATCTCTTTAGGTTGTTCATCAGGTTCTATGCCCCAAATATCATAAAACGCTTCCATAAGTTCCTCATTTGGAAAATCGACTTGTTCTTTCTCTTCGTTTACTTTACCGCCAAGATCTTCAATACGTTCTAGCCAAATAGAGCTTCGACTAGCATAAAAGATCCATTGATAAAAGAGTTCAGTTTTAATATCAGAATAAGGCGTACTAAACAAATCTCTACAATTATTTCGGATATTATATTTACAAACAGAAGGCAAATATAGTCGTGGCTTATCTTTATCTGGTAAAACTGTACGGTATGCGTCCAGTTCAGATTCCTTAAAAGAAACAATAAATTTAAATTTAGAATTTGCGTAAATAATTGGACGAATCTTTTTCGAATAGTATGTTTTAACAAAACTGTTTACTTGGTAATTACGTGTACTAAGTGTAGAAACAATAGAGCCAATAAGTAGATCATTTCGCTCTAGAGCAAATAGTTTAGATTCCAGTTCAGGGTTTTCCTTTTTATAAAAATTTTCATAAATAGATTCTAGGTATGCCCAAGCACCTTCTTTAAACCCACTGAAATAATATTCATAAGCCCAGAAGAGGGCTTCATTTGTATTACGATCTAGAAGAGCTAACAGTAAAGATTCCCGGACATTAATACGTGGATATAGATAACGCGTAAAAACGAGTTGATCCATTGTATTATTTGTGTTTCTGTAAATTTATTCTATTCATTTAGATCAATTTTTTATCTGTGCGTTTTATATAAACAATGGCTTTCTTTTTACAAATTAACGATGTATCTTTCACAATTGATGAAAATATTGCAGGTAATGGAGCTGTTTCTGGTACAACAGCCATTTTTGATTTTACATCTTATCAAATTACAGGTTATACTGTTACTCCATCAATCGATTGGTGGGTACATGGATCAACAATAGGTAAAAACATGCGCATATCTACTGTTTCAATTCAAGGTGATCCTGTTACCAGTAATAGTTATTCTATAACTCTTGCAGATGGAAAAAATTTTAATTCTGAAGACAACGTATCTTATTCCTTTACTAAATATCCATTAGCTACAGCATCTCTTACAAATGGAAATCACCAAATCAGCATAAATTTTACTAGTGATCAAATAATAAATGATCTTACTACACACTATTCACAGGTAATGAATACAGTTAATCCAAATATAGTTGATACAGCAGGTTATTATGTTCAAGGATATGGTGCAAATCCAGATGTTATAAATGGTGCTATTGGTGCATTTACATACATTAACAATGATCAATATAATGTACAAATTAATGTAGTTAGTGGATCAGTCAATGATGGAAATCAATATTTTTTATCAGCAGAACCATTAGCCATTGTTCCTACTTTAATCAATGAAACTTACAGTAATATAGCAACTTTTCCAGATTTAATTGGACAAGTAGATTATTGTCAAGTTGGGTGGTTAGCAAACAGTTATAACCTAAGTAATGTTGAGGTTAAAAGCATAAATAGTGGAGTTGTAAGTGTTCCGTTTGGTACTCAAATTGATACTAATCCACCAACACACGCCGTATATTTTGTACCATGCTTTAAAGAAGGTACAAAAATATTATGTTTAATAGGGAACGTTGAAACATATATTGAAATTCAAGATCTAGAAGTAGGAACGTTAGTAAAAACATATCTTCATGGATACCAAAAAATCTCTATGATTGGAAGTGGTGTAATAAAGAACCCAGAAGATGATAAACGTATAAAAGATAGATTATACAAGTATAGTAATAATGATTTCCCTGAGGATTTAGTTTTGACAGGTGGACATTCTATTTTGGTGGACGAACTCACTGAAGAACAAAAAGAGAAAACATCAAAATATTGGAAAATATTTCATAAAACCGATGACAAACACAGATTATTAGCCGTCGTAGATGAAAATGCTGTTCCATATGAGATACCAGGTTCATTTAACATATATCATATAGCATTAGAACATGATGATGATTCCGCTAACTATGGTATCTATGCTAATGGACTATTGGTAGAATCATGTTGTAAGAGAGCTTTAAAAAATAAAATAAATATTACTACAGTTGAGTAAACATTGTTATTTGTCTATCAAACACATAGACAAATAAAAAATCAAATCGAATACAAGAAATAAGGTACAATATAGAGTGAAATAATCAAAGTAATTATATTTGTATTAAGAGACAAACCTGATAAAATTGAAGCAATAAAAATGGTCAAAATCATCATACCAGCATCAGCCAATAAAATCACATATCCAAATTCTTTTGCATAATCTTTAAAGGTATCTAAGATTTCACTTTGTCCACGTGGAATAGAATTGAAAAACACGGCAAAAAGCAAATCATGAATTACCTGAACAACAACCGCCAATCCTGCAAATGTAAATATAGAGAATTTCGCAAACACGTATGAATAAATGTATCGAGTTATAATAACACCAATAACAATACTGAGAACATCTGCCATAACTCCACCCATTCTATATTTTTTGTACCATTCTGTAAGAGTACCTTTTCGGATTTGCCCCAAAATTAGACGAAGAATAACAACTAAATCTGTTATAATAGCACCGTTCAAAATAGGCAAATAATCCGCGGTATTTGAAAAATTAGAAATATCCTTAAAAATCATTTTATATATTGCGCCTACATAAAAAAAAGATCTACACCATCTTACAACCATAGGTGTACCATAAAATAATAGACAATATACTACCAACTACAAGTCCATTACCAGCACTTAACAATGTCCTATCGACAAAATAGAAGAAAATAACAGGGAATATTACGTAAGAAAGTAGGATATAAAAAAACATGATACCTAAAAAGGAGTTAAAAGTTTTATCGTCGATTTTCTTCATTATATTATATACTTAATAGCAGATTTTTACTAAATTTATTCCATAAATTATTAAAATAGAAACACTGATTACACATCTACATTATCATGTACAAAACGTTTATAAAAAGATTTATAGGTATTCTGCAATTTATCAAATCGCATATTAAATCTTCCATCAATAAATCTCTTATCTATATTTTCCACAATTGCTTTATCCTGCAACATCGTATTGTACATCATATTACGCGTAATGCGATCACCAAAACCATTTTTCCAAAAATTGCGATATGTTTTCACGAATAAAATACTCTTATCTTCATTAACTGGTAAAGCAAAAGTAACAACAGTGTTAACATAATTACCAAATATAATACGAGCCACAGTAGTGTGTGGAAGAATAAACTCGTTTTCAACAGTAAGATTCGATGCGCCAAAATAACGACGGGCTAGAGAATCATCACCAGATTCATAAAAATAAGATGTTTTGTAATGAAAAGGACCAACTTCATGTGGTGGTTGAATTTCAATGGGAGCAGGATTCTTCGCATTTCCAAACGTATGAACAAATCCAATATGCATAATATCGAGTGAATTCTCACTAAGAATACGCGAATAACATTTGAAATCCATTTTGAGAAAAACTACAGAATCACCATTTGAAATCTCCTCTTCGACAAATATGTTGTCGACCAAACTAATATTATTATTAGCTCTAGTAAAAATATCTGAATAGGTATTTAAATAAATCCAGCCATTTTTCTCACGAATTTCATATTTGGAAACATCATATACTGGTGAAGATTGAAAGTTTATACCAGGTATAGTCGTAAGGGTGCCATTATCATTAAATTCATAACCGTGATATGGACATACAATATTGTTATTACAAACTCTACCACCAGAAAGTGATGCACCTTTATGAGAACATGCATCATCTAAAGCTATATAGGTTTGATTGCTGTTTTTCCAAACAACATAATGTTTATTCCATACAGTAACTTTTTTTGGTTCGTTTTCAATAAAATCAGAATCTATTCCCACTACATACCATTGTAAATCATATTTCTGTTGCTCCGATAGTTCATTGTAATTTAATTTAGGATAATCGATTACTTTTTGCAACAAAGGATGATTTTCCTGCGAAGTCATCTTAGTAAAAGCATTTCTAACAATATTGGGTAAAATAATACCAAATGTATTACAATTTTTAGTAAAACAAATAACTATAATACACAATAAATTAGTTAACCCCATTTAAATAGTAAGCACGAAAATCTTTATTTTATTTCTATAATATATATTTCAATGGCTAAATCAATAAAAAATCGTAGTAGAAAATCAAGAAAATATCCAATCATGAGAAGAAAACAGGTTGGATATTCTGGAAAGAGTATGAAGCGCGCCGATAAAAATTACAAAAACAATAAAAATGTTAAAAGCAATAAAGGATTAGCCAATGACAAAAAATCATTAATTGTAAAAACTTTTTTTGAATTGTTAACCACAGTTAAATTATATCATTGGAAAACCAGATCCTATGCACAACATAAGGCCACTGACGAATTATACGCCAGTTTGAATGAAAATATAGATAAATTTATCGAAGTTCTCTTAGGAAAGGATGAAAGTAGGATTAAAATGATCGAAAAGAAAATAGATGTTTACGATTTTTCGAATACGGATGATTTCAAACAAAAGATGTACAAATATCGCGATTTCCTAATTGACCTTAATAAATATTTTGATGAAAAAAAGGATTCCGATTTATTAAGTGTACGCGATGACATAACTGTCGACGTAAACCAATTCTTGTACTTGATGACGTTTAACTGATACAATTACAACTATAACAGTTCATCATACCATAAATACTAGGCATCGCATTTAATCCATCAGGATACTTTCCATGTAACTGCCTATAAATTTGATTCTTCAAAGAACATCTAGACAATATTTTTTGTTTTCGCTCCCTGTAAACTTTCTTCCAATGTCTCTGTACTAATCGTAACCAATGGGTTTTTAAAACAACTGAATATGTTTCATCCTCTAAAATACAAAGTTTCATGATATGAACTTTTGCATTTGGCATATGTATAACACTGTATTTCGATAGGTATTCACGAATTCGATCGAATGAAAACCAATAAAACGTTTGAACTGAGACAGAATTTACCATAAGTAAAAGACCAGGAACAATCCTCTTGGCTGTTCCAATATAATAATGACCATCTGTTTTTTCACTATAAACATGATATGAATCGGCTTGATAAATATCAGCAAACCGTCCATCAAATTCACCATCCTCATCCTCATCATTACCGAATTCGCCATCACTGTCACTATCAAACTCACTATTCTCAGAATCAGTGTCAGACAAATTGAAATCGTTGTCTAGGATAGATGACTCATCAGAATCAGTGTCAGACTCATCAAACATTTTAGTAATATATGTATACTTTCATAATATTTACTGCAAAATAAATATTATAGAGAAAATCAATTTTTTGTATCAGTATATTTTATAAAACATAATGGCTTCATATAGTCCCGGAGCAAAACAAGAACCACCATTACCTGTTATTACGGCTGTACCTTTAATTCCTAGACCACCAGATAATGCAAATGCTGCAGCAAATACAATTACTCCTACAAATACTAAGGACAAACTAGAAATTAAATCCAACCCAGTTCAATATTATGTGAAGGCATCTTTTATGATAACATATATTTTACTTTTAACAACTGCAACTATTACCTTTATTGAAGCAATGAGAACAAATATTCCTTCTGTAAGACATATTCTCAATTTAGAAACAGCTATCTCAGTAATCGCAGGATATTTTTACTCTATTTTTATCACACAAATAGAGGGATACGGAAAAGATGACAAACCAGTAGATTGGGCGGACATTAGCAAAACCCGTTACATTGATTGGACGATTACTACACCTTTAATGTTATTAGCTTTATGTGTAGTTTTGGGAAGTAATATTAATATAAAGGTAAATTTTTATACGTTTGGATGGATCTTAATACTTAATTACCTAATGTTGTACATAGGATATTTGGGCGAAACCCAAATATTAAGTAGATTCTGGGCAAGTTCAGTTGGCTTCATACCATTTACGATTATGTTTTATTTAATCCACAAATGCTTTGTGGCACCCAAATACAATTTTTCCAATTATATTTTGTACTACATTTACTTGATAGTATGGAGCTTGTACGGAACAGTATATTTACTAGGTGAAAGTTTGAAAAATATATCGATGAATATCTTAGATTGTATATCCAAATGTATAATAGGATTAGGATTATGGGCCTATTACAGTAAGACGATTGTATTATAGAAAGGGAACCTAGGTTCCCTTTTGAACCCTCCTTAAAATGAGAATAATATCTAGGTTCCCTTTTGAACCCTCCTAAAAAAACAGAATAACAAGTTTTACTTTATAAAAAAATAAACATTCTTATTGGAGATAAAGAATTACACATACAAACTCTGTGATGTCAAAACGTACTTCAAAACCATACCCTCAATCTGATTCAATTTATACAAAAGATCAATTGCACCAGATATCTCACAAATATTCATAAGTTCCTTTGTAACAGTAACTATCTTCATCATAGCCTTAGTAAAATCGCCAATCGAAATCTCTTTCTCAGAAATGACATTCTGAATAAAATATTTGCATTCCTCTTCTGTGGTACATTCACACCATTGCATCGAATAATCAATCATATCATAAACAAGCGCATTCTCATAACGAATGCCAGTATTTACATCATTATCAGATTCTGCATATTCCAACTTTTTGTAAAATCCAGCCAAATTATTGATCAAATTATTTAAATCATAGTCGTCGATTCTAGGAACACTACACCTCTGATCAGAAGGAATCTTAATATCAGTAAAGCATGAGAATAAGCCGACCAATTGCTTAGAAGAGAATTCGGCAAAATAGGCATTATCCATAATAAGTTTCGTAAGAGGAATAGGATGAACCTCTGCAATATTACCTGCCAAAACGCCTGCGTAACTAAGCTGATAATCTCTATCTACTTGCTCAATAATTCCATTATCTACCATAATGTTTAAGACCTTATCGGTTTGTTCCTTTATGAATTGTTCCATGTATTCAATAGAATTTAATTGTCTAGCGTAATCCTTGTCTAATTCTGTAAGTTCTCTAATTCTCTGCACATCCTCCATCAATGTTCTGTATTCGTTTTTAATTGTATCCATTTCACGTTCAGCTTCCTTCTTCTTTTTATTAACAGTCATCTTAAACCGATTTTCTGCGGCTATGTATTTCTCACAAACTTCCATAGGGGTTTTACTATGCTCAATGGTTTGTCGCTTATTGTATATTTTTTGACTAATATCATTTAATCCCGCGCTCGCATCATCGATCGATTTATGAATTTGATCATGAATCATACTCTTCTCAGAGAATTTATGAAAATCGCTAGTTTGGCCATTCTTTAATAAATTCAAAATAAGACCATATGAAATATGGAATTTAGATACCAGTTTTTGAGGAACACCACCCAAGGTAACTTTATAATCAGTGAGTGATGGTGGTCGAAATAGATTATTACAATGAACCACATAACCCACAGTATCAATACCACGTCTACCAGCACGTCCAGCCATTTGGGTATATTCATGTGCCATCAAATAACGCTCTCCGTTTCCATCAAACTTGGTTAAACTGGTAAAGATGGCAGTACGAATAGGACAATCTAGGCCAATTGCAAATGATTCTGTAGCAAAGAGCATCTTAATGTATTTCTTTGAAATCATAAGCTCTACAATCTCACGTAAAATAGGAATCATACCAGAATGATGAATACCAATACCTTTCTCTAATAATCCGACAACTTGATTATATTCAGGTAACTCTAAATACTCTTGATAATTAGGAAGCTTACGTACAATTTGCTCACATTCTCTACGAACATTATATCCAACCTTACTATCATCCTCTAGAAGTGGAATAGTAATATCCTTAGCACAAAGCTCAACATGCTTTCTAGAGAATACGAAAGCAATAGCAGGGAGCATTTCACGATCTCTCAAAAACAGGGCAAGCTGATTCAAAACATGCTTACGCTTCATATCGACCCGATTTACGTCTAACATATCTTTGATTTTTATAATATTACGATATCCAAGTTCTTGAAAACTACCCTTATGATCTTGGAGAGGAATAAGTGTATTCGTAGTTTCACGAATCATTTTCTGGGTTTCCTTATCACGAACGGCTTTGAAAATGGCCTCTGTGGTAGTAAGGAATCCATAATGGGAAAGAGGTACGACACGGTGATTGGTCGATGCAAGATAGACACACTTAGATCCCTCCAACCCACAACTTCCCCTCTCACACCATTCTGCAAAACCTTCTGGATTATCAATAGTAGCCGAAAGCATAACCATCTGAATCTGAGGTGGTAACATCAAAATGGTCTTTTCCCAAACTTGACCACGTTCCTTATCGTTAATATAATGTACCTCATCAAACACAACACAACCAAGATCATTTTGAATATCAATATTAAATTGTAGACCAACTTGAGTTTTTTCAGTGACTTCGTTATTACAAATAAACAAATAATTCATGAGAATTTCAGTAGTCATAATAAGAACATCTGCATCAGGATTGGTCTTAATATCACCAGTAAGCAGGCCAAAACTAATATCAGGATATTTCTTGGTGAATTCATAATATTTCTGATTGGAAAGTGCCTTAATAGGACTAGTATAAATAACCTTTTTGCCCTTACCAACAAAATGCTGGAGAGCAAATTCTGCTGGAAGAGTTTTACCACTACCCGTATGAGCAGTCACCAGAACATGATGTCCTTCCACGATGGCTTCCAAGGCATGCTTTTGAAAGGGACTAAGTGGGTAAGAGAATTTACCAAAATATTCGGCATATTTCTCCTCATTTTCAGTAGGATAATCTTGAGAACAAACTTTGACCATGATAACTAAGCAATATAATATATAATTTATATTGTTTAATAGGTTTAATTAATCAATTTTTTGAAGGGAACCTTTTTGGTTTACAATTCTTATTACAGCATAAGTGACATATGAATTTTCCTTTTTTTTTCCTTTAACATAATCATAATCATAAACAATATTAGGATTTCTTTCTTTGTAAGAATCAGCACATTTACTATGACACCAAGTGTTTTCTTCTTTACATTTATCACATATTTGACCATCATCTTCCTTAGCATAATCATCACAACCAACACAATGATACCACCGTTCAAAATGTGTATCTATATTTAGATTATGACAACCCAATATTTCATCCATAGCATATTTTACACAATCACCTACTGAATTTACCATATAAAAAAACTCAGTTTTCTTAGATTCAGATCCATCACTATTTAATTTATACATATCTGTACGGTGAAATCCATTTTTTTTCAAAAAAAGATGAACTTGTTTTTCATAATATCTACAGCGTTTTTTAAAATACTCTTCATCACGTTCATTTTTGCTTGTAAGTCGGTTGAACGTAATTTTATCATACAATGGATCCTTAGCATCTAAACGAATGCAAAAAAAAATATCTCCTGCTACAAATTCTTCCTTATGTCTGCTTTTAATATTGTGTATACATTCACTTTTTATTCTTTCTTCAATAGCTTTATACTCATCTTTTATTTTCTTTCGTAAAGTAGTAATACCAACTTTAAAACCTGTTGGTTCTAATGTATTTTTATTTTTAATTGTGTATGCATATAAACAAAAGCTGTAGACAGGCATGGTTATTACATTATAAAAAAATATCTTTATGTTTTTAAGATTAATTAATAAACGCCTTTACCCATAAAGTAAAGATATCCGTATTTTTCCCAATTATGCAGAACTCTATACAAATCACCAATAAAATAACGTTTACTTTTACATTCTTTAATAAAGTGGGGATTAGTTAATAGATATTTCCAACGTTTTATCATAGTGATCTGATTAATATATTGATCATCTACAATTTTATCATCAAAATAAATAAGTAGAGACCACGACTGGCAAAGTGTATCATTGCGATTACGTTTTGGATTTTGATAACCTAATTCTAAAGAGCACAAAACCTTGTTTGTTTTTTTATTTATAACATGATGATGATCGCCAAATTCTTCGTCTTCTCTACAAGCCAAACTATATTGGTCAGAAGGAAAACATTTTTCGATTAATTCTTTAAAATCTTCATCCCCACCAACTCTATTTATAGTATGATAGTGATCCCAACTAAATTTGCTTACTTTTGATCTTAAAGCATATGACATATTGTAAATTTATTATGAATCATGTAAAAAGCATACTTTATTCAATTTTTCAAAGATATAAACAATAAGAACAATTATTATTTATATGAATATCTCGGATCTACCAGAAGACATTGTACTTCATATATCTGGATATTATGGAGTAAAAATACCAATTAATTTATCAATAGATATAAAAGAGCAAAAATATTTACAAATTATTAAAGAAAATGAATATTACGATGAAACATGTAGAATATGGAAAACTAGAACACTTTTCAGTAAAATTGGAAAAGAAGATTTATTAACTGAAAAAATTATCTGGAAACAACATAATAAACTATTTACTTTATTATGGAGATCTTACACATCAAAAGATAGAACATCACTAATTGAAAATTATTTCCCCTATGTGCAAATTAAAGAACCAGATTTCACGACAGGAAGAGAATTTATAAAATCAAAAACAGGATATTATATTGATTAAGCATTTTCAATCAAGTTCTGTTCCAATTCTTTGTAATGACAGCATTCTGTTCGTGTAAACAAAGTAATCATTGCTCCAGCGATAAGACATAAACAAATACCGGCACAATCACACATATTATTATATAACACCATTTATATAATAATTCGCTAAACTTTTAAATCAATTATGCAGTAAATTAATACAGTAATTAATAATATACAAATAAAAATGAAACAGTTTACATCGATCGGATTTGCAAGATCTTAGCACTGTGGTCTTTGGTATTAAAAGCAGATTCGGCATGAATACGGTGTTTGACCAAAACATCTTCGAAATTATAGAACTTCTTATATTGAAGGCGCAATCTGACCCAAAGTTCATAATCTTCCACTCCAGCAAATTCCTCCTTCCAATGGCCTAATTCCTTACGTAAAACAGCACTGCTATTAATAACAGGATTTACTAACTTAAAGTTAAAATCGCTTATGTCGCCATCAGGAATGTCAGGAATAACACCTTCCAGGTTCTCGAAATAAACACACTTAGTTCCCACCACATCATATTTGCCAGGATTTTCCTTCAACAAATTAGCCTGATAATAAAGTTTGTCAGGGAGCCAAATATCATCCACGTCCAAAATAGCAATGTAATCGTATTTGCAATAAATTAACATAGCATTAAGAGTATTGGCCTTTCCTTGAACGTTATAAAAATCAAAGACTCGAATACGCTTATCGACGTTTTCATAATCCTTGGCGATTTGAAAAGCAAATGAATCTTCCGGGTGTCCATTTACAGCAATAATAAGTTCCCACTCATCAAATGACTGATCTAAAATAGATTGAACAGATTCAGTAATGTACTCAATTCCATTATAAATAGGCATTAAAATACTGATCATGACAATAAATATTCGTTTATTGATTATAATTGATAGAAATCTTTATTAAGTTTTTTTATAAAATATAAAATAAAATATTAATTATCCAACGTAAAATCATTAGGTAATCTTGCGGCTGCAACATTATCATAAGCAAAATTCTCTATTTGTAAACTTTTGTAAACACGATACTCAGAAATGATATATTCCTTTCCGTTTTTATAAAGAAATCCGCGCACAAAACCACCATCATTAAATGTAGTAATAAGATCTATACCATTAGCTAATTCCAATTTACTACGAAAAATTGTATATTCTCCATTTTTAATACTTATAATGGATTCTGATTGAAATACATTTTTTTCTTTTAGATTATGTCCTAATGAAACAAGCACAGGAAGATGTTCATCGTCACCGTAACTAAGAACAATACGATGCTGCATTACTATTTAACCCGTGAAATTTTTAGATAGTTTCATCACAACAGTAATCTCTGAAACATAAACCAATTATCGTAGGGTGGATCATCCTCTTTACAAAGAACAAAATTCTCTAAATCAGAAAAAACACAATCAGCTACTATAATCTGATCATCTTTAACCAAATAGTCTTTCTCAAAATAAAGGGCTAATTTACGATCATAAGTATCACGCCACCATTCGACCTTATCTTTATGAGCTATAAAGAAACCGCCAGCTATCGAAAGTTGATGAGGAGGTATTGGCATCGATGGTAATCCATCACTATTTTTTTCATTAATTATGTACGCCAACATCTTGACATAATCTTTATTATTATTAATACACGCATAATAGATTTTATCAGGATCTAGACCATAAATCTTTTTAGGGTTCGGCCAATTGACCAGTGATTCTTTAGTCATGTCATTAGATCGCCCACGAAAATATCCAATATCACACCAACCGTAATATTCTGTATCGAAAAATTTCTTGGTCATGGTTTCATGTACAAAATGTACTTTCTCAGACCAAAGCATGTTTAATTTCCAGTCAGTCCGATCCTTCAACAAATCATTCTTTTCATGATTATGCATCCACTTAACCAAGTATTTATAATTATAGAACTTGGTATATGGCTTAAAAACAAAAACGATACGCTTATTTCCATTATATTTTTCCAGATGTTTATAGCTGTCCGAATCGCAATAAACTACTAAATTGTAATTATTTACGTTCGAAAGCATATTATCGAACCATTGTTGATAAACAGATGGATCAAATTTCGCTTTGAAAACATACCAGCATGTTGAAAATGTAATAGAAGCCGTCATAAATAGTTTATATAAAACAAAAGTTTTATATAAATTATATTAAATTGTTTATTTATTCTAGATAACTTTACATTACGGTTTTACAACTTTGACAGAATTTAATGATCGTAATGTCTTACGGTTTTTCGACATTCTGCTCATTCTACGTAGAGTTTTGGTTTTCTTGGTAGGTACACAATCAAAATTTAAATCATGGAAGTGACCTGGTTTACACTTTAAGGTTAATTTTTTATTCGTAGGATTTCGTTCTAAGTTCATCATGTTTTTAACGTTATCGCCATATAATTTTGCAACTACTTTATCAAGTTCATGAAGGGTTAATATTTTGTTTTTAGTTGACTCACTAGATTTAGAAATCTTAGGATCAACTGCGTTTTGTAAATACAAAATAATTTCAGGTGCAAAATAACGATTCTCTAACAAAACCTCATCAGAGGTTAAATCGAACCCTGTAGAAAAAACATCTAGTTTGGCTTCTTTAAACCAATCACTCTTCTTAATTTCAAAGTGATCGAAATAGGAGCTCATTGAAAAAAGTGGATTACCAAAATTAGCATCTGTTTCGCCCAAATCTTTTTCGAAAGCATCGTAATCGTATTTATAATTACCATCTTCATCAAAATCTTCCTCTTCTTCTTCGTCGTCTTTTTCATAAACTTTTTCCATAATAACAGAATCATAAAACAAACTCTTAACAATGTCAACATCGATAATGCCATAATGATCTTCTAAAATGTCCTTAACACGGAAATACAATACATAATTAGAATGACGTGATGCGAAGGTAAGGTAATCTTTCAAATATCTTTTCTTAGATAATATAGGAATATGATTATCGACAAATTGATATAATTTGTAGTAGATTAAAAACATATATAATTTTATTGTCTTACCCATATCAGTGTCAATATCTATGGCTTTAGGAGATTGCTGATTAAAATTATTAATTAAATCGTCGACAATTTCTTCAACATAGGCAAAAATATTATATTCAATTTCCATATTAAAAATGAGTGTTTGTGATACATTATATTCTTCATCATACTCTAAAATTTGTTTCATAATTTCTAATGTATCATGGGCTTTTGATTTAAAAGTCATCTGAGGAATAAAATAAATATCGCGTAAATTCTGTGGTTTTACGGTATCTTCATCATCATAAATATCCATGTAAAACAAATTGGTATTCGGTTTATGATATAAACATCTCTTATCCATTATATTTCCAATAGTAGTCAAATCTGTTTTACCATCATTAGAAATTAGTAATTTTCCTGTTGTTTTTTGAAGATTAGCCAGATGATCAACAACACGACTACAAGCATCTACAAATGTTTCCACAATAAGATTTGGATTGTCCTTTTTAGGGCTAAAATAAGTAACCACGAATTCAACATTGGAAAAAGATTCACAATATTCATTACTAGCGATATCTTCTGCAAATTTGAAATCCAACACTTTACCGGATTTAGTTTTAAAAAAGAACATATCATTCTTTGGTATGGTTAGATTTTGACAAAGGTTTTTAATCATAGTTTCAAAATCGCTTTTTCCAAGATCATTAGTAACCTGGAATTTTATTACCTTTTTATTATCCGTTTTACGGTTTTCAAAAAAATAATCCATGTAATTATCATTCTCAATCTTAGAATATTTTGATGCCAGTTTCTCCTTCCTGTAAAACTCTTCCCAATATTCACGTTCTTCCTGCTCTTCCTCTGTTAGTACTATTTCTTCATCATTAGTTTTGTTTTCTGATTCATCCTGTAATTTTTTCAAGTCGACACCTATAGGTATGCCTACAGAAATATAATTATCATCTATAATTTTAGCACTTTTTCTGTCGATTTTATCCTGCAATGTTCTCAAAGCCAAATCAGAATTGATGAGTGTTTTTTTATTTTGATGTAAAGAAAGTTTAGAAATTCCATTTGTTTCAAATTCATATCCGATGCTTATAATTTTTTTAAATGCTTTATTAGAATTCAATCCTCCACCTAAAAGCATTTTGACTATATTTTATTATTATATAAATAATAACTATACTTTTTTTATGATATTACTATATATATAATTAATAAATGGATATTTCTTCATACGATACTACAATATTAGGAGTTCCCCAAGGTGTTTATTATGGACAAAATGAAAGAGTAGATGAATTGAATGATAGAATGAAAACCCGTCATTTTCCAGATTCACCATTGCAACCTAATTTTGATCCTAGATCTGTGCCTACTAAATATGCATTATTTCCTATGGTAAATCGTAGAAAGGAATTAAAAGAACCGGTGATTCCTTATTTGGATTACAATGTAAGAGCCAATTTTAATCCAGGGACACATCGAGCACCACCATCAGGATTTTTGAACAATGTTGATACGGAGACCGTTTTGAGAAACCAAACTTTTGCCTATCAAAGATATGCGGATCAATCAGTTTATGTGCCATCAAGTAATAGCGATTTGTATAAAATTGTTGTACCTCATGGTAGTATAAATGAACCTCAGCCACATCCTGACCTCTTTACTAGACAACATTTCGATCAATCTTTACATCCCAACATGCAAGGATCAAATATAGGAAGAGATAGATTTTTTAATCACACAAGAACACAACTAAGAGGAGAATAATTAACAAAATAAATATATATATTCTTAATATATATGTTCAAATACCTATCCAATATAGTAACTTCTAGAAATCCAAATTTAATATATTTACAAATTCTTTTATTTTTAGCAATCATATTATTAGTGTTTTATATCTATAAAGTTACGGAATCGCCATTAAAAAAGAAACAAAGAGAACAAGAAGGTTTTCATCAAGAGCAACCCTATGTATTGAAAATAGACGATGATATTTATGATGATTTTTTTGTAGAAATGTACGATGGTGTGAATGATCGTAATAAGAACTGCCAGAAGGAACTTTATCAAATTATAAAGATAAGCGAACCATCAAAGAATAATAGTGTATTCTTAGACGTAGGATCTGGCACAGGATGTGTATTAAATGAACTTGTAAATGCTGGATATGATGCATATGGTATAGATAAATCCAAGGCAATGATTAAATATTCAGAAACGGCGTATCCCAATATAAGTACAATAAAAGGAAATGTATTAGATCCCATGACTTATGAAAATGGGACATTTACTCATGTTTTATGCCTCAATTTTACAATCTATGAATTTTCTAACAAATCCCAATTTTTTAGTAACTGTTATCACTGGATGAAACCAAATGCTTATTTAATAGTACATTTAGTAAACCCTAAGAAATTCAGTGTTAAAAAATACATTAAAAATCAAGGAATGATTACTACTTTGTTTGATGGACTACTTCCTGAAACAGATAATGTAGAACGAAAAACTAGTACAAGTGTGGATTTTGATGATTGCAATTATGAGGAAAAATACGAATTTTTGGACAAAAATGGTAAAACTGGTAAAAATGATCCCAATGTATTATTCACTCAAGTATTTACAGATAAATTAAGTAAAAGTGTTCGACAAAATGAGCAGAACCTAAAAATGGAATCAATCGATGAAATCTTAGACATGGCCAAACACACGGGATTTATTGTACATGCGAAAACGGCAATGAAAGCACTTAATGGTGATGATAACCAATATTTGTATGTACTAGAGAGAACCATGTAAAAACATTATTTTAGGAGGGTTCGGAAGGGAACCTAGGTTCCCTTCTTCTCAAAATATATTAGAACAATGATTGAATATATTTTATTGGGACTTACATTAATTTATATCATTTTTTATGCTTATATAAAAATATCATACCCTTTTTGGAATAACCAACCAGTTTTTCACACGTATGATTATTGGCGTTTTTTGTACCAAAATCCATTTTTTATCTATAAATACAGACCGATGAAAACCAAATTTTGTGAATTTAATCAAATAAAAACTATATCTTTCTTGGACACAACACCTCAACAACGAAAAGAAATATGTTATTTTTTACAGGCAAATTATATTCAAAATGATCGAATTTTACTAACATCATTAGAGAAAGATTTAGAGGCTTCGTTTACAGGGCAAAATGAATCATCTTATATATCTATTTACAATGAAAAGAAATTAGAGTTCTCCAAAATAGATGCATCGAATGGTTTTACAAGCCAATATGATGATATTGTATCTACTTTAAAACCTATAGGATATGTTCTCTCTAGACATGTAAAATTTTATTTCAAGCAATATGTTTCCGACAACACATATTCAGAATTACCGATATATTACATAGACATAATATGTGTAAAAAGAGAACTTGATCATAAAAAGATAAACCGACAGTTATTGCAAACCCATGAATTTAATCAACGTGAAAAAAATCCTACAGTTATATGTTCTCTCATTAAAAAAGAAATTGATTTATTTCAAGGAGTAATACCACTTGTAGAATACCCAACCTATGTTTTTCATCTTCGTAATATAAAGTTTCCGCCACTTCCCACACATTTTCATACGACTTATATAGATTTAGAACACATCTCTATTTTAACGGATTTCTTGTATGTACAAACGCATTTAGATCTAGCAAAATCTTCAAAACACTTCGATATTATGGCGATTTCAGATATGGGAAATCTAATTGCACTAATAAAACAGGGACTTCTGCATCCTTATTGTTTACGAAATGGAGAACATGTATACGGATTTTATTTTATAAAGGATGCAAAAATGCAATATGAGGATATTGAAGGAGATACTTTACAATGTGTAGGTAGTATAATGAACTGTGATTCAGCGTCAATATTTTATCAAGGATTTTTACATTCACTGCATGATTTGATAAAAAAAAAAACAGTAAAATATCAGATGCTTATGTTTGAACAAATAAGTGACAATACAATACTTTTAGATTTTTGGTTAGACAAACATACACCTGTTTTTACAAACAAAACTGCATATTATACATTTAATCTTATTTTTCCACAATCACCTATTAATCCTGGTAGATGCTTTGTTTTGTGAATCAGTAGTATAATAATAAAAAAAAATTATTTTTGTATTGATCTGCGTTTCGATTTGTTTAAGACAGAAAATCTTCTTTTTTTTGATTTTTTGTATTTCCTATATTTCTTCTTGGATTTGTTCAACTTAGAAGAAATAAACTTATTATCTACAAAATAATTTTTAATAGATTCTAATTCAGGCAATGAATCGTATACTTTCAATAAATCCTGTACTTTTTTAATTGAACTATCAGAGTATAAATCAACATTGTATTTCAAGAAAAGATCCTTGATAATCGAGAATGAGTATTCTTTCAAAATATCAGTTTTAAATTCACTTTGACTTATTTGAATTAATTCAGCGATAGTTCTTTTTTCCAAAACAGGAAAGCATTTTCCATAGTCAATAATTCTCACTTTCAAATCATTGTTTTCATACTTTACTAAAATATTTCCGTAATTATTGTCAACGTGAAAAATTTCTGCTTCGAATAATGTTCTCATTAATGCCGATATTATTTCCAATCCTGTACTCTCTATTAAAGCATTGTTATCTGATTTATCAACTATCCTTAAAAAATCATCTACAGGTTTAAAATCTACCTCATTTTCCATAACAATTATTCCAATTTTAGTACCATTATGAATTGATTGTTTAGTTGTATTAATTTTTTCAGGAGAATCTTTGTTATAAAAATTGTCTACAAATTTAATAGAAGTTTCTTCATTTAAAACACTAGAGGTAATAATAGATGGACATACTGGTTTTCCCTTGTTGATTGTTTTTTCATAAACTGTGTTCTGAGCATGTACTTCTTTTTCAAATTCTTCTAAATTCATCTTAAATTTGTTAAATTCTTTTTTATAAACAATTCCCTCTTCAAGAAAAACTACCTTCAATATCAAAGAATAAATAGGAACAGTAAAATCTGTACCTGTTTCATTCAAACCAAAAAAAGGAGTATTAGTTTTTTCAATGAATTCTAATTCGTATACGTTAGCATAAGCTGTGGAATCTGAAATTAATTTTAATTTCACAGTATTTTCTTCAATTAATTTTAAAATATAATCAAATTTATCCATGTTAATTCCTTCATTTTTAAAAATAACACCGCCTTTTAACATAAAAAAATTCTTCTTATAATTAATAAACATATTTTTTTAATCAATATTGAACCAGGTATCGTCTTCCAGATGTTTGTAATAATTAAAATTTACACTTGCTTCTTTACCTGACAAATTAATTGTCAAACTAATGATGTAAATTTTGTCCGCCTTAGATTTGTACAAAGAATAGGTGTGAAACCCACAACCATCAGAACCAAAAATCTGATAGTCAGGACCACTAGCTTCTTGCTTCATTAATCCGAAAACTTTTTTTCCGTAAACCAAATCACGGCATGATATTGCTGGAGGATTCATTTGGTCGGTGGAAGTAATGAACTTCTCTAGTTCGTTGATTTGATATTCTGTGGCTGGCATTTTTGCTAGTTATGTTTACAATTGCAGGTTACAAATAAAAAGATTCAATTTTTTGTTTTTGCAAATAATATAAACATATAATTTATTATTATTTTAGCGAACACAATGTCTTTACTCAACAAACTTTTTCATTTTATATTATTAACTACTCAAAAACATAATATCGACGAATCACATGGGCTCTCTCACAGTATGAATGTGTTAAGATTCGCTAGTGAAATTTACGAAGAAGAATCAATAAAGCATCCAATCGTAAAGCAACACGAAAAGATTATTTATATTTCAGCAGCTCTTCACGATATGTGTGATAAAAAATATATGGATCAAGACGAAGGAATAAGTGAAATAGATACTTTTTTAAGCGACAAGATGAATCCAACCGAAATCAATGTAGTAAAATTAATTATTTCAACAATGTCTTATTCATATGTGAAGGCAAATGGATTTCCGAATTTAGGTCCTTATAAAACTGCATATCATATAGTAAGAGAAGCAGATTTATTAACAGCATATGACTTTGATCGTTGTATGATATACAATATGAATAAAAAAAGTGGTAATTTAGAAGAGTCATTTAAAGATGCCAATTTATTGTTTGCGAATCGTGTATTGAAGCATAATGAAGATGGGCTTTTTAAAACGGAATATTCTTTGAAAAAGTCGCTTGAATTAGAATCACAATCCTTACAGCAAATTGGGACATGGAAAAAATTGCTTAAGAGTCCTGCTCTGATTTGATTAGTACATTAATATTACACTTTTTTTCATTCAATCTGCCGATGAAATTTGCAAAGCTGTAAAGAAATAGAATTCAATTTTTTGGAAAACCTACTTTACAAACAACATAAAAATTAGATTATTATAAAAATATAATGAATCTTTGGAAATCATTATATTTTTTGTTTGCGACTGTTTCCGTTTCTGGATTTAGACCAGAAACTGTTCCAGAATTAGATATTGATAAATATACTGGACGGTGGTATCAAGTCTTGGGTGCTCCCACAAATCAATTATTTCAAGGATATGGTAGTTGTATAACTGCTGATTATGGAGTATTATCGAATGGAAGTGTTAGTGTCTTAAATTGTCAACTTGACAAAAATGAAAATTTAGAAGAGATATCAGGATACGCATATTACAAAAATCTAAGTGAACCAGGTAAACTCACTGTATATTTACAGGGAACACCATTTGATGGTCCTTATTGGGTTGTAAAATTAGGCGAAACCAAAAACAAACAGTATCAATATAGTATAATCACAGTTCCTTCTCAAATTTCTTTGTGGGTACTCGCAAGAAATGTTGACGAATTCTATAATGAATATGCTCAAATGGTTACTAATTATCTAGATACTCAAAATTATCATTATGAAACTATTTTGCAAGATGATACATGTAAATATTCATCAGTATAAATCAACGAGTGTATCGTCCTACCTTAGAAAAAGAATCCACTACAAAAATGATAAACACACCCAAGAATGTATATAAAATAAATTCCTCTGTAATATTGTTAGTTTTTTCGTGACCTTGTTCTTCCATTAAACGTATTAAATAGTTCATCTTTTCCATTAATTTATTTTCATTTCCACTAGCAGATGTATTTGCTGGGCCCATTCCCATATTAGCATAATACGGTTTATTAACTAATTGTTGAGGAGGTTCATAACTTGTCTGATAATTACTTAAATTAGTAGATCCAGTGTTCATACCATAATTTCCTGTGGATTTACTTTCATTAAAAGAGGGAAGAGCATAAGAATATTTCTTAACTTCATTATTATCATCAAAATCTTTTTTCACATTAACATTGGGATGAGCTAAAGGTGAAAAATTACCCATTTTATTATCAGGTTCAGCGTTGGCTGAAGTCATATTATTTAATAATTCATTCACACGACTATTGCGTTGTTCCATCGAATTATTATGATCTTCTATCGAGCTAGGCTGTAATTTTTTTAAATTATTTTGTTCATTATCATATGATGATATTTCGCCTACACCCTGTATTTCTGGTCTAATTTTGATAGTTTTATTCATAGTAGATTGTCTCTTCTTTGGAGCTGAATCATCATTCGTCCATGTTGAAGCAGATGTAACTAAAGATGACATTTTAAAAATAATTAGGATACTTAAAAAATCAATAGATATTATTTTTACAATAAATAACCAAAATTGTTGTAAAAATAATAACATGGTAATATAAATATTAATGGTACAAACAAAAAATACATTAACAACCATAGCACAATTCATTCCAATCATAATTATTTTCCTATTATTATCAAGGTTTAGAAATGTAGTCGATTTTAGCAATACATATCTAGGTAAATTAATAGCCGTTTTGATAATTATTTTTTATGCCAGTTTAGACAAGATTGTAGGCGTTTTTGTGTGTGCACTAATTATATTTTATTATCAGATGGACATTGTAGAAAATATGCTAAACATGGAAAATGACTCTGAACATTTCAGTAATTTAGAAGATGTAAAACATAATCATAACAATTCTCATCTAGACAAAACATTGGATGATTATATTTATTCATCAAAAGAAGAAACAATGAATTATAGTAATTTGGATGAGGAGAAAGATATATTGATTAAAAACGAAAAAAAAAAGGATAAATTTCGTAAAGAATCATGCGTTAATGGACAACTTATGAATAAAGGGTCTAAAGTAAATTATCAAATCACTGAAAAGGTGTTTCCTGACATAAAATTTAGAAGGGGGGCTTGCAATCCATGTTTAAAGAAATGCGAATTTTCAGTGATTGAAAAGAAAATGAAAACAGAAGAGAAATTAAGAAGAAAATAATAATATCACTACATTTTATAATGGGTAAGGCAAATAAGGAAAACAACATAAATAAAAAGTCAAATAACATACTTACCAATTTAGCTATTTACTTGAATGATAATATACAAGCCGTTAACAATAGCAAATTATTTGCAGGATTGATGATAATAACTTTAAATGTTGTATCCAAATTTGCGAATATTAAATTGAGTAAAACCCTAGAATCTTATTTTAAATTTAGCTTTAGTAGACAAATATTAATTTTCGTTATTGCCTGGATGGGAACTCGCGATATTTATACGTCATTAGTTATTACCATTTTATTTATCATAATTACTGAATATTTATTTCATGAAGAGAGTAGTTTCTTTATGATGCCTGAAACATTCAAAGATTACCACATAACAATGTTGGAAAACGAAAGTTCTCAAGAGAAAATTAGTGAAGACGATATTAAAAAGGCGAGATCTCTGTTGAAAAAAGCAAAGGAGCAAGATTTGATAAAAGAAGACGAGGAAGATTACAAAAGTTTTTCGTTTAGATAAACAATAATATGTAGAATTTTATATTTACATATTATAGATAAGAAATCAAAAAATAGTATGTCTAATACTGAAAACAATGACATTGAAGACATAGAAGACATTGAAGACATTGAAGAAGACCCAATTGAAAAAAAAAAAATGGAAAGATTTAAAACCAAGAATTTGAAAATGATATTAGTAACAAATATACCTTCAGAAAAAGACTACGAACGAGAAGTGTTTAATTTCGGTAAATTGGTCAATGACGACGTAAAAGTAAAAATAAAACCAGATGAATTACCTATATTTACGTATGAGATACAATATGCCGAATCAGAGTTGAGTGGACTTTCTTATAATGACATATTGAAAACATTTTTTGAAAAAAAGGAATTTTTTAAACGATTTGGTAATTCAACAGAGAAATTAGGAGAAATACCAACAGATGATAAAGAAAAGGAAAAGTATTATAAAAAAAAGTCACAATTTATTCATGCGAATATAATGTTAACTTTAAAATATTTATTACCAACCAGATTCCCAGTTGTAAACAATCATTTTACTTCTTATGATCTTTTCAAAGGACATGATCGATTAACTACGTTACTACATAATCCATTTTCCACAAGAAAGTTTGTTTATTTTAAACTAAAATCCGGAATATTTACACTTAAAAAGGTTATATGGTTAAACGACTTTTTAAACCATCCAGAATACAAGAAATTGACATTCAAAGAAAAAAGTATGAAATCATCAAATAATGCATTAAAAGAAAAATTGGCCGACATTGGGAGTGACAAAACAAAGCAGAGTGATTTTTTGAAAGAAATGAGGGTTTGCTACAAAACGTCTTGTAAAGAACCGTACAATGGATATTTGAATGTTGGTATGAACGAAAATGATGGGAATGCAGAAATATTTGTTGATGTAGAGTTATTTGAAGAACAATTAAAACCGGAAAACGAATCGGATGTGAAATGCCCATATTATGGAGATTTACTTGGTGAAGAATTGACAAGATTATTAAAAGAAACAGATCCTAAAAAGAAACCGCTGAATGGTAAGATAAACAAGATGCCTTTGTTTTCTGTAAAAAATCTTGCATCAAGAAAATTAGGTGAAATTGAGAAAGTCGCAGAAGTTATAGATGACAAGGAAAAGGCACGTATAGAACAAGAGAATAAAAGGTATGATCAAGAGGATGATGATATAAAACAAGAATACGAAAAGAATGTAGATCCGTTATTCAAAAGTATAGAAAAAAGCAGTAGTCAATTAAAAAATCAAATAAAAAGATACAAAATTAACAAGAAAACTTTTTACTTTTTCTTAGAATACAACTTTTCGGCTATATTTTCTTCAATAACAGATTCAAGTTACAAAAAAGATGTTTACAGAAGAAATATGAAAAAAGAAATTGACAATAAGATAGACGAAGAAAAAAGACAACGATCAAGATATCAAAATGTAACGGTCGAAGAATTTAATAAAAAAAAGGCAATGTATGAAATGGTTAGATTGTTGGTAGAAGAAGATGAAGAAACGCCGGCCAAATATCTTAAATATGGTAAAATAATGGGCGGATATTCAATAAAAAAACGGAGACGTATTAAAAGAAAGACTAGAAAACAAAGTCGTAGAAAGATTTAATTTTTTTGTTTACTTCTTGTGAAACTTGGCCTTTCCATTTACAAAGACACCAATCTCATCACCAACCTCCTCATCTTTATCTATGGCATAGATCTTACCATTTTCCTTGTCGCTAGTATAATACGACTTTCCGGAAATAGTAATAACAATTACCTCCTCTTCCTCCTCTTCCTCCTCTTCCTCTACTTCATCATCCTCTTCCTCTTCCTCCTCCTCAACTTCCTCATCCTTGACCACAACTTCCTCCTCCTCAACTTCCTCCTCCTCTTCCTCCTCCTCAACTTCCTCCTCCTTGACCACAACCTCATCCTCCTCCTCTACTTCAGCCTCCTTAACAACAGGATCTGTCTCTACCTTGATCTCAACAATAGGAGTTGAATCATCAATTTCATAAACAATATTAATCTTATCAGTTCTTTCTGGAATGAAAACCACTTCGTCATCATTTTCAGTAAGAGGCTCACATTGCATAGGAATAGGTTCCTGCTTAATAACAACGCGATCAGCATCAACAGTGTTTACAATTGGCTTACATTGACAACGAAACTCAGGAAGAGAATAAATCAAAGACTTCAGTGCCTTAATCTCTCTTCTTAGTCTTGCGTTTTTCTTTACTAGTTTGTTGACAATGGGAAGTCCCATCAAGGCGATATAGTTTTGCTCAGCGTCGGACATGATAATGGCTTTAAATTTAAATTAAATAATATAAAATATATTCTGATCAATTTTTTATATTATTTGAAAAATGTGTTAAATCCAATTAATATATTTACCATTTAATATGATTCCATTCTATAGGAAACATATCATCTAATATATTGTTTGCTTTGGGACCAAACCATACATGAGGATAACAGACAAATTTATCTTTATTCTGATTAAAATATCCAGCCCACCAACTAAATGAACTATTAGCAATAATATTATTTTCGCAACAACTCATTAACAAGAGTTGCTTCCAATCTTCTATTTTATCATCTACCTTCACAAACTCAATAGCAGAGTATTTTGTTTTAAGACTTTCAATATGACTACTTACAATATCATTATCTTCACTTTCACAGAAATACAAAACACGATATGGCAAAAAGGGTCTATTTATTTGGAAACAAAGAATGTTAAATAGAGCATTTTCGTAATATTCATATGGCATGATCGGATGATAATCTTGCTTTTCCTTGTAATCTCCTAGTCGAAAATGCATAGAAATTGTATGACAATCATTATCAAAGTAAGAAGAAAATTCATTTTTAACTGCAATTTGTTGTTTTCTTAATTCAATAAAGGAAAAAAGTGCGTCCTTTTCATTTTCGAAATATTTATGACTCTGATAATAACCAAATAAAATTGTGTTATCTTGAACTAGGTCTTGTGTTGGTAATTTAAAATAATGATGATGTGGTTCGCGAATAACAGGATATTGATAAAGATCATCATTTGACAAATTATTACCCGAATTAGCTGTAGTAAACTCTACTAAATTTTTTAAAAAGGAATTCCAATAAGTCGGTCTCTCTATACCAACGGTTAACACATCAGAATATGGGAATACAGTTTTGATGCGATTTTGCATACTGTATGCCATTGTTGTAAATATTTGAAACAGTTGATTACCTAATCCACCCATCAAATAACAGCTAACAGTCTTGGGTTGATACATTACAAAAGATATATATTAAAGTAATATATCTTTTATATTTATTGTGATAAGTATAAAAAATACTAACATACACCAAAATTCTCCTTCATAATACTACTTTTACTAGGACCTTTTTGTTTCTCACTCTGCTTCTTCACTTTGTAAACTCCAGACTGGTTAGATTGGCTAGTTGTTTTACCTCCATAAATGTTCATAATGAAATCTTCACTATCTTCATGCAATTCCGGTAATATCCTTGTCATAGGCTTATCAATAACTAATAACATGTGCTCAGTCTTCAATAATTTTCTGAATTCTTGTATGCTCAAATTGCCGTAAAATTTGTCCAATAAAAAATACGGATTTGGTGCAGGTTTTATGTTTTTCTTAAAATCATAAATCTTACTATAGATTTGATTCAACAGATGATACCTCTCAAATTTTGTAGAATCATCTATATTCTCTTTCATTAAATATGCTACGGCACATTCAGGTCGACAGAAAGAACCATATCCATATATTTGTTCATCTATCTCATACTTAGGTATGTAACATGATGGATTATCATATTCATACGTACACCAAAAACATGCAGATTTCTTATCAGGGTTTGAGTTCTTATATAATTGTAGTTTCAACTTCTTTAATTTGCTATTCACGTCTTTCATGTTTATGTCATCATCTGATTCATATCCCTTATCATTTATTTCCATTTTTAGGCTACAAGATTGACATACATTTGTTGCTGGAATTTTAGATTTTTCAAATTCAGAATAGGCAAACTGTTTTAACTCATCTACTCTATCATCAGATCCATTAACTTCATTGGACTTATATTCTGAAAATAATGCTGATTCTTCGCTATTGTACGTCATAATATTTGGTGGGACAATAGGATTATAAGATAAAGGATCAGTGACAATTTTGCTCATACTTGTATTATGTTCTGTTAAATCAGACATAGAACATTTTAAATGAAGTATGATGTTGGATACTGGCTGAACAAAGTCCTTCTTTACATTAGGCTTCGCAACTAGTTTTCCGCCCTTTGGCTTTCTTCCGCGCTTCTTAGTAACTGGTTCTGAAACGCTTGCTTGAGGTTCTGATTCAATAGACTCCTCAATAATAATAGTTATGTTATTAGGTACGGGAACAACAACTTCCTTCTTCTTACGACCTCTCTTTTTCTTAATCACTTCAACCAGCTCATTATCCATTTTCACTACTATACTGAGTATTGTAAATTATCATCATTATTTTTTATATTGTTTCATAAAACGTTTTTCCAAGTTTTTCCAAGTTTTTCCAAGTTTTCTCCAGTTTTCCCCAGTTTATAATAAATAGATTTGTAAACAATACGGAAACTTCTTATATTATACTGTAATCAAAATGGATTTATTAAACTGTTCTAAAAAAGAATTACAAGAATTATGTGAAGAGATGGATATACGATCATATAAGTCAAAAACCAAAGCTGAGTTGATTGCACTAATCGAATCAAAAGCCGAACAGATAGAACGAGATAATAGTAAAAAAGAAATAAAAGAAGAAGATTTAAAAAACACTTTTACTCCATTTCAACAACAATAATAATTGAAACAATATAAAATTTTGAACAAATAGAATAAAATACTCACAATGAGTGAATTGGAAGAATACCTATATAATGAAAAATACAAAAACAAGAATACAGCCGTAGTTTTAATAACCGATATAAGATATTTTAAAAAGGCGGAACAAACAATTAACGATTTGAGGACAATAGGTAAATGGCATGAAACTATAGTACTTGTTACCATAGATTTCGATTTAACTGAAACATTTAAACAATACTATGATATTATTACAGTACGGTTTCCAGAAATCGACAAGTCATACCTATTAAGTAAAATAAAAGATCCTTTTCAAGGAAGTGATGGCAGAGAATTCACAAAAATAAATCAATGGGAAAAGTTTCACATATTTGATGAATATTTCAAAAGATGGTCAAGAATTATCTATTTTGATGCAGGACATCGTATTTTTGATTCCGTAGATTATTTATTAGAATTAGATTACAAAGGTTCTATTTTAGCACCAAATGATGCCGGAAACTATAACAACCCAACCAAGATTTTTAGAGACCAGATTAGTCTTCGTGATGAAAACCTGGTAAATGAATTGGTAGAGGAATTTGGAAACGAAACTAATATTTTAGAATCACAATATTTTTTAAATTGTATTTGGGTCTACGATACAAGTATTTTGAATATTGTTACTAAAGAAGAACTAATTAATACTATGAACAAATATCCATTATGTAAAACGAATGAAATGACGGTAATGAATTTATTGTTTCATTTTAAATATAAACTATGGAAAGAATTCCCCAAATATGCATCCAATAAAAAAATATTATTTGATTGGTGCGAACTAAATAGCCCAAATAAAACTACTTGGCGCGACTACTGTTTTATAAAATATCCAGTAACATTTGATCTTGCTGGAAACTAGACGTTATCATTTTTTCACTTACATAACAAATTCTACAGAGGGGAACATAATTATTACTACCTATACTAATTTGGTTAGTTTCACTAGTAATGCGATGCGAAAATAGTGCGGGTTTTCTACAGTATTCACATTTCGATTTTAGTTTTACTACATTATCGCAAAGAGGGATAAGATCTAAAATAGTACCAAATTTGTTACGTTTAAAATCACCATCCAATCCACATACATAAACCCTTTTATTTATTTGTTCGACCAAATAAATAACAGAATCCTGTAAATCTTCGAAAAATTGACCTTCGTTTATTAATACCACATCCGCTTTATCTATTTCGTCAGAATAGAGAACATCAGCGAGTTTTCTGGTGAATATACAAGGAATCATCATCTTATCATGAGAGGACAGCATACTTTCATGGTATCTTTTATCATCTGCAAAATTAATTACGGCAATATTCATATCCATTTCTAAAAGTTCATTGTATTTGTTTATCAAAAAGGTAGTTTTTCCAGAAAACATAGGGCCTAAAATCAATTCAAGATACCCAGACATTGCTAATTTGATGGAAGTGTTCTTTATATAGATGAATATAAAATACTTTTCATTTCAATTTTTTCCATGGTTTTTTTCAAAAGTCTATATATTCATTTAAAACAAAAATATAAACATAAATACAAAATCTTATACATACATTATGAACAACACACCTAATAATAATACTAAGCAAAGTATCCCATGGGTAGAGAAATATCGCCCATCACAATTTGATGATATAGTTCTTGATCCAATTAACCGGAAAATTTTTCAAAATATATTAGATAAAAACTATTTTCCTAACCTACTTTTTTATGGACCACCGGGTACAGGAAAAACTACAACTATAATTAACATAATTAATGAATATCAAAACAAATATAACCAAAAAAATAAGGGGACAGTAATACATTTAAATGCATCTGATGAGCGAGGTATTGATGTAATACGAAATCAAATCTATCAGTTTGTAAAATCAAAAAATTTTTTTGATGCAGGATTAAAGTTTGTTATTTTAGATGAAGTAGATTACATGACCAAAAATGCGCAACAAGCATTAAAATATCTGCTTCAATCTTCTAATTATAATGTACGGTTTTGTTTAATATGTAATTACATAAGCAAAATTGATGAATCTCTAAAAAACGAATTTATCTGCATACGTTTTAATCAATTACCGAGCCAAGATATTTACAAATTTATAAAAAACATAGCTATTAATGAGAATCTAGATATGACAGATATGGTTATCGAAAAAATTCAGCAAATATACAAATCAGATATACGAAGTATAATAAATTTTATTCAACTCCATCAGAATATAAAATTATGGGATTCCAATATTATAACTGACAGTATATGGGAGAAAATAAACGATTTATTATTGAAAAACAATTCGAAGAAAGAAATTATTGAATACATAAACGATGTCAGTGTACAATTCAATATGGATAAGAAAAATATATTAAAAAATTATTTTAATTATATTATTCGAAAGAAAAAAGAAATAGTTAATGCGGAGTTTCTAACATCAGTTGAAGTAATCATGCATTCTAATGACTCAAATGTGGAACACGTAATCAACTATTTTATATCATCTGGTCAAAGCCTCTCAAAAAAAAATTGAAAACAATATAAAGAAGATTCGTTTCTTTATATATCTTACAGATACACTATTAATGTCGAATATAGATGATGAGTGGAGTCAATTCATTAACGGTAACAATGTTTCGTGTGGGTTTCCGTCGGTCTCATGTAATACTTCTATGAAGGTCGATCCATTAGAGAAATTAGATATTAGCATAACGAATGTTATTCCAAAGGATATTCCTGTATGCGATGATTTGTATATTTCTACAAAAACTAAGGTGTTATTTTTGAATCAACCCATTGATATACAAGGTATTTTTTGGAAAATCCCTATTATTGAATATGGTATGGCAAAGGATGGGGTTATAAAGAAGCAAATAAAAATTGTTTCGAAGACACCAGAGGAATTTGAGGAATATCAGCTAAAAAAACAAAACGTAAAATATTTTACGGAAAATATTATCAAACAAATAGATAATTCGAGTGGTCGCAGAATAAAATTCAAAGATGAGCGTAAGATAACTATCGGACTATCCAAGAAAGATATAATGAATTGCCGTGGTAAAGTAAAAAATGCGTTTTACAACTGCTTTGCCATTATATTTCGGTTTAAATTTGACGGATTGTTTAGAGAAATCCACGTAAAAGTATTTAACACAGGTAAACTAGAGATACCTGGAGTGTTAAATCAAGGATTGTTAGATATAGTAAAACGTATGCTTCTAGAAACACTAACGCCTTTTATTGAAGATCCGATTGAATTTCTAGAAACAGATTCAGAAGTAAATGTCTTAATTAATTCTAATTTTAATTGCGGGTATTTTATCAATCGTGAAAAATTGCACAATATATTAAGAAGTGACAAATACAGAATTGAAACTGCATATGATCCATGTAGTTATCCAGGAGTTAAATGTAAGTACTATTTCAACAATGACTTTGACTTTGACAGCAAAGTACAAAGGGGGCAGGTTCTTACCGAAGACCGTGGTATGAAAATGAGCGAACTAGGTGATAATAATAAATATACTGAGGTTTCATTTATGATATTCAGAACCGGTAGTTGCTTAATTGTAGGAAACTGCACTGAGCGCGTTCTTAAATTTGTGTTCGAGTTTATCAAACAAATATTGCACGACGAGTATAAGAATATTTATGTGGCGAATGAAGATACCGCAATTAAAAACAAAAAGACAAAACTTAGAAAGAAGATTATCAACTTGACTTCAGCATATTTAAAGGATGTTGTCAATTCACAAGTATAACCATTTTACAAAATCCTTCATATTTCCTGTTTCGAATTTTTCTTGAAAAGTAGATTCTTCTATGTAAAACTTTAATAAAGCTGAGTCATTGGAGAACGTGTCATTTTTTGAATTAACTGACTCTATTTTTTTAAGCAATTCAGATAGTAAATTGTCATAAACAACAAAACTCATATCTGTTTTTTCTTGTACAATTTCTAAAATTTGTAAAAGTGAATTGGTTTTATCTATATTATAAATAAATCGAAGTAAATATTTGTTCAACAAAATACATCTTTCATGAAAATTTATTCTCGTATTGGACCAATGAAACAATAGGTTTATTAGTTTCATTATTTTTAACAAGATTTCTCTCCATTCTTGTTCATCGAACTGTATAACATCATTATTTAATGTCATAATATTTGACAATGTTTGTGATGATTCATCATCCTCATCTCCGTCGTAAATATCGTAAATTGTTTTCTTATAGACAAACAATACTATATCTACATTATTAAGATTTTGTGATAAATTAGCTCGATAAATTTGATCAATGTATTCTAAATAATAGTAATACGCTTTTTGTGAATAATGATAAGTTTTTTTCAAATTTTTAGTTTTGATCAATACAATCTCAAACACTCTATGAATAACATTTATCCCGCTGCAAATTGAGTCGTGTGGATAATTTAATTCCTTAATAATTTCAGATTCGCATAATTGAGAAAAATAATCTGTCATTATTTTACCATAAATTTCTATTATTTTCACTTTAGGAGTTTCCGAAACTGAACGAGGCATATAAAAAGAGACACAAATTAATTTCGTAAAAAAATCAATTATTGGTTTTATTTAGACATATTTTAATTAGTATTTTTAATCAACAATGATTTAAAGTAAAATCGAAAATATAATTTATATTTGTTTAAATATAAATGCAAAAAAATCCTGATCAAGATTCTACTGAATCCAACGCTCAAAATGCACAATCTGGATACAGATTACCTGAGAACAATACACTTCAACATGCTGCTAAATTATCTATTGTAGAGGATAAGCCTATTATGATGGACTACTGGACTAACTCATTAGACAAGACTGTATTAATTGGTGTGAAGGAAAATAAGGAGAAGCTCCTTGTGAAGAGTGAGGAGGAGTATACTAGCCCAGTTTCCAAGATTTACAAGGTCGGGAAGGAGTATATTATTGTTACGGAGAACTCAATTTACTTAGTAGATGTTGAGATCCCTACCAAGAAAATTTCATCATAAATGTATAAAATTATGAAAAAGAATTATAATTTTATAAAATGTTTTTTAGCCCATCAATTTGCTCACTAGTCAAAGAATCAGGGAATTCCACCTCAAATTCAATGATCAAATTTCCAGTAGAATTGTCCTTTTTCATTCCCATATTAGGGACAACCTTTCTATAATTAGGTTTAATAATACTAGGGTTTGTATTGTTATTCAAAGACAGCAATTTTCCATTAAGATGAGGAATTTCAAAAACAAAACCACAAAGTGCATCTTTTAAATTAACCTTCTTATTGTAAGTTAGATCAAGACCGTTTCTTTTAAACTCTGTATTATTGCTTACCTTTATCTGCAATCTTAATTCTCCCTTTTGGCCATTAACATTATTACCTTTGTCAGATAAAATCATAACTTCATCATTATCAATACCTGGCGGAATGGTCAAATAAACAGTTTCGTTTTCACTTCGACGCGCATTATTTTCTATTACGGTACGTTCAATATCTAGGGTAAAATTGCAACCTGTATAACTTTGCTGTAATGTAATTTGAATTTGTTGTGATATCGGTTCAGGTCTAGCATTCATGTTGTGGTGAAAAAATTCAGTACGAACGTTCATACCGGGCATACCGCCATGAAAAACGCGAATATTTGGACCACCATGCATGCCTTGACCCATACCGGGTATCCCCCCACCAAACATCATATTAAATATATTGTTCATATCAGAAAATTCATTCATACTGTTCATGTGAGTAAAAGGCATTCCTCCCATAGGTCCACCCATTCCTCCGAATTGTAATTCCATATCATATTGCTGACGCTTTCCTTGATCACTAAGCACTTCATACGCTTCATTTATTTGGTGCATTTTAGTTACAGCGTCATCACTTGAATTACGGTCTGGATGATATTTTAAAGATAAAACACGATATGCCTTCTTTATTTCACCATCGCCTGCGTCATTCGATACCCCCAAAATTTCATAATGATTTGTCATTTTTTTATAATAATTATAAAACGATTGTTTTATATGTGTTTTTAATTTGTATATAAAGGGAAACAAAAGGATTTATCTAAAATTAGAAAACAGTATAAAAATTAGACATGACAAATTATTAATGTTAACCAATAATACTTTCATATCAAAATACAAACCCTATTTTATAGACGATTTTTGTATAGATAACAAATTAAATAATGCACTAAAAACATTACTAGAAATAAACAATTTGAATATTTTACTAATTGGCAATTCTAGTTCTGGAAAGACATCTATGCTTTATGCATTGCTAAGAGAATACTATGGACTCAAAAAAGACGATTCATTCCCAGAAAACAATATATTGTTCGTGAATAATTTGAAAGAACAGGGTATTCAATATTTCAGAAACGACATGAAAACGTTTTGTCAAACACATAGTGCGATTCATGGGAAAAAGAAGGTTGTTATCATTGACGATATGGATAATATTAATGAACAAAGCCAACAGGTTTTCCGAAATTATATTGACAAATACAAGCATAATATTCATTTTATTTCAGTCTGTACTAATATACAAAAGGTGATTGAAAGCATACAATCAAGATTACATATTATACAACTTACCTCGCCAACGAATAGTCAAATTGAGTCAATCATGAAGAAGATAACGGAGAATGAAAATATCGAAATAGATGACGAATCCAAAGAATATATTTTAATGATTTCATTAGGATCTATCCGTGTATTAATTAATTTATTAGAAAAAATATATATTTATGGAGAGCCAATAAATATTGAATCATGTAAAAAGATATGTTCTACTATTTCTTTCCAAGAATTTGAGAAGTATTTTGAAAAATTACTGAAAAAGGATCTTTCAGGGGCAATAGATATTCTTTATTCAATTTATGATTATGGATATTCCGTGATAGATATATTGGATTATTTTTTCGCGTTCATTAAATTAACCAAATCATTAGATGACGAAACTAAGTACAAGATTATTCCATTTTTATGTAAATATATTACAATTTTTCACAATATACATGAAGACGGTATAGAGCTTGCATTATTTACAAATAATTTGTACGAAATAGTGAATACTTAAATTTAGTTACAACAGAAACAAAAGTATATTGTTTAAAAAATTAAGAATGTAAACAATATAACAACTATTTATTATTATAGAAAATAAACAAATACGCATATAAATAAAATCAACTAGTATTATAAAATACTCATGTCGAATCAGATTTTTAAGAAACCAGTCCCAAAAGAAATCGTCTTTGATATATTAGATAAAATATGTTTTAAGACGGAAAAATATTATTTAATAGATATCAATGCGTACAGAAAATTCATGTTTCATAATCACAATGTGGAGTTTTGTGAAAACTTGAAGGAATATTACAACCTAAGCAAACTTTTCTACTTGGAAAGAAAAATGACATACAATTCATTTACTAACATAGTTAGGCAAATATGCAAATTTAACAATATTATGTTTACCTCACAAATAAAATACAACGAATCAAAATACAACATAGATTTTTTAATATTCTTTTAATAAAGATCAAAACTAGAATTTTTTATAAAATAATATACTATAGAAATGGTAGAATTTAAAAACATGTTTACATATTTAGTTGGTGCTGCTATATTAATAACTGGTAGTTATTTAGCAAGTCAATATAAAAATTCATTAGAATCAAACGATGAATACAAACTTATTAAAAAATATTTGTTAAATGATTCGCCACTTTATGGTTATGACAAACCCAAATTATGGATCCATACCAAATATGAAATCAATTCTAGAAAGTGGAAGGATTTTTATTCGCGTAATACGACTGATTTAAATCAACCATACATTCATTTGACCATTAAGACAATTATTAATCATTGTGGTAGTGATTTCAACATTTGTCTAATAGACGATGAATCCTTTAGTAAATTAATACCAAATTGGGATGTCGATATAACATCTTTGGCTGAACCAATTAAATCCAATTTCCGCCATTTGGCTTTAACAGAATTGATTTATTATTATGGTGGCATGATTGTACCAAATTCATTCTGCTGTACTAAAAATTTGGATGAATTTTACAAAGAAGGCACCTTAGGTGATCGTCCATTCTTCTGCGAGGCCACCAATCATACAGTAAATAGTTTGAACCAAAAGAGAAAATATTTGTTTATTCCAGATATCAATTTTATGGGTGCTACAAAAAACAATAAAACTATCTTGAGTTTAGTAGAATATTTGAAATCTATATGTCGAGATCCTCATTTTTCAAGCGAACATAAATTTACTGGAAATATATCGCAATGGTTAATTAATGCGAATAATAAGTACATGATAAATATAGTAGGAGGTGAAGTGATTGGCATTAAAACCAGCGATCGTAAACAAATATTATTAGACAATTTAATGGAGGAAGAATATTTGAATTTTCACGATAGTTTAGTGGGTATTTACATACCAGAGGATGAAATATTAAAGCGACCTAAATACCAGTGGTTTGCCTACATGACATCGGAAGAAATAGTAAAATGCAAAATGATTATTTCTAAGTATTTGGCGGCTTCATTAGCGGATTCTCTTAGTGAATATTACAAAAGTTCAGAAATCAAAAGTGTGATATCGATATAATAAGGTTTTACTTAAAAATAAATTTATTATCTATTAATATAGATAATAAATATGTTTTCATTATTAAATTCATTTGGTGCAAATAATAGAAATAAATTAATTTTAAACCCCTCAATTAAAACGTTAAATTCTTCGTGGACACCAGCGTATTCTAACTTGGTAGCATATTTTATGTTAGATGAATTACCTGGTTCTACGTTAATAAAAGAACAGATTAATGGATACAACGGTACTGCAGTTGGTGGTGTAACATTCGGTAGTGTAGGTAAAGTAAATAATTGCGGAACATTTGATGGTTCTACTGGTTACATAAACGTACCTTATCAGGTTATGAATAATTTATCACCAGGTACTATTATGTGCTGGGTCTTCGTTACAAATTTGTCAAGTAGTTATATTTTTTCAAAACAACATGATTTAGTCGGCTCAAATGGTATTTTATCTATAGGTTCTTTTATAAATGGAAACGGGACTCACCAAACAGGAACTTCTGGAATTGTCTATTGGCACTCACAAAATTTGCAGGTAGTAGCTAGTTCTTCAACAGCTGTACAAAGTAGTGTTTGGACACATATTGCTGTAACTTTCTCTACAACTTTTACAAGTATTTATATAAACGGAGTATTAAGTAGTACAACTAGTACAAATGGGTCAATACCAAATGATACAAGTCCAACTGCGACAATGATTGGTGGATTTTATACTGCAGGAGCTTTAGCTCAAAAATACACAGGTAAAATAGATGAATTGTCTGTTTGGAACACATTATTAAATCCTAGTGAAATATACCGAATTTATAAAACACAAGTTAATGGTGCTGATGCGTTTTATTTGAATAGTAGTCCGTCTTTGATTACACATTACCAATTTGATTCATCTGACGTAAATGGCACTAATTTAACAAATTACGCAACAGGCTCAGTTGATGCAACATTAACATCAGCTACAATATCAACTTCCACTTATAAAATAGGCACATCAGCGCTAGCATTATCAACACAATACGCTACTATCAACCGAACATTTACAAGTTTACAAACATTTTCAAGAGGGGTTTCATTTGCTTGTTGGTTTTATACACCCGCTATTAATAATTACCAAAGAATTTGGGATTTAGGTACTAATCTTAGTGCTATTGCTATGAATACAGATACTGGAGGTAATTTAGTTGTATACATACCTTCAACATCATTAGGTGCAGCTTCAACCGGAAGGGTTGTTACTGATGGTGTTTGGCGGCATGCTGTTTGGACAATAAGCGCTTCTGGATTAAGTACTGTTTATTTAAATGGAACAAGTGTTTTAAGTGTTCAAAGTACTTTTCCATCTTTAGTTATGGGCAGCAATTTTTTTGGAAAAAGTAACAATCCTGGAGACGCAGTTTATGTTGGAGGAATAGATGATTTCCGTATTTACGATTGCGTTTTAAGCACAAATGACATAACTAATTTATATGCTTATACTAGTCCACCTTCAGCAATAAGTTATTACCCACTCAGCCCTACATGGACACCATATTATGGAAAATTATTAGCATACTATATGCTAGATGACGCAGCCAGTTCTACAACAGTAATTAACCAAATTAATTCATCCACTGCAACAGTTAATGGGTCAGTAATTTTTGCAAATAAAGGCAAACTTAATAATAGTGCATTATTTAATAATTTGTCTAGTTCTACTGGTTATTTGAGTCTACCATCTTTAACATTTACAGGCATTAGTATGTCGATTTCTTTCTGGGCATATATACCAAGTATTACTGGCGCAGGTGAAACTATTATTGAATTGGGTAATTCTAGTTCTGACCATGTACGTATTTGGTTAAACAATACGAATTATCTTATGGGAACTACTAATTCATCAGATACTAGTTTGTTTTTAATTAATTCATATTTTAATCAATGGATTCATATTGTAGTTGTAATATCACTTGGCACAAATTGGAATGTTTATCTAAATGGAACATCTATGACAACCGTTACAAAGACTGCGTTAACATTAAACACTAAAACAATAAATAATATTGGTAGGTCACCTAGTGTTACCGCAGCACCTTATTATTATGGTTATTTGGATGATGTGGCAATTTGGAATGTCGCATTATCTTCAGCAGCAATAAAAAGTATTTATAACACGCAGAATTCGTCTTTGTATAATGCGAATATTTACACTGTTCCTAGACAAGCAATGATTTTTGATCTACCTCTTGGTACAACTACTCTGCCAACAACAGATAGTTTTGGATCTACAATAACTAGCTCTGGTACGCCAACAATGTTATTAGATTCAGCCCGTGGGTACTGTCTTTATTTTACTACAAGTCAGTATATGGCAACAACTATAAATACTGGCTCAAGTAGCTTTACTAGAGCCTTTTGGATGAATCCGCTATCAAATAACAACAATAATAATGCATTATCTTCTACAAATTGCGCAATGTGGTTTAATACATCAGTTTACCTAAATGTTAGATTCAACTTTGCTAGCGGAACTGCGTTAACACTTGCAGACACAGTAGCACGCGGAACATCAATTTGGACACATTATGCGATTACCTATGAATCAATGTTATCAATTGGTTCATTGTATGCGAATGGAGCATTGGTTGCAAGTGGTAGTGTTACATTTTCAGAAACAGGACCTCTACAAATTAATAGTTATACCGGTGGATTTAACGGTAACTCATACTTTGATAAAATTCACGTCTATAATAGAGCATTAACCCCGGCTGAAATTACATCAATGTACAATTATGAATTAGGTAATCCAACATTGTAACTTCCAACTGCAGTTTAACAATCCTATCGTCGTGAGAAATTACTACCGTTTAAAATCAATAATTACATTTAACAAATAAATCATATATAAAAAACATTTTTATATATGTAAAATGACTGCAAACATAAATATTCAAGACGCAATAAACACAATAAATTCCCTCTACGCCAAATACGAAAAAAACCCATTCATGTTAGCCAAAACCCATAATTATATCATAAACCAGCTCCCCACTATCCTTGAAAACATGAATACATTGCATATTGAACGCCAAAATAGAATAGAAGAATTAACACAAACCCAACATCAATTTATTGAATCTTTTCTTTCGTCCAATCAATATTTTTATAATTCCACAACAGAGAACTTTTTCATTTATGATGGATTAAATTATCAATTATACAATGAAGATGATATTTTGTACCATATTCTTTCCACTATCAGTAAAGAAAAGGAACTCGCAACGTGGAAACAAAGTACAAAAAACGCAATTATGAAACGCATTCGTGAAAATTCATTGATCAAATCAATTCCCGAATCAGAAACCATACAATCTGTCCTAGATTCACTTTGTCCGGTTCTCTTTACCAACAGATCAGAAGCCAAATATTTCCTCACTATTTTGGGCGATAATATTCTGCGTAAAAATAGCGAAATTATTCATTATATTGATGTAAAATCTAAACATTTCATCCGTAATTTTAATAATTTTTGTCAGATGTGGATAGGTCAGAGTTTTTATCAAACCTTCAAACATAAATATCATGACCATGATTACAATGATTGCCGCATCATAACCATTAATGATTTTGTAAAATCAGAATTAGTATATAATTCGATTATAACACAAAATGGACTCAATATCCTATGTGTTGCATGTCATTATTCAGAAAGATATGGGTCTTCAGATACATATGTCAATAATTACAGTAATGATAATGATCTGATAAATAATGTTTTTTATTTAAAGAATAACACGCAAACCGAGATAGTTGACAAATTCTTGAGTGAATATTTGGAAATAGAGAACAATGTTCAAAATACCAGTAATCAAATTACTTGGAGAGACATGCAATATCTATGGAAGAACTTTTTAGAATCTAAAAAACTACCGTCTATCATTTTTTTACAACCGTTAAAAACCTTATTGGTTAGCAAACTAACTAATTTTTATAATGAACAAGCTGATTCTTTTCTAGGTATTTGCAGTAAACATTTACCAGAGATTCAAAAATTCCTGGCTTTTTGGGAAGAAACAGTAGTTATTGACGATAATGAATCAGATTTTGAAATAGAAGAAATTATTGTATTATTCAGAATGTGGTGTGTTACTAATAAAGAAATGATGACAAATTTTAACAACAAGCAAATACTGGATCTTCTTTATTATTTTTATCCCAATATTGAGGTAGATGATGATAAATATGTCCAAAGAATAAAAAACAGTTTATGGGATAAACATTTTACTATTCAAATTGCTCTAGATAACATGAAAAATGGGAATCCAGGTTCTCTAAATAACATATCTATTTATGATGCATACAAATATTACTGTAAGTTCTCCACAAGCATAAATAATAATAGTAATACAAACACAAAATTAATTGTTAGTAAATCCTATTTTGAAAAATATGTATTTGATAATTTATCACAATACATAATAGATTCTAAATTCATTTCTAGCGAATGGTACTCTAATTAAGTTTATATAGGTTTTTTTTAAGTTTATTATGTTTTAACATTAAGACGGTATGGTAATTTCAAATCATATTGTGGTTCATATGTTGAAGCACCACCTCTCTTTTTAGTTTTATTTTTGCGGGTTTTTTGAGTCTTATTACTAATTTTAACATATCCGAATTTGCCTTTCTTAGCACCATAACCGTATTTCTCTAAACGCATCTCTTTCTTTGCTGTTCTGAATTTTTTGGCAGATACAATACGGCCCCACTTATTCATGACTAAATCTTTAATAGTGAGACCACCTTCTGTTTTGTAGGCAGTTCCATTCATTACTTGTTCTCGAGAACCAAACAATTCTTTATATTTTTTTCCATCTATTGTGTATGTTCCATCTACTGATGATCGAACCGGACGTTTCATTTTATTATATATATTATGAATAAAATAAAACTTTTTATTTCTTAGATTTCTTGGTTCTATTTTTCTTAGATTTCGTATCTTTCTTCACAAATCCCCATTTTCCTTTTTGTGTGAAATAACCAGCTTTCTCTAAACGTTTATCTTTCTTAGCAGTTTTATGCTTTAATACTGAAACAATACGCCCCCATTTATTCATCATTAAATCAGACTTTTTAAGACCGCCATTTGTTTGGTAGGCAGTTTTATTCATAACTTGTACGCGAGATCCATGAAGTTCTCTATATTTGTTTCCATTGATATGGAACATTCCGTCATTATGTCTTGTTTGACGATGCATTAGTATATATTATGGAAACAAAATTATCTAACGTTGGTATTACTAAATATTTTTAGTCTTGGCATATTAAATTCTCTTAAATTAGTAAATCTTAACGACACTAAAATAGGACTAAAATAAGATTGATAAGTAATACCTTGAGCAGCTAATCTTTCTGCAGCTGTAGATTTGTACTCTGTTCTCGGTTTCGAATTATTAACATATTGAGAATAACGCATTGCTCTAGTAATAGTCGCATCATTACCTGTACTATTCTTTATTGTTTTATGATTTGCTACCGCGGCATTTCTTTGCTGAACACATGATCTTTGAATGTCAAACAAAGTAGGCATTTATTAATATATACAGCCATTAAAAAATTGAAAAAAATATTTGTTGTTTATTTGTTCGTAAATTGTCGTGTTAAATCATGTCGAAGAATCTAGTTATTAAAAGTGCAGCCGTTGCTGATGATAAGTTGGCAAAGCAGTATCAGCGTAAGACCGATAAACAGCATATTCTGGATAATCCAGATACGTATATTGGTTCTGTTGAGAATGTCGATGCTAGTATGTGGGTTTTCGATGAAGCCACCAAAAAAATTGTATTGAGAGATATCGAGTACATTCCAGGACTCTACAAGCTTTTTGATGAGGGTATTGTGAATTGTCGTGACCATGTGATTCGTATGATCCAATCCACCATGTTGGAGAAGAAGTTCGTCACATTCATTGAGACCAAGATCAACGATGATGGTACTATTACTATGACCAACGATGGTAACGGTATCGATATTGCCAAGCATCCTGAGTATGATTTGTGGATTCCAGAGATGGTTTTTGGTCATCTCCGTACTTCTACCAACTATAACAAGGAAGAGAAGAAAATCGTTGGTGGTAAGAATGGTTTTGGTTTCAAGTTGGTCTTGATTTGGTCTGAGTATGGTAGGGTTGAGACAATCGATCATGTTCGTGGTCTCAAGTATGTCCAAGAGTTTAAGAAAAACTTGGATGAGATTTGCCCGCCTACTATTACCAAGGTCAGCACTAGCACTAAACCTTACACTACTGTCACATTCAAGCCAGATTATCGTAGATTGGGAGTCAATGGTCTGACACCAGATATGCTGGCTTTACTGAAAAAGCGCGTCTATGATATCGGAGCAGTAACTGATCATTCTATCAAAAAGATCAAGATTAACTATAATGGTGACACAATTCCCGTGAAGAATTTCCAGCAGTACATCGATCTATACATCGGAACCAAGGATGAGTCAAAGCGTGTTTATGAGCAAAGTGATGAGCGTTGGGAATACGCAGTTGCAATGTCTCCTACGCATGAGTTTATTCAAGTTTCATTTGTAAATGGTATCTGTACTTTTAAGGGTGGAAAGCATGTCGATTATATTACCGGTCAGATCATTCGTAAGCTATGTGACTACATTGAGAAAAAGAAGAAGATCAAGGTAAATGCATCCGCAATCAAAGAACAGATTATTCTGTTTGTAAGATGCGATGTTGAGAATCCTTCTTTCGACAGCCAGACCAAGGATTTCATGAATACTCCTGCCAATAAGTTTGGTTCATCTTGCACAGTATCTGACAGCTTTATTGAGAAGGTTGCTAAGATGGGTGTGATGGATTTGGCTATGTCTCTTACAGAGGCCAAGGAGAATAAACTGGCTAAGAAGACCGATGGTTCCAAGACCAAGACCATTCGTGGTATAGCGAACTTCATCGATGCTAATAACAGTGGAACTCCTAATTCCAAGGATTGTATTCTCATTTTGTGTGAGGGACTTTCGGCTATGTCTGGTATTGTTTCTGGTCTTTCTAGTACAGATAAGAACACGATTGGTATTTATCCTCTTAAGGGAAAGCTACTCAATGTTCGTGGTCAACAGATTAAGAAGATCTCAGAAAATAAGGAGATTACGGATTTGAAGAAGATTCTGGGTCTAGAAACAGGTAAGTCTTATTCAACGATTGCGGATGTTCACAAGAGTCTGCGTTATGGTAAGGTGATGTTTATGACAGATCAGGATTTGGATGGATCACATATCAAGGGACTTTGTATTAATTTGTTTCACAGTGAATGGTCGACATTGGTCAAGATCCCTGGTTTCCTTTCCTTCATGAATACTCCTATTCTGAGGGCTAAGAAAGGTCCTATTACCAAGTTATTTTACAATGACGGTGAGTATAATCAATGGAAGGAATCAACTAGTACAGCTGGTTGGACAGTAAAGTATTTCAAGGGATTGGGAACTTCAACTGCTGCGGAGTTCAAGGAATATTTTGCCAATAAGAAGATTGTTGATTTTGTATATTCTGGTGAACTTAGTGACAATTCCATTGATAAAGTTTTCAACAAAGAGCGTGCAGATGATCGTAAGACCTGGCTCGAAAATTATGATAAAAACGCCTATCTGGACACCAACAGGCCGAACGTGCCTTATGAGCAATTTATGGATCAAGAAATGATTCATTTCAGTACTTACGATTGTGCTAGATCTATTCCCAACATGGTAGATGGTCTTAAAATTTCTCTTCGTAAGATTCTCTTTAGTGCGTTTAAGAGAAAGCTAACTAGTGAAATTAAAGTTGCCCAGTTTTCAGGATATGTTTCAGAGCACAGTGCTTATCATCATGGTGAGGCCAGTTTGAACGGAGCTATTGTGAACATGGCACAGAACTTCGTTGGTTCAAACAATATCAATCTGCTAGAACCCAATGGTCAGTTTGGAACTCGTCTTCAAGGTGGTGATGACAGTGCATCAGAAAGGTATATATTTACTCTTCTCAATCCTCTCACAAGATACTTGTTTCCGGAGGCAGATGATGCAGTTCTAAGTTATTTGAATGATGATGGAACGATTGTGGAACCAGAGTTCTATGCACCTATTCTTCCATTTGCTCTTATCAATGGAATTTCGGGTATTGGAACAGGATTCTCTTGCAGCATTGCGCCGTATGATCCTGCACTTCTTATCCAATACTTGAAGCTGAAGTTGGCCAAGCAGTCTACAGAGGCCATCGATTTTGTTCCTTTCTATGAAGGATTTAATGGAACGATTCGTAAGATTTCTGAGCAGAAATATTTGATTAAGGGCTGTTATGAAAAAGTTGGTGAGGATAAGATTCGTATTACAGAACTTCCAGTTGGAACATGGACCATGCCTTATACTACATTCTTGGAGACCCTTATGGATGGATCAACGGATAAGGCAGGTAAGAAGATCAGTCCAAGCATCAAGGACTTCGTTTCTGTGAGCACAGAGGTCGCTGTAGATTTCACGGTTGTCTTTGCAAAGGGAAAGTTGGAAGAGTTGGAGGAAAGCTTGGATGCGAATGAATGTAATGGTGTTGAGAAGCTTCTCAAGTTGTTTACAACAGTTAGTACTACAAACATGCATATGTTCAACAGTGAATGCAAGCTTCATAAGTATGCGAATGTGGAGGAGGTTATTGATGACTTCTATGGTGTTCGTATGAACTTGTACAAGAAGAGAAAGGAATTCTTGGTCAAGGAGATGGAGAAAAAGATGGTCAAGCTATCCAATCGTGCCAGATATATTCAAGAGACATTGAAGGGTACTGTTGATCTTCGTCGTAAGAAAGCAGATGAGGTTACGAATCTGCTGACATCTATGAAGTTTGCAACGATTGATGATGACTTTAAATATTTGATCAAGATGCCTATGGATTCCGTAACGGAGGAAAATGTAGCCAATATTATGAAGGAGAAGACAGATACAGAAGCAGAGTTGGATGCTCTTAAGGCCAAAACCCTGGAACAGATGTGGCTAAGTGAACTTGACAATTTGGAGAAGCAGTATGATTTGTACAAGAAGAAGCGTGTTCAGATCCAAAGCGGAACCGGAAAAGGAACAGCAAAAGGTAGTGGAAAGGTTTCCGTAGATAAGAAGAAAAAGTTGCTAGTAAAGAAGTAAAATATTATTGTATTGTTAAAAAAACATTAAATAAATGTAAAATACTTTTTTTACATCTATTATTTTTTTATCAAATAGAGAACCTGAAAATTTTTTATGTGTTTTATTTGTTTTTTAATTAACTATTATCACAAAAATAATTCAAAATATTTCTTTTAAAAAGCTCTACTGGTTCTTCTAAACCAGTGGCTTCATCTGCACATTGTAATTGAAAGATTTGTGTTGCACCAAGTTCTCCAAATCTCTTATCCAAATTCTTCCCCATTTGACAAAATCTATCATAATTTGAATCACCCAAACCGAGAACAGCATATTTTATATTTTTTAATAAATCATGGGTAAGTTTTCTATCCTTAATTTTTCTCCAAAAATGGTTAGCCGATTGGGGTGCATCTCCATTTCCATGAGTTGAGCAAATCATAATTACAATTATTTCATCTACTGTCGCATCTATGAAAGTAAATCCACCTGTACTAACTAATGTTTTATTCAAAGATGAATGTATATGTTGTATTCCTTTTTCAGTTAAAGAATCACATATTTCCGTAGATATTTCCTCTGCATTTCCTGTTTGAGACCCGTACAATATATAGATAGGTTTCGACATTTTCTTTGATATATATTCTATAATAAGATAGTTTTACACCTTTTCTCATTTGATCTATCAATTTTTCTACTTACAAAAAATTGATAATGATTGACCGTATTCAGCTATTCATAAAACACAATGAATCATCTACGTCCAAACCAATTAAGAGCTATCGATGAAACAATAAAAAATGACTTTTGTTCTGGTATACATTACCATGCAACAGGTAGTGGAAAATCCTGGATAGCAATGCATATTATCTTAGAATTTTATGAGAGATATCCAAACGCCAATGTCATGTGGATCTGCGAAAAGAAGTCGATTTTAATAGAACAGTTTAATCGTGAGAATCTAAAAGATAGGAATTTCGACCATATCTACAAAAAGTACAATATATTAAATTACTCAGAATTGAAACTGAGTAACTGGTATAATAGTGTAAATAGTGGGAAATTTTGGAATAAACCAGTCTTACTTATTATTAATCGTGCATTCTTAACATCAAGTGATAAATACAAAAAAATAAAATTACAATTCGATCTTGTCATTCATGATGAATGTCATACGATCGTCAATAAAACCACCCGTCAATTCTATGACCACATGGCCTTCCCAAAATGCATTGGTTTCTCAGCAACACCAAACTTAACATTTGAACCATACAAATCTATTATTACATCTTATTCTATTTACGATGCGTTTCTAGATGGCGTAATCGTTCCACCAAAGATAAAATGGTTTTCGTGTGATGATATTTTACGATATGATGAAATAGTACATCTCATTAAAGATCAAGTTCGTTCATCAAAACTTCCCTATCAAAAAATTATCGTATGGTGTGGCATGATTAATCTTTGTGAAGAAATGGCAAAGCTTTGGTCAACCGTATTCACAGATTATTTGATCTGTCTTGATACTTGTAAAGATGTAAAAGGATATGCATCTTACGAAGAATTTGATAAAGTAGAGAAAAAAGCCATATTGTTTTGTGCAGCAAAGCATAGAGAAGGTTCAGATATAAAGAACTTGGACTGTTGTGTCTTCTTAGATAAAGTAGAAAATCGGTGCCCAAAGGTATTTATCCAATGCATTGGTCGGGTATTAAGAATAGACAAAGCAGGACTAAAAAAATTCGGACTTGTTATTGATGTACGTGCTAAGAGTTCGCTTGTTATTTGTAATCATCTGAATCATTATTTGAATTTACCGGCAGACATATTTCCATGGAAATATAATTACAAAGTTCAAGTCCAAAATGGGAAACTAGTAAAGGCAAATAATTTATTGATGATAAAACCTCTTGATAATGATGCGGAAAAGGAAAAAGAAGTACCTTTATTGAATGTTCCAGATACCATAGAAGGTCTCACATCATTGTTTGTAAGAAAATTACCCGACAGCAGTAAATACAGAGATAGATTAGATTATGAGCTAAATATGCTCTTCCGAAAAAACCTGATTTGTCATCTCTTACAGGCTATGCAAATATTAGAATTAACCAAAAATATCCCACATGTAACAAGAGGATCATGCGGATCTTCTCTTGTATGTTATATGCTAGGTATTAGTCATATAGACCCTGTATTAAACAATATTAAATTTGCCAGATTCTTAACAGAAAATCGTAGTAATTTACCAGATATTGATTTGGACTTTCCTCATAACCTGAGGGACGAAGTATTCTTAAAAATTGGTCTTACATGGCCAGGTAAAGTAGCGCGTATTAGTAATCATGTTTATTTCCACGATAAATCCGCAATTCGACAAGCTATTCGAAATGCAGGAATCCGTAAGTTCATTGGAAAGCATGATATTCCTGCTGAGTTGAAAAAGCTTCCTAGAGAAACTCAGCGTGAAATCATGAGAGAAAAGGAATCCCTAGAAAACACTTTCCGTTGTTATTCTCTCCATTGTGGTGGTATAGTTTATTATCCTGATGGAATTCCTGATGAATTATTACTGAACTCAGATAAAAATCTGAATCGTGGAGCATTGAAACAGATTATTATGAACAAGCATGACGTATCAAAAGAGAAGAATTTTAAAATAGATATTTTATCTAGTCGTGCCCTAAGTCAATGTTACGAAGTTCACAAATATAATCCAATACCATTTGAGGAGTTTGTTTATGACGAAAAAACCTTTGATATGCTTCAATCTGGTGACAATATTGGAATTATTCTAGGTGAATCTCCACTTATGAGAAAGGCATTTATGACAGTAAAACCAAAAGATTTACATGGACTTGCAGTGTGCTTATCTATCATTCGACCAGCAGCTATGGATGCAAGACAATGTACAGACGAAGAGGATTTTGACAACAATATTATATTCGACGATGATGCCATTGATTTGATAAGTGGATATCTAAATGCGAATGATGAATTAGCAGATAAATACCGAAGGGCTTTTGCTAAAGGAGATAAAGACGGAATCACTGAGTTTAAATCAAAGATTCAACATTTTACAAAAGAGGAACAAAAAGAGATTATGAAGAAATTGTCGAACTTATCACGTTATGGATTCTGTAAGGCACATGCATTTTCCTATGCTCAGTTAATTTGGAAATTAGCATATATGAAAGCACATCATCCATATGATTTTTGGAAAGCTACCCTTAATAATTGTCAATCATCCTACAAAAAATGGGTGTATTATTACGAAGCCAAGTTAGCCGGTGTGGATTATTCAAAACAACTTTTAAAACGCGATGATGTATCTATTTATGCGAATAATCGTAGGAAGAAAATCGAAACGTATACTCCATATGAGCAGCTAAAAAAATACGGATATTGGTTTATGAAAAACGATGATTTCTATCCAGGATGTTATTGCAATCAGAAAGATGATGAAATATATCATTTTAATGGAATTATTGCATCATCTAGAGTAACCAAATTTAAAAAAAGTAAGAAACTTCTCTTGTTTATTGGTGTTGGTAAGAAAAAATATGTTCAAATTAATATTGAAAATATTCGATATTTCGATTGTAAACATATTGGTATTGAAGGCACTGGTGAAATGTTGACATCTGTCGACGAAAAGTGCTCTATTATCACGGCAAAGAAATACAAATTTTATTAGAATTTTAATCAACATAAATAATTATTCATGACAGAAAAACATAAAAAATTGAAAACTTTTTTCACAAAATTAGATAAGGTAAAAATTACAACCAACAAGATGTCCAGTCCCCTTTCCACCTCCCTTCCCAGATTCCTTTCCGGTGTCACCGGCTATTATCATCGTATGCATGATAGCGACACAACTCTCTTGGCCATTAGACCAATCTCTTATCAAGAGGCCGTACTCTACGCTTGCAACCAGGATGGTGAAGTGCTCCCCTTTCCTAAGGACGTTAAGATTGACGGTGTACTGGTCAATGACAAAAACTTCACCCCTGACAGCAATGGCTTTGTCACTCTTCAACTGTCAACTGCATATAGTATCACTCAAGATATCTTTTACATGACAGAGTCAGACTATCGTCTGTGTGAATATTTTGTTATGCCTCCTAGTCCAGAGGAGAAGTTAAACTTGTACACAATGCTTGTCAAAGGTACAGCTAATAAAGACGACACAACCATTCGCGTCTCTGGCTCCATGGCAGGTATTGAGGTGGGCCGCAAGGTTTCTAGTGATCTGTTCGACATGGATTCGTCCATCATTGACGTTAATTATGACGAGAACACTATCACTGTCGACAGCCCAGTTACTTATAGTGGTAACAACATCACCATCTTCATTTGAGATTTGTCTGATATGTTGCATTAGTTTAGTTTTAGTTTGTAAAAAAGTAAAAAACCCTTTTTTTATCCTTGAATATCTTCTGTAATTTTTTCTCTACAAACTGGACAATTATATTTGGAGCTTTTCAACGATATATTGCATTCTGAACATACGCATTTATGTCCACATGGAATAAATACTGTACTACTAGAGCATGCCAAACAAATAACACAATCTCCTGCATCGAAAATAGTGATTGTGGATAGATCTGTAGGTGGACTCAAATAGTCATTTTTTTCCTGATCTGTCATGACAATAATATTATTACGTTTTACTGAATAAAATGGTTTACCATTTTGTCTGTTAGCTAGACGGATGTCGCCATCCGGAACTTTGTAAAATTTCCCTAGTTCCCGAATATCTTTGGGGAACATACAATTATAACTGTTATTGTATACATTATTAAACCTTTGATTTTCTTGATTTAAAAAACTGTGAAATTTTATACGAAGTTTTCCTGATTCTTTTATGCAATATAGAATGATCATATAGATAATACTAGGATATATTATTTATACGTTTCTTCAATTTTTTTATTAAAAATAAAGTCCGCGTCCAAATCCACCATAACCGTATCCCGGGCCAAAACCACCATAACCACCATATCCGTACCCACCATAAATTGGTCTTGATAAATAAAGAAGAGCTAGAGGATTAGGACCATACTCATACTCATAATAATAGTAATCGTCATCACGACGGCGACGATCGCAATGACTTGAACAACTTGAGCGACATGAATCGCTTGAACGACTTGAACGACTTGAAGGCATTCTATATAATTGATTTATCAAATATTTTTCAACAAATTATTAATTCCCTAAAAACAACTGCATAATGCATTCTGTAAATTACAAACATGATTATAAATTTTCTACTTCATTTTAGAAAAACAATAATGCGGTTTTGTAATTACAGATGATTTTTTTTACTGCGTACATGTAGGCAAATTATTATATTTTTGTATTTTTCAATATTAATTTATTATATATGCCAAGCTCAAGAAGGCGTGAATGCGGCAGAGGATGCTGTTGCAAAGTTTGTGTTGTAGGAAAAAGAGGTCACCGTGGAAGAACTGGACCAACTGGAAACACTGGAAACACTGGAAATACAGGGTCCGTAGGAAATACTGGATTAACTGGTAGTACAGGATCCACAGGAAGAACTGGATTAACTGGTAGTACAGGATCCACAGGAAATACTGGATATACTGGTAGTACAGGTATTATAGGTCCTACTGGTCCTGTGGGTAATATTACACTTACTGGAATAACAGGTCCCGTAGGAAATACAGGACAAGTAGGAGATACTGGAGTAACTGGTCCCTTAGGAAGTACAGGCAGTACAGGTGATGTTGGACCGACAGGACCAGTAGGTAATACAGGTGATACAGGAGTAACAGGACCCGTAGGAAACACCGGTAATACAGGTGATACTGGCAGTACAGGCATAACAGGACCCCTAGGAAATACAGGAGTAACAGGACCCGTTGGTAATACAGGTGATACTGGCAGTACAGGAGTAACTGGACCCGTAGGAAATACAGGAGTAACAGGACCCGTAGGAAATATAGGTGATACAGGATTTACAGGACCCGTAGGAAACACCGGGAATACAGGAGTAACAGGACCCGTTGGTAATACAGGAGTAACAGGACCCGTTGGTAATACTGGAGTAACAGGACCCGTAGGCAGTACAGGATTTACAGGACCTGTAGGCAGTACAGGAGTAACAGGTCAAGTAGGTAATACCGGTAACACAGGACCCACCGGACCTACTGAAATAGTAGGATATGCAGAATACATACACATAACTCAAACTCCTAACAACTCTGTTCCACCTGGGGTTGCGTTTACAATTGATACAGAAGTTTTTAACAGTATTCCTACACAAATTGTAGCAAGTGCCGGAGCAGGAGGTACTGTTTTTACACTATCACCTGGAATTTATGTCATTGATTACGAAACAAGTTTAGCATCTGCTGGTTCTATTGGTATTTACATAGGTGCCATTCCTACCAGTTTATCTTTAGATACATCAACTGTCTCAGGCTCTTCTACAGCTACAACATGGATTCACGGAAGAGGAATAGAATTAGTATTAACATCTATGGTAATCGCAATCTCTCCTGTAGTTGGAACAGCTAATGTTACGACAGCAGGTACGGATAGTAGTTCTTATATGATAAGAATTACTATTCTAAAAATCGTGTAAATGATTAGAACCAATGTATATTCTTTGTCCATTCTTTAAGCCTCATTTATTTTATACCATTTATAAGGGAGGGTTTAAAAGGGAACCGTAGGTTCCCTTTGTTAGAACCAATTTTTTAATTCTAATTGTTTGTATGTGCGATCGTGATGTTGAGGAACTTCCAATGGCAAAGCAATTGTGCTTTGATCTTCACGATATTTCATGTATCCAACTGCTTCTCCATAAACATTAGGAACTGCGTAATCTAGTACCAATTTATTCAATCGCTCAACCTGTTTTGTAATATTATCAGGATAATGTTCCGCATATTGCAAATAAATGCTTCGCATAATAATTTTCAATGAATCAATATTTTGAGGAGCTACTACAAATTTATCACCCGACATCTCATAAACTCCTGCACGTAATCCGTTCTGAATTATTTGAATATTTTCAGCAGAGAAAAACACAGATGATAACATATTCGTTTCCCAAGTTCCCTCTAAGGATTCTCTGTATTCAGTTGCCTTGTTTTTAACCGCAAGACGCTCTTGCATTTTGAAGACAACATCAGGAGATTCAGGTTCCATAAGATTGATCCTACCATTATAAACACTATTATTTAAATCAATTATCTTTTGATTATAATTCACATCATTTGGTATTATTTTAGAATAAGACATTAGTATAAAGTTATCTAAGAAATAAAAATGAGTTATTCGTACTAAATATATTTAGTAAATTTATTTGTTACAATAATATATAATGGATTATTTTTACGTAATTGTATCATCGATTGCTCTTACATTACTAATATTATTGTTAGTTCTATTAGGGCTTAGTTTAAAAAAACACAGCAAAGGTGGAGATGGTACTGCTTGGCCCCCAATTGTATCCACATGTCCTGATTATTGGAAAATAGATCCGTCAGATCCTAATTATTGTTTAGTACCACCTAGAGATCCTAACAATCCTGATCCAACCGCTGCTCCTAGAAATACCGGTTCTATTTTTGATAGAAGAGGAATTAGTGTTCAATTTAAAAATGCTACCAAAGGATATGATGATAATGCTCAGAGAATAAATTTTAATGATGCTTATTATACTGCCTGTAATAAACAAGCATGGTCTAAAAAGAATGGAATTTATTGGGACGGATACAGTAATTACAATGGCAAATGTTAAAACGTATTAAACGTTTTAAACGTATTAAACGTATTAGAAAGTTTTATATTATATGAAAAACTAGAAATATAATATAAAAACAAAAGGATCTAATCTTTTTGAAACTTAATGACGCTAGCCTTTTCACCAAAATCATAATCTATTTTGTTAAGTGCAACAGGGTAATTAAAAATAGTAAATTTACCCGATTCATCTTGATTTAATTCAACAACTTCATTTAATAATAATTTCATATTACGTATTTCAGGAAACAATTCATTTATTTGAACATCGACTGCTGTTTTTAAAATCCTATGATTCTCTGTTTTCTTATATTCCTTTATTAAATCTCTTACTTTTTCAATCAACAAATAAATCTTCTCTGTTTTTTTATTAATAGATTCCTCCTTTTCTTTGTTATTATAAAGTTCATTATATTTGACTAACAAATCCTTGAAGATTTTACTGTTTGCATTGTAATTTTCTAATTCTTTTTTGAATAGTTCAACTGACTTTTCTTCCGTTGTATAACTAAAAAGTGTATCTAGTTTCTGTCGAATAATTAAATCTTTTATATCATTAATTTCTTCTTGATAAACATTCAAAATAAATACCAAATTAATGGTTCTTCCATTAAAAATCTTTATATTTAAATTGCATGGATTCCCTTTGTCACCGCATATTGCTGTATATTTATCATTTTCTCTATTCGAAAAAATAGTACCAACTGGACGTTTACAATTTATACATGGTGGCTTTACTGATAAAGCTGCAAGTTTTCCTAATCTACGACTAGACTCTTTTTTAAAGGCTTTTTTCATCATATCTGATGCCTTAGTCTGGTATTCATTTTTTAATCGAAAAAATTCATTCAGTGCTTCCAAATAATTCTTTTTTTCTTCCTCATCTTTACCGTCCTTTTCTAAATCTTTTTCATATTCAGGAAATACGGAATTACGAAATTCAATGGCAGGTGTATTTTCCATCTTAAAGTCAATTATTCCCACCGGTAAATTCTCAATCAAAGTAATGCGATTATTCGAAATATTCAACGTTTTTAATTCGACCAAACCGTCAAGATTCAAGAACTGTAATTTATTATTATCACATGATAATTCTGTTAACTTTTTTGATAGATTTTCTAAAGTGGGAATTTGATTATGCGAAATAACAAGTGTCTCTAAGTTTTCTAATTTTGAAACATTGAGAGCTGTAATGTGGTTAAAAGGTATTTTTAAATGTTTTAAACTAACAGGTAAATCTTCCAATTCAATTAATAAATTATTTATGCATTCAAAGTGAAGAAGACCTTCATATAATCCTGCAATATTGGTAATCTGACCATCCTTTAAAATAATGGTTTTAATATTACCATAACCCTCAGATTTTAAAACAGAAAAGTCAATATCACCGAACAGGGTTTCTTCTATTATCAATTCCTTAGTACTTTTTGGAAGACCTGCTAAAATTCCTAATAGTTGTTCCTGGGCTGTATTGTTATCTTTTATTATATCTTCACGTTGTTCATCCATTTATGTAATGTTAGATATTATGTATAATATTACATACGATTATATTATTATCTATTTATTGTATCTAGTTTTTCGTTTTTTTATCTTACGATTCTTTCTAGACCGTTTTTTTCTAGATAGTTTTTTACCGCCAAATTTATTCTTAACCTTATTAATTAAATTTTCCTTCTCAAGCCTAATTTCATTACAAAAGGTATCTTTCGTAAGTCCTTTTTCATCTAAATCAGTGGCAGAATTTCTAAATGCATCATCACATTTGTATTGTAATTTCTGTAACTCAATGGATAAATTATCACAAGATTCCTTATCACAACAAGTTTTGGTTTTTAAAAAATCATGATGGTCGTATACTTCTTTTTTCTTCTTTTTTTCTTCGTAAGTTTCGTCAAAACAGCTCATTTATAATAAACCTAGATTTTTATTCAACTAACTCCATACCGGATAATTCGTGCATCATACGAATGCTTGTAGTTTCAACTAAGAGTCCATTCGCATATACACCATAATTCATACGACGATCTGTATGTTCAAGAGCAAAATGCCAAATAGTATGGAGACCCTCCATTTCATACGGTTCTGATCGTTTATCTAAACAAGCCATTAAACGGTATTTTTTATCAGTAATCATTAAGCGACCAAGCATATCAATTGTATCTTCTTTTTGCTCATCTGTAAGATCATCAACTAATATAGAATGGCAACCAGTAACAATTAGATCCTCATTTAGATCAGGATAATTATCTTTTGTGCATCTATACAATCTATTCTTTGATCGTAGCAAATTGGATGGATTGTAAATATTGGAATGTCCAATAGATTCAATAGGAATGAAACCGTGAAGAGCGGTTTTAACTAAATCTCCTTTGCGTAGGTCTCGTATAACTACGTATCCTTTATCAGTGAGGATTTTAGTATCTTCGTGGAAGCATATTGATGAAGTCAATAAAGATAATTTAATTATACTATGGTCTTGATAGTCAGCGATATAAATTTGATTTCCCAAAACAGCAGTACCCTGTACTACAAGTCCGTTGTTAATATTACTTCTTAAAATAGAACCATTAGCCATATCAATTTCTACAACAGAACAGCCTCCTTGACCAAACGTTGTTGCGTACATAATATTGTTATAAATACTTATAAAAGGTGCTACTGCATATGTTGTACACCATGATTGATTTGTTATCACACCATCTGTCATACTTATTTGTGCTACACCATTATTTGTGCCAACATACATGTAATTACCGTAAATAGCAAGAGAATACAAAGACTCATCTGATCCTAATCCTCCGCACCAATATTGATTTGCAAAAGAACCATCCGACAAGTTTATTTGAGAAATAATAGTATTTCCCGAATCAACGTTAGTACAATAAAGAAAATCACCATTAATTACTAGTCCAAATGGCGAATTAACGCTACACCAAGATGTATTAACATTAGGATTGTATGATAAATCGATTTGTGATACTACATTATTAATTGAATCAGCTACATACAAATAAGTTCCAGCAATATCCATTTGCAATAATTCTGTTCCTGTTCCATTAGAGTAAATTTCGGAGTTGTTATCAGTACCGTCAGATATATTTATTTGCTCAATAAATCCATTATCAGTTGATGCATAAATAAAAGTATTAGTCTCGTCAATAATTAAACAGTCAGGTCTATTTGCTAATACACACCAGGAAGCAATGCTTGGTCTGGCAGAAAGAGTAGATACCGTATTATTTTGCCAAGGATACATTTTGTATATATTCTAAATAGATTATTGATCGTAGTAAAATGAAAAAAACTACATTTGGTTTAAATATGGTAAATCGGTTATAGAACTTACCTGCGATTCCTTTCGTTGTTTCGTATCTTCTTGATGATATCGTATTTTTGATAAAATGTACTGCTGATCTTTCATCATCTTTTGCTGTTTTTCATATTCTGTTAATTTTTGTTTACTACAATAATAAAGAACCAATCCAACTATCCCCAAAAATAAAAATAAAACCCCAAAATTTAGAGCATAATAATAAATTGAGACCCGGTTTTCGTGGCATTTATGTAATGTATTAAATAAATAATATTTTGCGGAATTTTCTATGAGACGTGGAGGATCGACAGAATCTCTGTTCATTTAAAATAATTATCAGTATATAAATATTTTATGGATTTTTATTGACAAATAATACCGTACCACAATGATTAGTACCCAAAAATTAATTTCATTAATTTCATTTTTTTGTTTTTCTAAACTTTTTCGTTTTACGCTGTTTTTTCGTTTTACTGTTTTTCCTTTTTAACATTTTTGTTTTTTTGTTTTTACGTGTTTTTTTACCTCCGGTTGGTCTTACATATTTGCAAATATCTGGTACATTACCCAAGACTATTAATTCCTTACATGTATTAACTATTTCTGGTTTTCTTTGCTCTTTACAATCATTTACTTTTCTACTAAAACTACATTCTTGTTTAATATTATCTAATTTTTGGAGAGCCAATTTAATCTCATTATCTTTTTGAGTTTGGGTTTTACCAAATAAATTAGCAAATCCAATATTAGTATACAAACTATCCGCGACAGAATTAGTTGTACTACCTATATTTCCCAATACATGACCTGTATTGTTCAAAACAGTTTTTGTACCATAAATTGTGTTTGATGGAAGTGATGTTATATTAGAGAGCCAACTATCATTCGGTTTTCTTTCTTCTTCTTGTCGTTCCTTTTCGTAATTATAAAGTTCATTTGCATGTGCAAGATCTTGTTTTTTAACAGCAACAAGTCTATCAAAATCTTCTTTCCTTTTTTGGTTTTTACGAGTTTCTACTTTTTTAGTAAGACATTCTTTATAACGCGGACATTCGTTTATTGACTTTATTCTGGTATTAAAAAATTCATTTCTACAATTATCATTTTGTAAAGAACAATCTTCCTTTTCTCTATTTGTGGCTTCATTCATCATAGTTAATTATATAATACTATTACAAAATAATGTTAAAACGGTTGTTTATGCAATCATGATAAAATAGGATACCGCTAGATAACAAAGAATTGCTAAAATAATGGAAATAACCCAGATAGGGACGACAGTTTTATGACGATATCCTACACCAAATTCGCGAAAACTTCCATCCTTATCATAAATAAGTCCGGGTTTTAATAAATGAATTGATGTAAATATAACAAGAAATAAGAAAATAGCAATATTTAATTTATGATATCTTACAAAACCTTTTAAATACATGTAGTTAAAATAGGGAAATATATTTTTATGAGAAGAAAAATTGATTTAATCTCCCAAAATTATAATTATCTAAACTAAAGAATGTTCTACAATCGGATTTATTTTACGTCAAGAAATACCTTTATTGGTATTCGAAAGAGAATCAGTTATAAGAAGCATTTTTGTTCGTCAGCTTTTGTTTCTAATGAAGGACCAGATTCGAATCCTGATCCAGATCAAGACCCAAATAGCAATGTGGACAAGATATTAACGTTTTTGTTATTAAGTACGGGATTTTATTTGGCAAACAGACAATAAAAAATTTTATTCATCTATAAGCATCAGTGCCATTGCGGCATAATTATGCAAATCTATTAATGTATCTCTAATTCCTTCATCATTTACTAAATTAACCCCATTTTTTGTTATCGACATAGATCTTTGTAGTTTATCTTCTATCCTCATTAAAACACCAATGATGCCATACTTAGCAAAAGCATCACCATAATCAGCATTTTTTTTCGTAAATAGTTCTAGCGCCTCTGTCTGGATCTTCTTCATTTGATCTACCCTATTCATGTTTATTAATAATACAAATCATTATATTTATATTATTTTACAAAACACTAACTTCTGTAATACAGGGAACTTTGATCAAAGGAGGGGTTAGAGGGTAAACTAGGTTCCTCTCAGTTTTCGAACTCCCTATCTTCATCATAAAAAACACCATCTGTGAAATTCTCTCCTAATTCTGTTAAATCAACTGCTCCTCGTTCATAAATATCATCAGGTGCATCGCATTGCTCATAAATATCCACATCATCTGCATCTAACAATTGTTCTGTATCATCAAATTCTAATTCTTCGCCGTTCACCAACATATCATCAATCTCACGGTCGAATGTCTGTTTATCATATTTATAAAGACCCTTCTGCTCACCAACATTCCAGCGTCCAATCTTGTAATTCTTCAAGTCATTTTCTACCTTACGTTCCTCAATACTTAAATTACCAAGACGTTCTATAATCCCCTTCTTCTCAACATCTTTATCACGCTTTACTTTTTGCATGATTTGTTCATAGGTATAATCAATCGATTCCTTATTCTCCTGTTCTACATTTAAAAAACATAACAATAGTTCAGCTACTCTTTTTTTCAAATCTTCCAAGTCACCTGTAACGATTTCTATTTCATCAATGTCACTATCAATATCTACTAATTCATCACGTACTTTACTCTGAGCCTTTAATGAATTAGCGGGATTACTTCGCTCTCTAATTTTCTCTCTATGAACCTGTTTAATTGTTTGGATATCCGTCCTAAGTAAATCTTGATCATTCGACAATACAATATACTCATAAATCGCTGAATAAAAGCAGTATGAATACAATAAATAAATACATTGTTTATCAAAGAGACAATGAAATGAACGTATTCTTTCTCCCTCTACATCATCTCCCATATCTTTCACCATCTCAGTAAAATAGGGTAATTTTTGTAAAAACAAAGGCAAATCCGTTAAATATCCATTTGTTTCACTGTTGCCAGCAATTTCTTGTAATAATCTTAATAAAGTAGTATCACCTTTAAATTTCTCGATTTTCTCATAATATTGATCTAAGAATTTGGCAATGATATCATTATGTTTTTCTGAGAATCCCCAGTGTTTTGGCACATTTTTATAAAAACCAACATCATTGATTAAGATAGATGGATAGGTTTTACAGAAGGCTTGAACAGAGTTGTTAATAAATTGTGTTACTGAATAAACACCTGTATCATAGTACAATCCACTATCTTTCATTGGACGATCTGTCTTCCAATTTTGTATATTGGTTAAGAAATCATGCATTTGTTCATATTTACGCTGCGATAAATTACCATAACGCCCTAAAAATTCGATTATTTGTTTATACAAATCCTGATTCATTAATAATAAATGATTCTTTAAGGCATTCAATTCATTAGACACTTCATATGACATACATTTAGGTTTGTATGTATTCAACAAGGCTAGTAAGAGACGGCGTAATGGTTCGTCAAAAATCTTTGAATTAGAAGAATCCAAATGCTCTACAAATTCCTTAAAATCATTTACTTTGGAGAACATAACAGGGTTTTCAATAACAACTATATTCTCAGTATTCACAATATTCATTAATTGCATCAAGTGGTCAACATTATATTGATTCGCATTGGATTTCAAGAATTCTATTTTTTCATAAATGGTCATGGATGAATTATACTTTGCTGGTTTTTCATTACAAATTCCCTTAAATTGTTCAGGGATTGGACGATTTTTATCAAAATTACAATAATGAATGATAGTGGAATAGATTATTTCCGGATCATCCAAATTATTTCCAGATTCACCGGAGAAACGAATACCTGTAAACGGCGCATGATACAAAAAAGCAGGAATAACAGACTGTCTAGCAAAAGTTAATAGAGTTGCCAATTTATTTGATGCTTGCACATAGTGTAATATATTTTCATCTTCCTCTGAAAAATACATAATAGGATTTGTTGCATCTAATTTATCATTACAGCATGCATTTTCTAAAAAGGGGATCTTTGCTGAATTCTTAAGTATTAAATCTTTTTGGGATACTATTTGGTTAATGCTTTCAATGATTCCAAATGAATACTGCTTTAATTTACTCACTATAACATTTATACTTTCTTGTTGACGGTTTGATCCCTTTCGCATATCCTCTTTCAATTCAGATTCAAAATCAGAAGAGACATTACGTATATTTTTTACAATTGAAAATTGCACAACAGGAGGTAAAAATCCCTTCCACTTTGAAATATTATGCTCTTCTGGTGAAACTAATCCGGGATTTAATATCATAAACTCACGCTTTTTAACATACAAATCAGTTACATCAGAACGCTTCAATATATAATTCTCAAATATATCTTTCATACGCCTAACTAAAACATCTGGTTTTATTTTTTCAATTGCATACCAAGGTTGTGATTCTTTGGTTTTCGATTTATCTAAAACACAAGCCATATATTGTAATCCTGTCATATCTTCAACTCCACCAGAGAGTGGAAATCCACTGAAAGATCTAATGCATCCAGGGAAAGATTTGGTAGTTTTAAAAGAAGGAATAGCGGTTTGAATTGCTACCATAACGCAAGAAGCAATAATAACAATACGGGTTTCATCGCGATAATTTTTGTAAGGTTGAAGAGCTTTACCTTTATCTTTTAATTGTTTATCAGATTTCTTCTGATAAGATGATTCTGAAAAAATGGCTTTATCGAAAAGTTCTCTTGACATCGACATTACCAAATCCTCCATTGAATCAAAAGGAATATCCATATTACGGCAAATCGTAGAGGAAACATTATAAATTACTTCCGCCATTTCATTCTCAAAAATCCGTATTTCTTTCTTTTTTTGCATAGCTTCCATTGCCACGGTACCCAAATCCTTTTCAATTAAGTCATGAGTTGTAATACGGAATCCGGTTTCGTCAAATCCTTCTTCTGCTGAAAAATCTATTTTTCTTAATACAAATCCACTATGTTTATCTACGATAGAATCACCATCATCACTCAAAATACCTACGCTGTTACAAAGTAAATCCAATTTATTAGAATAATCAGCGCCCGTAACAAAAGACTTTGCTAATTCGTGTATAGAAAAAGGAAATAGTTTTGTATTGGTTTCTTTACAATAAAGCCAATTAGGATTCTCATCCAAATTATCTACCATTGGTTCTCTGCAGTAATTTTCAACAAAACGACAAATATCATATTGTTTTTTGACAAAATCATCTTGTCCCATAACTAGATCTCTCAATTTCAAATAGGGCGAAAATACTAACTCTTCTACATCCGCCATATTTCCTAATGCAAAGGCTAACCTGGATTGTCGGTAGAGTTTAATTTCATTCAATAAAAAGAGTTTTTTCATAAATTTCAAATCGTACTGTATTTTCTCATCCAATTCTTTCTCTAATTCTTCTACATTGACACTGTAGCGTTTATCAAATTCATTTTGCATTTTACGTTTCGCAATCTCTTTCATACGATCATAAGCATCATCCTTTGATTCACAAACATTATTCGTAGCATTCTTATAGCATTTATCCGTTACATTACAAAAGATTGTATTAGTATCTAAAAATGCCTCTTCATCAATATCTTTATCTTTTACCCAATTTCCCTTTAATCTACGGTAATAATTCGTCTTTTTACGGGCTTCTGCCTCTATAGCAATATCTTTCTTTTCTTTTTCAGTAAGTTTTTCTTTATCCACTTCTTTTGGTAATTCCGGCTTTATTTCTAGAACGGCATAATCTCCATCTTGTACTAATTTTTTACCTGATATGAGTGTTTTAGCAAGTTCAGTTGCTTGATTTTTAGGACAATCATGTTTATCTATCAATGTTCGCTCCATAAATTCAACAAACAATTCCGGAATCATCGATGATTTTTCTTTCTTGTATCTTTTCATTATTTCATATGGTGAATCGTCAAGATCGGTATCAAAATATACATCATCCTCATCATTATCTTTCTGTAAATCACGTACACTAGAATATCGCTTTGCCAAGTATTTACGAGCACAATCCGCTGGTTTTATCTTCTCTTTGTCAGACATATCGTCAATATTAGGTTCAGAGAACACATCTAATAGTTGATTGGGTGTCATAAGTGAAATCAAAATTGCCGTAGTTGTATTGCAATACAAAGTCGATTGATCATGTAAGATAATATTTGATAATGTTTCCGTGCTAGATCGTGGATTTTCATTATTTATTTGATATGCTTTAAAAAACTCATCTGACAACTCCTTCTTCTCAGTTAGTAATCGTAATATTGGATTAGGATTTGAATTTACATCATATTTTGCATTTCTAAGCGTAGCAAAATCAACTGCCTTCTTTTCTATATCAGTACGAATTTCGGCAGTTTTCTCTTTCATGATATGACGAATTTCCATGTACTCACGATATGTTATATCAGATGGATAAATGAGAAATGGTTCTAGTTCTTTTACAATATCAAGAAAGGACAACTTATCTTTTATATATTTACGAATAAGACGAATAAAATATTGTTTCTTAGGAATGATAATGTCTAGAAATCTATTCATTTTCTCTTCTTTATCGACCATCACTTCGTCACTTAATAAGAATTCATGCACATCTGAGAAGAATGCTTTCTTCGAATCCTTTTCCATTTTCTCATAATCCAATTCCTTTGTAAGATCACTTATAACATGAGGTACAATATCCAGATTCTTTTTAAGAAGTCTGAACAACATAAACATATTATGATGAAGAGTGGCCTTATCGAGTATACTACTAGCTGGTAAATCAATAGAAGAAAACCGTATAATAGGTTCAGGCAACATTAAAAGTGATTTAACTGTCATAGAATCATTGGGTGTCATCTTCTTACGAAAATACACTGTTTTTCCATTCTTAAGTTGCTGTTCTTCTAACTTGGAAAGTCCAAGAGAATACCTTTGAATAACATATTGCTGTTGATTAACGTTATTCTTTTTGTACACCGTACTATAGAATTCTTCCAAATTACCAATAATAGAATCTATGCCGGTCATTACTTCGACAGTATCTAAATACTTTTCTTTGTTTAATGGAGGCGTAAATGGAGTCATCAAATCTTGAATACGGTTATACATATTTGAATATTGAACACTTGGATCTTTGCTATCTTTTTTATAATCTGTTTGTTTTTGTTCAATTTGACGTAAGGAAAAACCTGATGATTCACTTACGATTTCCGGTAAATCTAATTCTACATCAATATCATAAAGTTTTCTACGATTTGCTAGAACTGGTACGATCCACTTAAGTTTTTTATCCATTTTTTCAATATGTTCTAATAAAGGTTTATGTGCAAGTCCTACTGTTTTTACATCATATACATTATCGTTTTTATCAAATTTTGAATATTCTGATCGTAAGTATTTGTATCTTTCAATAAGTAAATGAATATTATCTAAAACCAACTTGTTGCGCTGGCTATTCGGTATATTTGAGAGGAGTTCGTCCATCAAATCATTTACTTGAACATCTATACCAAAACGCTGATTTCCCTCTGGAATTTCGACTAATTGGGAAATTTCTTCTAATTTTTCTCCAAATACAATACCGCTAGATTCAACATACATTTCATGAAGTTCATCACGTACATTCTTTTCTGCCTTAGTTCCCTTGGGAATATGAATGATGGATTCACCAGATTCCGTATATTCTACAGTGGCTAAATCCTGTGATGAATCGTATTCTTCACCTTCTTCCCTTTCACCAGTTAACATGGTTAATGTAGGAACTGTAATCACAGAGGGCTTACTGCGGATTTCTATTTTGTCAATGTGAATGTTTTCAGGTATACCCTTATAACCAAAGTTGATATAGATTGTTTTTAATTCTGGAAATGTTGTTACTTCAATCATATCTTCCTCTAAATTAGTTATTTCACCTGTTATAATAGCAGGAATATCACCACCAAAGTGTATATTTATCCATGTACGTGGAAAAAGATTATTTTGTCTAGCATAACCCTTTTCATCACTACGACTCAACAAATTAATTTGGATAATAGATTCATCAGAAAGTGAGCCATCTTCACCAATATTAATCTTATACTGATTATAATTGCTCACATCAACCATTTTAATATAATCATTGTCAATATAGGTAATCAATGCAGCCATCTCATGGATCTCATTATTGGTTGGTGCAATAATTTCTATAATATCACCAAATTCTAAAGTAATGGATGTATCCATTTGTTCAGGAGAAATAGTGCGCTTCTCCAAACTTTGAACAACCAAATCTTTTTGGGATAATGAACTACTACTATCTTCTTCTGAAACAGATATATCTTTTGATTCCTCTTTGGATTCCATTTTATATAACAAAATATATAATATCCATCTAAATTATATTTTGTTACAAACATATATGGTAAATTTCAAAAAGTTATATTGTAAATAAAATTAAACATAAGACCTGTAGAAATTATATAATTATATATGAGAGGCATTCATCTTATGACTAATAAATACAATCTAAGTTTAGAAACAGCAACTAGCAATTGTAGAATAAAAAAGAAAAATTATTATGCAGAATCATCTACTTATGTAATATTAAACTATGATAAAAATTTCATGTCGTTTGATGATGTAAATACGGGATTATATAGGTCAGTAATTTTTTCTTATCCTGAAAAAAACGTTGTTTGTTTTTCACATCCCAAATCAATTCCTTTTTCTGTATTTTCTAATAAATATCCAGAGATTACAGACAATATATTTATTAATGAAGCAATCGAAGGATTATCAATAAACTTGTTTTATGATAAGAAATTATTGAAATGGAATATCGCAACCAAAAATTCAATAGGTGGAAAATATTGGTTTTATGGAAAAAAAACCGACATTTTGTCAAAGCCTATTACGTTCCTAGAAATGTTCTTAGAAGGTATACATGAAGATACCACAAAAGACCTAGCGAATGTTGAATTATTAAATTATTTATCAGTAGATTATTGTTATAATTTTGTTTTACAACATCCATCTAATTCAATCATATTACCAGTGAAATCTGCCAAATTGTATCTTATTGGTGTTCATCTTATTAGGGATAACGAAGTGGAATACATTCCACAAAGTAAATACCAGGCGCAGTTTCAACATTTGAATGGTGTTATTTTGTTTCCTAACAGTTATAATATAACTGACTTTGGTGAATTACCAACTGACAAATTACATAAAGGATATATGGTGACAAATATGGAGACTGGTGAAAGATGTAATATAAAAAATAAACAATATGAGGATTTAAAATCACTTATTTGTATTAAACCAAGTATTCAATATCAATTCCTTTGTTTGAACCGTATAGGACGTGACAAAGTGGATGAGTATTTAAATATTTTTCCAAAATTAAAGAAGGAATTCTGTGTTTTGCGTAATTTGTACGATCAATTCACTAAAAGGGTTCATCATTGTTATTTGAAAAAATACGTTTATAAGGATGAAGAACCTATTTTAGAGAAATACAAATCTCATATTTATAAGATACATCATACTATTTATTTGCCGAAATTGAATAAAAATACTATAGCGAGAACGAAATATCGTGAAGTAAAGGCATATTTTGATAATATGGAACCAAGAGAATTGATATACATTTTAAATTGGGATTGTAGAAACTTATAATATTTTTATAATATATAATGGGATCATCTTTAACTACACAAAAACCAAATCAACCTGTACCGGTTCCTGGACAGGCACCTGCGCCCGTCCAACCGCCCGCAACTACTAGTGATGTTCAACAACCTCCTGCTCAAGCGCCAACGATGGGAGGTAGAAAACACAGAAAATCTTCCAAAAAAGGAAAAAAGAGCGGCAAAAAGTCCAAATCAGGCAAAAAAAGATAAGATATTAATATATATATGTTTAGCCAATACAAAGATATATTAGGAAAAGAGGGTGAAGGAATCCATTCGTACAGATTTTTAAACTTTGCTATAATGGATGTATTAATGACAATATTTGGAGCTTACTTGATACATTATTTTATGCCTAATTACAGTTTTCTTTTTATTTTGTTATGCTTGTTTTTATCTGGTATTTTTCTTCACAGGTTATTTGGTGTAAAAACAACCGTCGATAAAATTATTTTTAATTAAAAAATTTATTTATTTTTACACATTTTTTCAAAATAAATGCTTGTTTATTTTGAATTGAACTTAAATATTACAAATCAATATTACTCCTTTTCTCGTTTAAAACTCAATGACGTATGGAAGATGCACTCCTTCAACAGTCTCTGGTTCATCTTCCATATGTTCCAAGACAATCTTATTAAAATTTTCCTTACAATTAATCTTATTCACCTCATACCAAAAGAGAGTCTCAAAATGATTAAGACTGTACATAAGATGTTTGTATGTCACGAAATTCTTTTCAAAAACAGATAAACCTTCTATTTTGTACCCAACAATACATTGTCCCTTATCCGTATAAAATACCCTCATTTCCATGTTTTCTCCTTCGAAGAAGTTGTTTACATAGTCTACAAAATGACAGTCCATGTACATATTTTCAGTTAACTTATGTTTTTGCATTATGTCACATTTTACTTCTTCGAAATCTAAACTAAAAAGGCGAAAAGCCTCTTGGCAGGTAACAGGAAATCCAAAATAAAGAGGCATGCTTGGTTTTTACTTGATAACTATATGTCCAAAAAACAATCAATTTTTTGCATGAATATTAAATGAGAAAAAGGTGTAATTAATTCGAATATATTTCTGACAATTTATTGAGATTTTGAATATATTTCAATGAATGATTTTTATTTGTCTCATCCATATCTTTGATCGGTCTGCGTATATTATTAATCATTTTGAGAATTTCCTCAGATTTATTCAAGTGAGCTAGATCGGAACCATAGTCTTTTTCTATGAAAAATGATAAATCGCCATTATCAATTACATCTTTGTAAGGTAAAAAAACATTACTATACCATGCCTTTATAATAATTGTTGGGTTAGCACGTTTGATGGTGTCAAATGATGTGATTGCGTAGGATATCTCTTTATTTTCTGGTAAAATACTCTTTATGTCATCTAGAAAATCAAAAAAATGCTTGTTAAAGGTACGAAGTATAGTTGATTTGTCTGTCATTCTTTGTTAGATTAATAATGTAATTTTTATATTTATTTTTCTTTATGTTTAATAAAATAAATAATCATAGAAAACTTGGAAAAAGAAATCGGCCTTGAATTTAAAAATGGACAAAAATAAATGTCCAAAATCGATTATGGCAAAATAGTTTTGTAAAAAGGCCTTCGTAAAAAACGGGTTATTAGCATAATGCATTAAAATCGTACATTATTATTTTTGTACGACTGCATAATAAAAATACATAATTCTACGCGGAAAAGGTTTAGACATTAATTCTGTTCAAAATGTATATGAACACTTTGAACAAAAATCTTGCAAAAAAAATGCAAAAATTTAATTGCGAATCATGTGACTTCCACACGGGTAACAAAACTAATTATGATACTCATCTTTTAACTCGAAAACATAGAAATGCAGTGATTTTGAACACAATTGAACCAAAATCTTGCAAAATCTTGCAACAGCATGTTTGCAGTAATTGTAATACTGTTTATAAAAATAGGAGTGGTTTATGGTATCATTTAAAAAAATGTAAAGAAACAACCGATAATCTCGCCGTACCTATAACTGTTCCCATTCCTGTTCCCATTCCTTCTCAACCTCTTGTCTTAGACACATCAACTGTTTTAGAATTTATGAAACAAAATCAAGAATTCAAATCATTAATTATAGAACAACAAAACAAAATAATAGAACTTTCCAATAAACCTAATACTATAAACAATACAAATAACACAAATAATACTAACAACACCAATAATTTTAATTTAAACTTTTTCTTGAATGAAACATGCAAAGATGCGATGAATATCAATGATTTTATTCAAAATTTAAATATACAATTAAAGGAATTGGAGAACGTTGGGAATAACGGCTATGTAGTTGGGATATCTGACATAATAGTAAGTCGAATAAAAGGACTAGAAATATCTAAAAGACCATTACATTGTACAGATGCAAAACGCGAAACAATGTATATTAAAAATGAAAATGAATGGAATAAAGATAATGAAGATAAGAGTAAATTAAAAAATATTATTGGTCAAGTTGCCAAAGAAAATATGAGAAAGATCCCTGAATGGAGAGAACAAAACCCAGAATGTCAAGATATGCATAATACTAAATATGAATATTGTATGAAATTAATGCGCAATTCATTGGGAGATCTTGATGACAAACAGGACAAAATGGATGAAAAGATAATAAAAAACATAGCAAAACAGGTGACTATTGACAAACAGTAAATGATTTTACGCAGAAAAAGTAACTTGGAGTTTTTTTGTTGATAAATTTGTCAACAAAAAAACGACTAAAATTATTATTATAATATTACTGCATTAACAATAGTAATAATGATTATTAATACTATAAAACAAAATAGTAAAATCAACATCTGTCAACAAATTTATCGAAAAAAAATATAAAGGGCGTAAAATGTAAAAAGAATGATCAGCTTGTTTCCTTTAAATAAACCGCTGTTTAGGTACTATTTGTGATACTTCATCCATACGCTGTTGTTGTAAAGTGTCTATTGTAACACTACCTGATAATTTATCGGGACGGTAAGTGTCAGCAGGTGTCTCAATGAACTTAATATCATCCTGCGCAGAGACATAGTTGTATAATTGACGATTACCGCCCTTTCCCTTGGCACTTAATTCTTCAGGACTCATATTGTACATTGTAAATTGTTCAGAAATAATATTTGTTCCACCGCTAGAGCTCATGATAGGAAATGCCATAGGCTCTCCATTAAAATTAGTGGCTTTCTCATTTAATTCCTTCATTTGAGGATGATAATGTTTCAAGATATCATCACCCATAAGCATTTTATAGTTTTGCTTTATTAATAATAATGCAGGAACACTGTGAACATTAGGCGGCATAACTACACGGTTCTGGTTCTCTAAAACAATAAATACCTGATTGGTTTTGGGATCTGTGTATCGTTTATCGATACAGATAAAACTTATTTTGTCAGACATGTTTGATTTTACTAAAGTTTGTAATAATTTTTGGGAATGCTTGCAATGATTACTATAATATAAAATATCCATTTGGGAATTATATTATATACGGAAAATCGATTTTACGGTTTCGAACGGATAATGTTTTTAAAAGTATTTTAATGGTTTTAATGTTAAAAAAAATCTTTTGTTATTTAATTACCGCTGCACATAGTATGTAATAGGCGGTTTTGGAAGTAGAAGATAAAATATCCGAGTGATATGGCAACTACATTAACCCAATACATAAGATTCGTCTTCTTATTTGAGATTCCAGAAAAGACGGCAATAACTAAGAAAATGATCAGGTAAATAAATCCAAAGATAGAGAGAGCATAAAAATAAATGCAATATTCCTTATTTAAAGGTCCAAAGAGATAATCCATAGTGTCATCCATTTTATTAGATATAAATTATACTCAGAAAAGATTACAATGTCTAAAGTTATTTTTATCAATAAAAAGTTTGTAAACAAAAAAGTACATAAAATATATATTCTATTTTATATACAAATTGAATATGGATAATTCAACCATATGGAAAATTATAAACACTTATTTCGAAGATAATCCACAAAGTTTAGTAAGACACCACATAGATTCTTACAATGATTTTTTCAAGAACGGTATTTTTCAAATATTTAAAGAAAAGAATCCTCTCAGAATAAACACACGTTTTGATGAAGAGATAAATGATTACCGTTCTCAATGTATAATGTATTTTGGCGGTAAGAATGGCGACAAAATTTATTTTGGCAAACCAATTATTTACGACGATAATGATTCTCATTTTATGTTTCCTAACGAGGCCAGATTAAGAAATATGACATACGGAATGACTGTACATTATGATATTGAAGTAGAATTTGTAACTATTTTACAAAACGGAGAACAACCATATGTACCAGGATTAGATGAAACTGAACCATTAGATGAAGAAAGATTTGAAAACAAGAAAACCAAGGTAAAAATAGGCGGAGAAAACGATGATACTGTTGGTGGTAATGGATACGAATCTAATAATGAAGAAAATACAGACAAAATGGTTGGTGGAGCAGCTGGAAAAAAGCCACCGGTTCGTAGAAAAAAGAAGAAGTTAGATGATGAATTAACTGCCGCAGAAATAGCCTTTTTTAGAGAAGCACTAGAAAAATCGATGATTACACCAAATATGCAAAAAGAAACAATTGTACTAGAAAAGATTTTCTTAGGCAAGTTTCCTATTATGTTGCAATCAAATTATTGTGTATTAAGCAATTTACCCCGTGAAACGCGTTATTCTATGGGTGAGTGTCTGAATGATGTAGGTGGATATTTTATAATTGACGGAAAGGAAAAAACAATTATTTCACAGGAGAAGTTCGGTTCCAATATGATAAATATCAAAGAAATGAAGGATGATAAATATTTATATTCGGCGGAAATACTGTCAGTATCCGAAAATGTATCGAAACCTATACGTACATTAGCCGTAAAAATAGTCGCACCATCACCGTCATACACAAATGGAAATATTGTGGTTTCTATACCAAATGTGAGAGAACCTGTTCCATTATTCATACTTTTCAGGGCATTGGGTATTATTTCTGATAAACAAATTATTACGATGTGCCTGTTAGATATTGATAAATATGAATCTATGGTTGATTTATTTGCTCCTTCAGTGCATGACGCTGGAGGAATATTAACACAAAGAACAGCCCTCAAATACATCGCGAATTTACAGAAACATAAAACCATACCCCATACCATGGAAATCTTGGCGGATTACTTTTTGCCACATATAGGTGAAATGAATTTTACACAGAAAGCCTATTTCCTAGGAAATATGGTGTTTAGATTGTTATCTGTCCATTCTGGTCTTGAGTCGCCAACTGATCGTGATAATTTCAAATATAAACGCATCGAATTAGTAGGGTCTCTTATGCATGATCTTTTTCGCGAATATTATAATATTCAACAGAGGCAAATACATTTAGCTTTTGAGCAACAGATTACTTATAATCGCGGTATTTATGAGAATAATTTGAAGGGATTAATAAGAGAAAATTATAAATCAGTTTTCAGAGAGCGTAGTTTGGAAGCCGGGTTCAAAAAAGCATTCAAGGGAAATTGGGGTGCACAAACGCACACCAAACGTATAGGTGTAGTGCAGGATTTGAATCGTCTTTCACATAATTCAATGATGAGTCACTTACGTAAGACCAACTTACCACTAGATGCTAGTGCAAAATTAGTAGGACCACGTGTTCTTCACCCAACGCAATGGGGATTTTTTGATCCTATTGATACACCTGATGGTGCGAATATTGGAATTCATAAACATATTTCTATTTCCTCCTATGTTTCACAAGGATATTCTAGAGAACCTTTGATAAAATGGTTACGTGAAAAGGTGGATATGAAGTTGATTGAAGATTGTTCTCCTATTTTACTTTCAAGAATGACCAAGGTGTTTGTAAATGGACACTGGTGTGGATCAATTACTAATCCTATTGAAACTGTGGAGAAAATCCGACTATTCAGGAGAAATGGATTAATTCCGACCTATACTAGTGCGACATTTGATATAAAATTAAATACTGTCATGATTTACACAGATGCTGGAAGAATATGCCGGCCTATTTTTTACATGGACAATGAATCAGAAAAGTTCTCTTTTGAATCTGAAAAAATAAAAAAGAGATTAGAAGAAGATGATAAATTCACATGGAACCAACTTATCACTGGATTTAATCGCAAGAAAGATCCTAAATTTAATACAAATATTGATAAAATTGTAGAGCTACATGAAGTATATGAGGGAATAGATTCAGAATCCAACCCAGCCAAATTAAAGAGATTTCTGGAAGAGAAAGCTATTATTGATTATGTAGATACAAATGAATCTGAAGGTGCACTTATTGCTTTAAATAGTGAAGACATTGAGAAAAATAAAACAAAGAAATTCACCCATATGGAAATACACGAATCATTTATTTTTGGTATGATGGCAAACATGATTATATTTCCAGAGAACAATCCTGCATCACGTAATTCTTTCTCTTGTGGTCAAAGTAAACAAGCGGTTTCTCTTTATCATACAAATTTCCAAGTTCGCATGGATAAAACTGCCGTTGTTTTGGTGAACGGTCAAACACCTTTGGTAAAATCACGTTATTTAGAGTACATAAATCACGAAGGGAATCCATATGGTGAAAACGCCATAGTTGCTATTATGTGTTATACGGGATACAATGTAGAAGATGCCGTACTTATCAACGAGGGCGCATTAAAACGTGGCCTTTTTCGTACTACATATTACAGTACATATGAGTCGCATGAAGAGAAGAGTAAAACCGGAGACTCTACTATAGATAAAATATTTACAAATATCGCCGCAGAAACAAATATTGTTGGAACCAAACCTGGTTATGATTACAGTAAATTAGATAATTATGGTTTAGTTAAAGAAAACACAGAAATAAATGACAAAACCGTTTTAATAGGTTTAGCCGCTTCAGGATCAGAAACAAAAGATGTAAAAGTCAATATGACCAAAACCACCAAGAAAGGTCAATTAGGTATAGTAGATAAAACATTTATTACAGAGGGTGAAGAGGGATTTCGAATTGCCAAAATCCGTATTCGTGAAGAGAGAATTCCAGCAATGGGCGATAAGATGGCTTCTAGAGCTGGGCAGAAAGGAACAATTGGACTAATTATTCCTGAAGCTGATATGCCTTTTACGAAAGACGGTGTAAGACCTGATATCATAATTAACCCACATGCTATACCAACCCGTATGACGATTGGTCAACTTGTAGAAGGAATTACAGGAAAAGCATGCGCGATGTATGGTGGAAGTGGCGATTGTACCGCATTTAATAACAAAGGATCAAAAATAAAGATCTTTGGTGAAATGCTCACTGGAGTAGGTTATCATTCAAGTGGAAATGAAATTTTATACAATGGAATGACAGGAGAACAAATAAGTGCGGAGATTTTTATGGGACCAACCTATTACATGCGTTTAAAACACATGGTTAAAGATAAAATTAATTATCGTTCTCTAGGACCACGTACTGCATTAACTAGACAAGCAGTTTCTGGAAGGGCAAATGATGGGGGCTTACGTATTGGAGAAATGGAACGTGATTCAATTATATCACATGGTGCAGCTGATTTCTTAAGAGAATCTATGATGGAACGCGGAGATAAATACTACATTGCTGTTTGTAATAATACAGGAATGATGGCTATTTATAATCCATCCAAAAATTTATTCATGAGTCCTATGGCAGATGGTCCAATTAAATTTACGGGTTCATTAGACGGAAAGGAAATGCATATAGAGAACGTTACTAAATTTGGTCGTGATTTCAGTATTGTCGCAGTACCATATAGTTTTAAATTATTGTTACAAGAGTTACAAACTGCGAATATTCAGATGAGATTAATTACAGAGGATAATATTAAACAATTTGAGAGCATGTCTTATTCTAAAAATGTAGAAAAGTTATTACACGCAAAGAAGTTTAGTTCAAAGGAATACATTGAAAAGATAAAGAAACAATTATTTGAAACAGCGAATACTAATGATGTGTATGCCAAACCAGAAAGTATTAAAACTCCATCACCTGATTATCCAGAGGGAGTTTCACCAGCTTATCAACCACCACCGGAAGATTATGAAAATTTACGTAATATGTACAAGAAGACTGCTGAGCAATTAGAACTTTCTCCAGAATATGATCCTAATAGTGGTACAAAATTATATTCTCCTAGTACTCCCGATTTTTCACCAACACGTGCTGAAAGAAGAGCACAAGGTCAAATTGTCTATTCACCAACTAGTCCGGATGAACCACCACCTACCGATTCTCCTTCTACCAATATTGATTTTTTGAGACAACAAGCTCAAACGTTTAGTGAAGGCGAAACTGTTCATTATAGCGGAGATAGTAAACCAGATAGACTTTGGCGAATTACTGCAGTTGGTCCAACATTAATAACTATTAAAGCACAAACTCATTTAGATGAGCTTTATGACATGGATAGAATTCAGAACGTGACTGCATTAGATATTTATAGACCAGGAGATTTTGTGAATGCATCACCAGTAGGTGAAACTTTACCAATGGCCACTATTTTACCTAATCAGCAAACAATTAATGGAGGTGGATATTCACAAAATCCTTTAGCTGGAACTCCTATAAATTTTGCTCCTGTTTTTAAAATTATGAACGGAGGTAGTGATTTCTCTAGCGAAGGAAATCCAGATGTTTTTAATGCTGGATCATCGTCTAGCTTACCATCACCATTAACAAATGGTCTTGAAGCAATAAAAGTTAAACAAGCAGGCGGTGATACTAAAAAAGAAGAGGAAAAAGAGAAAAAGGAATCGAGTGGGGGTGGGTTATGGGATTTGGGAAGTATGTTAATTAAAAAGATAGGGATGTAAAAAAATTGAAAATATAAAATATAAAAAGGTTAAAGTATAACCAGTTATTATATATAATGTCCTCATCCAATAACCGTATTTTAAGTATTTATAAATCTAGAACAACTATTCTAGAAATATTGTCAGATGCATTGGGTTATGATACCAAAGAATATGAGGCATTTAGCATTAATGAAATAGATGCCATGTATTCTAATTCACAGCTAGATATGTTGATAAAGCATAATACAAACGGAAAGAAGATTTACATAAAATATTATTTGACGGCGAAGCAAATCAGACCCCAAAATTTAGACGATATTATTGAGGATCTTTTCGTTATTGAGAATGTTTTGACGAAGGATGATACACTTATTGTTATTACAGAAGATGAACCTAATGATACCATTATTACAAAGTTAAAGTATCTGTATGATCATTCAGGTACATTTGTAGTTATTCACAATATAAAACGTCTGCAATACAATATTTTGAATCATAAATTGGTTCCTCAATGTAGAATTTTAGAAAAAGAGGAGATAGAGGAATTGAATAAAAAGTATAATATATCTAACCCCATGCAACTACCAGAAATTTCTAGATTCGACCCGCAAGCATTAGCAATATGCTTGAGACCAGGAAATATTTGCGAATTCAAACGCAATAGTGCGACAGCTATGTTTTATGATTATTATCGTGTTTGTATTTAAAAAACATAACGTTTATTAAAACAAAAAAATATAACGACTAAATATAGATAAAAATGGCAGCAGAGAAGAACATAGTAGTTGGATATAGTCCTAATGATTTTTTTTACGTAGACGCAATACAACAGGGTGTAATGCCAACAGACCAAGAATGTAGAAAATTAAAACCTTTAGACCAAAAATGGCATAATTTATGTGGATCTTATTTTATTGAAAATAAAGACAACTGCATCAAAAAAGAATTGTGTATCAACAAATCAAAGGCTGAATATTTGACTAATATTGAAAGCAAGCATACAGGATCTGATGAAAAATTTATGAATAATAAACAGAGTTATGATAATGTATTGTTAAATACGATAAATTTAGGAATAGGAATATTATTTTTAGTAATAATAATTTATAAAAACAGAAATTAGATAATAATAAATGTATTATAATTATATAACAATAAAATTATAATGTTTTTTCCAGATCAACGTCAACAAGATTTATTAGAAGAGCAACAAACAAAAGATCAAATCATGGCAGCGGATAATAAATTGATGAATGATATTAATAAATTTAATTTGAAGTATGCAAAATATGTAAAATGCAATGTGAATAACGGTTCAATAACCAGTGGCTGCGATTCTTCCGATCTAACATGTTGCAACCAGGCAGATTCGAATATAGACCCTTTAAGGTCTCTGCAAGGTACTATTAATAATGATTTAAACTCATTACGAAAATTGTTTTCAAGAAATAAAAGTAGTATCATAAATCCAGACGAATATGAAAGTGAATATCAAAGAATAAAATACATCGAGGCTGCCAATATAAGATTGCGAAATGAATTGGATTTAAAGCTTCGTGAGGTATACAATATTGATGGACCTACATTAGAAGATGGAGTATTGCCTTATGATTCATCTATGTATTCAGCAATGTTGTTTACTATTTTAGCAACAACTGGATTATTTTATGCTTTTACAAAAATATAATAAATATATTCTAATTATATAAATCATAATATATGCCTTTACCCTTTAATATTCCTCCACCTAATTTTAATATTCCTCCTCCACCTAATTTTAATATTCCTCCTCCACCAAAACCTCCCACAACTACAGCTCCCGTTCCTTCTCCCGTTCCTGCTCCCGTTCCTGCTCCCGTTCCTATTTCAAATGTAGCTGTTTCTAAACCTCCTGCCACTAATATTTCTGTTTCGAATGTTCCAGATGAACCTGATCTTCCGATTACAAATGGAGTTAGCAATATTAATACGCGAGTTTATAAAATAAAACCTTATAAAGTTGTTCCTTTTCCAGATGGCACTATGTTCAAACGTAATGATATTTATATCGAAGATCCTATATACGACCCCAGTGACAGGCACGAAAATTATGATCATACTGGTGAATATATAATAAGTGCATCATCTTATTCAGATGAAAAACATATGCCATTCAATGCTTTTAATGGAGGGAAAACCGGGACATGGAAAACTAATTTTAAAAATAATCCATTTGTTTTTAAAAAAAAAAAATCAGGAACAGTTCCAAGTTATTGTCAAGATCCTTATTTTGCTATACCTAAGTTAACTGTAGCAGAAACCCCCAAAAAGGTTTTAGCACAAACTGTACCTTCTAATTACCAAGGTGGTGGGTCAGAACAAACTAAATATACCACAATGGTAGGAAATACTCCTTACAGAGGAGAATGGATACAAATACAAGTACCTACGACAAGTCCTATTTTTTTGTTTAGGTACAGTATATTTACTCCAAATTCAGACGACATATGTACATTTCCCAAAACATTTTTGCTTTTAGGGTCAAAAGATGGAAGTAAATGGGAATACATAGACTTTCAAACATTACCGTTATCAAAAGCATATGATTACACTGACATTTCAAGTCCTGTTGTTTATAACTTAAACACAACAGAATACTATGTCTATTTTAGATTTGTTTTCGTTGAGTTGTTTCCAGGAAACAGTGTTTTAGAAATTTCTCAAATAAATTTGTATACGTTCTTAGAACATACCCCCAATGTAACTGCAGTTGAAGAAGGATTTACAAACAAATGCAACACAAAGTTAAATTATTCTAATTTTCAAATATCAACGTATATATCAGAAATATTTCCGTCGGTTAATGCGAAGCCCGTTGTAGAAGACAATTTAAAAACAATAGATGATGATCTACAAACAAATATATATATTGGTTTATTATTAACTTTTTTAGCTAGCGGAATTTTTTATTACAATTTAACAAGGAAATAAATTTAGTAATATATTTATATAACGATAATATAAATATAAAATGACTGATTCAACAAGAACTGACTATAGAACTAAACTTGACTTTGATACAGACAAGATAGCTGCAACTATGCCCGATAGTTACGATCACATGAAAAAGAGTTTATCTTATGTATATTTAAAACCAACATGGAATCAAATAGCAACATCAGATTCGGGATCATGTTTTACTCCTTTAGAATATAGTGTCAATGCCGAACCTCCTGTTAAAGCTATACCAGGTCTTCATACCAAACACACGTGTAAAATAAATGCAGGAATATACAAGGCCAATTACGAATGGAACAACCCTAGCTTTTTTCCGTCTAGCATTTTTAATAACAATCCCGATGGTAGTAAAAAAATATATACTCCTGGTCTTAAGCTAACAATTAACAAAAGTGGTTATTTTTATGGACAAGAAACATTTTTTAAGAATTCAAAGTTCAATGTAGTTCAAAAAGATCTTGTAACTAAATTTGATAATTTAACCAATGCAACCAACAAGCAAATATTAGCCAATGGAAATAATAAGGAGTTCTCTTTAGAATGGAAAGGTTTTATGGTGCCAGATGTTGCTGGATTATGGAGAATAGGAATACAAGCATCAAACGCCGCAAATTTTTGGTTAGGTGATTCTGCAAAAGAAGCTTATTACAGTAGTACTAATAAATTAATAAATGCCGGATCCCAAACTAATGTAAATGTCACTCAATCGGTTGAATTAACTTCTAGACAAGAGTATGCAGTTAGAATACAATATGGAGCAAAATCAGGAGATCACAATTTTGTATTAACTATAGTGGATCCAAATGGTAAAACGCGAACAGATACAGAGAAATTGTTTTGCCAAATAGAAAATTCTGATTCAATAGGAAGTCAAATTAATAGTAATTTTAATACACAAAATAATATTTATTATAGTTTGACACAAGCACCAGGATATGAGCAAAAAAATCTATTCAATTGCTTTATAAGCGACAGAGAATCGAATACTAAAAGTGAACCGGGTAATTATGAATACGAAATAGTATGGTCAACAACACCGGTAACAAAAGCTGAAGATACATACAATGCGAGTCCATCTTATTACGGATACATTTTTTATAGAAGCTTTAATGCACCTCAGTATGATCATCAAGAATGTTTACCTCCTGCTTACATGACTGATCCTATTCCCGCGTCTACAGATCCTGAAACTGGTGCACAAATTTCTGCCGGAGTACCTTCTTACTGTAAACCTGGTACTACAACAGTGATTGATCATTATCAAGTTGTAGACGGATCTATATTTGTTTATTCAAATGGAAACGTTAAACAATTAGAGCCGTTTCATTCAAATGGTGTCTTAAATTTGTCAGATCAAGGTTATCTTACAACATATTATTATGGCACTGAAATGGAATATTATGGGCCAAAAGGTAACCCTTATGGACCTAGAAGTTATGGTTGGTTACCTGTAAATAGATATGTGGCTGGCGGTCATGATCCAGTTTCTAATGATAATTGGGCAAAATGGAAAGTATTAAACAATATAACTAACCAAATAGACTTAAGTACAGGAGCTAATGGTGTAGGTGCACCAGAAGATCCTACTGGTATAGTAAGAGTTTTGTGTATATCAAGTAATAATTGCTATAAATTAGAAATAAACCGTAGAGGTGATTTAGTAATTAAAAGATCTTACAAAGGATGTCGTGGAGCAAAAGCATATGATCCTAATGACGGTGAGGTTAAATATACAGCAATTGAACCAAATTACAACCCAACAACTCTACGCGATTATTATTTTTATGATGTCGAGGTTGATAAGAAAATAAATAAAGTATTCTTTGGTCAAGATGATAATGATGAAAACAAGACATTGCAGTATATTGAAAAAAAGGATCCTTACATCAATGTAAATACGAATTCTGCCATTGAGTTAAAAGACGATTTTATGAAACCATACTTTGGTATAGCGCCATCGGTTGATGAGATGAACAATGCTGTCATTGTAGGAAGTGTTGATGAAGCGATGCAAAAATGTAAAAGTGATCCAAAGTGCAAATATTTTTACTATTTCCAAAACTCCAAAGATTATAAATATTACTTACTCAAATATAGCGGTGATAATTTCACTCCATTATACTATTATCCTATAAGTCCTGGTCACAATATGTTAAATTCTACATTATATTTAAGAAATTTTAAAGTTACTACTGCAACTAAGGATTTCCGTGATCCTCATCCTGATATTACTATTACTGATTATACACCATTTTCACAATATACTATTAAACCATTTACATCTGATAATAACAAGTATATAAAAGAAAACACCAACGACGACATACATTGTGCTACAATTGCACCAATGGCTCTGCAATATCTATATTATAACGGAACAGATCCAAATAGTGGTGATCCGGACATGACAAAATTATATAGTACAAACAACAAAAGATGCCTGAAAAAAATGAAAAAAGATGGATATGAAGGATTTGAAAATCATGGTTATATGGATTCGGAAAGCGTATATAATTATTACGGAACCAATGATCCCAAATCTCTTGGTTTACCTGATGGTATTATACAAGATCAGATTAATCCTCTTAATGAAATCGCAAATGATTACGAGGTTAAAATGAAAAAGGTAAACACTCGATTTATCGATATATCAAACAACATTAATATTATAACTAATTATCAAGGCCAAGGAATTCGTGATGACATGTCTGGAAACGATTTTTATGATTACAATACTCCTTTTACTTTAAACAAACCAAAAACCTTAGTAGAAGGAAGAATATACGACACAAAACAATTAGCTGCACAAGATAATGCGGTCTATGTTTTAGGAACATTAACCGCTGCAACCTTAATAGTTTTTGCCATTGCTTTAGCAAGAGAATAATTATTCAGCTATTTAGAAATCTTATAATATTTTAAAAACTAAAATATTATTATAATATATAAAAAAATGGGTGACAAATCAAATATTTGGGATGCTCTCCGTGATGCTGATACTAATCCAGCTACTAATAATGTTGATTTAAATGGGTTATTATCAATACAACAGAATTATTTGACCTATTTAAAAACACAATCTCAGGATAAGAATTCTGCACCGATTATAAAGAATATCCAAACCAACTTAACAGATACTTACAATAATTATGTTAATGCTAATGAAACGACGGATGGTCTATTAACTCATCAAAAAGAAATGAGTGATATTGTAGACACTGAAAGGCAAAGATTAATTGATAAAAAAGAAAGTGTAGACAGAATATTGTTTGGCCAAAAAAGAGCAGTAGGACTCAATGATGGACAAAGATCTAGACAAAAAGCATATACGTTTGTTATTATTACTTTTATCATAACTTTAGGGGCATTTATTTTGATATACATTTTAAGTACAATGTTACCAATGGTTCCTCAGATTGTTTTCGACATATTATCTATTATTGTTTTTTGCATAGGTGCTTATTACATAGGAACTACACTCATTGATATTAATTCTCGTAGTAAGATGAATTATGACGAGTTAGATTTAACAACATTAACAAGTCCTGCACCTGGCAATACAGTTGCAGAGTCTAGTTCTAATCAAGGAAGTGGAAGTATTTATGATTTGATCGACACGCCCAATTTTTGCGCAAAAGGTGATTGCTGTGGTCAAGGAACTACTTGGGATAAAGTAAATGGTGTCTGTGTACCTGGAAATACATTAGTCAGTGGTTTCACAAGTCTAAATTTTACTAATTTATCAGATTCTAAGCACAATATATCTGTGAACACACCATTTGAATTTAACCAATATGTACCCTATAGGTAAAATATAATCTATTTATAATATAAAAAATTATAAATAAATAAATGGGAAATAAACCGTCTCCATGTCCCAGAGCCCCTGATAGAACGGCAGATATGAATGTTTTAATGGATAAATTAAAACCAATGATATTAACATTGACAGCTTACAAAGAAGATGCGATAAGGATTACAGGTGATTTTGATAGAGTTTTCAAAGATTTAGAAAACATAGAAAAAGATATTACTAAATTGAAAGGAGAAAAAGAAACAGAAAAATCTGTTTTAACAGCAAAAAGAAATGGATTAAGAAATACATTTGCCGACAGAAAGATTGAATTAGACCGATTATCAAAAGACTTGAAAGAAAGAAAAGATGCCAATGAAGCAAAAAATAAATTGTTAAGAGATTATAAAAAGAGTATAGCAATAACATCAAAGACAAATAATGATCTTAATAAAGCAATTATAGTGAGTACTGAACAATATCATGATGCATTAAAATCAGAAAATAAAATATTAGATAATCATTCGAAGGAAACTGTAGATAGCTATTCGACAGACAATAGTAGGAATTTTTATTTATTTGAAACAAAAGATATTTTAACCACAATGAATGATTATTTTAGTATGATTTATTATTTTTTATTGATAATATTTGCATATTTTATTTATTATAAACCCATTCCGATGTATTCCAAAATAATATTGTTAATTATTCTATTTTTATTCCCATTTTTTATTACTGAATTACAAGATAATTTAAGGTTTGTTTACAAATATGTAAAAATAGATTTGCTAAAAATCTAATCTAGTTATAATATAATTAATAATAATAATAATATTAAATGGGTCGACAGGGTCCACCATCAGCGGAAGAAAGAGCAGCGCAGAGAGCGGCAGTAGATAAAGCAGCAGCTGACAAAGCGGCAGCGGAAAAAGCGGCAGCGGAGAAATCGGCAGCAGCCAAAGCTGCAGCAGCAGTGGCAGCACCTCCTGCGCCAACACAACCTCTAGATGATCCGATCATTAAATGGATTCCAATTAAGTATGAGGAGGGGTGTTCAGCTAAAAAAGAAGTAATTATTCCTGAAAAAGAAGAAATTAAACCAGAGAGTATACCAAATCTGATAATTCCGGATGTCCCCAAAAAATCTTATCTTGTAGATGGTTTAATTAAAGATATATTAACCTATTTGAAAAACAATGGAGAAAAGGTTGATCAAACTATTTCAGAGACAAATACACTAATGTCAGCATGTCGACACACTGATGAATGCAGAAATGGTAGGGAATTGACGAATGATGATAAAAAGATTGTTGGATTACAGAATTATACAAAATTAATATCCGATTACAACACACAATTTGAAGGTTATAATAAATCTAGAAAAAGTATTATTGCTGATACAATGACTTGTAGAGATAATCTATCAGTTAGAACAAATTACTTCACCACTATATTACCTGAATTTTACAAAAATAATTATGTAATTCCCTTGAACAAAGAAATAACAGATTTTACAAAAAAAATAGCCAAAGTGGAAGAAGAATTAAATTTTGTTTATAGCCAATTAGAAAATTTTAAAATTAATGAAAATGATAAAGCTTTCACTGAATACAATAAAACTATGAGCGATTATGTCGAAAAGGTTAAAAAAATGAACAGTGATTTTAAAAGTAAAAATGACAATAACAAGAAATTATTGTATACTGGGATAGGCACAGAAAATATTATTATGACAAACAAAATTAATGAATCAGAAACTAATGCTGTTTCCGACATTAGAGCATCCCAGTTTATATATGATAAAACACAAGGTTATTATTCCATAAATTGGTATTTATTTGTTATTTATTACATAGCTTTGCTTTATGCAATTTTTTTAGTGTTTACAGTTAACACTTCTGTGAATATATATGTAAAAATAACTATGGCGATTGTATTAGGACTTTATCCATTTTTATTAGAATATGTTCAGCCTTACATTTTTTATGTATTTGATATACTTGTTTCGTTTGCTACAGTTCAAGTATATAAAGATCCAAATTATAAATATTCTACAAGTAAGGAAAATGAATAGTGGAAAAAAAATAATATTTTTTTTAAAGTTAAAATATTATTACATTAATTTACTAATTCATTATCATCGATATCATCAGGATAATCAGAATCTATTGATTCATGTGCATTATTATCTCTGTCATAAACAATTTTAACACCATGCCAAGCCTGTGCTCTTTGTTTTCCGAACGTCTTGTCCATGTACTCATGCAGATCCTTGGGTCCAGGGCATCTTCCACCGTAATTCGATCCGTGCCAAATAGTAAACTCACTATTCAACTCCATCTTCTTAATACGACCGTTGGCATAAGGCTTGATACGATCACCAACAAATTCAGAAATGTAATCCTGGCTCTGGCGATACTCATTGCTCTTCGCCATCACAATGTTGCAATCCTTCACCAGGCCACCCGTTTCGAATGCCCGTTTCACCAACATAGCAGCAAATACTTCCTTCCAAGAATCGAACTTCTCATCAATATACTCATCTAGCATAAATTGAAATGGTTTCTCTTTATCATCATTCACTGGATTCTTTGTAAAAAGTGATTTGAAAGGGACTGCACGAATACGTCTCCAAGTTCCATGATCATTACTCTTGACTTCCATGAAGACATTGCAGGTAACAACCAATTTGAATTGAGGAAGGAATGAAATAGTCTGAGGCATGTAGGGTGCGCGACCTTGAAGGCGATCCTTACCACTAGTGAGTGTCTTCATCATACCTTCGTTAATCTTATCTCCTTTTTGTGGTTCAGCCATTACTGCGTAACGGATTCCCTTCAGCTCCACAATCTCTGGAGTAAGACCACCAACCTTACCTCTCTTTTCTGTGACAAGCGTAAGAGGAACATCGCCCTTGTAATCACCCAATACCATTTCCATCAAATTTACCAACACCGATTTACCATTCTGTCCAATACCAATGTACATGTTGAAAGTCTGGTTACTCGCAGTACCAATAAGGGTGGATGAAAGATGATCCCACATGTAATCACAGAGCTCTTTTTCTGGGAATAGTTTGTTCATGAAATCATTAATCTCGTCCATAATCTTTCCATGATCTTTAATATTCAAGGGAATATAGTCAATGTTTGTGCACATCGAAATGTTGTCCTCGGGATGTCCCTTACGGAATACTTTCTCCTTGAAATCAATGACACCATTCTTGAAGCAAAGGAAATAGGGATTTGTGTCCATCTTTTGCAAGAAGGTTCCATCATAGAATAGCTCCCTTGCCTCCTTCATGATCTTATCCTTTCCATTACTGTCAGACAATCTGGTGCAAATATTGAGAATTCTGATAGATCTACGCTTTGTAGGATCTTCTTCGGGTGTTTGATGCTCATTTGGCTCACCGTTCAAAATCATAGAATTCATAGCAGTAAACGTTTTTTGATTATAAAGATCACGTAGCTGCTCGGAGATTGCTTTACGAAGAGTGGTTCCTGAATCAACCTCTTGCCATCGATTGTTAATGTACTGATACCAAACATTTCCTTTGATACTTACACATACATATTGGTGCTTGAATAACTCAAATAAAACCTTGGCAATATCAGTATCACCACATCCAGATCGATCATCATGCTTTGATGTAGAAGCACCACGTGTACGAATAGTCTCCTCTAAGAAATAATCAATCGTATCGTGACGGACCCTCTCATAATCCTTAGGGGCATCCGCCTTAGCCCAGTGCAAAAGTGAGCGCTTAGATAGTCCATTTACCTTTCTTGTCTCAAAACCAAGCCACTTCTCAACACGATCTGAAACTTCGCTGAAATGGAATGTAGGTGACCTAGCACAGAAAGCGATCCAGGTAATAAGAAGACGTGCATCTGTGTTTTTGAGAGCCCAACCAACACGAATCCATTTCTCATAGCTTCCATCACCGTAATAAGATGCTGGTAAGATCATTGCATACTGATGGGTTTCTCTCAAATTATAATCTGAGATCTGAATACTGTCTAAGAAATTATTTACTGCTCTTTCAAGCTCTTCCCTAGATCTGATTTTTGCAATATTAGATGGGTGTAAGAAATCATCATTGTAAATGTCCAAATTTGTTTTTGACAGAGTCATTGACAAAGATCCTCCAGCCATGCTCTTTCCAATATTCTTATCTTTTTTGTAATTTTCATACTCTTTGATGAAATTGCTGGTCATAAATAATGAAGGGTTTTCCTTATTTCTGACTGAGAGCTTACGAATGTTCTTTACAATATCAAAACTAGACACTGGACTTTCTGGATACATAAACTGCTCATCAGACGGATCATAGGAAACATCGAAAATACGGGTTAATTGATAACGATCATGACTGGGTTTACGACTTCCGTAGAGCTGCCATGGGGTTTTTCCAGTACTAATTCCCTTATCAAACACATCCTCAAATGTGTTCTTCAAGGGCAAGTTCTTCCAAATCTCAGCAGCTTTGTCAATGATTTTCTCACGCAAAATCTGTTGAGTAACGTGATCAGCCTGGAGACCAATTATCATGTGGATTCCATCCTTAGTTATTTTCTTATTTTTTACTTTGTCGTCAATACGATTTACCTGTGGTTTTTCAAATACAAATATTTGGAAACGTGTCGAATCATCTAGCTGAAATATATTTTTGATTTCTCCTAAATATTCCCCGATAAGTTCAACAATGTCATCAGGACTGTGCTGTTTTTCATCAATTTCATAGTCATAACGAAAATCAATATCAACTAAAATAGGTCCGTCATTTTCTCTTTGCATTTCCGTTAAATATTCCTTTTTCTTCCCAACAATTACGTCTTTGGCGTATAGATCCAAAAATTGACCATATTCTTCATCAGGGATGTGATAGGATCCGCCATGAATACTCTGTTTAGGATCGCCAATTCTGGTGTTTGTAACTGGTTTTGGGTTGGTTGTAGGAAGATCTTTTTGATGAACATGCTTGCTTAAGAAATCAGAGGTATCACGATACGTTTTAATATTATTTCCAGTTTTTATTTTTAATACAGAGGAAGAACTAGGTGCATTGTTTTTAAACGATCCACTTTGAGTTTCCATGGCTTTAGGATATATACTGTTTATATTTTTATTCCCTTTTTTAGAATCAATTTTTTATGAAGGGAACCAAGGTTCCCTTCTGAACCCTCCTTTTTAATGGTATTTTCTATTAAATATTTTTTTATTTATATTTTTAATAATATGATTATTATTTTTAGAATTGTAAATTAAAACCCTTCTAAAAAGGAGGGTTCAGAAGGGAACCTTGGTTCCCTTCAAAAAAATTGATTTAGATTTGATTTTATAAACAGTATAAATATTATACCAACTATTTATATATTCAATGAAATTCTGCGTGAAATGCGACAATATGTATTATATTGGGATCAGCGTGGATGATCCTAACCAATTAACTTATTATTGCCGTAATTGTAAACACAAGGATGAAACTATTACTGAGGAAGGTGTTTGTGTTTTAAACAATCAGTTAAAGAAAGGTGAACAAAAGTTTAATCATATTATTAATCAATACACCAAGCTAGATCCAACATTACCACGTATTTACAACATGAAGTGTCCGAATGCGGAATGTAAAACAAATAAAGATGAAAAGAAAATTGCAGAGATCATTTACATTCGTTACGATGACAACAACTTGAAATATTTGTACATGTGCACTGAATGCGACACAACGTGGAAGACAAATGAGAATTAAAAATAATCACACGGAAAAATTGAAAATATCTATTTGTTTTTTTTAATCACTTAAAAATATAACAGTATATATATTATCTAGCATGGAGACCAAGAGATTACAAATCAGAACAGGAGATAATAATCCTTTCACCGCATTAGCTATCCAAAGACCTGCAAAAAAAACAGAAGAAGATAAAAACTTGGAGGATGGCGAGATTGATGAAGATGATGTAGATTCAGAAACTGATGTAAAGGAACCAATAAAAGAAGAAGAAGAGGACGATGATGATGAGGATGAAGAAAAAGATGAAGATGATGATGAGGAAGAGGAAGATGATGAAGAGGATGATGGAGAAAAAAATACAGAAACTTTGGGAAACGTATTTTCAGAATTTGATGATATTGATGATGATGATGAGGAGGAAGATGAGTTTTATTTACAAAAATTTGACGAAAACACACAAAAGAAAATCATTACGGACTTTCATCCAGAATTACTTTCCCATAATTATGATGAAATCGATGTATTGTCTAGAGTTATTCGTGATCAAAATGGAAATATTATAGATCCTTTACACAAAACCATTCCTTTCATTACTAGATACGAAAAAGCACGAATTTTAGGAGAACGTGCCAAGCAAATTAATTCTGGCGCAAAGCCACTTGTTGATTTGGAACCAAATATTATTGATGGATATGTTATTGCATTGAAGGAATTTGAAAAGAAGTTAATTCCTTTTATTATAAAGAGGCCTTTGCCAAACGGTGGAGTAGAATATTGGAAATTTGAGGACTTGGAAGTGCTTGTTTAATACAGTTATTTGTCCTTTAAGATTAGTTTTTTTTATGTTTTTAATATATACAATAATATAAATTATGGATTTAAAAGAAGGTACTATTCATTGGAAAAAAGACGATAATGATAATCTTTTTTTGGGAACATATACGTCTAAAAATAAAGGACCTTACGATGAAGAAAATGGATGGAAAAAGTATACAAAGGATAGTAACAATAAAGCAGAAATAGTATCTTTTTTGAAAGACAGACTATCAAATGATGCTATAGAGAGTGCTCCTTTATTGGCCGAATTAAAAGAAAGAGAACAAGAGTTTGAAGACGACAAAGATAAGGCAGAAAGGTTAGGTGGAAAAAGAAAGGGTAAATATACAAAACGAAGAACTTCCAAGAAAAATAGAACGACTCGTAAAAATAGGATTTGATAGATTTCTATTATTTTAATGATTTTAATGATTTAGTAGAACGAAATATCTCATTATATATAAAATATATAATGACAGATTATGTGGTTTGTATTCCATCCTATAAACGTGCAGAATTATGTAACGAAAAGACACTTCAAATGTTAAAAGACAATAATATTCCCGCTAAAAAAGTATTTGTTTACGTTGCAAACAAAGAGGAATATGATGAATATATTAAGGTTCTCGACAAATCAAAATACAATAAATTAGTTGTAGGAATAAAAGGGTTGGTTCCTCAGCGCCAATTTATTATGGAACAATTTCCAGAAGGAAAACATATCGTCTTCTTCGATGATGATGTTTCAAAAATAGATTTAACTATGTCTACTATCACCAAAGGAAAATCACTCGACAGTTTCTTCAAATATGCCTTTAAAGAATGTCATACTAATAAATCCTACATATGGGGCGTTTATCCTGTATTTAATCCTTTTTTCCGTAAGGGTAGACCAGAAATGACCACTGCTCTAAATTACATAGTAGGTGCATTTTATGGAATTATTAATAGACCAAATTTAAAAGCCATCGAACTTACAATCACAAAGGAAAATGGACAAAAAGAGGATGTAGAGAGAACCTTAAAATACTTCGTACATGATGGTATTGTTTTACGATTTAATCGAGTAGGATTCATGACAAAATACTATGGTAAATCAGGTGGGTTAGGCACATTTGAAGCACGTTTAAAACCTATGTTAGAAGCATCAAAGAAATTGCTTGCCAAATATCCTGGATATGGTGCTATTGCCACCAAAAAACATGGTATGACAGAATTCCGTTTAAAAAAAATACCCGCCCATACAGAGCCGGGTCAAAACAATAATAAAACAAAAAAATCAGTAAAATCAGCAAAAAATAAAACATCTAAAAATTAGGTATTAATTTTTCTTTTGTTCTTTGTTCTTTGTTTTTTTCTTCAATAAATTTATTGTGCAAAACTGATATTTCTGCAACTATAATAATAGTCAATGCTATTAATGGAATGGCTACTAAAATCCAAGAAATAATAGAAAAGCCAGCCCAACACAATATATTAAGTATACACGTCCATACAATTATTGCTATAAACTGCCAAAATATGAAACGAGCTTCTTCGCTCAGGGTTTTGTAAGAAATTGTGGTTAAAATATATATGATCGAGCCAAGTAAACTAAAAATTAGATAAATATGAGCTGGTTTACAAAAATCCATAATGATTTATATTAATTTTATATATATATTAATCAATCAAATTAATCTAGATAAAACATAAAAAATTGATTTGTTTAACATACATTTTATTTACAAAAACAAAAACTTTCAGAAATGTCAAACGCAGTTTACGATTCACTAACGGTGAGGACACCAGTTGTAGTCCACTGTAAACTTAAACCTGGCAAATATGATGGTACTGTAAAGAGTGTGATTTTCAGCTATATCAACAAAGCAGCAAAGCATTTTGGTAAAGAAAGAGATGTTTATATTTCATTTATTGATGATAAAAAGGCCTATCGTGAACTTCTAATGAGAGGATCTAAATTAATGTGTTTTGTTGATAACACATTAATGCATTGTTATATTGATACCATTATCTATGATAACAGTGGGAATATCGCACGTCTAATTGTTGCAGAGGAAGAAGAGGAAACGTTCAGACCTTTTCCTACAACATTTACTGTCCCGTTCGAAAATATTGATTCCATTTTGATCACTAGTAAAGCATTTGATGTTACAAGACTCTGATTATTTACCCTTTACAGATCTCATGCTTTTGACAGTTTTGTTATGCTTTTCCATAAATTTTCTAGTTTTGTTCTTACTATTTAACCAAACATTTTTTCTTAAGTAGCAAACTATAGAAAGACGAATTGTATCTTGTGATTTCTTATGCATAGGTAAATTTGCATGAGGTTGATGAACATCCATGAATAAAACATCTCCTCCACGAACATCAACACCAACACCATATTGAGGAAAACAAGTTTCTGCGCCAGTGTAGCTTCCTCTCTCAATAACTGCTAAGTTACCGAATCCTTCATCATCATCACCCTTATCGGTATGAAGTCCAGTTTGAAAATTAACATTTGTGGTAATTGTTGTAAATGATGTATTTGCTATCTTAAAGGGTGTTTGTTTGGCTTTTCTAATCTGATGGCCGTAATGTTCTGGTGTTAATTTAGCATACCATCTATCGATATCTTCGATGAGAGGAATAGTTTTTTTATATTCCTCTGGGTGATCCATATTAAAACGACATTCACGTACGTTAATAGATGGTTTACGACCTAATTTAGTAAAAATCATTTTTTGGCTTGGGGTCCAGCGATCAAAAAATCCAAAAATATTAGACATGACTTTATTGGCTTGTCCTAAAGTTTTTTTCTTACTTCCAGAAGCACTTCCTCTAAGTCCAGAGACATTCTTGGCAAATTTAATAATATTTTCATAAAACGCATCCGCATGCTCTTTATTTAATTTGCTTTTTCTAAATCGTAATAATAATTTTCCTTCTGCAGTATAGACATCCGCATCCTCCCTAATAATTTTCTTTATGTCATCTGGTTTTAAGAATTTATCCATTTTTTTAGCCAATACCTTATCATCATAATCTTTTTCTACTGTATAAATAGTAACTCCATCTTTTTTTTCTGTTTTAATAATCATTTCTTTATAAATACTTGATATTTTTTTTTTGCTGATTTAGATTAAATAATTTATAATTATAGTATAGATGGTAAAACAAGGATTTAACAAATACATAATTATAGCATTATTACTAATACTTTTATTAAATTTGTTTTATTATATTTATAACAGGTCTCTAGAAGGACTAGAAAACCAAGATCAAGATGATTTTGTAGTTGCTTTAAATGTAGTATTAAGTAATAAAAACGGAGTACTTGTTCCTAGTCCTCATGGATCTTTTAAACTAACTACGGAGTCAGAAGTTATAAAAAAGGAAATAGATTTTTCTATGAATGATGTAGCATCTGTAAAGACTACTGGTTACAGAGATATATCTGATAATTTAGTTGACAGAACAGTAACTATAGTTCCCATCAATACAAATAATGTCGACCCTACAGGAAATACTGGAGATGTAATACCAAATCATTTTACATTAGATGTTTCTTTTAATCAAAACGTTTATAAATTAGATACTTTGTCAGAAATTAAAAGTATAAATGCACTTGAAAAGGATAAAACAAAGCATTTACCTATAGTATTTTTGAACGCAATTGATGATTATGGAGTGCTTAACATTAAAGCAATAGGACCAGTTTATGATTCGGAGAAAAAAAGTATTGGAAAGGTCACGTTAGATAGTATGGATTCAAATAACGAAAAGTCCTTTCAAATTAAGGTTGACATACCAACAGATCCTAAAAATATAATAAAGGATTATATTAAAAAAATAAAAATAACTTTTAAGAAACCTGCTGGAATGATGAACAACCTTAATCTTCCCGAACCACCGCCACCAATTAGTCAATCAGCAATTAATAGATTACCAAGACCCTGATAAATTATTTTTTCATTTAAAAAATAAAAAAATAATAATAATAAAATAATTTATAAAGCACTTCTGTAATCTACAACATATGGATTACTCTTTAACATACTTGTAATATCTGGAGTATTTCTATCCATTTGAATGTTAGAATATAATTGATTCGAAGAACCAACTTTGCTACCCATATTTATAACGTCTGGTGATTGATAAGGCATATTAGCTATTACCCCCCGCTCGTTCTTCAACATATTATCTCTAGAAACTTGGCGCATGTTAATATCACCATTCATTAATGCCATATTACCTTGCACCATATGTCCTTGAATAGTACTAGATTTAATGTCATTATTACGCTGATTGTATCCTGCTTCATAAGAAGTTGGCTGTCTGTATCTTTCACCAGCACTCGATGATCCAACATAATCATAAGCACCTTGATCTGTACGTGTTGTGTAAGTTGGAATATGACCAGTTACAGAATATGCACCATCTTTAAAATTAGAACTTACATTAAGATGATTTTTCGAATTTTCTGTAGTTTCACGTATTGTTGCAGCAGGACGATCCGCAGGATTAAAGATATATGATTGAGGTACAGTTGTTCCTGGATTCTGATAAGGTCTCAATGTCCCTAACACATTTTCCTTACGACTAGGTCTTAACATATCTAATAATGGTGCTACTGCAGCACCTAAGCTATTACTAACAGCTCCGAAATAATTATCCTGTTTGTTCTGAGTTCTATTGTTAGGATATGCTTTCTTTGCTTTGATTTCATAATCACCATCATTCGCATATTGACGACCATTAGCATTAGCTCCCGCTAATGGTACAGCACCTAATTGTTGATTTGTTGACGGCATGTATTCACCTGGAATATAACTTGTTGAATTCTGATATCCTGCTCCACCAGCATAAGTAACTGCTGTTTCAGGACGAGTTACATATCGGTCAACTGTAATAGGACGTAGTGCAGGACCAGTTTCCACACCACCAGTTGTAAAAAGACGACCAATGTCTTTACTTCTTCCAAAACTATCTACGTCAGAATTTACAAAGTCACGTGTGTCATGAGCATAGCTTTGATCTGGTGTATGTTTTTCCATAATCCCCATTTGCTCATATGTGGAATTTTTTTTAATTACACTATCAGCAGGGCCTTCGTGACCATACAACATGAGTCCGGTTGCCTTAGGTTTGTTGTCAACACGTAATTCATTTGCGGTTTTATCTAACCATCTATCACGCATCATCATTCCTGAATTAAATCCACCTGAACCTTGACTAGTATATCCCAATCCGAGACCAGGTGCAACGTGTTCTTCTTCAAAGGGTTTTACGTTTGCCATACGACTACTAGGATTTACTCGAGAGCGGAAAAAATCACTGCTATTGGGTGCTCCATGTGCCCATTGTTGATTCGCACTAGGAGCAAAAAGGGGAGATTGTTCTTTTTTGGTTATAACTTGTGATCCAGCTCCAATATAATTATCTAAAACTCCTTCATTGGAATTTTCATCTGCTAAACGGGTTCTCAAGTTGCTTCCGAAGAATGGAACCATGTTGTTATGTTCAAAATAACTGGCGTTTACTTTGTCACCAGTTAATGAGTAATAGTCCTGTCCAAATTTTGTATCTGAATTGCTACTATTTTGCTGATTCATATTAGGATTAAAATATTTGTCAGTGTAAACTCCACCACCATTATCATAATTATTTGTTGTTGATAATTGAGATGTTAAATCTGTGTCAGAAGAAATAACAGGGAACTCGCTTGGATAATTACGATTGGGTACGTCAACATTAGGTAATTGACTATGATTTCTAAAGTTCTCGTTTTTTGATTTTTGATTTGATGCTATATACAACAATCCTAATGCTACACCAGGGATGGCTAATTCCATTTATTATATAATTAATATATTCTTATATAATATTTACGATGATCCACAATAATTTTATCATATTGGGTTTGTATATATATTTCCAGGACAGCCATTTTCATTACCAGCAACACATACTGATTTTCCGGTCAAATAGTAATCCATTTCATGTGTTCCATCGACAATAGGAATTGTAGGAACAAAGTAATCTTTCTCTAAAATACGTGTTTGAATGTTTTCATGAAACTTCTTTTCTAATCCATTCAATGGATTTAAAAAGGGTGCTTCCCATCTAGATTGTTCTAAATCTTTGTACATCCATGCAGGATGGCTTGCCCTACTTTCTTCAACAAAAGGTTGTTCATTTCTGTAGTTTATCTTCGTTGTATATACTGCATTTTTATTATGATCATTTATGTCTACATAATCTCTGTTTGATTTACGTGTTAAACCTAGTAAATCACTTTCTAAGTTAACTGTATTTGTCGATAAATTAGCACCCCATCCCTGCAAACGGATTTGTGGATCTTCTATAAAAGGTAAATCCATACCTTGTCCAGGTGTATCTAAAAAATATCTCTCTTGATAGCTACTTATTTGTAATTGTTTTTTTATTCTGACTGGATCATCATGAAATCTAGTAAATGACATAATAGTTATATTATATAACGAAAAAATAGTTTGATAAAAATAATATATAAAATTAAGTATTTCTAATTGTTTATAATCATGACTAAAATATGTCTAAATATGATTGTAAAGAATGAGAGCAAAGTTATTGAGCGTCTTATGAATTCAGTACTACCAATAATTGATAGTTATTGTATTTGTGATACAGGAAGTACAGATAATACAGTTGAATTGATAGAAACTTTTTTTGAAAAAAACAATATTCCAGGGCGAATTGTTAGAGAACCTTTTCAGGATTTTGGTTATAACCGTACTTTTGCTCTTAATTCGTGTATAGGTTTACCAAATGCGGATTATTTGTTATTATTGGATGCGGATATGAAACTTAGAATTGACCCTAATTTAAAAATAGATGAATTCAAAGAATCTTTAAAAAATGATGCTTATTATATTTTTCAAGGATCAGATTTATTTTTTTATAAAAATGTTCGTATACTAAGGAACGACCCAGAATATTCATACTGGGGTGTTACACATGAATTTGTAAAAACCACTGAAGGATCAACTTACATTGAAGTAGATAAATCTACCTTGTTTATAGATGATATTGGCGATGGAGGTGCAAAAGCAGATAAGTTTGAAAGAGATGTTCGTTTGTTATTAAAGGGACTGGAAGAGAACCCTGGAAATGATCGATATACTTTTTATTTGGCTAACAGTTATCGTGATGCTGGACAATTTGAAAATGCGATTAAATATTACGAAGAAAGGATAAAGATTGGTGGATGGCGTGAAGAAGTATGGCATTCATATTATTCAATAGGAAAATGTTATGAAAGCATGGGTGATATGCCTACTGCAATTTCTTATTGGATGGACGCATACCAGTTTTTTCCTGATAGAATAGAGAACTTGTACAAAATAGTTAATCATTATAGATGTATAGGAAAACCTATTTTGGCTTATTCATTCTATGAGTTGGCAAGTTTCCAACTTAGCAAGTCAAAATCCGATGATCATCTTTTCTTGGAAAAGGAAATTTATGATTTTAAGTTAGATTATGAGTTTACGATTGTTTCTTATTACTATAATCCCAAGAATCTAGATATTGTACACTATTGTATGAAAGTTTTATCTAACAATAATCCACCAATTGAACTAAAAAATAATATACTTTCCAATTATAAATTTTACTCACCAAGATTAAAGGGATTTTCGAATGAAAACAATTTAAATAACTTTAAGGTTCTCCAAGATATAGGAAAATCATTAGACATAAACAGTGATTTTGTCTCTAGTACTCCATCTATTTGTTTAGATCCCAATGACAAATCTAAATTAATTGTAAATCTTCGTTATGTAAATTATAAGATTGGAGATAAGGGAGAATATATAAATAAAGAACATATTACGACAAAAAATGTACTATCCTACGTAAACATGACTAAAAATGATTGGAAAATTGAAAGTCAGGCTGAATTAAAATACAATGAATCGTATGATGATTTATACGTTGGTTTGGAGGATGTACGAATAATGCCTTACAATGCTAAATTATATTTTAATGCAAATCGTGGTCTTGGTCATGGAAATATGGTAGTTGAACACGGTAAAATTAATATTAAATCTAGATCTACATTATCGCATTTGATAGAAACTGATAATCAAAACAAAGTAGAGAAGAATTGGGTTCTCTTTACAAATGCGGAAAGAGAACTTAAAATTATTTATGGATGGAATCCTTTACGAATCGGAAACGTTATTGATCATCCTGAACATAAAATTGATGATAAAAAAAATCCTCTTATGAAAATGGTAGTAACTCATGAAATCAAAACCCCCCGGTTTTTCAGTTATTTGCGTGGATCAACGAATGGACAAATTATTGGTGATGAGATATGGTTTATTTGTCACTTAGTTAGCTATGAAGATCGTAGATATTATTATCATATATTTGTTACTTTAGATAGTAAAACAATGGAATTAAAACGCTACTCAAGAATCTTTACGTTTGAAGGTGAAAAAGTTGAATATACATTAGGTTTCGTTTATAGGGAAAATACAGAGGAATTTTTAATAGGGTATAGTTTGATGGATAGGGAAACTAAATATATGACAATTTCAAAAGATAAGATTGAAGAGCTGTTTATTTTGTAATTTGAATTTCATTAACGATAGCATTCTTACATGAATTTCCAAAAGTCTTACGATGCCACTGTGTAATACCGTGTTCATGAATTCCGTCCAAATGTACCTTTGTACCATAACCCATATTTGTATCCAAACGATATTTTAGTATAAGATCAGGGTATTGAGCGCACATCTCTTCAACATAAGTGTCACGACTTGTCTTGGCCAAAATACTTGCTGCTGCAATTCCCATATATTTAGCATCACCTTTCTCAATTGTAACATGCGTTAATTCGCCAATACATTGTCTACTTTCATCAAAACATCTGTAAGGATTAAAATAATTTCCGTCTACAACAGCCATACATCTGTCCATATCAACATCTTCTAACTTTAACATAGTTTCGCGAATAGATTCATGCATACCTTTCATAACAGCTTGCAAAATATTGACATTATCAATTATAGCCTCGCTTGACCATGCAACATGCCATGCTAGAGCATTTTTCTTTATGTATTCAGCAACCTCGTTGATTTTCTTTTTAGAAGTGAATTTTTTACTATCCTTAATATCTTTACCATCAAATTTACTTGGGTCTTTAGGTAAAACAACACATGCAATATACACACGACCAAATAAGCAACCCCTACCTGCTTCGTCTAATGAAAACTCATATTGGTTGGATTCATTGTAAAACCTCTCCAAAACTTGAGGAGGTGATCTTGGTTTTTTTTTACTCAAAGTTACGGTATCCATTTAATTTTATAGTTGAGCTGGTTAGACAAATATAAATCAATTTTTTGTTTTTACCACATATATTTTTCGTATTATACATTATACCAAAAAATATTTACAATGAACAATAGACCCATGTTTTTATTTTTATTATTATTAATAGTTTTAGTAATATCTGTTTTAATGGGTAATAGTATAAAAATGGATTCGGTTAGAGAAAGCTTTGTTTCATTTCAAAAAGAAAGTGCCCCTATTAATCTAGTTAAAATACCCAGTTATTCTTTAAGTACGAATGTTTATAAATTATATGATAATTTATTTTTTGATAATAAAAATGGTAATGTTATTGAAGTTGACTCTACAACTTACTCCGGTAATGTAGATATAACCGGAAAAACTATTACTACTACATATGTAGTTCCTAGATTGAACAGTGGATCTAGTGTTTTGTATAATACTGGGCCTAATGGGAAGTTAGAAGATACTCAATCTAGTTTAATATCTAATGTATCTTCTTCTTATAAGTCTTACTTTTATTCTACACAATCAAAAAAAACAGACAATTATTACCTATTTTATTTCCCATGGAACGATCAGACTTTCATACACATTATTAATAGATCAGTATTCTCAAATATTTCGAGTTTTTATTTCGGCCCTGGTAATAAAATGGAAACTCTTTCTTATCCTAAAAATGCATCAATTGGAATAACCAGTTATGTACCATTCGTTATGCCAACGGCCACTAACTCGTTAGAACCATTATATAATGCTAATAGACCTTTGTTTGTAGTAGGACAAAATGTTAAGTATGATATTCAAAATGGAAATTTAATCATACAAAATACAAACGATCCTTCTTCAAAGTCAGTAACTGTTTACAATAGAGATGGTAGTCATAAAATTTATTCAGCAGGTGGAGTCAATAATCCTCCAGAATCTTTAACAAATGTTACATTTAAACCTTTTTATACGGTTGATAATGTTGGTCAAAATATAGTATTGTATTTACCATATCAAACAACTACAATTATAGCCTTGATTGGATTTAGTGATGCTAACAAAACAACTTTTAAAATTAATAATGTATGTCGTTTTACTCCAACAACAATTGACAACGGACCTAATGCTGTAAAGATTACTCCTACTCCTACTAGTACAAAACCTCCTACTATTTCTGATTATTACAAAATGCCAATTGTAAACAACATGCAGCAAAAATATTCTGAAGATTATTTATTGAAAACACAAATCGTTCCTCCTGTATGCCCGTCATGTCCTGTATGTAGTACAGGAACATGTACTAATTGTGGAGGTAATGGTGGCTCAGGTACTTTGTCTAATAAGGGAAACACTGTTGTTTCTGGAAATTCTATTCCTGCCAATAATCAGAACGTTAGTCAAAATAATCAAGTCAATCAAAATAATCAAAATAACCATAATATGAATAAGAATCAGAATCACCATTACAACCATAACAATCCAAATTCAATTGGAGGTGTGGTTAATAGAGGAATTGGCGCGGTCGAACACATTGCTGATGATGCTACTGGATTAATAAAAGGGTTTGGATCTGGAGTTAAGGATATTTTGATGCAAGGTAATAGAAATGGTACTAATGGTAATAATCCTTATGGACAAGTTAATAGATCAGATAACATTAACAGAACAGAGGGTGCATTCAATTCCCCTTATGGTACTCAAAATATAGACCAATACTCATATTATGGTGCTTTGTCTAACAAAGGTAGTGGTAATTTCATGCCTATGACTTCAGATTTTAGTAAATTTGGCCGTTAAAAAAAATATATACAAATAAACATTTTTTATTTGTATACTTAATTAATTTATATCTAAAAATCATTATAGCCTCCCTCAAAGTGGCAATACAAAATGCTGTTTGTGTTGTCGTCAAAATCATTATAGTTTTCTAAGTTCTCATCATATTCATTGACGATATCATTCTCTTCTTGATTATCAAGATATATATCATTTGTAGTAATTTCCTCAATCGAACGAATTGCCGATACATCAACTCCCTGCAAATAGGTATCAAATGCACTGTTATACTCAATCACTGTTTCATCATTTAGTTCAATACCAATGTCTATGAATCCTCTCCCTCTAGCACCCTTATAATTATAATCTGCGCAATTACAGCAGTATCCTAGAAAAACTCCGTTCACAGATCCGAAATATGCACAATTTGCACAATCATGCGGGCCTGTCATACATGAATGATTCTTGGCCCAATTCTCAGGGAATTTTAGGTGATACCATACGCCATCGTACAAGTACCTGTCAGCGTAATAAAATGGTATTTCTTCTGGAGGATTCAAGGTAGGCGCATTCTCTTCGTCTGACCAATCGTTGTTCGTCATTTTGCAATTTTACCAATAGTAAAAAGTTAAAACCAATTTTCAATTTTTTATTCATCATCGTCATCTAATTCCTCTGAAACAGCATCTTTTTTAACATTTTTATCTAAATATCGATACATTCTCTTAATGTCTAATTTTGTGATATTGTAATTTTCTAACATTTTTTCTACCTCATTCAATTGATCAGTTTGATTATAAAAATCACCACCCTTAAAAAGACGTAATTCTTGAAACATAGTCGTCAAATCTTTTTTATCCAGATCTAGTTGTTGGCACAAGTTATAAATAAATAATATGTTATTGTACTCTGTAGAATACTTGGTTAATACTTTCGTAAATCTAACTTCTACTGGTTTAAAACCATTTTTGTTTTCTGGAAAGGTATCATGGTATAATTTGTTATTGCAAAATGTCTTCATGAGAGAACTCATCTCATTAAATTGCCATATTTGACTTTGAAATGTAATACGATCAATGTAATCAGCAAAACACATGTTTTTTAATATTTTTGAATAAAATGGAAAGGTTTTTTCTATTTTTTTATTATCAAGTACATCAACTATATTTTCGTGCCACAACAAAGCAACAATTGTTCTGTCTGTTTCATTCATGAATTTATTGTGATCTTCCATTTTTACGTTATTATTTATAAGCATTTCAGTTATTTTTTTAGAATCTTCGTTGTAAGATTTCGCATGAAATATGTTTTTGATGGCATCTTCTGTAATTAATCCGGGTTTCTTATTTAATACTTCATTCACAAATAATAATTTACGCATGTCTCCCTGTATGTAACCTAAAATGCTTGTTTTGTATTCTATATTCGCATTGGAAAAGGTAGGAACAGTAGTATTCAAAATTTTATTCATTTGTAAAGGCGTGGGTGTTTTCAGTTCAAATGTATTACATACCTTTATCAATTCTTTTATTTTTTTATCGATATAGTAATTACCTATACAAATGATAGGATTTGAGGTAACGTTTTCTAGTCTCTGTTTTTTGGTTTTCTTTTGTCGGATAATCTTTATTAATGCAGTGATTCCGCCTTTATCTCCATTATTCATTCCGTCTATTTCATCCATAACAATTGCTATTTTTTTTACTTTCTTGGTCATCATTTGGAGAACATTACGATTTGAAACATTGTTACTTGTTATAGTATCAATTAATCCCTTGTTTCTTACATCACCCGCATCATATTTGATAACATCATAATCTAATTCTTTTAAAATGTTCATAACAAACTGAGATTTCCCGCATCCTGGAGAACCATAAATATAAATACCCTTTTTGAAAGTTACGTTTTTATAATTATCATCAAAAGATAACAATATATTTTTTATTTCATTGGCTGTAGATTCGCGATCAAAAATAGAATTAATATTCAAAGTATCCATAGTATAATTATATTGGTTATATTATTATGCAGCTATTTATTTATATAGAATTTTAAACGAATAATTAAGTTGCTCGTTTAAAATTATTTATGGTTTTTTCTAGTTTTTCTACCATATTTACAGTGTTGACGCTGTGAAAAACCGCGCGGGCGTTTGCAATTTATACTTTTCTTATATTTATTTGACCACTTACGAGGTCTTTTAGTTATTATTTTAAACATATATTATTAAACGAGATTTTATTAAATTGCGTTTATGTCAACAAAGATCTCGGGTTCTGTCTTATTACGATTTGCGGGTTTTGATTCCTGAGCTAACTGTATAGGAATTCTCGTCATCTTCTCTCTATTATTGTTATTATTATTACTATTGCTATCTCTTAGCGCTATCGTCTTTTCAACAAGTTGTTGCTGTAATTTACCTATCATAGCTTGAAGATCAATGTTTTGTTTCGCTAAATCGTTCAGATCATTTGTAGTTGTTTTAGTGTTGTTTAATTCCCTAATGGTTTTTGTTTTTTCAATAAGTTGTTTTTGAAGCATACTAACCATATTTTCTAATTCAACGGTTTTTTTATCATTTGATGACACATTTACATTTTGAATTCCAGGTTGAGATTTGGTTAACTGCTGTATTGTTTTGGTCTTTTCAATTAATTGTTTCTGTAATACCATAATCATATTTTCATATTCTCCTACTTTTTGACCGGCTTGTGCTAATTTACTTTGTTGATCTTGAATCATATCAACTATTTCTTGGTTAGTTAATTCTTTGGGTTCTTGTCCTGGACGCTGTATCATAATTGGTGAATTATTCTTCATCTTTGCCATTTCTTCCTTAAGCATCTGTTCTCTCTCTGCCTCTATCTCCTTGATTTGTTTTAAAACATCTGGTTTCATATTTGGTAATCCTGGTTCATAATTGGCTAAAAGTTCATCTATGTCTCTCAAAAAGAAATCCTTTACACTCTGTTCATTGCTTTGGCGAATAAACATATCGACCGTTTTGTCAGACTCTCTGAAAAAATTAGGGTGCTGGTTATCTAACATTTTACGTTTATCGTAGGTGTTATGTTCATGCGAAAAGACCAAGATAGACTTTAAGGGATCTAATTGTACAAATGGTATAGTATATTCCTTTAAGAAAGCTCGCTCTTCTGCTAAAGCTGCATGTTCCTCATATTTAGTTTGTTCTAAAAGTTCCTTTCTAAAGGCAAATGTACCCGCTGTAGCATGATTTGGACCATAAGGACCACATTGATACATCTTTTGAATGTGCTTGAAATAAATATAAATTTCACTAGATCCGGCGCAGAGAGCTTTAGGGTTTGCTGTTAATTTCTCAACGGCATCTTCTATTCTTTCAGGTGGATAATAGTCATCATCATCCATGTAGACAATAATAGACCCTCTAACAAAACTATGCATAAAATTACGTTTTGCTCCTAATGTCATTTTTTCATTTACTTCGAAATATCTAATCTGGGGAATATTTGATGTTTCTATTAAATCACGTATCTTATCTGTTCCATCATCTACAATAATCCATTCAATTCTATTCTTTGGATAAGTTTGATTCAAAAAACAATTGAACATGTTTTGGATAAAAGGTCTGCGATTGAATGTGGGTGTACATACACTAACTAACGGAAGTTCTGCCTTATTAGTTTTAGTATTCTTTGTCATTATAATACTAAAATAATCTTATTATAAACATTTAACGCTTCTATTTTTAAATTAATTATTAACTTATTTAGTTTTGTTAAAATTAATAAACAACATAAAAAAATATCCTAATCCTCCTAAAGAAAGACCATAAATAAGTAAATTTACAAAAAAGAAAATGTCCCTTGATGAATTATAATTTTTTTCTACAGGAACAGTGCTTGTTATTAAATTCATAGCGCCAGCAACATCAGTTATATTAAATTTTGATTTTATTATGATGAGTAATGCCATTAATATCATGAAAATAAATGAAATATCCAAATAAAACAACGTGTTTTTCATTGTAATATTAACAATGTTTTTTAAGGTATCTTTCGTTATAAAAATAAATGTAAACATGATTACCAGTATGAAAAAATTGTCAGATATAAATTCGATGTATTCATTGAATTTTATGATTAACATTTCGTAGAACGATGGATTTTCTTTTTTGTTTTTTATAAGATCTATTTTCGCTCCGTCTAAAAATTTCATCATTTCTTTGAATGTTTCCGCCACAACAATAGCATCCCAACTATTATAAAAAAGCATAGCATAGATAGAGTAAAACACAAAATAAACTAAACAGAAAAATCCACCTAATGGAACAGTAATAGAAATGATTATTAAGAATCGTATAACGTTCCAAATTATATTAAATACGGTAGTCGCAGCTTGACCGGTAATGCTAGAACTTGCAGTGTTGTTTGATGAACCTGAATTATTTTTACCCATAAATTTATTTTTTATTCTATCTTTAAAATTACTAGCTTTCTGTTTTAAATTACCTATAAATGTATTATTTACTGGTTTCTCATATACATTTTTTAATGTTTGCTGAATTTCGTTATCTGGTGTTCCCATTTGTTTTAAATCTTCAGCCATTTTATTATATTGATTATTCATGTCAGATGCATTATTATTTTCTGAATTTTCACTACGAGAGTTTGTTTCATCGCTTGTTTCACAATTTTTACCCTCAGGTATTATGTACAAAATAACTACGGTAATGTACATAAAAACCACTACAATATTTTTAGTATTTAACATAATCGTATCAATAAGAAAATTTTTAAATCCACTGGCGAAATTATAGCTTAAATATAGAATAGTAAAAAAAAGAAAAATGTAACATAGTGTATGATTAAATAAAGTAGATGTGAAATTAGGAATTAATTTAATTAATAGATATTCTAACTTTTCTGGGAAAAATAAAGCATATTCAATAAAATAAAGTAAAATATGTTTTAAAAATCTATTTAAAAAAGTACTGTCATCTAAACATTTTATTGTATTTGTTTTAAAATCAAATAGGTCTTTTTTTTCTCCTTCAGTAAAGTTATTATAATACATCAAATAATACCAATTATTTACCACCAAACCGCTAAAAATGATTGCTTCGAAAATGCATAAATGGTTATATACTATTTTTTCATCACTATCTTTAGAATCGCCACCCGATAACGAAACAGTCATTGAATGTGCAATTTTTTTATTGTACGCGACTGTAGTATTGTAAATATAGTTAATTAAGTCAACAATATATTGGCGTGGATCTTTTGTAGCTAGTTTACCTACGTCATCTAATATATTATCCTTCCCATCATAATCGTTGTCTGTGAATTTAAAACGCTGAAACCCTTCGATCAGATTTTCATTTTCTTCTTCTTTTGGTACATTTGTTAATATCTCCGGAAAATCTATTTTCTTGATATTTTCATTAGTTTTCCTTTTCTTTTTTATTTTTTTTATTTTTTGTATCATATCTAATGTTTGAAAATTGGCTATTTTATCACTAAATAATTTATCTTGTTCCTCCATTTTTGTATATATATTATAAAGGTTTTGAATATAATATATAATTCTATAAAATTACCTAGAATATAACATACCTGCGTTTCCGCCTATAAACGACAATATGTTGTATCTTTCTTCGTAGAGTATCAAATTAAAATTATAATTGTACAATTTCCAATTAGACTTTCGAACACCTAATGGATTACCACATATGTCACAAATTATATCATAACTTGAATTTGCTATATCTAAAGGAGGGGCAATGGTAGCTATTTCTAATTCTATTGTTCTAAAATTACTTAAATTTAACGCACCAGAAGGTTGCATCTCGTGTTGACTAGTGCTCAAGCAAAAATTATAACAATATATTCCTTCTTGAGCAAATCCAGGTGTTCTGGTATACTTTTCAACATAATTAAAAATTCCATTTGTTAATGTATTTTCTCTATATTCTCCGTTCAATACAATTCCCATTGTAGATAAGATTTCTTTTTGATTTTCAGGACGATAATCTCCTGTAATATTTATACCGGTTGTAACTTCACCATTAGGGTGTATATCAATTCCGTAAGAAACATCAACAACTTTACCGGACAATTGCTTTTGAACATAGACTACTTCTTTATTAGACGATCCTTGTGCACCTATATTAATATTTGATGGTAATTTACTGTACGGCCAATTTGTGTAGTTAGACCATTCATTTCTCAAAGCAACATCGTTTCTTTGTAACATCCACATCCATGTAGCAACCATACCACTTGAGAATAGCTGATATCGTTTTGAACCTGTAACGTTTTCAAAATTATACCTCCTAACGTCTTTAACTAAATAGATTTGATCTTCTTTTGCGAATTTTTTCGATTCTTCTTTTGATAGGAAGCAATAAGTAGCCATTAGATGGACATCCGCGTTCCATGTAGTTGAGTAATTTAGAGCATTGTATTCTGGATTATTTACAGGGTCTAAATAAACGCTAGGTGGTGTTTGTAAAAATCGAAATGTCTGAAACCGATTCTGTGTAAAATCAGGTTGAATATAAGGGTATTGATATTGATTATCAAATACGTCTCTCACAACAAACAAATCTTGAATGGGTCTCAAAGTCACAGTTATAGTAAGTTCATTGTATTGAAGTGCTACTAATGGAAATGCACATCCAGTATTTAATGTAAACCAAGTATTAATAGGTACATAGATTTGTCTACCTCTTATAGATGGTTCTGATCCTGCAGTCGACGCACTAAAGAAAGCATTTGGGTAAGTATCTATTCGGCCAAAACTATTAGCTGGATCATAAAATTCCGGGACATTACCAGACATATTATTAAATAACTCTTTCTTACTAGCATTAAAATCCCTTTCTACCATGGCATTTAAATATTCACCGGTATAAGATTGTAATAGCAATGAACCACATGTTATGTCTATCTGCTGAATCATATTTGTTCCCAGATTTTTTATCCATTTAAACTCATAAGGAACCCATTGTAAATTGGTATCATATGTTGGATTATAAACTGGACTCCAAATATCTGGGATTGTAACCACCAAATAGGTATCCATCAACAACTCCGCATATCTCTTAATCTTAAACGTAAATGTAGAAGATTCAGTTAGGCGAAGATCTCTAAATCCATCATAATCTATACGAAATTTCTGAAGTCCAAAATTAGTGTATTTAGAATAGGCGACTTTGAAAAATGTTTTACTTGGATTTCCATTCAAAAAAACATTATTATTACCAACAGAAATTATATTTAGTAATCCACCTGCCATATATATTATATATATCAATTAATATATTTTTATTATATTAGTTTGTGTATAGAATATATAGATTATGAATTTATTGTATAGTTTTATAACCATTTTTATTGTTCTTTTATTTATCTACATTGCATTCAGAATGTTTAAAAAATCGAACAAAAAGGTTATTGAATATAAAGACAGTGCAACAAATGATGGTGAAACTAACTCTATTTTTAATAGCCCAAGTCAAATTGAATTGGAAAGTTTAAAGAAACCAGATTTGGTAACCATTCAAAACGTAAGTGATATTTTTAAAGATTTAACTTTACGTCAATATTGTATAAAAGCATCTTATAATACAGCTCTAACTGGGAATTATGTAAATTTAGATATGATTAAATATGTAATTAACAGAGGTTGTAGATTTTTAGATTTTGAGGTATTTTTTATTGGTGAGATAAGTGTTGACGAGAAAGGTGTTTCTACAACAAATTACACTGCAAGAGTCGCTTATTCTACTGACAATACATTTACTACAATTAATACTGAAAACAGTTTATTATTCGATGATGTTTTAACAACTGTAATAAATTATTCATTTTCCAACCCAACACCTAATGTAAAAGATCCTATGTTTATCAATTTGAGAATAAAATCAAACAACACTGACATATACAAACATGTTGCGTCATCATTAAATAATATTGCTCGTACTAAAATATATTGCGATTTGACAAGCGAATTGACACCGCCTCCGGCAGTTAAAATAGATAAGATAACCAGATTCTCAGATATTATGGGAAAACTTATCGTTTGCATTGATAAAACCATCGTTCGTAATTACAAAGATTATATTCATTGTGATGAAAATGTGCGTAACTGTTACGATCTAGATGATTATACTAACATAGAAACCGGTAGCGAAGAATTAAATTTGTTAAGATATAATGAAGTTATGGATCAATGTACTATACCAATTAATATAGCAAATGATGATTTGACAACAGATATTAAAACAATGAAATTTGTTGTACCAAATACAAAAAATGACTTTTCTGCAAATCCTAATTACAATGATTTTGTATTAAAATATTCTTGCCAGGATGTAGCATACAGATTTTACAAAAGGGATGTTGAACTAGATTTGTACGAAAACTTTTTCAATGATAACAATAGTGCTTTTGTTCCATTATCGGTCGCGATATCATATTTTAAAAAAATGAATGATTAAATGTATAATAAAATATATGTATTTTATATAAAATACGAAATACATATATGGTTAAACAAAATAGGAAATTTAATTCACAATTACCAATTAATAAAATATACAAAAAATTTTCTTCTGACATATGTGACAATAATATGACATTTCATGATTGTGAGATTGAAATATTAAGGCATTCTGTAGAAGAAAGTGAAAAACTAAGTGGATCAAAAATAGCAAATAGTGACGAAGTAAAGGATTTATTAAAAATAGTAGAAGATTTTATTATTCGTAAAAAACTCATTTGTTATGGCGGAACTGCAATTAACAATATATTACCCAAATTTTCTCAATTTTATAATCGTGATATTGAGATACCAGATTATGATTTCTATTCTATGAATGCATTAGAAGATGCCAAAGAATTAGCGGATATTTATTACAAAAATGGATACATTGATGTAGAAGCCAAAGCTGGAGTTCATAGAGGAACATTCAAAGTATTCGTAAACTATATCCCAATCGCCGATATTACTTTTTTAAATTCGGGTGTTTACAAATCTATTATGAAAGAGGCAATTATTATTGCGGGTATACATTATGCACCACCTAATTTTCTAAGAATGGCTATGTATTTAGAGCTATCAAGACCATTAGGTGATGTATCCAGATGGGAAAAAGTATTTAAACGTCTTTCATTATTAAACAAACATTACCCTTTAAAGACAACGAAAAATTGTAGTGCTATTGATTTTGGGAAAAAAATAGATAAAAACTCCAGCGAATCTGAAAAAATACATACAATTGCCAAGGATTCATTCATAGATCAAGGAGTTGTATTTTTTGGTGGATATGCTGCAACTTTGTACTCAAAATATTTACCAGATAATGAAGTAAACTTTTTAAAAAAAATACCTAATTTTGACATTTTATCCGAAGAACCTGACAAATGCGCAACTATACTGAAAGAAACTTTAACCAGGGAAAATTACAAGAATATAAAATTAATAGAACATCCTGAAATTGGAGAGATAATACCTATGCATGTTGAAGTAACTGTAAATTCAGAAACTCTGGCGTATATTTACAAACCTATTGCGTGTCATAGTTATAATAAGATTACTGTTAATAATAAAGAAGTTAAGGTTGCTACAATTGATACTATTTTGACGTTTTATTTAAGTTTTTTGTACATTAATAATAAATATTACAATAAAGATCGGCTATTATGTATGGCCAAACTTTTGTTTGAAATTGAAAACAGAAACCGATTATCCCAAAAAGGATTATTAAAAAGGTTTTCATTGGATTGTTACGGAAAACAATTAACATTAGAAGATATAAGATCAGAAAAAGCAAAAAAATATAAAGAATTATCATCTGAGCGTGGAAGTAAGGAATACAATATGTGGTTTTTAAAATATGAACCCATAAAGAAAAACCAGACTAATATGAATAAGGAAGAAATAGAAAAATCTATTTTAGAAGAACCTGAAAAACGAATGATGAAAATTCAAAAACCAAAGATAGATAGGAAAAAAAATAAAAAAACTAAGAAAATACCGACACTTTTACGTATTCTACAAAAGAAATCAAATACTAGAAAAAACAAATCATCGAATTTTTTATTCTAGTAATAATTATATACAATGAAAAAAACTATATATTTATCGGTTTTAGTAATTTTAATTATATTTTTTATTCTATTTCAGATATACTTACATATGGATAGAAAGACTGTGGAGGGCTTACCTGTCTTGAAAGAACCGGTACCAGAATCAAAAATACAACTTAGAGATGCACTTGTACGATGGATGAACACAATTGATACTGTAACTATAACTACTGACTCGGATGTAAAATCCAAAGGTTCTCAAAAATTCGCATTTGGTATTACACAATTTTTTTCTTTAACAGATGTCAATAGTGGAAAATTAATTGATTTAACACCTTTGCAAAATATATTTTTGAATATTGTCAAAATTGACATTACTACTCTTGATACCCAATCATATGAATCTATTTTGTTAAAAAATAATCAAACATTTCCAGGTAAAGTAGTGGTTAAAGGAGCAAATCCTGCGAACATAAATTTTAAATATTTGATTAATTATTATTATACTTTTTTAACTAGAAGTTTAAATGATTTGATGGTAGTAACTGATAATGACTATAGGTTGAGGTCTGGAGGAAAGACGTTTAAAGGCCCCGAGTTTCTTAATAATTTCAATATTGATATTGATGGTAATACAAGTGGGGCAAAAAATGCGATTGCTGTGCTTTTTCAAAACGTCGTTGCTGTAGGATTATTAAGTACCAATAATGATAAGAAAGTGGCAGACAGATTGGATTTATACAATGGAATGCTTCCTGTATCACCAATTACATTAAAAACATCTTACACATCTACTATGTAACGGGTAACGTCTAATATTTATTTACAATAACAAATAAATATTACATTTAGCTTATTCAAATTTCACTAACAAAATTGGTAAATTTAAGCAGAGAATAATATAATCCGCCAAACACGACACTTTTAAATATCAACCCACTAAAATTAAAATTACCATCTGAATTATAGATTGATAAAAAGGATAATTTTTTAAATATCATTGTATTTACAATTGGTAATTGGAAAAAGAAAAACAATAACATAACAAAAATAGGGGTTTGGAATTCTGTTAAAAGTATATCCAATTTCTTTTCCTTCCTGTTTTTCTCTTCATAATCTCTCAAATTTTTTTCAGTCATATCCTCATGCTCTCTAACGTAATCTGATTTTTTTACAGGTTGAGGTATATAATTAGGAGTTATTTGTTCATCATGGTTATAGTGCGATTGATCATTCGGTATATCCCTAGATGGTAAACGTTGCTGTTGTAATTGTTGAAGTTGCATTTTTTGGTTTTCAGATATTTGGGGTAACTGTTGTTGTAAATGCTGTTGTTGTGGAGGAGCCATAATTGGATTTTGAGCTGATATGCCATAAGGGTTTGCATGAATATTTATTGGAACATAAGTTCCTTGACCAACCGGCTGCTGCTGAGAAATTGTATTTGATGGTCCACTAGTAATATCTGGTAAATCTACTATTCGAGTAATATTTTCCATTTCAACTATACAATATTAAACAACTAAAGATTGTATAGTTTGACGAATTTATTTTCAAAAGAAACCGTTTTGTTTAGTATTGCTCTCATTAGGATCTGAAACATCTACTATCCTTTTATGAGAGTCACACTTTGATGGTGTTAATGAATATTTGTAGCATTTATTATCATATTTATATATTTTACCATCGAATTCACTTAATATAGGTCCATTAAACACTAAACAATTTCTATCTTTGCATACTTTATTAAACAAACTTGCTAAACCTAGTCCTAATATGGCTGATATGCAAAAACGACCTATAGTTGTGTCCAATAATCTTTTAACATTCATCTTTTGTATTATACATTATTATAATATAAAATTGTAACAAAAATTAATATTGTACAGGAACCTTTGATATTTTACTTTCATCTTTGGGGCATTTTATTTCTTCTTGAACAAAAGAAAAACAGGTATCAGTCTTATCTTTGTATAATAGAGCATCTACATTTTCAGGTGTGGGATATACGTATATTTTACGTGTGTCTGAAACTGTCATGTACACAGCAAATAGTCCAAATGCAAAACTTAATAAAAATACTGTAAAATTCACGTACTTAAAGAGACCCATTTGTATTATAAATAGATAAAAATTCTTATTTCTTCATAGTTTTATTCTTTTTCTTCATTCGCGAAGCATCCTTTAACGCTTGCTTAAAACTGTATTTTGAATTTTTGGCCCTACCTTTATTAAATACGTCAGTTACTAAAACATTCCAATCCTTCAATGGGCCACTCAATTTGCGACCCTTTCTAGATTTACCACCACAATTCATTTTTTTACTACCCTTTTTCCCTCCTAATGTTTTTACAAAGAGAACATCGTTATTTTTAAGACCCACTGGTGGTGTTCCACCTGGTACAGGTAAAGAACTTGCTGTTATTTGAGGAGCTGGATTTCCAGTTGGGGGAATTGGATTAGGACCTTGACTTGCTGGATTGCTAGCCATTTAAATTAATTAATATATATTACTAAACTATATTTTTACAAACATAAAAAATAAAAATATTGTTAACTAAATTAATCTAATAAATCTACCGTCTAAACGAAACGAGTCCATGGTTTTAAATAGGAGTGACATCTGCCACAATAACAGCAACATCATCATACATATCGTCGCTGTATCGGTTGAACTCAACTTTCCCGTCTGGATGTGTCACTTCCCATGTTTGCATCCATCTGCCAGCTGCCTTTCCGCAAAGCTGTTGAGCCGTCTTTGTCAAGATCTCCTCAATATCCTCCGAAGAATTCCACATGTGCATATCCATGAAACCGTCGCTACCCAAAACAAACCGATACGATGAACCTGGCTCATAGATTATGCACTTTCTCTCTGGTGCGTAACCCGTCAACGAATTGTGTCCTAGTGCCTGAGTACATGCCAGTCTTCGTCCGTCGTCATTTTTACCTGGAAATGCCATATGCACAGAGTCAGTAACAACCAATTGGTTTTTGGAAACCATCTTACTGTTAGTATTGCGATCAGTTGAGACTTTGAACCCCATATTTGTCATGCGTGTTACCTCCTCCGCATTGTGACAATTGTGTTCCTTACTTAGGTATTCCAGCTTCCGGTCTTTGAAAACAGCCACTTGAGAGTCCCCTGAGCTGAAGCAGATTGCGTATTTACTGTAGAACTTCACAATGACAACGGTTGCCCCTGAAGATTCGTACTGCTCTACGCATCCAGATGAGTCAATGTGGAGAACAAATGCCTCAACTGGATCAGCAGTCCCCATAAGCTTAGCCTTTTTCTCTATAGGAATATCTCTGATGAACCTTATACATGAGTTCGAACCGTGTCCATCGTTAAGGATCACCCAATCAAACTCCTCACCTGACTCTACGTCAACGCCATGTCCGTGCTCAACGTAGTCCTGTCCCTTGCATAACTGCCTGGTCGCAGTCTCAATTTTGACGGCGTAGCCATAATCCATCATCATTGCTTTAAAAGACTTTGAGAAAATGTAATAACTACTATAAATCGTAAAAAGATTTCAATTTTTTATGATTTGTTCTAAATAAATTGGTTTTATTTTTATTTCTTCTTTTTATTCTTCTTCTTCTTTGTAGAAGTAACTTGATCATTTGACTCGTCCTTTAACAAATCAGGATGTATAAACGAATTAACACTTGACTTTTCTTGGGGTTCTTCACCATCTAAACGGAACACGAAATTATTAGGAGTTTCTGTAGTATCTAATGAATAATTTGCTGCAATTTTCTGTTGTGCTTCAATACGCTGACGAATTTCCTCTTTCTTTTTCTCTATTTCTTCGGCTTGCATTTGTTTCTTTAACTCCATCTTTGACTTTATCTTATCACGCATAGATGACTGTTTTGTCAATCTATCTAGTGCATTAGTATCTAATTTTACATTCTTACCCATTCCCATATTCTTAGCCATATTTTTGAACATTTCAGTAAATTGCTCTTGTCCACCCATATCTTTCATCTTACCTAAAATATCACCTGCTTCTTTCATTAACTCTTCACGTGAAATATCACCATTCTTCATTTTAGAATCGAGTTTACCACCCACTTTCTTCATTAAATCCATAATCTTTTTAGGATTTTTCATCAATAACTTAATCACATCTTGGGTATTGGTTGCATTCTTAACATCTTCTCCAACCAAATTTGTAAATTCGCCAGATAATTCTTCAGCCATTTCTTTAGCTAATTTACCAATTTTACCGTCAAATAATTGCTTCAAGTGATCCTGAATGTTTGACATGTTAGGAATGTTTGCTCCATTCGTTCCACTAAAACCATTAGTCATGTTCTCAAACATATTTTTGAAATGTTCGTTTGGATCTGTGCTGTCACTTGTACCTTCACTTGTACCTTGACTCGTACCTTGCTCATTTTCACCTGCAGTTTCTTGAGTTGATTTACTTTGCTCCATTTTACTAAAAAAATCTGTCATACCGGACATCGTTTCCTTCAACTTATCTTGTAAATCTCCTTCGTCTATACCTTGAAAAAGATTCAATGTGTCACCAAAAGTGGATTTATCTTTTATTCCACCAATAATAGTAAACAATAACAATTGAAGATATTTCCACATAGTTTTCTTCGTGTTCTCAGTAACATCTTCGCAATTAAATAATAATCTAAAACTGACATTTGGTAAAAAATAAATATTAATTTCGCTTTCAGGTTGAAACATTTCATCATTTTGATAAATAATATCAAAAAAACGTTCTGGATAAATCTTTAAACAATACTCAAACAAATATTTCAGCTCTTCATCTGATAATTCTGGATCATTCCACTTAGACCATAAATATGAATAATCAGAATATGTTACTGACAAGTCATTAGTAAAATCTGCAACAACCGAACGAAAATTAGGAGGTACTTCTATTTCCATTATTTATACTAAACAATAATATATTTTTTATCTTGTTTGAACATAATATAATAATTGTGTTATAGAAAAAAGGTAGTAAATTATTACGTTTTATAAACCATTGAACATTATAAACCGCACTTTGTGCGGTTAGTGTTCAATGACAACGTTACCGATAAATCAATTAAGACGAACACAAAGTGTGCGAACTTAATTGTTCATCGGTGTAAAATTAAATGTGGCTCATACTTCTCATTGTGTTTACTACACCAGGAGTAGCAAAGCATGTTGTATTACAACTCTCTGGAATATACATCTCTAGTTGATCTTCAGGTAAATAATCAATGTCATCACCAAACAAATTTCTAAAAACTGTAGTATCGTACCTTGAAGTAAATCCACATTCATTGTATGTAGTAAATGTTGTCTCATTAATTTGATCTTCCTCTATTTCTAGAGAAAGTTCAGGACTTCTACTTCCAATTGATGAAACGTCGTCTGCGTTATTTGCTCTCAAAAACTCATCAACATCCTGAAAACTGTTTGTATTTGCTCTAACAAGCATTGGGCGTGGTGGATATTGAGGTGTTCTTGCCAAAGCGTTTTGTCTTTGAAACATAGGTTCAGGATAAGCTGGTATGTTATCAGAATCTTGCGTATCATTAGTATTATAGGTTCGCTGTCTACCTTGGGAATTGCACCTAGCCGAAGCATACATAACTCCATGTTGTCTATCGAACGTGCGATAAACAACTGAAATGTCATCGCAAAGCATTTTCAACAGACCATCTTCTCTTAGATTATTAATACGCATATACTTACGAATTGTTTTAAAAGCTTCGATTAACTCCTTTTTGTATTGGATTTGACGAGACCTACTGTCAATCCCCTGCTTGGCCTCGAAAAGCAACTCCTGTATCTTTTGACGAAATGCATATTTAGTAAGATCCTCATTAAAATACGGTAGCTCTGTATCACCGTCTATCAGATCCGGAATAGAACAAGCAACATCCAATAGTCCATAATCACGGTTGTAATCTTCGTTTTTTTCAGTTTCTGCAGAAGAACATTGCTCACCATAAATCGAAACAGTTACTGTCTCCGGATAACGCGTACGAATATGATAAATCTTCTCTATCTCACTAATAATAATAGGTTCCTTTATCGATGTTGTCCATTCATCCGTAGACCAGTCATAAATAGACCCACCTTCAACCAAAAATTCTGCATTTCTAATAGCTGGATAAATAAACTTATGAATTGTCTCACCATAGATAAGTGCAGTATTTTCCATATTGTCAACAAACTGATATTCCGCATTTTTCTTTGATCCACACTTATTCAAAAGCTCCACATTATGTTTCAGTCCAAATCCCACAAACGTATTATAAAAATCATCATCAACATATCTTACTAGTTCGTCAACTGCAATAACTCCAGTGCTAGCTTCACCGTCCGTCATAAATACATGACCGATTTGATGTTCAGGAAATTCATTTTTGTATGATGTTAGAACAGTATTTGCTGTCTGTAGTGCCAAACCAATGTTAGTAGAACCCTCTGGTCTCAGATTTTTTATAATTTTTATTAGATCATCTACATTATCAGGAGTTACCATAACCCTTTCGATCGTAACATCTACAATTGTATTAAAACTATTAACTTGAACATACATCTCCGTATCTAACTTAGCTAAATAGCCCATCATGTTGACGAAAGTTTGAATAACATGGTCTAGCTTACACGCATTTCCGGATGCATAATCTGCCATAGATCCAGTTTTATCAATGGTAAAGAGAAGAAAGGTGGGAGTCTTCACAATCTTTGTTTTAGATACCTTTGCACTAACAATACCAAAATACTCACTACTAGGAAAATCAGTGAGTGGAAGAGTATCCTGATTTCTGTGAATCAAGATATCGGAAGACAAAATAGAGCAAGACATTCTTACAAAAGAGAGCAAATATATTATAAATTATAATTAAAATATATTTTTCAATTTTTTACAACCTTAATTTTCTTCCAAGTCTCTCAAAACTGATTCTACACTTTCCAATGCGCCTTCAACCCATCCTTGTTTCAAACTAATTAACTCTCCAACAACATACATGTTTTTGTAGGGCCTTTGAGCATCAAGTATAAACTCTTTACGATTATTATATTCTCCTTTGATCGGGCTGTAATAATGAGTACCTGTATCCCAATAAAAATCAACCATATCTACTAGTTCTAATTTGTTTTCAGGTATATCAAGTGCTATTTCTAATAACTGACATAAAACATCTCTGTTTTCTACAGTATTTTCTATGTATTTTTCCAAAGTTTTTGCTCCTTTATTGTCAGTATAAACAATCATGTAAATACCCTTATCCACATTCATAGGGATGATTTTGTGAATAGGACCTGGCACTACAGTTGTTTTTGAACACTTTTCTTTCATTATTTCTATAGAAGACGGTGAGAACTTTCCGTACATACGTAAGAAATGCTGACCCTTTATTTGGTTATAAATAGATTTATTTGGTAACAATTTTTTTAGACTATCTATAGTTGTGGCGATAACAACTTTTTTTGTTAAAAAGGATTCTCTATGACTAACAATTTCATATTGATCATCAGAAATTTTGTTTATTTTTGAAACATTACTTGATAACCTTATATTCTGCGATCCAATTTCTTTAGATAATGCAGCAATCAACGAATTCCATGAAAACCCATATCCTGCCCAATCAGAATAATTGTCATCAAAACCATAATGAAGTAATGTATCTGTGCAACACTCATTTTCATAATCTGTATATCCGGCACATATAATAAAGTTCTCATAAGCATCTCTCCCAAATTCCAAATTTAATTTAGGTTTAGCATATTGATGAAATGTTTTGGATCTGTCAGTAGAGTCGTTATATTCTCTTTTTAAGAAAAGAAACATTTCTTTCACCCGACAAGATGGATGAATTGTATCCGCATATTGGGAATTTACCATAAATTCATGAAATGGAACATTAAGTTCTTTTAATAATTCCATCAATAAAATATCCTTTTTCTTTCTTCCTATTCCTGCTCCTATAGGTATAGATTCACCATGAAATTGTACATTTCCAGCTCTTCCACCTAAATGGTCATTTCCTTCCAAAAGTAATATGTTATGTCTTGGATTCATTTTTCTAATTTTATAGGCATAGTATAGCCCTGCCATACCGCCACCAATAATAATTGTATCGTAAATCATATATATTATAGTTATAATTTAATCTTTTTTATCTTTTTTTATCTTATATTATGTGTATTATTGAACTAACTAATGATGAAATAAAAACATTAAAAAAAATAGCAAAATTACTTTACAATAATCCTTCTACAGATCAAGAATTATTTTGTAAAGAAGCAAAAACACTTTCCAGTTTTATTCCTTTACGTATAAAACATGAATTAGTAAAGTTTGCTAACCATGGCTCTGAAACTGGTTTTATAATAATAAAAACAATAAATATGGAAAATATTTCATTGCCAATTACGCCTCCTAAAAATTATTACAAAATTGGAGAAAAAACATTATTAGCTAAAATACAAAGCATTCTTATTCAATTTTTTAGCGAAATGATAGCATATGAAGCAGAATGCTACGGGCAATTATTTCAAGATGTTGTTCCCATAAAAAACATGGCTAAAAATCAAACTAGTATGGGTAGTGAAGTAGAATTAGAAATACATACTGAACAAGCTTTTTCTGATTTGAGACCCGATTATCTTAGTTTAGCGTGCTTACGTGGTGACGATAATGCATTTACTTATATTTTACCAATTAAATACATCATTGATAATGTAAGTAAAGAAGAATTTGAAATTCTACGCAAGCCAAATTGGAAAACTGATGTAGATCTATCTTTCAAAATCAATGGGCACCAATTTATAAAAGGCGACACACGTGGACCTATGCCAATTATTAATGGTGAACTAGGCAACTTAAATTTACAATTTGATCAGGATTTGATGAAAGGAATAGATGATGACTCTGAAAAAATGGTACTCAAAATTACAGATATTTATTACAAGCATAGAATTGCATACAATTTAAAAAAAGGAGAAATAATATTTATAGATAATCGTAGAGCTGTTCATGGACGTTCTACTTTTTATCCAAAATTTGATGGTAATGATAGATTTTTAATCCGCTGTTTTTCTACTCTAGATCTGAACAAAAGTGCTTATGCTAGAAAAAATGATGGACGTACTGTTTCTGCTATATATAGTTAATTAAAAAAAATCATCCCATCAAGCAGTATAAAAAATATAAAACCACAAACGAATATTAATATAAAAAATATAAACAGGCATTTTTTACATCTATTATAGCATATTTTGTAACTGTCACAGTTTCTTACAGGTTGTTGCTCTAGAGGAACTGCTTCTGTGCAATCATGTCCATCATCTATTATTATCGCGTCCATTACATGTATTACATCATTGTGATAAATTGGACTTACAATCATTTCATTATTAAATATAAATAATTTATATTTAATTGTTTTTAACTAATGGTTTAGTAATTGGATTTATTCTATTCAATAATTTCTAAATCTATATTAATAATGTATCATAATCATGCGTTTGCTATTGAAAAACTTAAAACAGATTTCGATAATATTCTCACTTTAAAAAAAGAAATAACTAAAATAAAATTAGTTGTTAGTGAAAAATTATCTGAACTTAAGATTCAATACAATGAATTGGTAAAAGTAAATGGTAAAAAAATCTTTTTGTTTTGTCTGGATTCATTTTATTTTCAATATAAAACTTTTTCTATGGAATTAGAACATATTGATCGATCACGTTCTCTTATAAATAATAGAACTTACTGTGATTATTTTAAACTTTATAATATCATTATTTCATTCGTTAAAGAGAACAAATCGGATTTAGATATAAATGAATTTGAACTCAAATCTTATCCTGTATATAAGGATTTGGAACCGTTTCAGGAATATAAATTGGAAGATATAAAGGATGTACACTCAAATATATTATTATTAATTAATAAATTATATCTTCAATTAAACAATAAAATGGAATCAGTCGATCAATACAATGAAAATCACCGAATAGGGTTCTCTATCTCTAATTTTTTAAACACATTGCAATATGAAAATCGATTATTAGAACAACAAATTTCTCTTTATTTAAATTATGTATCCTTTTTCCACATATCACAGAAAAGACAGCTGAATCGTCTTTTTATAAAAATGCAAGAATTTTATAGAGAGATAGATGAAAATATAAATATAAATCGTACATTTACAATTGAAGATATTGGAGAACAAGAAAAATTACAGCGATTTTTTGTTATAGGCGAAGATGTTAGAATAGATAACATTTTGGAAGATTCTGAATTTTTACATGAACAAAGTAAGCTAATTACGAAAAAAGTTGTGGATGTATCATTAAATATTATCGATCCATCTCTCAATGTAGACCTTTCGTCAAACTCTATTGTAAAGGAAAAGGAAAAGAAAAAATCGAAAGCTGAAAAAATTGAAATAAACACCTAATCATAATTATAGATTATAAACTATAACTATGGTAAATAATGATAATGTTTTGCCAAGAAATTCTAGGATTATTGCAATTCATCTTTTATCAATGATACCGCCCGAACAACAAGAATTCAAAGAAGAATTATTGCGTTACATTAGGGATTGTTTTTACAAAGCACCTGAAGTTTTACTAGGCCGAAGTTGTTGGATTGATTTAGAAATTATAATGAAACGGTATATTTACGACATAAATGATGAATGGAAACAAAAAATGATAGACGTGTATGTAGGTAAAACAATTTTGGAAAATGTATGATTATATATTATAATAATAATATGAATTTACATAAGATTTTAATTTTTTCATCTTGCTTATTCTTGTTACCCTATTTAAATATTGTATTGTTTATTGAAGAGACAACATCAAACTTTTATGAAAAATATATGTCAATGTTATTAGTTTGTAATTTCATATTTTCTGTATTGTTCTGGCATAATCCAATAAGCAAATCAATAATTCATAAGATAGATGGTTTTTTTGCAAAGCTTTCAGTCGTTACTGTTTTCTTGTACGTTGCGTTTATTAAAGATGTAGATCCTTATAATGAAAATATATTCTTTTTACTTTATTTATTCTTTATAAGTTTTGCAAGGTTAAGCAACAAACATTCCCGTAAGGAATGGTGTTCTAATTCTCACATATTTTATCATTTTCTGATGCATTTATCTGGTATTTTTGGAGGAATAGTTGCATTCTTATAAATTTAAATTTTTCTAAATTGAATTTTCTAACTATAATGTAGAAAGTGTAATGACAAAATCAGTAAGTGACAGAGATTCTGTTTCCAGTGAAAATAAAAAAACTCGTTCAAATGCCGATACGAATGTAGAGAATATGGTAAAAAAGGTTCATTGGTCTGAAGAAAATGAGAAAATCTTAGTGGAATGGTGTGATGTAGCACAATGTTATAAATGGTTGAATTCTCGAGCACATGCTAAGTTTGCATATATGCATGCTTGGTTTACCATACCGGCTATTGTTTTGTCCACTGTTAGTGGTACTGCTTCATTCGCACAAACAAGTTTACCTTTACAATATCAAACATATTCTCCTATGGCGATTGGAGCAATAAATATTTTTATAGGTATTCTTACCACCATCCAGCAATATTTGAAAATATCTGAATTAAATGAGGGACATCGCGTTTCATCGATTGCATGGGATAAATTTGCACGTAATATTCGTATAGAGTTAGCCAAGATTCCAGACGAACGTATGGATGCCGGACCATTTATTAAATTATGTCGTCAAGAATTTGATCGTCTTATGGAAACAAGTCCTATGATTCCGGAGAAAATTACACATGAATTTAATACAAAATTTAAGGGTAAAGATGAAGAAAGTATCCGTAATTTTAAGAAATTAAAGAAACCTGATATTTGCGATACGATAGTTAGCGTTAGTGAAGTTCGTAATAAGTGGTATTTACAGGGCAGAGATGATGAATCTGAAAGTGACGGAGATAGTGTAATTTTAGAAGAGAATTTGATTGCAAAAAACAATTTAATTGAATTACAACAACTAGCAATAAAAGAAAAAGATGAGGAAATTAAAAAGAAGCATAAGGAAGACGCTGAAAAATCTAAAAAAATGTTTGACGAATTAGAATCATTGCGAAAACAAAGTGAAGTTAATCGAATGAAATATGAAATAGATCTCGTAAAAATAAAAAAATATATTAGTTCATTTGAAGAAATGTTCAGTAGAAAACCTTTACGTGATGAGATTTATGATAACGTAAAAGATGAGGTCGATATTAATTCATTAGATGACTTTTTAGAAAAATATATGAATGATGATTTTGTATAACGATTTTATAACTCTGTGAATAGCAGTTTTGATTTCACAGCCCAATATGTGATGCCATTCTCTTTAAATTGTATACATGAAAAGTTTTCATAATTAGCTGATGTTTGGTTTGTTTCTTTCATGAAATCAGATAATTTCTTTTCGCCATTTTCTATCTCCGTTTTGTCATCTAAAAATAACGCATATCTTTTTACCTTTTTAGCTCCACTAAAAAAGCTAAAAAACGATCCTGTACTGGCAATAGGTTCTTTAGTAAATAAATATACGTTTCCAAAAACTTCGTGATTAATTTGCGTATCAATTTCTTCTGTAGACGAATCTGATACAACATTTTCATAAGATTTTCCATTATTTTTACATAAATATAAAACAACTGGATTTTCTAGTGTATTATTGTCTTCATCTTTTAAATCTAACAATATTGGTTCACTTTCAAATAATTTCACTACAGAATCATTAACCGAATTATTTATTATTTTTTTTCTGGTTGTTATTTCATCTATTAAAGCTAATTCTGATCCGGGTCTTGATTTTATTTTTTCACCTACATTTTCGTAAACTGCATAAATTACATCTTCTATTTCAATGTAACCTTTGTAATTAGTTTGTAATTCTTTGAAATTTGCATTTATTAAGTCTGTGCATTGAGATAAAAATATTTCTTCCACGTCTTGATCTTCATTTTCTCCACCTATGGTCTTAAATGGTTGAACTTCTACTAATTTATTTGGTGGTGGTTGAACTTTCTCAGGAATAGCTTCTACCGCTAGCTCAGGCATGGATTCTACAACTTTCTCAGGAACAAGTTCTACGACAGGCTCAGTAACAGGTTCAACAACTGGCTCAGTAACTGTAACAGGTTTAGCAACTGGCTCAGTAACAGTTATAGGTTCAACAACCGGCTCTGTAACATGCTCTTCAACAGGATCAGGAACAGGCTCTTCAAGAGGTTCAGGAACAGATTCTTCAACAGGTTCAGGAACAGGTTCTTCAACAGGTTCAGGAACAGGTTCTTCAACAGGATCAGGAACTGGTTCTACGACAGGCTCAGTAACAGTTTCTACAACTGGCTTAGTAACTGGAACAGTTTCTTCAACATGCTTAGTAACTGGTTCTTCAACTGGCTTAGTAACTGGAACAGTTTCTTCAACATGCTCAGAAACAGGCTCAGGAACAGGCTCAGGAACAGGTTCTATAACAGGTTCTTCAACAGGTTCAGTAACTGGTTCTTCAGCAGGCTCAGTAACTGGAACAGGTTCTTCAACAGGCTTAGTAACTGGAACAGGTTCTTCAACTGGTTTAGTAACTGTAATAGGTTCTTCAACTGGTTTAGTAACTGTAACAGGTTCTTCAACTGGTTTAGTAACTGTAACAGGTTCTTCAACAGGCTCAGTAAACGGAACAGGTTCTTCAATAGGCTTTTCTACAGGAACAGGAACAGGTACAGGTACAGGAACAGGTACAGGAACTGGCAAAGGAACTTCCTCAATTTTATCGTCTTCTACAACTACATTCTTAAACACAGCAGGATCAATACTTTTTTGTAAAAACTGATATGTTCCATTTCTATCTTCCAAATAAAATTCTAAAAAAGGTTTTTCTAATGTTTTGTTCATTTGATACAGAAAAACATTCAACAAATATTTTTTTTTAAGATCCCTATTAAATCCAAATTGAATCGACAAATCATCATTGTTTAAATAATGATATTCTTTTTCTTTTTGTTCTATTAATTTAATATCCTCTACAATAATCTCCTTATCATTATCTGTTTCGTCTTCATCATCATACAACGTTGCACTAACTAGATCTTCACTATTCAAATATTCACTAACTGATTTCTTTAATTTGCTATTTAAGAAAGACATATAATAATAATAGATAAAATAAAAAATTGATTATAAACATAAATCATCTATTTATCTTAAAGCAAGTAATCATGTCGCATTCAGCAGAATATATTCATTTTATCAAATCCTTTTTGGTAAATTCTTGTTACATGCAATATTGTAACGAAATAAATAAATTGACAGACCCGTCAAATTACGTGTTTGAGTCAAATCTGTTGTATTACAAGAATCACAAGTTTGTATGGGACAATGTATTTTCAACAATAAACACCAATAATTTACTCAAATATTACATTTATTTGTCTAATAAGATGGAAAAATACGATCAGAACCGTCTTTCAAATGTTTATGAACAAATTACATTTCAAGAGTATGTTGATTCGATGGTCAATTTCAATGAAATCGGCTACAGAGAGCATCAAAAATTCGTTAGATCTATGCAAGATGTCAAGTTTAAGAACAACATGTTCAACAAGTATCAAAAAAACAGTGATTTAAAAACAGTAAAGAATCACATTGTTTACATTATAACTCTTCATCTTTCAAAGAGATCCAATTTTATAGGAATTTACAGTGAGCAAGAGGAGAGTGACATGGATATTATGATAGACGCGATTCCCTATTTTAATTACATATCAGAAAATGGTTGGTCAATTGATCAAATAGAATCGGGTGAACTCCATACGGATGAGAACCAAAGTATTAGTAAGATTAATATAAATTTATTGGAAACAAAAGTTTTACAGCAAATCAACAGAGCATTTTGTATAAATTAAATTCAAAAATAATATAAAGGATAAACATGAATATTATATAAGTTAGAAGCAATATACTAATTTTAAAAGCTCCCGCATTTTTTAATGTCTTTCGACGAAGGATTTCAATACTACAACGATGAGGAAGATGATGAAGGGGAATTTGTTATGTTTAATGCCAGAGATGGATTTGCAGACGATTCCACTGATTTTTCATCAGTTAGTACTATTAGAAAGAAGCAAAGAAAGCAATACGAGGAGTTGAAGCAAATAGACAAGGGATATCATAAGATAAAGATAGGTGATAGATTCGACAAGTCTCAGATTGAGCTTTATTCTACAGGTGATGCCCCAGGAACTCTAGTCCGTGATGCGGTAACTGGATCAAGGTACAAGGAATTCAGAGTAGGAACTCTTTACGAACACCTTTTTTACAAGGCCAAGCTAGTTTGTGGAGTTAAAAGTACAGAATCAGTAACATTCTTTTTTGATAGCCCAGAACAATTTGAGCGTGTTTTAAAGACAACTGTTAGTCAGCTAGCTAAAGAAAGGTGGACAAACAAGTGCGCTGAAATTAAAACCCGGTTTACCAATTAAGATAATTATAAAAAAGAACAATTAATATAATGATTTAAATTTATCATTTTATTAATATATAAATGTGGAAGAGCTTTTTTTTAAGTATGTTTTTACAGTCAAGGCGATTTATTTATACTTTTAATAATGCTTATTCATATAGCGATTTTTTATCAGATGGTAAAAATAGATATGTTTCTAATTATATAGGTGATGGCTGCGATAATAGATACAATTATTCATCGAAAGATTTGGATAACGAAGTACTTATAAATATTACAAAGTTCAATATACAAGCAGAATTATTGAGGAAGTTAGAAAATAATTTTACATCAACTCCTGACAAATTAAAGCATATTGAACAATATGATAAGATTTTTAAAGATTCTTCTATTGCGAGTAACTTAAATGAAGGTGATTTGTACAAAGATTGGACGATTGACTTTGACTTAGAAAAGAAATAAAGAATATTATCATTAATATATATATATATATGTCAATTCCTATATCTGCTATAGCTGTATTTAATAGTAAAAAGGTAAAAGGTATAGTAAAATTTACAGAAGAATTAAAAACAGATTCTGTAATTATTGAAATTGAAATATATGGTCTTAAGAAAAATGATTTCCACGGATTCCATGTACATGAATGTGGAGACATGAGCGAACAATGTGAAAGCATGTGTGCTCATTTTAATCCTTTTAACAAATCACATGGTGGACCAGATTCCAAGGAAAGGCATGTTGGTGATTTAGGGAATTTAAAAACGGATGAAAATGGAATCGCAAAATGCAAAACTGTAGATAAAATGATCAAATTAAGAGGTACGAAATGCAATATAATTGGAAGAGGTCTTATAATACATGCTGATAAAGATGATTGTGGTGAAGGCTCTTTTCCCGATAGTAAAATTACAGGTCATGCGGGAAAACGCATCGCATGTGCTGTAATTGGATATGCCAAAATATAAAACGTTAGTATTTTGTTTTTCATCTTAAAAAAATATGTTTTTATAGTATAGAATATAGAATATAAATGCTTGACACTACTACCAATGAAGTTATACCTTATACTGCTTATGCAATGATAGGCGTTACTACATTAGTGTTAGCATATGCGACTTTATCAGACAGCACTAAAGTTTTGAACACAAATCCTGAAAATGAAGAACCTAATCAAAACGTACCTGTAGTTCCAGTTTCACCTATAATTCCTGTCTCCCCATTTTCTCCTGTACCTGAAGAAGTTCCAGTAGCCGAACCTGTTCCTGAAGTACCCAACCCTGTACCGGCACCAGAAAACAAACTAGCAGGTGGTAAAAAGAGAAAAAACAAATCCCTTAAAAAAAAAAGAAAATAAGCTAATTTAATTCTACTTCTTGTAAGTTAAAAAGTAATTCAACCTCAGGATAATTTGTTTTAAACAAATTATAGTGATTATGAACCCATGGTTTATGGCAAGCAAAACAAATTTCGGAGAAAACTTCATCTACGCTAAATGAGCATGCTTTTTTATATTCTGGTTTTCTGACAGATACGTCGCTATATTTTGTTGAAAAAAATAAATCTTCATATCTGTTATCATTTTCTTCTATGCTATTCCAGTCTCTTTTTTTAATAATTTCGAGCATTTTATTTTTGTTTCTTAAACTAAAACCACCGTTTCCAATAAAATCACAATTTGAAGTTGGTAAATAATTAGTAACTAACCAGGGTGATCCTACGTAATCATATTCTAAGAATGTATCTAATAAATATGCATTTTTTTTGAAAATCATCGAATCGGTTTGAAATACTAAAAATACATCAGTATCAATGTGATCATAAATTATTGATTTTGTTGTTAAGAGTTTACTGTATTCTATCAAATTTAAATTTTCAACCACTAAATCTACAGTATTAATTCTATTATCATACAAAAGATTTAATTTATTAATAATATTATTTGAATAATCAGCATTATTGATGCCATGAAATAGAACAATCTTCCATTCATTAGATAAACAATCACATACATTGTTTAATACAAATTCGAGTGCCTTATGTTTTCTGGGTTCTATAATTATAGCAGTATATTTATAATTCATATTAATTATAAATATAAAAACAACCTGGGTTTTAAACGATTTTCATACAAAATTGAAATTGTTTCAAATAAATCTAAGTATGACAAACAGTAACGAAATGTCCAATGAAAGAATTCATGAAATAATAGATGGAAATCTTATTTTGTTGCACCAATTAATAGATCAAATATGTTTTATTAATGGACCTATTGATTGTCTCTACATTTCAATTGGCGGGAAACTAAACAGTTCAACCGTTTCATTTAATAACAATGATGAAACAAAAAGAAAACAACAACGAACTAATTCTTTATATCAAATGCTTCCGTCATTTATTCAAAGTGATTTCGATAAGGAGAATATAGTTGTCATTGTAATTGATGATTTTTCAAAAATCGAATCAAGAATGAGTTCAAAAAAATTGTTGGACTTATTTGTCTGTGAAAACACAAATGTAATTTTGTTCGATAAACTATGTGATAAATCATTCCTAACAAAACTTGTAGATTTATTTGTAACTTTATGTGAAGAGTATCAGATTCCCAAAAAAGATTCCTATATTTGTAACTTTGTAAGACATATTAACATGCCAAATACAATAGAATATGCAGCTGAAGAAAATATTCCAAAGGTTATACAAAGATTACTCGATACAGAATATGATAAAAAATATTCTGGTTGTTTCTACCAATGGTTTGGTTACAGATATCATAGTTATAATTATATTTACAAATATGATAAGCACAATTTGTACGAATTGAAGAACTTTACTGTATTATTTGAAAATGTCCTTGACGGTAAAAATGTAGAATTTTTAGAAAACCAAGATTTTCTAGAATTTCTTGAAAACACGCTTGATTTGACAGAGTTTTATCGTAAATAGATACCTTAATTTCCCGCTAGTTTACTGCATCTAATAAAAAAATCGTTTATTTGTTTTTTATCAGCACCTATAATGATATCATCAGGGACATGTGATAAATTACCCTTTACATAACATAAAATAACAGGAACTCCATTAATAACACGTTTGGATTTTAAATATGAATACAAATCTATATTTTTATCTATATCAATTATTGCACATTGAACATCTGACGGTAATCTTTCAAAATATGATTTGACACCATCATTGATAGATTTACAAGGTTTGCACCATTCTGCTCCAAATTTTATTAAAAATATTCCTGGATTACTTTTTAATAAACCTGCGAAGTGGTTTCTATCTGAAATATCAGTTATTATTGGCAACGACGACATTATGTATTTAATGAACAAAATATAATTTATATTATAACGCTAAACATAAAAAATTGAAAACTTTTTTCTGAATTATATTTTAATTAAACAAGCAAAAAGAACTTTAAAACCGTTAGAAAAACGTTAGAAAACGTGAGAGAAATGTCCGCAAATCAGTTTTGGAATGATTGCATTGAGCCATGCTCAAAGGGTAACATTGCCGGTGTAAATGCCCTTTTACAAAAAATTACGCATATAGAATTCTACAGCGAGTTTATCGACCATTGTTTAGTTTATTCAGCTGCTAAATCACAGTGGAAGTTAGTAGAGCATTTGCTCAACTCTGGCGCAAATATTAACGCCAAAAGTCCTGTGGATAACAATGTCTTAATGTTTGCTGTGAGTAGGAATGACTTAAACATGGTAAAGAACCTTGTGGGTCGTGGAGCTGATGTAAATCAGCTTGTGTGGAATGGTAGTACGCCATTAATCTTTGCATCTATGCATAACTACATGAATATTTGTAAATATCTTTTGTCAGTAGGTGCTGATATTAGAATTAAGAATAATAATAATCAAGATGCGCTAGCTAATTACTTAGACGATTCAATTAACCTAGTAAGAGATGTTAACATTCAATCATACGGTAGATCACAATTGGAGAAATGGTGGAAAGATGGTCCTCATCCAAGTCAGATCTTACGCAGAAAAGAAGAAACTTGGCAGACCCGCAAGGCAATCATGATGTTTCTAGCTGAATCTGGATTTCGTCCCACAAAAAACACAAAGAATAATATCGATTTCGCAAAAACCCCTAGAAATGATGTACTTGGAAACACCGATTTATCTCGTATGATCGTTACATTTGTATAATTAGAAAAATTGAATACTTTACATCTTTTTTTATTGGTTTTATTCAATATGTCGTGTTTAACAAAACAGATTCTAATAAATAATTTACCATTACCAACTGATATTACAGAATACATAAAGGAATTCTGTTTTCAAGACATCATTATTCGAACAAAAGAGCAAAAAAAGATTGTTATCAAAAATATAGAGAAATGTGCCATACGTAAAATACCATCACGTTATGAGAATTTTATAAAGTGTGAAGTTTTGATTTACATGGAAACAATGAAAAATTACAAGGTCGTAAAAACATTTGTATGTACAGATTGTGGTCAAGTAAAAAAGAGTTATCATTTTCAACGACCAACCAAGATAATTTGTTATTGTCCATAAAAAAATAACCTATTATTTATATCAAGGGAATCATAATATGAAAAAAAGACAAAAAACTATGGTTGGCGGTGTTGTAAATAAAACATTAGGAAAAGATAATTTTGATTCATTATTCCAATTTATTAATCATCCGGGCTGCGAAATAACTAGTATTTCTTATAAATCACTAAAAGGTTTTGTTTTTAAACTTCATATTAATAATTTAGAAGAAAAAGATACTGAATTTTATGGGTTGAATAGCACAACGAATATATTTGATATACCAGTAGATACTATAATCATAAAATTAGCCATTTTGAATGAAGACGAAGATGATAAAGATTTACCAGATTACGAAGAAAAATACAATGAAAAAGGCGTTTCTGGGAAAGAAATGGAATCCCATGAAGATTTTAAGAATGAAGCAATTTTACAAAGTCAAATATATGAAAAAACGTTATCAAAAGGGCAGCCTATATGTCCTGCATTAATAGATTTTGCTGTATTTGACGCAACGAAAATGCGTTTTTTAGATTTATTAGAATCTAAATGTAATAATAATGATGAATCTAAACAAATGATTTTGTACATAAAATCTGCACTCGATGCTAATGATCATTGTAAATTAGGTATGATTTCTATGGAATCAGCCGCAACATATAAAACTTTTTACGATGTATATGATTTTATAGAAGATGAAAATACGATCGAAGATACTCCTTTAAAAAAACAAAAATTATGTGAAGAAGCTGTTTTTCAAATAATAAGATTGTATAATGAATGTAGGATAGTGCATTGCGATCTACATGGTAATAACATAATGGTTAAAAAAATAGAAGGTTCTGATAAATATAAAATTTTTGTTATAGATTTTGGAAGAGTTGTAAAAATAGATGAGTTAAAATTTAGTGAGAAATACAAAATTTTACAATATGGAATGAAAGTATTTAGGACTAGCTTTTTAAATCAGGTGGAAACTCCTAGAGGAAAAGGTGATTCACTACGTATACATTTAGATTATATTGATACTATTAAAAAGAATGGAGTTGTAGAATTTGATAAAAATTATGTAAAAACAATAATTCAATTTATTATTTCAGTTGATTATATGTATAATTATGAGAATTTTGAATATGAACAAGAATCAAAGATCCAAAATAATTATGTTGATGGAATAGATAGAGAGACTTCTTACAAAACTATTGTCAACGATTTAAACAATTATTATTCTTCTACAATTACATGTGATAGCACTAAGTACAAAACTTTACATCGTGATACCAGTTTTACTAAAAAAATTGCCCAATACAAAAGTTTATGTGATAAATTAAAAGAAACAAAAAGTATTCCAATTGAAACAAGAGATGTTATTAAAAACACTAGAAAAAGAGTATTATCAGCATCGAAACATAGTGCGAAGGTAGCAAAAATGTCTTCCTCTAAAAGAATGTCAATATCTCCTGCAAAGTCATCATCAAAAAAAAGAAGAAATCGTAGTAGTTCTAGGAAAAAAACTTTTTTCGATAAAGATTCTCCATAATATTTAAGAATCTATATTTTGTTTATTATGTATAATAAATAGCTTTATACATAATATAATGTCCAACCTAGAATCCCATAATCTTAATATTCATATGTATAAGTTATCAGAAATACTAGAACTTTTTCATTTATCTTATAATCCAACTTCTGAAGATTTGAAAAGAGCCAAAAAAACGGTTCTTATGACCCACCCTGATAAATCTGGTTTAAATCCAGAATATTTCCTTTTTTATAAAAAAGCATTTGATATTGTAGTTCGATTCTACGAGAACCAGCAAAAACAAAATCAGGAACTTCCTACTGAAGAACCAAAGTATGAAGCAATCAATATCAACGGAATTAATAAATCCGCTGTAAAACAGGTTAAATCAGTAGTGAAAGAAATGACTGCTAGTGAATTTAATTCGATATTTAATAAATTATATGATGATAACATGGCTGTCAAATTGGATTCTAGTCGTAATGATTGGTTCACAAAAGATGAATCCACGTACAAAGTCGACGGCGAAGTAAATAAACAAAATATGGGTATTATGTTTGAAAAAATGAAAGAGCAGCAAAATACTTCCGTATTATCCAGATACCGTGGTGTAGAGACATTACATACAAATCCTGGTTCTGGATCTAGATTGTACGATCAGGAAACGGATGAATATGTGCAATGCGACCCTTTTAGTAAATTAAAATTCGATGATTTACGAAAAGTCCATAAAGATCAAAGCATCTTAGCAGTAAGTGAAAAGGATATTAGCAAGGTACCTATATATCATTCTACTGAGCAATACATGCAAGCGCGCGGTCAACAAACGCTTAATCCATTGGACAAAACAGAGGCAGAAAGAATGCTTTCTCAGCAAGAGGAACAATTTAAACAGCGTATTATGCAAGAAGAATACAAATCCACATTGAGAACATTAGAATATGAACAAAAAAACAAGTCGATTTTATCTACTTTTTTACATTTAAAAAATTAGTTCTGCTTAAACTGAGCAAAATACCATTCTTTTTCCATGTCCAACATCAGATGTTTGTAATCAGTGTGTCGTTCTTCAATATCACTATAGTTTTCGTATTGAGTTACAGTAGGTGGTGTAATCATATACCAAAAATCTTGCATCTGTAATTTCTTCCAATAAATATCTAGGGCATATTTCTTCTTACCTTCTTCTGTAGGATTTTTCATTAACATACTGGCGCTTTCTTTAAAATTCTTTATTAAAGTATCATAATAAGATTTTTTTACAATGTATCCTGTTGTGGTTTGGCAATAAAAAACACGAACACAATTACTATTTATACGTTGGTAAGGTGGTACATTATTACCCCCAATAATAATCATATCCCACATGCAACCGTCCTCTTCGTGAAATTTGGTTAGGTTTTTTATCAGCAGTTTGGGATCCGTGAACGTAATATCATCTTCACAAATAAATACTTGATCATATTCACGTTGTTTGGCTAATTCTAAGCAACGAATATGACTTAATGTACAACCAATTGCTCCTATTTTTGCCTTAACCGCATTTACACGTTCACCTTCAATACCAACTTTTGCTAATTCAAGCTTTACATGTTCTAGCCTGTCTGTACGATGCTCTAAATTAATGTATAGTGTGTTTTTTAATAATTCCATTATATATTTAATTATTAAAAAAGTTTTATATTGTTAATGTTTATATTATTTACGTTTATTTTTAAGGGTTTTTCTACCACCTTTTCTTCCAAACAAACCCATTACTGAATTTACCATTCTTCTCACAGCACCGGTCTTTTGTACTTCTGCTGGTACAGGTGCGGATCTATGTCTACCAGGGGCAGAAGCTACAACTGGATCAATCCTACCTCTTCTAGATACAGTAATCCTGTTTTCGGGAGGATCAGGTGAAGGAATATTAAATCGTCTTCTAGCACTTTTTGCAGCTAACATAGGTGCTTGTTTTCTAGCTGCAGAAAATCTAGATCTGCTGTTTCTTACTTGTTCTCTATTCATTTTTTCATCGGTTTTGTTAGTCCATCTTTCATGCTTAGATATATCGGTGATTGGTTCAGGTTTATCTTCTGCTATTTCATTAAAATTAGGATTAATCAAAACTCGTTTTTTTGTTTTGTTATGAGAACTTGGTTTTTTCTTAAGTATAGATTTCAACGTAGACATTATATATTAAATACATATTTTATTTATAATTGTGAATTTCCTTCTAAATTTTTAATTTTTTCAGTTAGAGTTTCAATGTAAGTTTTTAATGAATCAATTTCATTTTGTTGTTTTTCAATGAGCTCTTTATAAGAATCATCTGACCATTTTACTGATTTTTTATCTTTAGATTCTTGAACTTCATCTATTTCTTCAACCTGGATATTAACAGATTCTGACGAATTCTCTATTTTTAATTTATTTGTAATAGGATTCGGTACATTTGGTTGTGTATTTGCAGAAATCGTTGGTATAGCTAATGGTAATGGTGCGTATTTTATAACTTCTTCTTCTCGTTCTCTTAAATGCTGTTTTATTAAATCTTCCATATTGGGTAGCGGTGTATCTTGTTTCTCTGAAAAATTAATTTCTTCTGGAACTTTCTTATCAAACAATGCATTATATTCACTCTCTTTCTCAGCATATTTGTTACCTATTTTGTCTACTTTGTTTTCAATTACAGAATATGATTTTAAAAATTGATTATTATCGTTTGCTATATTTACATTGCTAGGTAAGCTATTTGTATTAATTTGCTTTTGCGTTTCATCCATATCAACATTTTTTCGTCTTATGTCATTTACCATGTAAGTAATTGTCTGCTTGTTTATCTCAAACAACTCTGGTTTTGTAAATTTTCGATATTGATTCTCATTATAAAATATTCTTAAAATGGATTTAAACCACATTTCTTTGGTTAATTGTGATCTATTTTTCGCAAAAAATTCAGTTACATCAGGATTCTTCTGTATTACGTTCCATAGAGTATTTTGATTTTCAGTAGATATGTAAACAGTCATAGTAATAATATAAATTCCTTTGCATTTATATTATTTACGCGATTTTCTAGTTCTACGCTTTTTTGATTTCTTAGCTTTAGTTTTTCTTTTGTTTTTACGTTTTTTTGCTCCACCATCTATATCGTTGATAGATCTAGAAGCTATTTCTTCATTTGCTTTCTGTTTTTTTTCTTGATTTTTACGATCTTTAGCGACAGCAGCTGCAGTTTCAAAAACACTCTTGTATTTTACTTTTTGTTCGTCTTCTTCTTTTCTTTTCTTTTCTTCCTCTTCTTCCTTTGTTAAGTATTTTATAGGCATAAAGGAAAAGAAATCCTTATCGTTCTTAAAAAATTCATCAATAGGTACTTGTTTATCTTGCGGCGCACCTACATTTTTTACATAAGCAAATAAATTAAAAAGAAAATGATCTACTTGGTCAGTACTAGAAAAGGGTAATTTATCTTTGTTTATTAACACAATATAATTTCCTATTTTATAACCTTGGTTATTGACGAAGGGAACACCATATAATTTTGTGGTTATGTAATTGCTTAATTGTTTCTTTTTATCTTCTTCTTTTTTAGTTTTTTCTTTTTCGGATGACATACTATATTATTAAGATAAATTATTTCTCATTAAAATAGATTTTACGGAATCGAAACACGTATTTATCGGGAATTCGCCTATTTATGAAAAATCCTATTTTTTCTGCCGCACTATGGAATACTTTCTTATCTGCTTTATTCGATAACATACTAATTATGAAGAATAAAGAAAACATTCCACATTCTGTATTCCCCATTTGATGTTCTAATGGATAATTTTCATAGTATTTAAATTCTATTGCTGGATTCATCTCTAAACCTTGTTGTGTGAGTGTATTCACTAAATCTTGTATTTTACCAGGGATTTTGTTACCCGCGCTATCCATGTAGAAAATAAATTTATCTACTGTATCCACATATACAGATACCCAATGACTACCGCCACTAGTATGCGGAGATAAATTAAACACAATTCCAAATTTACGTTTCCCATTCTTCATATGGTTCTCTAAACTAAAATTGCAAAGTTCATTAGAAACGCAATTCCCCTTCATTTCCTTTGGTTTAACATCATAATCAATAGGTGAACATGGTGGTGCATAAAAATCTTTATATGTTTCCATGTACTGTTGTAATACACTATCTATATCAAAATTAGACAGCCATTCGTCTGGATTTTTGTTCCATTCATCGGGATGATCAGGTGCAAAAATATATTGATCTATTTTTGTTCTAGTTCGTTTATCTTTTATTTCATCTAGCCAACAATCTTCTTTATCACATGTTTTTAATTTTTCTTTCAGTTCACTCCAAATTTTATTCGGGCTGTCAGACTCTATAGGATCATTTACATGATGTTTATTATAAGATTGTTTTAATAACTGGAGAACATCTTCAGTAAAACAGCTTCCTTTTACTGGTGATTTTTTGTCAACCATTGGACTACAGTTCATTTTTTTTATAGTTCTACCACCTTTATAATTCTTATTCTTATTTTTGTTTTTAGTTTTTTTGTTTTTCCTAATTGATATGTTTCTTTTCCCCATATATAAATACACTGTGAAAAAATAATTTTACTAGATTTACAATTTTTAGAATAGGTATTTTTTGTTTACTATTTTACCTATGAGTAACTTGATTATAAAATGTTTTAGTTTTAGGAAGTCACATGCTTATATATATGCCAAGATCTAAACAGTATTTGAGCGGCGACGATTCAAATTCAGAGGGTTCATCTGTAAGAAACTACAGATGCTCAAGATGTTCAAGATGCTCTAGATGCCCTACAAAGAGATCAACATATAATTGTTCACATAATTGCGATCATGATCATCATAGATGTCCGAAAAATAATACATGCAATGAATACAGACGATCTAAACATAGTCATCATTATGAATGTCCTTGCGAAAGCAAGAAAAAAGAAAAAAAAACATGTAAAGAAGAAAAAACTATAGTAATTACTATTAATTAAGTCATATCAATAAAATAATCATATTATATATAAAACAACAATACATAATATGCAAAATAGAGTATCAGAAATATTTGGGGAAGGAACATATGGCTGTGTCCATAAACCAAGCTTAAAATGTAAGGATTCGCCAGAAATAAACTACGAAAATAAAGTATCCAAAATTTTAAAAGCCTCTGATGCCAAAACTGAATTGAAGGAATACAAAAACATGAAAAAGGCTGATAAAAACAATGAATTTTATTTAGGAGAACCAGAAGAATGCGCTGTTGATAATAAGAATATATTCAATTTAAAATCTATTCAAAAATGCAAAATAGGTAGCGATGTATTAAAAAAATTAAATAACGAATCCTATAAATTATTAATTATGGAGAACGGCGGATTAAATATTGAAAAATATACAGAATTTGTTAGGACATGGCCTGTTTCAGATGAGTCTAGAGAAAAATGCGAGAGATTTTTGTTGGAATCATTGCGACTTTTTAAAGGAATCAAAATATTTTTAAAGCACGGATTAATACATCACGATTTAAAACCACAAAATATTGTTTTTGATGAAGTAAAAAACAGATTAAACTACATTGATTTTGGTCTCATGGCATCTAAAAAGAAAATAATAAAACAAGCAAATGCATCACGCTATGAATTTGCAATTTTTCACTGGTCTTATCCTTGGGAATTAGATTTGTATGATAAAGATACATTTAATAGTCTTGTAAAATCAACACTAAAACAAAATGAAACAATGTCAGACATCAATAAAGAAATAGCTGAGAAAAAAAACGATTATTATTATTCACACATTGAAACCTTCTTTTATTATATTTTTGACAAAAAAGAGGATTTGACTCTGTATCAACAAGAATGTGCGAATTATATAAGCGGATATGAGAGAACTTTGAAACAAGATATGGCTGAAATGGGATATGATCAATTCTTATCACATTCGATTGATACAATTGATATATTCGGTCTTGGTATTTCGATGCTGTATTGGTTGAATAATTCTAAACGATTTTTAACTAAAGAATTAGCAGATGATCTAGAAATTTTATTCAAAAGTATGGTTCAATCTGAGTTAAGATTAAGGCCTAATATAGATATGTTAATTCAAGATATGGAATTATTGTTTGAAAAGCATGGTCTTTTACAAAAACACAATAAAAAAATAAGAGATCACTTAGTTGTTGATTCAAATACAGTTTCTCCAATAATTACAAAACCAAGTAACAAAATATTTACCAAATCTATAAAACTAAATAGATTTTTAGTTGAAACTTCACCAGGTTCTTGCCCAGAAGGATATGTGAAAAACGACTTAGGTAAATGTATTAAAATAAAACTGTCTAGAAAGTTATTAGAACCTTGTCCTGAAGGAAAAGAAAGAAATCCTATTACAGGAAGATGCGTTAACATTAAAGTGCCTAAGGAAATGGTACAAAAGGTTTGTCCAGAAGGTAAAGAAATGAATCCTAAGACTAGAAGGTGTGTCATTGTATGTAGCCAAGGATATATACGTGATGAAAATTTTAAATGTAAAAAAAATAAAACCATGAAAATAAGATTATAAGCTTCTGAATACAAATACAAAATTTGTAACTTGTTGATGCAGCTAATTATTATTATTGAATAATAATTAGTATTAGGTAAATTATATAGATGCCCAAAAACGAATGCTTCTATAACGACGATTCCTGTTCGCACAGGAAATCACAAAATTGTGGCCGTGATAAAAACAAAAAACCTTGTAAAACGCATGATAATGATCATTGCAATAAGGAAAAACCTTGCAATAAGGAACATTGCGAACCACCTTGTAAACCATGTAAAAATGGGAAAGACGGTAAAAATGGAAGAGATGGTAAAGAGGGCCGCGATGGTGATGATGGAAAGGATGGTAAAAATGGCGAAGATGGGCGCGATGGCCGTGATGGAAAAGATGGAAAAGATGGTAAGGATGGTGAGGACGGACAAGATGGCGAAGATGGTCGTGACGGACGCAATGGTAAGGACGGTCAAGATGGTGAAGATGGCGAGGATGGTAAAAATGGTCGTGATGGTGAAGATGGTGAGAATGGAAAGGATGGTCGCAATGGAAAAGATGGTCAAGATGGAGAAGATGGAAAAAATGGAAGAGATGGATGTGATGGAGAGGACGGACAGGATGGTAAAGACGGACAAGATGGTGAAGATGGAGAAGATGGTTGCCCAGGAAGAGATGGTTACAATGGAAGAGATGGAAAGGATGGCAAAGATGGTCCTAAAGGTGAAAAGGGTGAAAAAGGATGTCCTGGTCCTAAAGGAAATCAAGGTGAACAAGGAAACGATGGAAAACCTGGATTGGTAGGTCATGTTGGACCTGTAGGACCCAGTGGACCCAAAGGTGATGATGGAAAAGAAGGACATGTTGGTGCTACGGGATCTTTGGGACCAGAAGGACCTGTAGGCCCCAGTGGACCCAAAGGTGAAGATGGTAAAGAAGGACCTAAGGGAGAAGATGGACCTGTAGGGCCTAATGGCATAGATGGAGTACCTGGACCCGTAGGTAATACAGGAGTAACAGGACCTAAAGGACCAGATGGATCAGTTGGACCAACTGGCGCTGGTGCAACTGGTCAACAAGGACCCACCGGAGCTGAAAGTAAAGGTACAGGAGTGTCATCCATTTTTGTATGGAGTGATTTATCACAAAATGCTTTATCTTCTACCACTTTTGGATACGTTTATTTTGAAAACAAACCAATTGGTCCAGAAAGTTCGGGTTGGACTACTATAACTGAACCCAGTTTTTCTCATCCTACAGGATTTATTGTTCCTTCTAGTGGATTTTACATGTTAACTTATAAATTAGAAGTTAAATCAGGTGGAATATTAGCACCACTATTCACAGAATGCGCATGTGTTTTAACTAAAAACAAAAACGCAATAAATGGTTCTGCATCATTGGTAGAATCAACGGAATTAGGACATGTAACTATTATTACAAATTCTATTATTGTTGATCTTTCGAAAAATGATTCTATTTCTCTTTTATTCTGGTCGAATGATTTAACTTCTCAAGTTGGGAATCCTCTTTATTTAAATGGAAAATTACCAGGGGAAGGTGTTGTTCCTAAAGAAGCTACTGCATCTATTCTATTCACCAAAATATCTAATTAAAGATCTTCTTCTTGTTGCGATTTTTCTTTAATCCTAGGAATATAATTCATAGGAAAAGAACTAGTCGGATTTTTTTTTACTTTATGTTTTCCCCAAAATGATTGGCCAATTGGGATTACATTTTCAGATTCTTCATTCATATTACCAAATAAAACATCTTCATCATTATTTGAATTTTCCACATTATAAAATCCTTCGGTAGTATTCAATTCAAAATGTTTTATCAAAGTTCTCACATAAAAATCAAATGCCTCATTTATTTCGGTAGTAACCTGTTTATCTGGGTTCTCTATAAACTCAGAAGTTGTTTTTAAAATCATATTGCTATATTTATTTATTTTTGCCAAATGAGCTAAATGTTCTTGATGTTTTCTAGGATCTGACTGTGACAAATAACGATTGTAGTGATTCTTGTTCATTAATAATTCTAGCGTCACTTTATCAACAAAATCATTGCTAGGTTTTTCATCTACGTTTTCTAGATTCATACTATTTATTATATTGTTTTTTTATATTTTTATGTAAAAACAATATATTACTTCTGGTTTTTCTTGGTTTTACGAGCTGCTTCTTTTTGCAACTTCAAAGTACCCCTTTGTCTTTCTTTCTCTGCTTTCTTATCCTCCTTTTCTCTTAGTTTTTCTTCCTTTTTCCTTTGCTGTTCAGCAGCTTTTACAATCTTCTTTTCTTGTTGTTCCCTTTCTTTATTCGCCTTCTTTGTTTGTCTCATGTGTTCTCTCTCCCTCATTTTCTCCATTTTTATGTTCTCTCTTTCTTTTTCTGCTTCTAACATTTCTTCATTTAAATCTACCATTTGATCAAGGGCTTTGTTCTTGTATTTACCAACCAAATCATTTAGTTTCTCGTCTTTTATTTCTTCAACATAATCTCTTTCTTTTCTCAATGTCTTCCTAAGTTTCTTTTCTTCTTTTTCAATATCCTTTTCATTCTTTTTCTCTACTTTTATTTGTTTCTTAATCGTTTTCCTAATTTTTTCAACATTTTTTTTACGCTGTTTTTCTGTTGTTTTTACTTTTTTCTTTATTTCTTTCTCTGCTTTTGATACCGTTTTTTTGGTTGCTTTCATCAAACCTTTGAAATCTTTTTGCTCATCTTTTATAGTTAACTTGATTACACTTCTCTCTAATTCACTCAAATCTTTCTTCTTCAAAATACCTTTTAAATGTGCCATTCGATTTTTATAATTAGTCATCTGGTTCTTAATTTGCCCATGCAGGTTCTCTATTTCTTCATTATAACTTGCTAATAAATTATCAGTTTCTAATATTTCAGGGTGCTCTTTTACAGCTTCCTTAAAATTAGTTTCACTTGTAATTTTCTTAGCACATGTGTTTTTCAATAAATAGAACAAACTTTCCTTATATTTTTTATACTTCTCTGCATTGTTCTCCACATTCCCTTTTATTTCTTTGAATGAAATTTGTTTTAGTTTCTTTTGTTGTATAACTAATTGCCTTATCTTTTTAATATTTTCACGCATTTCTTTTACTTCTCCCTTTGCCTCTTTTACTAATTCACGAATATTGGCATTTACTATTTTTCCACATTGTTTCAATGGTCGACCTTCTAAATCTCCACATATCTCCTCCCTTAAAAACTTGAATTTATTGGCATCAATATCTGCAAATTCACTCGTCCTTATTTTATTGGTTTCGTCAATTATCTGCTGTTGCAATTTTGGTACATCAGAGTTTAAAAAATCTCCTACTATTTTTTTATCGAAGCGTTCTACCATCTTTACATCTTTCACAATAGGAACATTAATACGTTCAATAATTGGTTGAGCAAATTGTCGTGCATCCTTTTCACGGTTCAAATAACTTAAATAACCAGAAATTTCATCCAAATATTCCATACGACCACGTTCAGTAAATTCTCCTTCATTGTTGAGATATTTACCTGAAAAATTAGTAAAATCCTCCGGCATCTGCTCACTTTGTGGTTTGCATAAATTTAATAACTTAATTAGTTCCATAGGATTATTTGTTATGGGGGTAGCTGTCATAAGCAATAATTTAACAGAATTAATTCCCGAATATTGATAAGAATACATAAGAGCTTTATGCAATGCATTCATATCTGGTTTTTCCAAAGAAGACAAGTCATCACCACCATATAATTTATGGGCTTCGTCAATAATAAGTAGGGTTTTACGTAATGGATCTTCCTTTCCATTAATTTTTACCAAATCATCATATAGGGAATTCTGTTTGGAAACCAAATTACTGAATTGTTTGTATGACATAGGGCGAATTTTCCATGATTTTGATAAAAGGCGCATACGTTTATCTTGCTCATCAGGAATCTTAAGATCATTTGTCTGAATTTCATGACGAATACTCTCACTGCATACCATATCGAACATATTCTTCCATATATCGCTTTTCAAGGTTGTACGTGTGACCCAAAGAATTGTATATCCTTGTTTTTCAAAGTTATTTGTAGCCGCTGCAATTGCGCTGCAAGTTTTGCCCGTACCCACACTGTGGTACAATAGCATACCTTTTACTGGATTTGTAGGGGTGAAATAATGACGAACAAAATCTTGAGTGGGAGTAAAATTAATAATAGTACCAGCTCCGCCTTTTTGTTTCTCTTCACATAAGTTCTCCATTTTCACGTTTGTCCACGTAAATTCACTATATTGATCTTGAATATGTTCACGCATAGCTTCAAAACCCAATCTTTGTGGCGCTGGAATAATAATGGGAGGACCATCACGTAAAACCAATCTACGTTTAGGTCCGCCACCATTGTACATTGCTTCTTTACTTCCTGGCAAATGCTCATTTACGTCTCCATTATCTAAAGAAACCATAGGAATAGAAAAACTATGAATATTTTTATTCAAATCATAATCCACTGATCCTATGATCGAAGTTTTTTCTAAATCATGAGCAAAATTAAGTAAACGTATATCCAAATTCATGGCTTTTAAATAAAGTTCAATGGCAGATTTGCTATTCAAAAAGGTTTTCTGTAATTTATCTGGAATCATGAGATCATAAATAAATACGTGAAGTGGCCAACCTTTTTGGGGGTGAAAATCTAGGCCTTTTTGCCCACAAGTTCTTGTACCGCGTCCTATTACCTGCTTCTCATCAGAAGCCACTGTTGATGGCTCGTAAAGATGTACATATTTAATATCAAATAAATCAATACCTTCTTTAAAACCACTATCCATGACAATGATACGGACATTCTCACCATAAACATTATCAGGACGTTTGTTAAAATTAGCCAATATTTCCTTCTTAGTTTTAGTATTAATGGGTTGATCATAAATAGAAATTGATGCCAATAAGTAAAAGTTATTATATTGAGTTTGTTGGAGAACATCTAATGGAATCATTTCTATTTTTCCATAGCGCTTTTCTTTCTTAGGTTTCTTTCCTGGACCTTCTCCTCCAGTCATTTCATCATCAATATCATTTTTTTTAGAGTTACCCGGTTTCAATTGTTTGGCTTCGTATCCTAATTTCATTCCTTTAGCGATAAGAGCTGATGCAATAATTTTTGCTCCATAAGCGGTTGATTTTAAATCAGAAAAAATGAAGTGTTTAAACATCTTGCCATGTTCTTTCATATCTTTTCTGTCTAATTCATCTATTTTATCAAGCAATACTTCTAATTTAGGTGAATAATCTGGCATGTCGTTTAATAGTGTTTGAGGTTGAAAATTTTCTTCATCAAATTTGTATATTTTAGATACCTTTCCCCAATTCGATTTCTTACGTACACACATTGCATCATATGATAAAATAGATTCTTTTTTAATCATATTCTCTAAACTTTCTGACTTAGGTACTGTTTTTTCTTTTCCTACTTCATCTTGTAACATTCTATTTAGTTATTTTGTATATATTATATCAATAAAATATATAATCATAATTTATAAAAAATGGCCGGGAGACCAATTACTGTACCCTCATTAACGCCCAAATTTACAAGTACTGCAAACTTAGGTGGTCCTTTACAAGGATATTCACCTCAACAAACACTCACCAATTTCAAAAATAGTGACAATGTGATGATTCGTAAAATCCTTCGTGATTCATGGAATACTCAATATGCTACCGGAAAAGCAGGAAATGACAATGCTTATAAACGTGTTGTTACACCTTTTCGTGCAATCAACCATTTAGGTGATTTTTTAGGTCGCCAAAATTATGTTTGCGGTGGACCTAATCCTATCAACAAAACATTTCCTGGGAGACAAGGACACATTGCAGGAGTTATGTCAATGTGTGACGGAACTGGTGTTGCTGCCAAATCCGGAAATGTTCGTTTTGTTCCTGATTCTTCTGATTACACAACCTTTAAAAAGCAATCTGCTATTAACAGAAACTACAATGATTTAGGAAATGGTGGTGACCAAAGCCATGCAGCTTGTTCACCATTGTTAGCCGTTAGACGTGGATTTTAGATAACCCTCCTTTGTTTGTAAATAGTTTATTTTATAGTATCATATTATATAACATATAATATGAGCAATCCTGTTTTTATACAAAAAAATATTCAAAATAACAGAACCAATGCCATTAAGGGAATGCCATTAAAAGATAGTACATCAGATAATACTTGTGATTTTGAATTAGGCCGTACCATTTACAATAAAACATATGTTCCTCCTTTAACTAATGAAGATGCTTTACGTATGGTAAATCCTCCCCATTTTGGACAAAGCGGAACATCACGTATTCGCCCAACTATGTTTGATGGATCTCATACTCCAAACCAGAAAAAATGGATGGGATCTGCGAATCGTGATTCTAGTCAAATTACTAGAAATCGTAGAACAAATTCAGTAGGTAAAGGGTCGCTAAATTTGCCTAACAAAAGTCAAAATGCATCACAAAGTGCTATTTTAGTTGGATCAAGTATTTCTTCTATCATAGGCAGTCCCAATATATATTGGTCTAGTGATGGTGTAAAATGGAATGAAACTTTTATAAATTTAATACCTCTTGCTACTACATGGACTGGTTCTTCATGGTACGCAACTGGTCATGACAATGGTTCTGGTATTTTCGCCAAATCATTAGATGGTAAAAATTGGTTAGTTAATTCCAACAGTGGCGATTTATGTCAGACTGGTATTGCTATCGCATCAAATAATAATAATATAGTAATATTAGGAGATCCTAGCGAAGGATATAACAACTCGTTGATTTATTCTACTGATAATGGAAGTACATGGGCTGCTGTTCCTAACAGTACAAATTTATTTACAAATGCAGTAAGTATTATACCATCACAAGGAGCACCAAAATTTAAGGGTGGAATAATATGGACTGGAGCAAGATGGGTAGCAACAGGTTCTGGACCAACTCCGTTAGCATTTTCTAACATGGCTGATGGTTCTCAATGGATTCATCCCAAGATTAATGGTAATTCTATAACATCATCAGATTTATTCGCAAGTGGCACAGCCATTGCTAATAACGGGACTTTTTGTGTAGCTGTTGGTTTCACAGTAACAGATAATAACGCATTTTCAGTAGTTCCTTCTAAATTAATCACGTTCTGCGAAGGTGGAGGTAACAATTGGCAAGCTGCTATTTTAAAAAATCCTGACGGATCTACTATAGACACAAGCACTGACATTCCACATTTTGCTGCATTAGATGTTTGTTTTAACGGAAATACGTGGATGGCATTATGCGTGGAATTAAATAGTTCTAATGAAACTATAAATACTTACGTTTTCAATTCCAACGATGGACAAACCTGGACATTATATCTAGTTTCTAATAACTATCTCGGAATTAGTTTAATTTGGGGCGGAAATTCATGGATTATCACAGGCGGAACTGTTGGTCAAGAAAATAACGGAACTATTCTTTATTCAACAAACGGTGTAACATGGAGTGAAAATCCTAATGAAACACCAAATGCTTTTTTCAAAATGACATGGAATGGAGAACTACCAACAAGCAGTGGTAATTCCAATAATAATAATAATACATTATCATTCACAAATGGTAATGATAGGAATCTTATAAACCATACATTAAGCCGGCTTCGAGGTGGAGGTGCAGTTGCGCCTCCTAAAAAAGCTGCGAGTCCTAGTCATACTTATGTTACTAGCCCTGGAAATCACCCATATTTACAACCTGGATTTAAAGGAAAAATTCCAGGATATTTTCCACTTAATAGAAATAATACTCCTATTAATACTGTTACTAGACAGTCATTCACAATAAGTCCGGGAAATTAATTCAATTCTATTCCCAAAATACGCTGATAAAGTAACAATCCAGCATCCTGAATTGGTAATATGTACGCATATGAATTACCTGTATTGTTATGAGAATGCCATAATCCAGGTGGCGTTATGAACATTTCTGATTGTTTCCATTTTACCTTAATTGGATCTACAATGTTTCCATCCGCGTCTAATTTTTCACCGACCAGAGTATAAATATTTTCACTATCCTCACAACTTATACACAAATCTAGAGCAACTGAATTATGCCTATGGGGTTTTTGTACTGTATTTGGTGGCAATTCATTGTAAAGTGCCCATAGGATTGGAGTAACTGTATTTACACCTATTTTCTCTGTATCTGTGTTACTTAGTAAAATACCCTTTCGATTATTATTAGGATTTGATAATTCATTTAAATTTTTCATCAAGAATTCCTTGTCATAAACAGCTGTTTTGAATATTTTTTTACTAGAATTACTTCCAAGATAATTCAATAGAGGACTATCATTAATGTAATAGATTTGTACCTCTTCTTTTTCACGATTAACTATTTCTAGATTCTTAAAACAAGGAGTTACTATTATTTCCCCACACATTACTTCAAAAAGTTCACCATCTATTATAAACTGACTATTTCCTTGTAAAACAAAAAATAAATTGGATGAACTATTTTGCAAAGATGGTTCTACATTACTCAATGTGAAAGAATCATTAACTTTTATAAAGCTAGCTAATAGATTAGGGCTTGTCGCCAAATGATCTACATTATACAAATTAGAACAATCTATAAATGTTATTCCGGTTTCACATTCATTTATGTTTTTTGTTCTAATTGGTACTTGGTTTAATTTAGGATTTACATTATTCTCATATTCATATACAGTTATGTAAGATTCCATAATATGTAATATAAAAATAAAATATTTCTATATTATTTAAAAAAACTAAATATAGAATACTTTCTACATATATAAAATAAATGGAATTCGAAGAGCCATCGAAAACAGTTTACACTATTTACAGCAAAAGCGGTTGCACTTTCTGTACGAAAGTGAAAAAACTTTTACAAGAGAAAAATTATGCTTTTGATATGATTGATTGTGATGAGTATTTACTTGATGATAAAGAAGGGTTTCTAGAATTTATTAAAGATCGTGCAGGAAAAGAATACAGAACATTTCCAATTGTGTTTCGATGTGGTAATTTTGTAGGTGGATTTACAGAAACAAAAAAACTTATTGATATTGAAGAAGTATTTGCTGGATTTTAAATATTGGCAATCTTATTAAGGTAAAATAGCAGTATTGAATAAATCATTCCCAAATAAATAACAGGCCACCATTCCTTGTAAAAATAATATGGTATAGTAAAGTGTTTGTGTTTATTTTCCTCATAATATATTGCTTTATCACCACAATTTCCTTCATGTTTTCTACAATAACTTGCATATTCATAATCTATTTTTCCAGTAATCAAATCTGTCTCTCCAAAAATGGCACATTTACGTTTATCTTGTATAAAATGTTTACAATTAACACATAACTTTTTTTGTGTTAGACGTGTTGAGTTTGCCGCAATTAAAATTGTCAAAAATACTGTTATTCTTCTCATGTTGTAAGTTTAATTGAATAAATTACAAAAAACAAAAAATCAATTTTTTAAAAACAATATAAAACTATTTTTTTACATAGTTCTATAGAGAATATGTCTTCTGGAAAGGTTGCTATTGGAATCGATTTGGGTACTACCTATTCGTGTGTTGGTGTTTGGCAAAATGATCATGTAGAAATTATTGCGAATGACCAAGGAAATCGTACTATGCCTTCCTACGTTTCTTTTACTCAAGATGAGCGTCTTATTGGAGAGGCAGCAAAGGCCTCTGCCGCCAACAATGCTACCAATACGGTTTTCGATGCTAAGCGTCTTATTGGTAACAATTTCAATGATGAGAAGGTCCAATCTGATATGAAGCACCTTTCGTACAAAGTTATTGATCGTGAGAACAAGCCATTTATTGAGGTAGAATTTAAGGGAGAAACGAAGGTATTTGCACCAGAGGAGATTAGTTCTATGGTTCTTATGAAGATGAAGGAGATTGCTGAATCCTTTTTGGGCACAGAAGTTACAGATGCAGTAATCACAGTACCTGCTTATTTCAATGATTCTCAACGTCAAGCCACCAAGGATGCTGGAACTATTGCTGGTCTTAATGTTATTCGTATTATTAATGAGCCAACTGCTGCTGCTATTGCATATGGCCTCGATAAGAAGAGCCAGGGGGAGAAGAATGTGCTGATCGTAGATTTAGGCGGTGGGACTTTTGATGTATCAATACTTACCATAGACGATTCCATTTTTGAAGTAAAGGCAACTGCTGGTGATACTCACCTTGGTGGTGAGGATTTTGATACTATACTAGCTGAGCATTTTATGCTAGAGTTTAAGCGTAAGCATAAGCATGACATTACTTCTAATCCTAGAGCTATGCGTCGTCTTCGTACTGCATGTGAATCAGCTAAGCGTACTCTTTCTTCTTCTACTGTAGCTAATATTGAGATAGATAGTTTGTATGAGGGTACAGACTTTAATAGCAGTATTACTCGTGCTAAGTTTGAGAATCTTTGTGATCCTCTCTTTAGAAAGACAATGGCTCCAGTAGAGCAAGTTCTTCGCGATTCTAAGCTTTCCAAGGCCCAAATTCACGAGATAGTTCTTGTGGGTGGAAGTACCCGTATTCCTAAGATTCAACAATTAATTACAGAAATGTTTAATGGAAAGGAACTTTGCAAGTCCATTAATCCGGATGAGTGTGTAGCATATGGTGCTGCAGTCCAAGCTGCTGTATTGACAGGTACCCGTGATTCGAAGATTTCTGATTTGCTCCTTCTTGATGTGTGTCCACTCAGTCTAGGTCTTGAGACAGCTGGTGGAGTCATGACTAAGATTATTAATCGTAATACTACAATCCCCTCTAAGAAGACACAGACCTTTTCTACTTATTCAGATAATCAGCCTGGAGTTCTTATCCAAGTTTTTGAGGGTGAGCGTGCCATGACCGCTGATAATACTCTTTTAGGAAAGTTCCAATTAGACGGAATCCCACCTATGCCACGAGGTATGCCCCAAATCGAGGTTGCATTTGATGTTGATGCAAACGGTATTCTTAATGTGTCTGCTGCAGAAAAGTCTACAGGAAAGTCAAATAAGATTACAATTACTAACGATAAGGGTCGTCTTAGTAAGGAGGATATCGACAGGATGGTTGAGGAGGCTGAGCGATATAAGAGTGATGATGAGGAAATGCGTGGAAAGATTGAGGCAAAGAACCGTATGGAGGAGCAAATTTATCAAGCTAAGAGTAGCACTTCATCATCTCCTAATAAGGATCAAATAAATGAGATAATTAAGGAATATGAAGATTGGCATACCGATAATCCTACTGCCACAAAAGACCAATTTGAGGAAAAAACTAAGGAAATGATGGATAAGGTTACAGCTCTACAACCAGTAGTTCCAGGCCCGAATGATCAGTCAAATCCTTCTACAAATGTACCTGTACAGGAGGATGAAGACGACGGACCTGGCCCACAAATTGAGGAGATTGATTAATTTTTCTATGCGTATTTTATAAAATGAATTTCATTATAAAATATTTAGGTTTTGCGGTTATTTCATATGTTTTTCTTTGGATAATTTACATGATACTTTCGTATACTCTAATATTTTGTGAAAAACGTGGATACGTAAACGCTATTACAAAATTTTTCAAAGATAGGTAATATTTTTTTCACACTATATCATATATATCCAGTTTTAAAATGTACAATTATTTAGTCGAATTTTTCGGAACTGCCTTTTTTATTTACATAATTTTAGTTACAGGAAATCCTATTGCCATTGGTGCGGCATTAGCATTAGTAATATTGCTATCTGTAAATATCTCTGGTGGATTTATGAATCCTGCTGTAACTATTGTTATGGCATCAGCTGGAAAAATATCTCCTAATCAAGTAATTCCATATTGCGTTGCCCAAATATTTGGTGGCTTAACGGCTCTTGAACTATACAAAAGATACAAGGTTTAATAAATAAATTATATCGTTCAATATATAATTTATCAAGTCCATTGGTTTATCGTGATTTTTGTATTAACCTAAAAAATACAAAAAGTCCTAGAACCGTAAGAGAACCTATGTAAAAAGTTGATGCCATATCCATCTTCTCACATGATTGTTTTTGAACAATTATAGGTTTTTTAACAACAGATTGAGGGTGTTCAACTATATCATCTATAATAATACCTTCTAATACCATAAAATTATTGTTTAATTCATTTGGCTTTATGGAAATAGGTACAAGTAAATCTTCTTTTTCTGCATAGTTAGCTCCCGTAGATAAAATTCCTGATTTATTTAGATCATCAGATGGTTGAGGATTCCATATATTATCGTTAACAATATTAGGTAGTTTTTTATTCATTCTATATTATAGTTGAGCAAATAAATTTTCAGGGTTTTTCAAAATATTAAAAAATAGTATAAAGATTATTATTCTATTTATTATAACATGTGTGGGATTTTTACATTACTAAATAATACCGGTTGCTTATTGCCCCAGGATTTTGTAAAAAAGCAATTTGAAAAAGGAAGAGGACGTGGTCCTGAAAATTCCGTTCTAAAAAACGTTATGATCAAAGCTGATTTCGGATTCCATAGATTAGCCATCAATGGTCTAGATGATGTTTCCAATCAGCCAATTATTATTGATCAAATCGCATTGATTTGTAATGGTGAAATTTATAATTATCGTGAGTTATACAAGGAAATGAATATTAAACCAAAAACCAATTCAGATTGTGAAGTTATTATCCATCTTTATAAACTATACGGTATTGAACATACTCTTCAAATGCTTGATGGTGTATTTTCATTTGTCTTAATTGATTATTCACTTAATAATTCTAATTCAAAAATCTATATTGCTAGAGATCCATATGGTGTTCGACCACTGTATTGTTTGTACCCAGACAATAGTGCAAAGTTTACAAATGATGATATATGTTTCCAGTCTATTGTTAGTCAAGAAATTCATAATCCTAACACCGAATATTTGTACGGGTTTGCTAGTGAATTAAAAATGATATCTGATATTGCAAATGTATTAAACCAATCAGTAGAGAAAAAGCGTGCAAATGAAAAGGTAAATCGTGATATTCCGTATTACAAAATTAAACAATTTACTCCAGGAAGTTATTCAGAATTTGTTTTTGAATATAAGGTAAATTCATCATGGGAATTAAAAAGACATAATGTATTTTATCATACAACCGGATTTAATTCATCTTTATCTACAAAATTCTTTTCAGACTTTATTGCCAATATTCAAATTCATCTAGTTAATGCAGTAAACAAAAGATGTATTACTACGGAGCGACCTATTGCATGCTTGCTTTCTGGTGGATTAGATAGTAGTTTGATAGCTGGATTGGTGAATGATTTTCATTTAAAAAATAAATTACCAAGGTTAGAAACCTATAGTATTGGATTAGCTGGTTCAGAAGATTTGCGTTATGCGAAAATCGTTGCTAATTATTTGGGAACAAAGCATACTGAAGTAGTAGTCACTGAAGAAGATTTTTTGGCTGCGATTCCCGAAGTTATAAATGCAATCGAGAGCTATGATACGACAACAGTTCGCGCCAGTATTGGAAACTGGCTGCTAGGAAAATATATTTCTGAGAATAGTCAAGCCAAGGTTATTTTTAATGGTGACGGTTCTGATGAACTTGCTGGTGGTTATTTGTACATGAATTACGCTCCTGATAACATTGAATTTGATAAGGAATGTCGCCGTTTGTTGAAAGATATTCATACATTCGATGTATTACGTTCAGATAAATCTATTTCTTCACATGGTCTAGAGCCACGTACACCATTTTTAGACAGATCTTGGGTTCAATATTATTTAACTATTCCGGCTTCTCTACGTTTTCATAAGAATTCGGCAAACATGGAGAAATATTTGATACGAACTGCTTTTTCGTTTGAGAATTACAAAAATTATAGTGGCGAATCACTCTTACCAGCTGAAGTATTGATGCGTAGGAAAGAGGCATTTAGTGATGGTGTATCACAAACTAGCAGATCTCTTTTTGAGATTATTAAAGAATATACAGATAGATGGTTTTTAGATAAGGAATACTACAAATTTGATTTTATGCCGCAATCACCTGATATGTATGAAAAAATGGCGAAGATTAGTCAGGAAATGTATACAGATGATCATCTATTACCAAAGACATCTGAACAATATTATTATCGTAAGATTTTTGAGAGCCATTTTAAGGGGATGGGCAAAATTATTCCTTATTTTTGGATGCCTAAGTATGTTGATGCTAAGGATGCAAGCGCAAGGACTTTGCTCATTTACAAGGGGAACCAAGGTTAACTTTTGAAACCTCCTTTGTAAATAATTAACAAAGAGAGCGGTCAGCGGGAAAAAGAATAATCCGTAGGTTCTCTTATAAAAAATTGAAAAGTTTTTAATTAATTTTAATATTCATTAAAAACACGAAAATGGCAGAAATTTTGCTCAAGAAACTGAATGGTTCAGGCATGCCCTTTTTGCCAGTAGAACTGGTTGATGTTGTTAAGCTGTACACGGGTGAAGGATGTTGGCTTAACGGCAAATTTGTAAAAATAAATAAAATTCCCAAAAATGATTCCAGATACAATATGTTAAAAAAACGCCCGCAAATTAAACAAGTTACTACGGATTGTTCTAACAGATTTGCTGATAAAAAACAAGGAATGGTATGGTTCAAGATAAACGGTAGTTTTATGGTTATATCTTGTGGTAATCGTCATGTATGGATTGACCCAGCGTTTGCTTATTATGATGGACATGCAAGAGAAACCTATTTTAATAAAACCAAGCTCATTGAAATAATTAGATAAATTAGTATCGTTAAGTTTGTATTCTGTATACTAGTTTAATTAATAACTATATTTTTCATTGATTTATTCTTATTGTAGGAAATGTATGAATGTATTTTATATGAATCAAAAAGAATTATTAGAAATTACAGAAAACTCTTTTTTTTATGTTTTTTATTTCGAATTATTTGCATTTACAATAACTCTTATATCGATGTCTTTAGTTGACTCATCAGAATCACGTAGAATATTATTCCTAGAATTATTGGTAACCATGATATCGTCAATCATGTATTATTTATTTATTACTGATATTTCAAAATATTTTGATAAAAACGAAAACCCTGATTTGACATCTATTGATCGTTTACGTTACAAAGGATGGGCATTTACTACTCCTCTTATGTTAATTTCATTATGTCTTCTTTTAAATGAAACAACCAAGATTGCTTTACCTACGTTTTTCCTTTTTACTATTTTGGTATTAGACTATGTTATGTTGCTTATAGGGTTTTTAGGAGAAATAAATGTTATCGATCGTATTAGTGCAATGATTTTGGGGTTTTTACCATTTTTCATGATATTTTATTTGATATATTCTACTTTTTTGGTTCGTAAAACTACAGGGTTTAATTATTTAGTTTTTGGAATCTATTTCTTTGTTTGGGCCGGTTATGGTGTTTCATATCTATTTGATGAAGAAATAAAGAATATTTTGATGAATATTTTTGATTGCATTTCCAAAGGTGTCATTGCTATATTAATATCTGGCAAATTAATTTTTTATTAAGTTTTTGCAATTTTCGTAAATCAGAATTTGTAATTATATTATAAATGATAGAATCAACTAATAATATTTCAGAAGAAAAAAACACATGGATTGGTGCATTTTTTGGAGCTATAAATTGGATCTCTAACTGTATCGGAGAATGTGTTAATGGAATCATAAATTCATGTACAAGAAAAAAACATGACGACATTGTAAATGAAGAAGATAATTTTGTTGAAGAAGCTGAGTCTGGTTTTACTTTTTGAACAATGTTTACACCTATAAAAAAAATAAATTAAAATATATTTATTTTTTTTACGTACCGTTTTTTCCATTTTTTTTCCATTTTTTTTCCATTCTTTTTTAGAAGTCCGCTGTGAATTCAAAGACATCTTTATCTACCGTCTTATTGGCCAAAGCATACTCCGAATTGGTACGTTCAAAGAAATTTACCTTAGATTCAATACTAATCAATTCCATAAAATCAAATGGATTTTGAGAATTATAAATCTTATCATAGCCTAACTGAACTACCAAACGGTCTGCAACAAACTCAATGTATTGAGTCATCAATTTGGCATTCATACCAATCATACGGCAAGGAATGGCCTCTGTAATAAACTCCTTCTCAATCTCCACCGCCTCCATGATAATCTCATGAATACGCTTCTTAGGGAGCTTACGAACAATCTTAGAATAAAGTAGAATAGCAAACTCTGTGTGAAGCGCTTCATCCCTAGAAATAAGCTCATTTGAAAACGTAAGACCGGGCATAAGTCCACGCTTCTTCAACCAATAAATAGAAGCAAATGATGAACTAAATAAAATACCCTCCACGCAGGCAAATGCAACCAATCTGGACGCAAAACTACTGCGTTTATCGTTTAACCATTTCTTTGCCCAATCAAACTTCTTCATAATGCAAGGATAATGCTTGGTTGCCTCAAATAACTTGGTCTTCTCCTCGGAATCCTTAATATAGGTATCAATCAACAAACTATACATCTCTGAGTGAATATTTTCCATAGCAATTTGAAATCCATAAAATGCCCGTGCCTCTGACACTTGAACATCTCCCATAAATCGAACAGCCAAGTTTTCTGTAACTGCACCGTCAGACGCAGAAAAGAATGCCAATACCATTTTAATAAATTTCTGTTCGTCCTCAGTGAGAGAGTTCCAATCATTCAAATCCTGAGCTAAATTCACCTCATTTACGACCCAAAAACAATCCATTTGCTTTTTGTACATTTTCCAAATATCGTCGTGCTGAATGGGGAACATTACGTAGCGGTTATCGTCAGGAGTGAGAAGGGGTTCAGTGAAAGATGGCTCGGACATTTCTTTCTAAATAATATACTCGTTAGATTTTATCTTCTTTCAAAAAAATATAAAATCCTTTTTGAATTCAATTTTTTGCCTTTTTGTTAAAATAACACATTACTTTACCATATTGAACTTCTGATCAAAATTAATTATACGGTGAATCAATAGGATACAATTTATACGCAGCATTATGGTTTGTGTTATATGAATCGATTAACAATTTTTGGTAATTTGGATAACCACTCAATTCCAACCTATTATAATAATAATTTGGGTGATCGGTAGTTACTATTGACAAAATACCCTCTTTAACATGTCCTAAAAACAAGGAGGAAAGCAAGATAGTTACAAGGAAAACAACAAAAAGTTTAAAAATAGGTTTCATTAATTAAATATATATATAAACCGCAGATTTTTACTAATATGTTTGATTTTTAAAATACAAGGGTCCACTTCCTATTCCCATTTTTGGTTCTCCTATTCTACAATTATCTAAAGCCCAATAAAGTCCTTTGTCTCTTACTCCATTATTAAACGTATCTCCATTGCAAGTAGCTGGAGAATATACTGTTGTTAATCCTTCAAATGAATTACTGCTACCAGCATACATAAAGCAAATAATGAGAACGACTAAGAATAATAAAAATGAATAGTAAACTTGTTTCATTATGAATATATATATAAATCAGATTTTTTACTAAACTATATTTTTTAAAACTTATTACTTACTTTAGGATTTTATGTCAATTCTATAATTTCACCCTTTTTTATTTTCAAACTCTATTATAAATCATACCCATGAAACAAACGGACAATGATCTTTCTGACTCTATCGGTGAACCAAAATCTGAAATTAAGAAACAGCGTACTCGTAAACCACGCAAGCAAAACCAAAAAGAAATATTAAACGAATACTATACCGAAGTAGAAAAAGAAAGAGAAAACTCCGCTACTAAACAACGTAAGATATATGAAAATTTCCAATATTTATCGCCTAATGAAAAATCATCTTTTGAACAAAAATTTACCGTACCTAAAAATTTTAGCCAAGAGAGATACTTTGGATTATTAAAACAAAAATCAAAAAAAATCGTTGTTGCTACAGGACCAGCTGGAACAGGTAAAACTCTCTTTGCCACTGAGTTTGGTGTAAAGAACTTTTTATTAGGAAATTATGAAAAGCTTATTTTTACTAGACCCTCTGTTTCTGTAGATGAAGATCTTGGTTATTTACCAGGAACTTTAGAAGAAAAAATGGCTCCTTGGGTCAGGCCAATTTATGATATATTATATCAATTTATTAGTCCTAGGGATGTCACTGCCTTAATAGAAGATAAAATTATTGAGATTTCTCCACTAGGATATATGCGTGGGAGAACATTTAAAAATTGTTGGATTGTAGCAGATGAAATGCAAAATTCTTCGATATCACAAATGAAAATGTTGTTGACACGTTTAGGTGAAAATAGTCGTTTAGTCATTACAGGTGATTTAGAACAATATGATAGAGCAAATGAAATAAATGGACTAGAAGATTTCTTAGATAAATTTAGAGGAAAGCGTTCTACTAGTATTAGTAGTTTTGAATTTCAAAGATCTGATATTCAGCGTGAAGAAGTAGTAAAGGAAATTCTCGACATTTACAGCGGTGATATACCTCCTAATTATGATTTGAATAATGAAGATGTTGATAACGAAGAAAATTAAGAAATAATACTATGTATGAATTTAGGAATTAAATTTAATTTTTTCCCCATATAAAGTATAATAAAAATAATTAAATTATGCAAAAACAAATGAATAGATTAATGAAATCATCTTACAATTTTAGCCCTGTTTTACATAATAGAGTTATTCTATATGTTTTCTTCGTAGTTGCTTTGTTTGAATTAATTTACTTTTTAACCATAAATGATTATTATTCTTTTTCTACTCTTATTTTGATTGGACTTCTTACTTCCTATTTTAACAAAAACATGACTGTAATTTTATTCATCGCATTGGTCTTTACTCATATATTAAAATACGGTCGCGGATCTTATATTGAGGGTATGGAGGATAAAGAAGAAGATGGAACTAAAGAAAAAAAAAAGGATACGTCTGACAACATGACGGAACAATTATCTAAAATGAAAGATCATTCTGAAAAGATTAACAAATTATCAGTAAAAGACGAAAAGAGTGAAGATTTAATTGATAGTTTGCAAGAGATGAAAGATACCCGCAAAAAAATCATAGAAAATGTAGAAAACATGCAACCTCTTCTCCAAAAATTCGAATCATTTAAAGATAAATTTCAGAATTACAAAGAAACCTTAGCAAATAAAAATTAATATGTATTATTTTTCACTATGTCTAATATATATTAATTAATATTAATGGCTGGAATAGTTGCAGATATAGAATCAACAATTGGAGTAATTCAAGGGGTCATAGGTAATTACCTCGGAGTTATTTCATCAGTGGAATCTGTTATGGCAGCTGCTCAGGCTACCTTAATGGAATCCCAATATTTAGCAGCAATACCAATTATTATAGCAGAATTTAAAGGTTTAGTTGATATTATTGTTGGTTCTGGAGAACTTTTTATAGGTAGTATAGAAAGTTTAGAGTTTTTTATACCAGATTTCTTTGATGGGCTGATAACGTTAGGCGCATTTTCAATATCGTGGATGATGTGTCTATTTCAAAATTTAGCAAATATGCAAACATGTATAATTTATTACTTGTTGGAAACTATAGGACAAATATTATACTTACCTTTTAGAATCCTATTTTGGATAATTTTTAAAATTGGTTTTGAAGTAATATATGATTATGAAAAAGTATTTTGGGATAAAATGGATGAACTAGATAAGATAATAATGGGTTTTACTGGCTTTCATATTACTCATTATCCGAAAAATATTCGGGAAAAATGTTATAATTGTAAACGATTAAAAATAAGTACGTTATTAGATAGAACCAAACCCTTAATGGAAGATGTTACCGATAAATTACCACGTAAATTGTGGCCAGGTATTAATCATATTATTCAAGGTGGTACTGAACTTATGCATCCATTTGACTTCTAGAATTTTATATGAATATATTCTATATTCGTTTTTAATCTTTTTAATGGCAAAAAAATGTATTCCTGGATTGTTCTGCATTGAGAACATGACATTATTTTTATTGGTTGTGATACTTGTTTTATTCATGTTGTTTTATTACAATCACTATGGAAAATCTTCTTCTAAAAAAAATGATATGCCAAATATAGTTATCGTGAATCAACCCCCATCTTTAGCACCAATGAGTACTAGATTGGACCCAATGAGCGATGCCTATGCACCGCCTTTGAAAAATGATTCCTATTTTCCTCCCAACTTTGGTGATATTAGAGGTGCTATTCCGGTAAATATGGAAACTAGAGGTTTATCAGCAAGTTACCAACAAGTAGGTATTTTAAACAAAGTTAATGGGTCATCTGATATGATACTTCCATTAATGGGTAGAAGAAATATGAGAGGAAGGGATAAATGGCAATATTATACAATTTCTAATACCGGAAATCTTAATACCAAATTGCCAGTAAGTCTTAATGGTAAAAGTTGCACTACAGAAAATGGATGCGATAACATTAGTAATGGTGATGTTGTTTATGTAGAAGGTTATAACGACACATTTCGCGCAACAGTTTATGAAACGAATACCTTTCAATATATACCGGTGCTTTAGAAACAATAAAATTATTAATTGCAAATAAACTATATCTTATTATAATATAATATAGTTTTTCAAGATGGCCTTTTTTGACATTAATACATCAATGCCAGTTAAACCTACTTTTTTAACTTATAAATTTCCAGATGTTACTCTATTCAATAGTGGTAGTTGGACTACTTTAAAATCAGAGGGTGTAAATTATGTATACAAAATCACATATCCTAATACATCGGCAGATACGGCTATAAAATTTGTTGATAACAGTAGTTCCGCAATCTACAAACCAACTTTTATGCAAATATGCGGAGTTGTTCATAATAATATAACTGGATTAACATCGACCCGAGATAAAAATACCATTGTCGGAGAACTTATAATAGAATGTGCAAGCAACACTACTTCAAGTAAGTTATATATTTGTATTTTTTTGAAAGCACCAGAAGAGGGATCAACAAATTTTAATAAAACGAGTATTGATAATATTGTCAATATGATTCTATCAGATAAAAAAAATCAAAGTACATACATTACGAGTACATCTGTAAAACTAGATATGGATCTACCAACGGACGAAAATTGTATTATTTATAAAGATGGTATAAATACTGTGATAATGCTTACTCAACCAATCCAGCTTGCTGATGCGAATGTATCTAAAATAATCGCAAAACTAGACACTAATACCAGCTTATTTAAAATATCTGCTCCTAATAAAAAAGTTGACGATTTTGATGAAAAAGATCGTAACCATGAAAAAATTATAAATAATCCTGATGATATTTATATCGATTGTAAACCTACCGGCTCTAGTGTTGAAGAAATAACAACCTATAATATACCTATCGACAGTGATTTCACAAAGGATGCACAACAAATGGATTTTATGAAAACTTCAATGAATTTTTTTATTTTTATTATTGGTCTAGTTGTTGTTTATGTTGCTGTTCCTAGTTCCTATAAATTATTAGTAATAGATAAAGTCAATAAAGCATTTCCAGATAATGCCAAGAAAATTTTAAGAGTTCGTAGTGCTGATATATGGTTATTTTTGGTATTCGTTGGTGGGATAATTTCACTTGCTTCAAAGTCTACGTCGGAAAACAAATACTCCATTTATGCTCTGTATATGGCTATATTTTATGGATTATCCTTTTCTTTAATTCAATTCAATAAAGCCGGAAAAAGTAGCGATTTTTTGAAAACAATTAATAATGGTGACATTACATACCCGGATGAAACAAAACCGATTCCATTCGATTCTGGACTAGTTTTTAAACAATTTAATGATTTGTTAGAACTATTGGGTTCTGCATTTGCTTTTTTCTTTATAACATCCGGTATACCAGTTTTCGTTATCGTGTGCATTATCACCTTTGTTTTATTAATTTTACGATATGCTGTTGGATTATTATCACCAGAAGATTTTGAGTTTTATTGTAAAGTTTTATTAACAGTAATACCTATATTTGTTTCATTGTTTTTGTATTTTTGTACGTAAATTTTTTTATAAAAAACATGTGTTTATAAAAAACTATTAATTTCAATACATAGATGCGTTATTCATTTTCTCTGCCATAGGTTTAAAAGTGGAGCCTACAAATATGCTCGGATCGCTATGTCCTACAGGGGCTAATTTCTGAACCATTTCCTCCTCTAATGTCTCTGCTCTTGGTGGATTCATTGCCTTTAATTCTGAATCTTTTCTTGCTTGACTGGGAGTGTGCTTGACAATAGTAACGTGGTTTGTCACCTTGCAGCTTCTTCTTATTAACTCGTAAGCAACGAAAACATAAACTACTGCTAAAATAGGATTTACATAAAAGAATAGATAAATGGTTACTATAAATATAGTTAACATACCTAAAGATGAATCTACCATTCCAGCAAAAAATGAGGGGGTTTGAATAGGTAAAACAATGTAAAATATAAATATTACCAATAAAGCGACCTCTAATGGAGAAAAAGATTTAAACATTTTTGGGATATCCATTATTTTTATTATATATTATACATTATCATTATATTTTTTCAGATTTTGCATTAGGCATTTTCTAAGTTCTATTTCTTCTATAAAAATTGAAAGGCCTAAATAGATTTTGTAAATAATATATAAATTATACACCTTTATATAGTAATGAATCGCAAAAAGTTCTTTCTTAATAAAAAAAACAAATCTCCAGTCCAATCAGGAAAAACGGTGGATTTTGTTCCGTCTCCTGAATACAAAACAACTATATGTTCTCAATCCTATCTTGGAAAAAAAGGGTACACCATACCTAAAAATATTTTGTTAAAAGAAGATGATGAATTTCTTCGTAAAGACCTATTTGTAAAACCTATGTTATTTGGTGGTAGTTTTGGTGAAAAGGCTAATGCATTCCCGGTTTATCGTGAAAATGCGAATAAAATATATTTGCCTCGTTTCTATGGAATTCAACGATATGGATATCCAACTAGATCAGAAATCGGAGTTGGAGAATCCATAGATCTTGCGTTTACTAAACCTTTACGTGATTATCAGGATAAAATTGTAGGTGTTTACATGGATTATATAAATTCGCCTATTTGTAATGGGTCTTCAGAAAAAGGTAATGGTGGTATCTTAGAGGTACCTTGCGGGCGTGGAAAAACTATCATGGCATTAAAAATTATTTCCCTCATTAAAAAGAAAACCCTCATCATCGTTCATAAAGAATTTCTAATGAACCAATGGATAGAAAGAATCCGCGATTTCTTACCAAACGCTAAAGTAGGTAAAATACAGGGTTCTACATTTGACGTTGAGAACAAAGATATTGTTATTGGTATGATTCAAACATTGTACGACAAAGATTATCCAGTTGATGCATTTTCATGTTTTGGCTTGACCATTATTGATGAAGTTCATAGAATAGGTAGTGAGCAATTTTCTAGAACACTTTTTAAAACTATTACGCCATGTATGCTAGGGATTTCTGCTACTGTCGAAAGAAAAGATAAATTGACTAAAATATTATATATGTTTATTGGTGAAAAAATATATACAGAAAAACGTGAAGATGATGATCTGGTATCTGTTAGGGCTGTTAAATATATTTCAACAGATCCTGAATTTAATGAGGTTGAATATGATTTTAAGGGGACTGCAAAATACAGTACTATGATTAGTAAATTATGCGAATATGGACCACGTAGTGATTTTATTATAAGGATCGTCAAAGATCTTATTGAAGAAGAACCAGATAACCAAATCATGATTCTTTGTCATAATCGATCTCTTCTTTCATATCTTTATGACGGAATTGTACATCGAAATATTTCCACAGTAGGATACTATGTAGGTGGGATGAAACAGGATAAATTGCAGGAAACTGAATTAAAACAAATTGTACTTGCAACATATGCAATGGCAGCAGAAGCACTTGATATTAAAACTCTTTCTACCCTCATTATGGTAACACCTAAAACTGATATTACGCAATCAGTTGGTCGTATTTTACGTGAAAAACATGAGAATCCTATTGTGGTAGATATTGTAGACACACATGAATTATTCGAAAACCAATGGAAACAGCGTAAGCGGTTTTATAAAAAATGTAATTACCGTATTCGCGAAATAGATTCTACTAAATACGGTGGAATGGCAATAGATTGGCATGCAGATACTACATGGAAAAGATCGTTTGATCCTAGAATTAAAGATGCTAAATCAGGTAGTGAAGATTCAGATGATGCAAGTGATTTGAATACGAAAGATATTTCAAATCATGCTAAATGTTTAATAAATGTTATGAATTTAGAGGGATTAGATTCTTAAAGGCTATTATTTAACGTCTTTTGTTTTTTTTAGATCCCTTTCTAGATCCTTTTTTAGATCCCTTTCTCTTTCTACCGCCTTTCATACTAGTTGCGGGAGGAGGAGTATGAGGATTTTTAGTTGGGAGATCAACTGGTATTTGGCCTTTTCCAGAATTTGCTTGGGCATATGCGCCATCGAGTGGTGTATATTCAACTCCTCCTCCAGAAATTTCTACTGGTTGTTTTTCAGAACCACCTATTGTTTTGCCACATGAACCACCAACTTTTAAGGGATTTTCAGCGCCACCAACTTTCAAGTGGTCTTCAGACCCACCAACTGTGCGTTTTCCACTACGTGTCTTACGCATAGCTCTTAATCTAGCCATCTTCATTTTCATGGCTCTTGATCCCTTTTTGCCACCAACCGATTTACTTACGTAATCAGCAGAATTACCTCCCATGCTTGTGGGATTTTTTGGTGGTAAAACAGCGTTAGCTACAGCAGATAATGGGTTACCACCCTTTTTAATATTGCCAGACATTCCCATTGGAGCAGAATTAGTGTCAGAATCCATTCTATATATTAAACGTATATATTCCTAGATACAAAATAATAATTGTAAATTTATTAAAAATTTTACTAAAGTTGGTTTTTCTTAAAAAATTGATTTAAATAAACATTAATCTAGTCCAATTATCTCTAAATATGTCTTACAGAGACGTTACCTGCGTTATTGAAAAAGTACTCGAAATAATACCTTCAGATGAAGTGACAATAATTGATCAACTTATAAATTATAAAAGTTCTCTATGGAATAAAGCACCCGAAGTTTTATGTACAAATGAATGCTGGGGCCCTTTAATTGAGATCTTAAATAAAAATGTTACCAGAATAAATGCGGATTGGAAGGTAAAACTAATAAATATCATAAATAATACTGAAAATTAAATAGTTTTTATAAAATTATGCAAAAACGATGAAAACAAAAACAAAGAAATCGGGGACGATTTTTTTTTTGGACATTTATTTTTGTCCATTTTTACTTTTGTCAAAATAAAATTTAATAAAGGGTTATCGATTTTGTAGTTTTACTTGGTGATGCTTTAATCACAAAAATAATCATTCTTTTTTGCGCTGCATAAGATTTTTAAATACTTTTACATAAATCATATCGGCATTTTTTCATTAGGCGTTAACGCCTACTTGAAAAACGCCCAAAATAATAAAGCAACATTTGTTATTGATTATGAATAGCTGAACAATATTATTAAACCAATTTTGTTACGTTAGCCAAAAACGCCTACTAACAGTTTTACGGAAACTATGCAATGGCGTTTTCTTTTTAGGCGTTTTTACTATACAAAAAACGCCCAAAATAATATAAACATATATCTTATATATTATCGTAATGGGAAGTATTGAACCTGATCAAGTTTGTGACGTTAGTAAAAAACGCCTAAAAAAGAAAACAGAGAAATTAGAGAATGATGAAGTTTTTGAATGTAATTGTTGTTCATTTTCATGTAAAAAAAAGAGTGAATGGTCCAGGCACATTAATACTGAAAAACATAAGCGTGTAATTGAAGGAGAAGTAGTATTGAATAAATCTAATAATTGTGAGTGTGGGAAATCTTACATACATTTATCATCATTGTACAAACATCGTAAAACGTGTAAAAAATACAATGATTCTTCTACTTCCAATGATCTCATAATGGAAATAATTAAACAGAACAATGATATTCAAAAACAGAACCAAGAATTGCAGAATAAGTTATTAGAAATAACACAAACACCAAATATCACAAATATTCATAACAATGTTCAAAACAATTTTAATCTGAATATGTTTTTGAATGAGCAATGTAAAGATGCAATAAGTATAACAGATTTTATAGATTCATTGCAAGTTGAAGTATCAGATTTGGAGGCTACTGGAAAATTAGGATATGTTCTCGGAATCTCTAGAATTTTCATAAATAAATTAAAGGAATTAGGTATAAATGAACGTCCGTTGCATTGCACTGATATAAAAAGGGAAACTGTTTATATCAAAGATAATGATGTGTGGGAGAAAGATAATCAAGAACGTAGTACTTTGAAACAAGTTGTAAAGAAAATAGCGCGTAAAAACTTGCAACAATTGCCCGCATGGCAAGAGAAAAACCCTGATTTTACCAAATTAGATACCCCTGAAAATAATGAATTTATGAAGATATCTCTTAATTCTTTGGGATCCTATTCGAAAGAGGAAGAAGAGAAGGAAATAGATAAAATAATGAAAAATGTTCTCAAAGAGGTGGTTGTAGAAAAAAAATAAAAGTATATCATAAAAAATTGAACAAGCAAAAAATAATTTAACGTTAATTAAATTATTGAAAATGAATATTTCAGGTAGTGATTATGAGGGTTTTTGGCGTATGTCCGCAAATGAAGGTGTGCCTTATTCCAATGAATTTCCTGAGGTTCTTCAAACATGTACAGAATTTGTCGACAATTCATTGGGCGCAGGCAACGCTACTGAAATAAAAATAACTATTAATCTTACTGATCAAAGAAAGTGTGTTTTTAGTATTGAAGATAATGGAAAAGGAATTGAAAATTTGATTGAGCTAAAAAGATTCTTGCAATTTGCTTCATCTAAAGGTTCAAGCGAAAAAAATGAAAATATCTACGGTCATGGTGCAAAGAAGGCATTGACAAAATTTTGTCCTGATTTTAATACTGCTGTTTGGAAGGTTATGTGGCGATCTAGAAATGGATTTTCAAATAAAATGAATGTTCTATCATCCCCTTTCAATGGTCAAGAAACAGATTTAAAAATGGATGATGCAGATAATTACAAAGATATTTGTCCAGAAGGAGGATTTTACGTATATACAGAGTTTGATATTGAAAGATTGGGTTCATACAATAAGGCGAACAAGTTGATGGAGGTATTGCAGGAACTATTTCGAATCAGATATGAGCCAGAATTCTATCAAAAATATGTAATAAATTTTGAGATCATTCAGGGTGAAACAATTATTAAGGAAAGTTCCGAGAATTGGAAATCATTGAAGCAGTGCTTGGAAGAGGAAGTGCTAAAGAATAGTGTAGAGAAATTTGTATTCCGAAGTACTTTTGGAAAATGCATAGCAGAAGTAACAATGTTTTGTATTCCGAAGGATTCTAGATTAACGATTAAAGGTATTGAAAGATATGGCAAACGTTGCATGTTTGCTACTAGGGTTTATTTTGGAAGAAATGGAAGATATATTGAAGGTAGACCATATCATGAATTTGTTGGACTAAAAGAGCATAACAACAATAACGGAAGGATTGCTTTTGTTATGTACACAGGAGAAGATCTCCCTCAACCTTGTACAACAAAGGTAAAGATGCAAGATACATGCCGTATCTTCAAATCAATAAATGAACCCATCATAAACTGGTTTTTGGCAACAAAAACTAAAATAGACATTCCTGCTTCTACACCAATTGCACATTTACCACCTTCTACAACTTCTCATGTACCTAGTACACCAGTAAATGAATACGAGCAAAGTAATGCCAATCCTCTTGCTGGAGGTGGTACATCATCAACTATTTTAAGACTTAATAGAATTACTAAGGAAGATGAACGTATTTTGGTAAAGCTAATACAAAAATATAACAAGAAGGCAATTATTGATTGGATAAATAAATAAAACAACAAGTAACAAAAAACATAATATCCAATTTTTTTATTGATCTAGTTTCCCTTTATTAGCTTACTAATATGTACAACTTTTTCCCTATTATTCACAACTCTTACGGGTGTCCACCGTTTAAACTTCTGGTTAAATACACACTCCATCAAAACTGACTTTTCAACATTAACATATTTGTCAATATTGGTATTCTGAAAATCCTCTTCATCATCACTTTCCTCAATATAATCCAAATTCTTATTCTCACGAATAATACGGAAAAGTCCGTTCATAAAAACACTTGATTTGTAATTAGGTATGTACGCATTATTATAAAAAACTGGTTGATTGTTTTTACCAAACGCGTACAAATTATATATATCGAACTGTATATCAGCCGTTACCTTAAAAATAGTAGGATAACGGTATTGTGGTTTTTGAAAATCCATATGAACTTGTTTTTGTTCAACATAAGGTAAAAGAGGCCGTTTAATTTCATTTCCACCAATTTTTTTATTGGTATTGACATTCAAATAGGGCATGACTTCTCCACTACTCCTGTATTGAATATGATGAACCGGGTAATAAATATCAGTAGGCATCGAAATAGGATAATCTATCATTGATTCCGTCAATTCTGTTTGCCACATAACAGGTAGAACAAAAACTACATCATTTTTTGTTTTGAACTCTTGACTAACTTGACCCATAAATTCAGCAAAAAAGGCCAATCTCTCTGTAAAATTGCATTTCTTCATTGGGATTCCTTTATAATAAACCATATCTTCTATGATGAACCATTGAGCACCGGATTCTTCTTCCACATAAGTTCCGTAAACTATGGTATTTAAAGAAAGACAAGGATCAAAAGGTGTTGAAATAACTGAAACCCTGGATACCTTTTTCTCTCGATTTAAATCCATCAAATAACATAAATCATTATCATTATGAAATGTAAACCATGCATAACACTTTTTCCCCAAAGGAATTGCCAAACAAATATCATAGAAAGGGGAAACTTTCTTATAAGAAATAGTTTCATAGGAAAGTTCAAATTCTGGGAAACGGTTCATTAAATGGGAAATTTGGGGTTGTGATAGTTCCATGATAATGTAATAATTATGATGGACCGTTAAATATTATTAGCGTTTTGTTTTTATATTTTTTCTTTAATTAACTTGTTCCAATAATTTCATAATCATCGCACCCTTTGTAGATTAATAAGAAAAAACGTTTTAATTCTTCGAATGAACAATCTGCCAATTTATAACATTTTATTTTATCTAACATCAATTTATCTAACTCACAAGTTAGAACGTCAATATTATTTTTATTGTCTAATAATAAAAAATCATTTTCTGGGTCTTTGTACAGATTCTTAATATGTTCTATGTTTTTTCGAAAAACATCAAGACCAATAACACAATATTGCTTTTTGTAATCTGAATTTATAATCTTATTACAATATTTGTATTCATAATTTTCCCTCTTCCATATTGGAGTAAAATTGCTCAAATTCTCTAATGCATTGTTTTGATTCATGTATTCATTAATTTTTAAATCCGAAAAACAACGTGGATGTAAATGCTGTGTACATAAACGATTAATTTCAGAATTACGTATCAATGAAAAGTTATTATTACCATGATTCATATATTGAATGTATCCTAATTTTGGTATTTTAACAATTTTTGTTTTTACGGCAGTTCTTAACAATAATTCATAATCATCAGAAACTGGTAAAAATTCAGAATAATTTCCAATGTCAATAAGAGAACTTTTTCTCCATATTCTTGGATGATTAGGAATAGCAACAATATGGCTTAATGAAATGTTGTTTATATTAGGACTTACCGCAACATTTATCCATTTTCCATTATGTTTTTGGCAATAATATCCACTGTATCCTAGACCAAACATATCTCCGTAACTAAAATTATCGCCATTCTCGTATAGGTTTGCGAAATTCATATAAACAAAACCTACATCAGGATCATTTTCAAAAACATTGACTGCATCTAAAAGTGTGTCTGGTAAAATTTCGTCGTCATGATCCATTTCGAGAACATATTTTCCCCGGCATAACATAACGGCTTCATTTTTAACATTTCCAATACTTCCGCTGTTTTCGGATCTTTTGTATAATCGTATTCGTTTATCACTTAACAGATGGAGCTTCAAAAATAGAAAATGTTCATCCTCTGGTGAATCATCTAAAATAACCCATTCCCAATCCAAAAAACACTGCGTCTTGATACTATTGTATGCGCGAAAAATCTTGTCATAAGATTTATAACACGTTGTGAAAAGGGAGAAACATGGCCTCATTGTTACTGGGTTCTCCAAAACTATATTCATATAATTATGATTTAATAATCGATTTAGAACTTCTACATCATACATGGTAGTTAAGTGGATCCATCTCTTCTTAATACGTTCAGGTAAAACAGAATCAATATCTTTTAAATATTGGTTTTTATCACGTCCATAAGTCAACAATAAATGATTATTAGAATCAAACATATCGATAAGTTTATCTTTGTTGATAATTGTTATAGAAAATAGGAATGAATCCTTGTTGTCTCGAAAAAAACTATCTATCGAAGAATAGCTTTCATATCTATATAATAGGGTAATCGGATATTTCATATGTTGTTAATTATAATATTTATTGTTACAAGGATCATTTTAATTCATTTTCCATAAAAGCAGTTAAATCATTATCCATAGATTCGAAATCATTTTTGCTAATGACCTGTGTGTTTGTTTGATTTTCCTGTAATTCATCAATGATTTTTTTGTATTTATCAATTTGAGTATTTACTAAATCCTTTGTTTTTTTAGTACTGTATGTATCTTTCAAATAATTCCAGATATGATGAATTATATAAATAATTAATATGGATAAAACAATATTAATAGATATCCAAAAAATGCTAGAATACATGTATATGAAAATGATAGATTTCTATTTATGTTTTTCAACGTACAAATAATGAGAAAAAATTGAATTAAAAAGAATATTCTATTTTATATTAGTAAACGAGACATGGCACCGGTTACTATTTTGGTAGTGGATAAGGCAGGTACAATTAAGGAAGTATCCTTAAAATCATATGATGAAAACGAACTTTATAAAAAGGCAGGATTAAAAACTGCAGAGGGATTCAAGTGTTATGCTGAATGGAACATTGAAGATTTAAATGATAAATCATATTGCGTTTCTGTGTTTGGTAAAATTACTGGTAAAGCGAACCAAGAAAATAAATTTGATTTCCCACCGCCTATTGATAATACTCTATTCTTTGGAAGTTGTATTATTGTGAATAAAAAGAACGAAAAAGCCACAAGCATTACCGTAGATGAGTGGGATTCGGTCTATGATTATTTGTTTGGAGGTTTTGAAGAGTTGGGAGATGAGGATTCAGAAGAAGAGGAAGATGATGATGAAGATGACGGATTGCCAAGGACAAAGGACGGATATGTAAAAGACGATTTTGTAGTCGATGACGATGAGGAGGAGGAAGATGAAGAAGAAGAGGAAGAAGAGGAGGATGATGATGAGGAGGAGGAAGTTTATGTGAAAAAGGTAAAATCAAACAAAAAACCGAAAAACGCAGAAAAGGGAAAACCTGATAAAAAAAATAAGAAAAATACTGTAATTGCGAATGTGTTTACCAGTATAAACCAAGAAGAAACATATTTAGATTGCACTAGTGAATTGAGTGAGGAAGAATATGTATAAATAATCAACCATATAAATAATATAAAAATGTTTTTTTTATTATTATAAATGTCATCAAATCCTCACGATATTACGTTAATTACGGCCTTTTTTGATATCGGGAGGGATAAATGGAAGAATAACGATTTTAAGAGAACAACCGATTTTTACATAAAATCCTTTTTAACATATTTACAATATCCATATAAGATGGTATGCTATATTGATGATAAATATATTGATAAGGTTCTCGAATTCTACGAAAAAAGTCCATTCCAAAACAAGATATTTATTCCAATAAATCAATCTTGGCTCGATGAAAATATTCATGCATGGTCCCTTGTAGAAAATGATCGAATCATTTTGAAGAGTGAGCAATTCAAAGAGTTTTTAAAAAATCGTCTTCCAATTATGTATCCAAATGGTGTTCCTGAAACGAATGTAAGAGAACATTTATGCCCTGAAAATATATATCCGGAATACAATGTAGTAAATCATTCAAAAATAGATTTTATAATGCATGCTATTCAAAACGAATATGTTTCTACTTATTACACAGGATGGACAGATTTTGGTTATTTTAATACTTATCATTCAGACGGAAGTGAATTACCAAAAAATATTCTGGACACTGGCAAATTCGATGAAAATAAAATAAGTATATGTTTACGACGTAGGATATTGGAAGAAGATAAAGATCCCCTTTATACATTGTTATATGCGTACGAACTTTTTATTGGAGCTTTTTATGCGGGACCAACCCACATTATGGAGAAATTTCGCGAATTGTATCACGAATCAGTAATAGATTTGTACAAAAAAGGTATATCGGACGATGATCAACATATTTATATACAAATTTTTGTAAAAGATCCAGAAATATTAAAATTGTGTATATTTGATGGGGATTGGCCAAAAGCATTATCTGTGTTTCAAAGAAAAGATTAACAAATTAACAGATTAGTTAAAAAACAATTAAAAAAATAACTAATTATAATATTAATGGAAAAAATAGCAAATCTATACTTCATTAATTTAGATAGATGTCCAGAACGCCAGGAGAATTTTTTAAAGCAATGTATGAAGCAGAATATTCCTTTTGATAAAATCCAAAAATTTCAAGCAATAGATGGGAAAACCTTTTATTTTCCAGATGAGATGATAAATATGTTTAAGGATTGTGACTATTTTCGAACATTAAAAACCTATAGGGAAAACAATATGGATGAGAAAACTTATAAAATTGCATTAGAAACAGCGAGAAAAATAATGGGAAATCAGTTAAGCCATTTTAACGTTTTAAATGATATTATTAACAATGGTTATAAATATTCAATTATTTGCCAAGACGATGCTAGATTTAACGATGGTTTTACAGAATATATTGATAAATTGGTAGAAAACTTGCCAGAAAACGCGGAACTAATCACAATAGGACTCAATAAATATGCAGATGGATCAGCGGTAACACCTTGGGATTTTACAGATACTTCACCAAATGATTTTGAAGAGGAAGTGGTAAATGATTATGTGTGTAAATTAAAGGATACAGTAAATCCATGTTCTCTCGCATACATTGTTACATTAGAGGGTGCTACAAATATGGTTAAGCATTTTTTAACAGTTGGTTTTTTAAAAGCTACGGATGAAAATTTTAATGAGTATCTTAAATTCAAAGACATTTTTTACTGTTGTCGTAAGGTAATGGTAACAAGTGGTGATTTCGAAAGCGATATATTTAGTGGATGTATAGATTACCAAGTATAAAAAATTGAAGATTTACTCTTTAAAAATATAAAGAGTAAACTGCTAATATTTGCATAGTATCAAAAGTTGGGATGTTGAAAATTTCTAACCCAGAGGAATTCCGTAAAAATATCGTTGTAAAAATCCAAGAGATATTAGTAGATGAAAAAAAGAGTATTAATCTTGAGAAAGGAGTCTTTAATTATGCTATCAAGGAGGCAAACAATAGGAAGATTATTAAGAAGTGGGAGAATCCGCATTTTGCACAAATCTATGTAGATAGACTACGTAGTATATATATAAATCTTAAGAATTCGGAACTATTAAATATGGTTAAAAATAACGAGATTAGTCCACAGACATTGGCTTTTATGACGCATCAAGAAATGGATAATGGTCATTGGCAAACTATGATAGATCGTAAGATCAAACGTGATGCAAGTAAATTCACAACAAATGTTCAAGCATCAACCGATATGTTTACTTGCAGAAAGTGCAAGTCAAAACGTTCAAGTTACTACGAACTCCAGACGAGAAGTGCAGATGAACCTGCTACGATTTTTATAACTTGTCTAGATTGTGGAAAACAATCAAAGAGATCATAGTTAATATTTAATATCATAAAAAATAGGAATTTCATTAATGTTAATTTTTACCATTAAAGCATCATTATCTTTTTTCGAAACCCAAAATATATATTGATCATTTTTTATTGTGAATCCGATGCAGAATTCTACACCAATATGTTGAAAACAAAAAGGGTCAGAATAACGAATTGGTTTTAAGGATTCTTTATCTAACAATACCATAATATGATAATATTGCCTGGGCATAGTTTCTTCACAAAAATGAACTACACCAATCAAATTATTTTCACCAACGTTTTGAATAAAAATAGTAGACCCGCGGATTCTATGAAAGTCGGGAGAATTTATTTTATAAGATTCAATAATTTCAAGTTGATTGTTTTCCAGATTCAACTTTCCTATCTCAAATGGAGACCATTTGTATATAAAGTGTTCTATATTATCCTTAATTAAAGGAATCCAATTCTTTTCACAACCCGTAACCGTGGGAGGATTTATGATTCTACAATTTGTATAAGAAGATGTATTAATGTCGTAATTTCCTACAATAATACGATTTGTTCTATTACCAATATAATTTACATTGGTTGCTACAAATTTGATATTGTTTTGAAAAGAATACAATCGTATATCTTCCAAACCAACTGAATAAGTATCATGGGATACAAGTGGAATAGAGGATTCATCCATTTCATAATAATTCTCGGGTAAAAAATCATCATTTAAAACAGATGCGACATTTTTTGTAATAAGTGTATTTTTTTCATGGTTGATAACATAAGAACCAGTGGATGAATAACTATAATTAACATATCTAGTATTCAAAAAGTGTTCTCCATTATTGTATAAATAAGAAGGAGAAGATGGTTTAAATTTTTCTATTTCTGGATAATTATAATTTATTGTTTCTATTTTATCTTTTAAACATTTGGCGTAATAATTAGTCGGAATATTTATTATATTATCATTATGATCACCTGGATACCAATTTATTTTCCAATGTTCATTAGCTTCTAGCCATGCCCAAAAATTGACTTCCCATATTAATTTTTTGTTAAATTTTACAAATGCTTGAAAATGTTCTTCATAAAGATGGTATAATTCACTAATAGATTCCGCATCTCCTAGAAAAAAAGTACCACAGAATCTCCAATGTATATTGTTTAATATATTTGATAAATCATCTGCAACATTATTCTTCCAACAACCAGGAAAAGCGAATATTTTAGTGTTAAATTGGCGGTTAGATAATATAATTAATTTTTCCGTTGTCGAATCAAGATTTTTTAATATATATCCAATACTAAAATCTATCCAAGCAAAATGAGTAGAATTCCAAGGATTACTTTGAACAGTTTTATGAAGAAATTCAGCCTTTGAATTTTGAAGAATTAAATATTCCTTAGTATCCTTTTTAAGATTACGGGAATCAGGTAGTGAATATTCTAATGATGAAATAGCATTGAAACAAAACGTTTCCTCTAAATTTATTACTGGCATTAATTTTACATTTGTATAGTTATTTATTTCTAATAATTCATTTAAGGTTTCATAACATTGTGAATCAGTGTATAAACAAATTTGCACACCTGTTTTTGCTATTTTTTCAAAATGGTTAAATCTCCATTCAATATCTTTGTTTTCAAAAGGTACTTCATAAATATTTAAAAAAGCAGTAACAAATGTAAGAGAAGACATTATATTAATATTAGGAATTATATTTTTTAAGTACAATAAACTAAAATAAATTCTACAATACTTACTATATTAAATGATGGAAGAGTTTTCGAATAAATTGTGTATTGTCATTGCATCTCATCTATCAAAACCACAGAGAATTTCATATTTGATTGAATGTTTAGAATCTTTACACAATCAAACTGTCCCGATTTCGATTTATCTATCTGTATCTTTTGAAAATAATATGATAAAATATGAATTATTAGATAAATTAAAAGAAACTAACTATAACAAATTAAATATTAGAATTCAGGAGAAAAAAACGCCACAAATGCGTCACGTTCTATTATTATTAAAAGAAATTAAAGAAAAACATGAGTGGATCATGTTTTGTGACGATGATGATAGTTATGAGAAAACAAGAGTAGAAATTATTGCTAAAAATCTTTATTTTGGAGAATTAGAATGTCAAAATATACATAAGAAAAAATTGGCGGGTCTTTATGAAAGTACATTTGGGAAAGATCATAGAGAACATCGTCACGAATACTGGTGTTACTGCGTAAATATTGAGGTTTTAGTGAAATTTTATAATAAATTAGAAAATTATCCCGATATTGTGGATAATAAATGCTGTGATGTTCTCTTTGCTGAGTATTTGAGAAGAATTTGTTCAGATTATTTATATTCTAGAATACAAGAAAAATTGTATAATTATCGCGTTGATGATAATAGTGATAGTATAACTGGTGTAATAAAAGGAAATCAGAAAAAATTTACGAGATTAAATAATCCTCCACCGATAGGTGATCCATCGTTCTCAGATTATGTATTAGATTGGAACGATTTCTTACGTGAAAATATTGATGTTTACATTCATGATGTTTTTTTGAGAACAATTGTAGGATGTAATTTAGATTACATATTAAGGGCCGAATTTAGAGCGGATTATGAATTAATTAAATTTATAGATGAGGATGTACCAAACAAAATTAAGGAAAAACACAAATATTGGCATAATGCTTGTAACAAATTATATGATATTCCGTTCTCATAATTTATAAAAAATTGATTATTTAAAATCAGATTTGGACTTGGCAAACAATGTCAACTATTAATATTAGTGCTCCCATAAAAAAAAGAATGATTATGGTTTTTGATGTAGAAACCACGGGTCTGCTCCCCAAAAAGCAAAGGGGTAGTAAGGAGGAGATTCCTTTGACTAATTATCCATATATAATACAATTAAGTTGTATTATATATGACATTTATGAAGAGCAAATTGTGCGAAAGTATGATACATACATAAAGATTCCTGATACTGTTGAGATAAATGAAACAGTAACTAGTTTAACAGGAATCACAAAAGAAATTTGTAATGATAAGGGTAAAAATATAGTTGAAGTAATAAGTGAATTTTACGAATTGTATATGCTTGGAGAAGTTATTGTTGCACATAACATTGACTTTGATGAGCGTATGATTCAGATAGAATTGGAGAGAAATAGATCAGAATTTTTGGAAAAAGCCCCATTTTGTTTTACGATTTTCAATAAAACGTATGAAAAGTTAAAGGGGGTAGATCGATATTGCACAATGAAGAGGGGTACAGAGTTGTGCAATATTATGGTACCGTCTAAGATTGAGGGGGGAAATCCAAGTAAGAAATGGCCAAGATTAGCTGAACTTCATGAAAAGTTATTTGGTGAGATCCCTTTAAATTTACACGATTCGAGCGTGGATACACTGGCATGTTTGAAGTGCTTTCTAAAGATGAGACATGGGCGAATTATGAAACAGTAAAAAAAAATCATTGTTATAAGATAAATATCATCTTTTTTTTGTAAAAATTGTAAAAACCTAGGTTCCCTTCATGCGGAGCACATCTCACATATTTCTTCCTCATATTGATTTCCACTAACATCCTTCTTCTCTGGCTCAATAGTAAATTGCTGTGCCTGATGCTTACCACGCCTACGCAAATAATAAATCCCTGTCTTAAGACCCTTCGACCAAGCATAGAAATGCATTGATGTAAGAGTACTGTAATTAGGATCTTCTAGCCATAGATTCAAACTCTGACTCTGACAAATGAATGCTCCGCGATCAGCTGCCATATCAATAAGCGTACGCATAGGAATTTCCCATACTGTCTTATACTTATCCTTTATTTCCTGAGGAATCACGTCAATATGTTGAACGGATCCATTATTGGCAATAATATTATTTTTAATTTTCTCATTCCAAAGATCCAACTTAATAAGATCACTCATGAGATATTTATTTGCCAAAATAAATTCGCCGGCCAACGTTCTACGATTATAAATATTACTGGTAATAGGTTCAATGCATTCATTAAATCCTAGAATCTGCGATGTAGATGCAGTAGGCATTGGTGCAAGGAGAAGAGAATTACGCAATCCGTGATGAATGATATTTTGCTTTAACGAAGTCCAATCGTAACGACTATTTCCTGGATCTACATTCCACATATCAAATTGCAAGATACCATTTGATGCGGGAGAACCAGGAAAAGTTTCATAATGTCCAACCTTGTGAGCAAGCTCACATGATTCAGTCAATGCACCATGATAAATAGTCTCAAATATATTCTTATTGATCAGTTTTGCTTCCTCACTAGTAAACGCAAATCCTAGTAGCATAAACACATCAGCTAATCCTTGAATTCCGATACCAATTGGACGATGACGCATGTTACTGAGTCTGGTCTTTTCAGTAGGATAATAATTAACGTCAATAACAACATTCAAATTATATGTTACAACTTTGGTTACTTGGTGAAGTTTCTCATAATCAAAATAGGTCTTTCCAGATTCATCTGTCTTTACGAAAGAAGGAAGTGCCAAACTAGCCAAATTACAAACTGCGGTCTCATTTGCATCTGAATACTCGATAATCTCACTACACAAATTTGAACTCTTAATAGTTCCTAGATTTTGTTGATTGGACTTCTTATTTGCGGCATCCTTGTAGCACAAATAAGGAGTTCCTGTTTCCATCTGTGCATCCAATACCTGAAACCAAAGATCGCGGGCCTTTACAGATTTTCTGCCCTTTCCACCTTGCTCATATTTGGTGTAAAGTGCAGCAAATTCATCACCAGATACATCAGCAAGACCTGGGCATTCATCTGGACACATGAGAGTCCAAAGTCCGTCCGTCTTAACACGCTCCATAAACAAATCCGGAATCCATAGTGCATAAAACAGATCTCTTGCCTTCAAATCCTCATCGCCGTGATTTTTACGCATTTGAAGGAAATCCTCAATATCTGCATGCCATGGCTCCAAATAAATAGCAAAAGAACCATTTCGCTTTCCGCCGCCATTATGCACCAACCCATTATGTAATAGATAATCATGTTGCTTTCCCATCTGAAGATCATACAATACACCTGTGTATTTTTCGGTAGTTATATTTTGTATACGACTCAACAATAAATTACCAAAGCGCATAAATTTAAAGAATTGTTTATCGTCATAAGAAACCCCCATTAAATTACATATTTCCAACGTTTTAGGTACACGCAAACAATAACTAATTCTTTTATTTTGTATTATTCCGCGATCAGTAAGATGAGATTGACCAACCCGGTCACGTACGTAACCACTAGTTAATACACCCATTTTCATACATAAAAATCGAACAGATTCAATTAAATTATAAGACGTACTATCAAAGACAAGTTCATTTTTCAAACAACCATCAGTGTCCAATAAACCCTTCAAAATATACATAGATTTTTCAATAGGTAGATTCAACCATCTAGATTGAACTCTTTTTTCTTTGTTTTCATCATAAAAATCATTATAACGGTATGGTAAATGAATACATCTATTCCACCGGATTCTAGTAATGTTTTCCTGAACATCAATTTTGAAATCAACACATTTACTATTAAAGTAATTAATTACAAAATCAAGTATATGCTTTTTATTGATTGAGTGGAGAGAAATATAACCAGATGTATCCGTTGTATTGGACATACAACCATCCCCTAAAATAACTCCATAAATATAGCAATCATCTGCCGAAATTGAACTTATATCCCTTTCAAATTTTGGAATTGGGTAAACAATCATATCATTTTTATCAAGATCTTTTGCATCAGCCCATTCAAAATCACAAATCTTTTTTTCCAATCTATTTTTAATAACTTTGTAATTTAATCCTTTTTGTTGCCCACGTAAAACATAAATTGGATGTTCAGGTGTTATTTGTAGAGATTTAATAGAATGCATTGTCTCTATTTCTAGAATCTCGCCATCATATGAATGCTCAAGTACATTTTGGATAATCTCTACATCTCCATTTAAATTATAAATTTCAGTTTCACCTGCAACACAATGTTGAATTTGTTTTGGTCCATTTGTGGTATAAATAATAGTTTCAGGATTAACACATTGATCTACATAACGTGCTGTATTATTAAATACCTTCAACATAGGTACAATACCATTAGAAGATCCGTTAGTACCACGAATATGACTACCAGATGCTCGGACATTATGAATGTGAAGTCCAATACCACCAGCCCACTTTGAAATCAGGGCACAATCCTTAAGTGTATTATAAATACCCTCAATACTGTCATTCTCCATTGCCAAAAGGAAACAAGAGCTAAGTTGTGGTTTAGGTGTTCCGGCATTGAAAAGTGTAGGTGTAGCATGAGTAAAGTACTTCTGAGACATTAACTCATATGTCTCCTTAACTCTTTTCATATCATTTCCGTGAATACCAATCGCGACACGCAACCACATATGCTGAGGGCGCTCCACTATGGATTTGTTCACCTTCATCAAATAAGCACGTTCCAAAGTTTTAAGACCAAAATAATCAATCAAATAATCACGCCTATAATCACAAATTTCATCTAATTCGTTTTGATACTGTTCCACAATTTTAAAGAGATCATCAGAAACAAGAGGAGATTGCTTATCGTGCTTATCTGTATAATGATACAATTGACTCATGACATTAACAAACGAATTATCCGTATTTTTATGTAAATTAGAAACCGCAATTCTTCCGGCTAAGACACTATAGTCCGGGTGAATAGATGCCATAGTTGCACATTGTTCAGCAGAAAGTTCATCTATTTTTGTAGTAGAAATTCCGTCATAAAGTTGATCAATAACTTTCATAACAAGGGATGTGTAATTTATTTTAAGATCATCCTCCTTTCCTAACTGAGCTTCCTTTCCAAGCTTCTTAATGCGGTTTAGAATTTTGTCAAAGGAGACAATTTCCCGGTTTCCGCAACGCTTCGTAACATACATCTCCTCTTCCATTTGGAACTTAGACGGACTCGACATGATTTATAATTATAATATAGATATATCTATAAATCAATTTTTTATTTAATATACATATTTATATATATACAAAATGTCTTATTCTTGCAAAGTTTTAACTAAAAAAGATTTTTCTGTTTTAATTAAGAATTTCGGGATTTCTTTAAAAAAAAATAATTTAGTAAACCTAAAACAAGAGGAAAAGTTGATTGTAAAAGATGTTTCTGATAAATTAAAAAAAATATTTGATGATGTTAATATTTCATTTGATGAGAATGGTTTTGAAGATTTGATTAGAGTTTTATATCAAAAACACGTTTTTTTGGGTGGGAACTCAAGTACTAGTTTATCTAAACGAAGCAAAAGTTTATCCATATCTAGTTATGATCTTTATTCATTATTAGCATTTATAACAAGTATACTATTATTATATTTATCCTATGTTCAATTAAATTCTATGTTACAAAGCACTTTTGATACAAATACTAATGAAATGACAGAACAATTAAAAAAAGATTTTGTAGAGGCAGTGAGTAATCTAGAAAGTGAAAAAAAATCACTTCTAGTTTACATTTTTACTGTGTTTAAAAACTTTGGATGCAATATTACTGATTCTGCTATGAAAAAAACAGTTAACATAATACAAAACATTATAGGGAGAACGTCATCACAGATGTTAAATCAAATCGGTGATAATTGTGGAATTAAAACTACAAATACTTTGTTCAAAATACTTTCTACTGCAACAAATTTTGTAGTTGGTTCAACCACATCTATAGATTGTTCAACAGGTACTCTTGATTTAATAGCTCAACAGAAGGCCCTAGAAATAAGATTGCTTTTATTAAATCTTAATATTCAAGGAAAACAAATTAGTTCTTTAATAAATGTGGGATTAACGCTTGGTTATTCATCAATAAGCTATTTTACATACAGAATATATCAAGTTACCGGTAGTAGAAGTAATAAAAAAAAAATCAAAAATTCACAGCAACTTTCTATTGAATATGGCGGAAAAAAATCTAAGAGACTGAAAAAAAGTAAAAACAGTCAAACTAAAAAGAATAAAAAATAGTAAAACAAAATAATAATTTTGTTCATCATCATTCCAATTTCACCAAACAAATAGAATTCTGCAAGGGCATGTTTTTTATGACATAAGAATTAGACAAATCAGAAGTATTCATTGTGACGCTTATTTTCTTTTTGGAGGATCGATGTTCGTATCCTTCCACCCTCTCTTTTTCAATAATAGACCATAATTCTTCAATCTTAGGAACAGCTGCTTGAAACCATTCTCTATTTCTTTCAATTAAAACACATGAATATTCTTCAAGATACCAATAAATCGTATTAAAGAGAACTAATCCCTCATTTTTTGATTCGTTTCTCTGTGTCAGTATCCAATCATCAATAGTTTCTTGATCTACTATACCTTCGACTGGCATGTATTTGTAATGAGGAACAGAATCAGCACGCAAGTCACGATCAATAAAATATAAAATAACACCCTTATATTCACGCTCAGTATCATCATAAAATGCATCCATATTTCGATATTCTAGAAACCGAGTTTCCATAAAATCACATTCATCTAGATCACATACTTCCATTTGAATTTGAGTTTGAATCCAATACTCCTGTTTGGGTATTCCAGTAATTTCTCGATTTACAATATTTTTTATCTCTAACATGCGACCAAATCGAATATTATTTGGGTCTAAATTGATACCATCTGGAGAAGCACCAATGAATTTGTATTTAGGATGTTGAATACAACCAAACTCACCTACTTTAGTACCAAACATATACTCATAAATCATAACAGTTACTGGTTCGTATTTATTTCCCCAATGCATAGCAGATTCAGTATTCGTACGGAAATTATCTATTTGATTATAGTTAATAGGTTGGCATTTCTCATAAATTAAACTATTACGCTGTGATTCAGTGCCAAAAACTTTCCATAAATTACTAGCACTAATTAGACCGTTTCGAAATTCATACCATTCCTTTGTTTTTTGTGTAGGTTGTGGTATATTCTGCAGAATCTGGATTTGCTTTGCCAGTTTTTCAGTATTATTTTCATAATCAAAATCAACAGAGTATTTTCGTTCTCTTATTGGTACATTACAAAATTGCATATATACTTCCAATAATTGGTCTACAAAATCTTTAATTTCTTCATAGAAATCTTCATCATCATCGCTAATTAATTGAAAATTAATCCACTCATCAAATAAGATACCTGCAATTTTATCGACAATATTAGAATAAAAGTTAGGAGATGAAATGTTAATAATTTCGTTTTTCATATGACTTTCAAAAAGGTAAAATACATCAAGTGTTATTTCAACAATATCATCTTCTGTTAAATGATCAAATGCTTCTGAATTCAATGACATATTCGATATTTCTGATTCATTATCACTAGAAGGCAAATAGTCTGAGTCCATTAATATATAATAGAAAGTATTATCTATATTTTGTTTACTATATTAATAAAAAACAAAAATCAGTTTTTTGGCTATTTAAATCTCTACATCTTCTTTATTCTTCTCTGTAACACGTTTTGGAGTTAATGATTTTAAAGTAGATACTCGTTTAGAATCAACATTCTTTAATGTAAAATTACGAGACGTAGAATTGAAGGTTAAAGAAGGTATAGAAGTAATCTCTTTTGAATGTTTATCGTAGAGAACTTCCTTTGTCTTTTGTAATTTATTAGTTTCTAAACATGAGACAAAATATATTTTTAATGATTTAATATCCTTCATGGGTAAATTATGTTCTTTCCCGTATTTTTCTGCGTATTGATGAAGTTTTTGAATTTTAATAGTTTTGTCTAATTTGTTCCATTGTTCATTTTTATTATGTTGTTTTTCCATTTCTAATAATTTATCAACATTTACTGAATCATGCTCTATAGTTGTTGTAGAAAATGAATTAATTATATTTTTGTATTTCCCAATGTTCTCGTTTGATTTTGAAACTACTGGTTTTGAAGAAGTTTCAGTATCAATTTCGTTTTGGCTGAACATAGTAATTTTTATTATAATATATATAAATTATTACATTTATCTAGTTTTTTAATATATATTAAATAGTTGCCTTTAAGAAAACTCGTATTTCTGTCAAATGCATTAAAAATTTTTATTATCCAATAAAATAAAATATTACCATATTTTATATTAGCTTATGTCGGTTTTTAATAATTATTTTCCAGTATGTATTCAGGTGTCAGTTGTAGATAATGCTAAACCTGTAGCTGGTAATAATCTGAATGGAAATTTTACATGGTCTATCAATTTTAAGTATTCCATTTCACCTCAATTTACGACTAACGGAGGTGATCCTTTACAATATCGAATGAGTGATATTAAAAAGGGTTATTGGATTGCAACAAACGGTGGATTTGCATGGAGAATATATGATATTGTAACTGTAAGTGATACCGTATGTAAATTGTTTCTGGAAGATGTAGATAATTACAATATTAATTTAGACAGCACTGCGGGTGGAAATGGCCTGCCAACAAATGGTGGTTTTTTTTTAGTATTTGAGGTAAATGAAGACGGAGAACCCTTAATATTTCCAATAGATAGTTTCGACGATTCCTTAAAAAAATTACCAGTTGATATGATAACCCGTTTTTACACAGTAAACACTAATAAACAATACATACAAGTATACCAAGTAAATCATGGATTAACCATAGGCGATCCTATTTGGTGCGATCCAAACGACAATGGAAAATTTAAAAAGGCAAACAATAGTAATGCTAAATACGTAATAGGTATAGTTACAAATGTATCAATAACTCCCGGATCATCTCAGAACAATTTTGATTTTAATGCATTTGGTACATATTATAGTGATTTACAAGAAAGGTTTCTAACGTTAGATTTTTCTTCTTACAGAAAAGGCACATTCTTATATTTATCTACAAACGGAACTACAAATTTTACGAATATTGCTCCAACTGATATATCGATTCCAACCTGGATTTATTTGGGAATCGACAATGTAAGTAATAAACAAACCGCAATATTTCTTACGCCTAGTATTGGAAATGGAGGTAGTGGTGGAGGAACTAGTTATGATCAAGCATTAAACACAACTGATGATGTGACATTTGCGAATTTGACTGTTAATAATGAACTAACTGTATATGGAAATGTATCAATCAACTATGATTTGAGCGTAAATGGTAATATATTACCTATGGTACCAAACCAATACGATTTAGGTAGTTTGTATTACCCATTTAAATCCGCGTATTTAAGCACAAACACAATATACTTTGTAAAACCAGGCACTACGGATTTTACTACGATATCTGTAGATGTAGATACTAATACATTTTTATTAGGCGGATCTCCAGTAGCATCAACTGGACCTACAGGTTACACAGGATTTACAGGGTCCGATGGAAAAACCGGTTATACAGGAGCACCCGGAACTTCTGTCAATATAAAAGGATCTTTAAGTAGTACTAATAATTTTCCTAATAATTCTACAGCCGGTGACGGATACATAATTGGCCTAGATTTATGGGTTTCAACTGTAAACAATGCATCAAATAATCAATGGGTTAACGCTGGTCAGATTAAAGGTCCTAAGGGTGATCAAGGATCGACAGGACCAACTGGTTATACAGGATTTACTGGGTCTGACGGAAAAACGGGTTATACTGGTTACACAGGTCGTACTGGATCAACAGGGTCTGAAGGAAAAACTGGAGCTACTGGGTCCGAAGGAAAAACAGGTTCTACAGGGGCTGATGGAAAAACAGGATCTACGGGTTCCGATGGAAAAACTGGTGCCGAAGGAAAAACAGGTCGAACTGGACCAACTGGCTCTACCGGTTACACAGGATATACAGGTTACACAGGTCAAATTGGTAGCACCGGTTACACTGGATACACTGGTTATACTGGAGCAGCAGGAACATCTGTTACTATTAAAGGTGCTTTAAGTGGAACAGGTAATTTTCCTAATAATTCTGTTGTAGGCGATGGTTATATTATTGGTCAGGATTTGTGGGTATCTACTGTGAATGGCGCAACCGGTAATCAATGGATTAATGCAGGGCAAATTAAAGGACCTCAAGGCGACCAAGGTTCTCAAGGATTTACTGGTTCAACTGGTTATACCGGAAAAACAGGTGCCGAAGGAAAAACAGGTGCCGAAGGAAAAACTGGTTATACTGGTGTAACTGGATCTACTGGGTTAGAAGGAAAAACTGGTTATACTGGGTCCGATGGAAAAACTGGATCTACTGGATCCGATGGAAAAACCGGATCTACAGGTAATACAGGATCTACTGGGTCCGAAGGAAAAACTGGTTATACTGGATCAACTGGTTATACTGGGTCCGAAGGAAAAACTGGTTCAGCTGGTAACACAGGTCCAACTGGCTATACTGGTTATACGGGAGCTGCCGGAACTTCAGTTACTATAAAAGGAGCATTAAATAGTACAGCTAATTTTCCTAACAATTCTTCAATAGGTGATGGATACATAATTGGACAAGATTTGTGGGTTTCAACAGCCAATGGCGCAACCGGTAATCAATGGGTTAATGCAGGTCAAATAAAAGGACCACAAGGTGACCAAGGTTATCAAGGTTCAACAGGATCTACTGGACTTACTGGATCAACAGGCTACACTGGTCGTACAGGATCTACTGGATCCACCGGATATACAGGTCGTACTGGATCCACAGGTTTTACAGGATCTACAGGATCTACTGGTTCCACTGGGTCTGAAGGAAAAACAGGATTTACAGGGTCCGAAGGAAAAACTGGAGATACAGGATCTACAGGTTACACTGGCGATGTAGGTTATACAGGGCCCACCGGTTTATTAGGAGATACAGGTAGACAAGGCCCAACTGGTTATACTGGATCAGCAGGAACATCTGTTGTTATTAAAGGCTCATTAAGTGGAACCAGTAATTTTCCAACAAATTCTAGTATTGGTGATGGATACATAATTGGTCAAGATTTGTGGGTTTCAACTGCAAATAATGCAACAAGTTCTCAATGGGTTAATGCTGGTCAAATTAAAGGACCTAAAGGTGATCAAGGAATTCAAGGATTTACTGGTCAAACAGGCTTTACTGGAGATATAGGTTCTACTGGATTTACTGGGTCCGATGGACAAACTGGTGCAACGGGTTGTACAGGGTCTGAAGGAAAAACTGGAGATACAGGATCAACAGGTTACACAGGGTCTGAGGGAAAAACCGGATCTACTGGACACACAGGAGCTACTGGATCTACTGGATACACAGGATCTACTGGTTATACGGGGTCAGAAGGAAAAACCGGATCAACAGGTTTAGTTGGAAGCACTGGATCTACTGGTTATACAGGTTATACTGGAGCCGCAGGAACATCAGTTGTTATTAAGGGTTCATTAAGTGGAACGGGTAATTTTCCTACAAATTCTATTATAGGTGATGGATACATAATTGGTCAAGATTTGTGGGTTTCAACTGCAAATAATGCAACAAGTTCTCAATGGGTTAATGCAGGTCAAATTAAAGGCCCTCAAGGTAACCAGGGTCTTCAAGGCTCAATTGGTTACACAGGTTACACTGGTTACACTGGATCAACTGGTTACACCGGCTCTGAAGGAAAAACTGGCTCCACTGGTTACACAGGATCTGATGGATCTACTGGTTATACTGGTTACACAGGGTCTGAAGGAAAAACTGGCTACACAGGAGCCGAAGGAAAAACTGGATCTACTGGTTGTACTGGGTCCGACGGAAAAACTGGATCTACAGGTTCTCAGGGTTCAACAGGATCAACCGGTCACACAGGTTCCGAAGGAAAAACTGGTTATACTGGATCAACTGGTTATACTGGGTCTGAAGGAAAAACCGGATCAATCGGTAGTACAGGTTACACAGGATATACAGGTTATACGGGAGCTGCCGGAACTTCAGTTACTATAAAAGGAGCATTAAATAGTACAGCTAATTTTCCTAACAATTCTGCTATTGGTGACGGATACATAATTGGCCAAGATTTGTGGGTTTCTACAGCAAATGGCGCTACAGGAAATCAATGGGTCAATGCTGGTCAAATTAAAGGTCCTCAAGGTAATCAAGGTTCTCAGGGTTCAACAGGATCAACTGGTATTACAGGATCAACCGGTTACACGGGTTCAACTGGTTATACTGGTCAAGGGTTTAATTACAAGGGTTTGTTTAACGGAAGTAGTAGTTATAACATTAATGATGTAGTCAGTTTCAATGGTAGTGCTTATATAGCTATTCAAAATATTCCAAGTGTTATACTACCAATATTGTTATCTAATAGTTCATTTTGGAATCAAATGATTAACAAAGGAGACACAGGAATAACTGGTCCAACCGGAATCAACGGTCTTACTGGTTACACCGGCCAAACAGGATCTAAAGGAGAGACAGGACAAACCGGACAAACTGGTAAAACAGGATCAACCGGATCAACTGGATCCACAGGTATGACAGGATCCGATGGAATGACAGGTATGACAGGATCCGATGGAAAGACAGGTATGACAGGATCCGATGGAAAGACAGGATCCGATGGAAAGACAGGATCAACAGGTATGACAGGATCCGATGGAAAGACAGGATCCACAGGATCCACAGGTATGACAGGATCAACAGGTATGACTGGATCCACAGGTATTACTGGATCCACTGGAATAACCGGTCCAACAGGACCCGGTGCTGATCAAGCATTAAATACAACTAGTGACGTTTTGTTTAATAGTGTTAATGTTACAGGGAATCTTAATGTTGGAAAAAATATAACTATTTCAAATGATCTACTTGTTCTTGGTAGATTAAGTGTGAAACAATATACTCAATCAAATATTATTAATACTAATGTTACAAATTACACATTAAACATTGTTGAAGATTTATCTTTAAATGGGAGGTTAAATGTTTTGAATGATGCTACTATAAATTCACGTCTTTTTGTAGAAAATGACTCTTCTTTCAACGGTAATGTCTATATTAAAGGAATTACTACATTTAATAATGATTTGTCAACGAATGCACGGTTGTTTGTTTCAGGAGACGTTTCTATAAATAATAATTTGTATACATACGGGAAAACAATAAAACAAGGCGATGTTTCTATAAACAGTCGTTTATTTGTAAATGGTGATGTTTCAATGAACAGCCGACTATTTGTTTCTAGTGATGTTTCATTGAATGCCCGTCTTTTCATATCAGGAGATGTTTCCGTGAATGCAAACGTTTTTACACTTGGAAGATCAATAAAACAAGGTGATGTTTCTATAAACAGTCGTTTATTTGTAAACGGTGATGTTTCAATGAACAGCCGTCTATTTGTTTCTAGTGATGTTTCATTCAATGCCCGTCTTTTCGTATCAGGAGATGTTTCCATGAATGCAAACGTTTTTACACTTGGAAGATCAATAAAACAAGGAGATGTTTCTATAAACAGTCGTTTATTTGTAAACGGTGATGTTTCAATGAACTCACGTTTGTTTGTGTCCAGTGATGTTTCATTGAATGCACGTTTGTTTGTTTCCAACGATGTTTCGTTAAATGGTAACGTTTTTACACTTGGAAGATCAATTCAGCAAGGTGACATTTCCGTAAATAGCAGATTGTTTGTAAATGGTGATGTATCAATGAATTCTCGTCTTTTTGTAAGTAGTGATGTTTCATTGAATGCTCGTTTGTTTGTTTCCAACGATGTTTCATTAAATGGTAACGTTTTTACACTTGGAAGATCAATAAATCAAGGTGATGTTTCTATAAATTCTAGATTGTTTATAAATGGTGATGTTTCAATGAATAGCCGACTATTTGTTTCTAGTGATGTTTCATTGAATGCTCGGTTATTCGTATCTGGTGATGTTTCATTAAATGGTAACGCTTTTACAACAGGAAGATCAATATTACAAGGTGACATTTCCGTAAATAGCAGATTGTTTATAAATGGTGATGTATCAATGAATAGCCGTCTATTTGTTTCTAGTGATGTTTCATTGAATGCGCGTCTTTTTGTGTCAGGAGATGTTTCCATGAATGGAAATTTGTACACATCTGGAAGAACAATACAACAAGGAGATATTTCTATAAATTCTAGATTATTTGTGAATGGCGATGTTTCTATGAACTCACGTTTGTTTGTTTCATCAGATGTTTCATTAAATGCACGTTTGTTTGTATCTGGTGATGTTTCCATTAATTCAAATGTTTTTACACTTGGAAGATCAATTCAGCAAGGTGATGTTTCTATGAATTCACGATTGTTTATAAATGGTGATGTTTCAATTAATTCAAGGCTGTTTGTTTCATCAGATGTTTCATTAAATGCACGTTTGTTTGTATCAGGAGATGTTTCTATTAATGCAAATGTTTTTACACTTGGAAGATCAATTCAGCAAGGTGATGTTTCTATGAATTCACGCTTGTTTATAAATGGTGATGTTTCAATGAATTCAAGGCTTTTTGTTTCATCTGATGTTTCATTGAATGCCCGTTTGTTTGTATCAGGAGATGTTTCCATTAATGCAAATGTTTTTGCACTTGGAAGATCAATTTTACAAGGTGATGTTTCAATGAATTCACGCTTGTTTATAAATGGTGATGTTTCAATGAATTCACGTTTGTTTATTAAAGGAGATGTTGCAATGGGTTCCAGATTATTTATTAATGGTGACGTTTCAATGAATTCACGTTTGTTTATTACAAGTGATGTTTCAATGGGTTCTAGATTATTTGTATCAAATGATTCATCTTTTAATGGTAATATGTACATTGGAGGAAGATCCATTATGCAAGGTGATGTTTCGATGAATAGTCGTTTGTTCATTAATGGTGATGTTTCTATGAATTCACGTTTGTTTATTACAAGTGATGTTTCAATGGGTTCTAGATTGTTTATAAATGGAGATGTTTCTATGAATTCACGTTTGTTTATTACAAGTGATGTTTCAATGGGTTCTAGATTGTTTATAAATGGAGATGTTTCTATGAATTCACGTTTGTTTGTAAGTGGTGATGTCTCAATGGGTTCTAGATTGTTTATAAACGGAGATGTTTCCATGAATTCTCGCTTATTTGTAAGTGGTGATGTCTCTATGGGTTCTAGATTGTTTATAAATGGAGA